GTCAGTTTATCGGTCTATTGAAATATAGAAATATCAACGACTCCAAAGATACTTGTGAATTTAAGATCGAATGCAAAACGTTTTACGCCACGAGTGAAGAGCGGAGTATTTTCGAAGGATGTTCCAAGATATTGAGCGATATCCAAGACAATATTTATCAATATAATACCGATGGTTTGATATTTACTCCTAGTGATAAAGCTGTAGCGAGTGACGTAGTGGGTATTGCAGGTCCATTGCACAAAAATACATGGAACTATAGTTTTAAATGGAAACCCGCGGAATTCAACACCATTGATTTGCTTGTACGAGTGAAAAAGGACCAGAATGGACGCGACGAAATACATAATATATTCCAAGACGGCATGGATTTAGTGGGTGGTGATTCAATCAGCCAATACAAGACTTTGATATTGATGTGTGGCTACAATGAAGAACATGATGGCTATTTGAATCCGTTCGAAGATATGTTGAGAGGTCACAGGAGAACGGACGACGGTGAAGATAAAAAGAAATATCGACCGGAGCCATTTATACCAACAGATCCATATGACCCCAAAGCATGTTTCGCAAACATATTGTTACAGAAAAATGGCAAAGAATTGTACATGATATCCGAAGAAGGCGAAGTATTCGAAGAGCACATGATTGTTGAATTTAAATATGACCTAAATGAGGCACCTGGATGGCGTTGGAAACCATTGCGTGTGCGTTACGATAAAACGAATGATTTGAAGAGCGGTATTCCTAATTATGGCAATGCATACCGTGTGGCTAACAATAATTGGTTGACAATTCATAATCCGATCACTAGTGATATGATATCAAGTGGCGTTAATATTCCAGAGTATTTGGATAACTACGGCGAAGAAGCGCAAGATGAAGTATATTATCAGCGCGATGGAAACACGTACAAATCAAAGTCTATGCGCGATTTCCATAATCTATATGTGAAAAAGCGACTAATTGCCTCTGTAAGTGAGCCAAAACATACACTCATTGATTATGCGGTAGGAAAGGCCGGGGATTTACCTAAGTGGGTTGATTCCAAGTTGGGATTCATATTTGGCATAGATTTGTCACGAGACAATATTAACAACCGTAAGGATGGAGCATGTGCGCGGTATTTGAACCAGAAGAAGACATATAAAAGATGTCCAACATGTGTATTTGTCAATGGAAATAGTGGATACAATATTCGCAAAGGCAATGCATTTGCAGAAGAATATTCGAGTCAGAAGGAAAAGGAAATTGCAAATGCGCTCTTTGGAAATGGACCGAAAGATTCCACTATTTATGGCGAAGTAGTGAAGGAAAACTACGGTGTAGGTGCAGGTGGCTTCAATATTAGCTCCGTTCAATTCTCGTTACACTATTTCTTCGAAAACGAAAGCACGTTGAATGAATTTGCAAAGAATATAGCGGAATGTACTAAACTGAATGGATACTTCATTGGTACATGCTACGATGGACAAACTGTATTCAATCTACTTAAGCATACGGAGTTTGACGATTCGATTGTGTATATGGAAAATAATCACAAAATGTACGAAATCACAAAGAAATATAAACAAACCGGCTTTCCGGACGATGAAACTTCATTGGGATATCCGATACATGTATTTCAAGATTCTATCGGAAAAATATCAAAGGAATATTTGGTGAATTTTGACTACTTTGTTCGGGTAATGGAAAATTACGGATTTGTACTGGTTCCTGACGACCAAGCTGGAGTAATGGGATTGCCAAAAGGAACTGGATTATTCAAAGATATGTTTAATCAAATGAATAGCGAACCTAAACAAAGAGTCAAATTAGACTATCGTAACGCGATGTACATGACCGCCAATGAACAATCTGTTTCGTTCATGAACCGTTATTTCGTTTTCCGAAAGATAAGAGAAGTAGATGCAGACAAATTGGTGAAAATGAGTCGTACGAAAAATATTGACGATATGGAAATACCGGTCGAAAAACCCGCGGCGGATACAAAGAAAACTGCAAAAAAAGTGAAAATAGTTAAAAAGAAATAAATATAAACCGTAACGAATAAATACTATAAGCATGATATATTATTTATTACCATCTGTAAATACAAATATTCACAATTTTTTGAAGGTCAGAACAATTGACTCGAATGTACCTACATTGAATCCTTCGCTTTGTAATTATTTACAGGAAATCAAACATAAGATACATGAAAATGAAAAGGAATGGGACATTTACAAAAAATACACGAACCCATATGAATACATAAATACTATTTGTAATCAGTACAGTTTATGTGTCTCCAAATACAAGCCTTTATCGCGGTCGTTTTTCAAAATGGTGGAAATTATTTATACCTTTGAACTTTTGGACAACAGCGAGTCAATAAGCACGTTCCATTTGGCGGAGGGACCTGGTGGGTTTATTGAAGCCGTTGCTAAGTTTAGGGAGAATTCGAACGACCAATACATTGGCATGACATTAATGGATAAAAATAATGACCCGAACATACCATCATGGAAAAAGTCAGAGCAATTCCTCAAACAAAATAAGAATGTGTATATTGAAACCGGCGCTACAAAGACGGGTGACTTATTACTCATTGAGAATTTTGATACTGTTGTATCTAAATATGCAAATAAGATGGAGTTGATAACCGCGGATGGTGGATTCGACTTTTCTACCGATTTCAATAATCAAGAAAATACAATTTTCAAGTTGCTTACCGCCCAAATTTGTTACGCATTGGCTTGTCAAAAAATAAACGGGACTTTTGTTTTGAAGATTTTCGATTGTTTTTATCAAAATACTATTGACTTATTGTATCTACTTTGCGGGAGCTATAAAAAGGTATATATTACGAAGCCACAAACCAGCCGATACGCCAATTCGGAGAAATACATTGTTTGTAAAGGGTTTAATGGATACATCAATGCGAATAAATTACGCGAGGTCTTGGTGAGTGTTCTCACAGGATGTAATATTAATAGAATATTCTCCATAGACCTTCCTAATTTGTTTATCAATAAAATGGAGGAGTATAATTCAATATTCGGGCAACAACAATTGGAGAACATCAACTCTACATTGCGAATGATAGAAACAAAAACGAAATCAGACAAAATTGACTCGATAATACATGTGAATATATCCAAATGTACAAAATGGTGTCAAAAACATAATATTGAATATAATACCTTTCAAAAGGCGAATTACTTCTATTAAACCTTACGTTTCATCGTTTTTGAGCGATGTTTGGCGCCCCTTTTCTTCGTACTATTAATGATTTTATGCATTGCCTTATATTTAGGTTCTTTGAAAATATCTACAAAAATGAGTTGTTGATGTGTAAAATTCGATTTACCCATTAATTGTTGAATAAGTGTAACGAAATCATCTTTTGAGCTATACGCCAGTGGATTAGCCGTTAAAATATAGACCTTGACATCATACTTTATCAAAAAATCGAGTATATTCTGAATATTTTTCATTCGTTCTTTGCCACCCAGTGCATATAATAAAGTATCATTCAGTGTTTTCGTGTCAGTATCAAAAATTTTCAATCCATTATATATATTAAGTGTATGGTCCCAGTCAAAGAATACATACCGTTTTTTATACGATTGTGTATTTAATATCCAGTCATATATTCTTTGTTCAATCGATGGCAAATCTTCGTCTGTGAAAGTGGAATATTTGTTTGTTATACCGTCTGATGACGTAAAGTCGGAATTTCTATAAATACGTTTCAAAGAATTTCTATAAATACGTTTCAAATAGGTGTTCTTGGGATACTTTTTATGCAATGCATCAAAGCTGTGACGTTTAACCATTGGCTTAAATATAAAAGAATTGTCAAATGGTAAATATACAGGAATAATACGACGACTATGTCTGTTCGTTTCGTCTATATTTTCTATTGCATCGTCAAAGAATAATACGTTTTTATCTACCGGAAATCCATATTTCAAAAAATTATACAGATTTCGTTCTTCGATTTTCTGGTGTTTAAGGCGAACATCTAATGCATTTACGCCATCTTTCAGATGTAATTTATAATTTCTTTGCTGTATGTCCAATAAACGTTTCATATATTATAGTTAAATATAATAAATTAATTTAAGCTACCATCATTGGAGGAGGTGATATGGATGGAGGTGTTAGATTTGAAGCCGATAGGGATGGAGGTGTTAGATTTGAAGCCGATAGGGATGGAGTCGATGGAGCATTCGTGGATAAAGGTGTGGTCTGATTACATGGCACCATTGTGTTCGATGTGGTGGGAAAGGTAGGCGTACATGTTAAAGGATATCCATATTTCACCTTTGTAGCATACCCATAACCAGCCAGAGAGTTTCCATATAAATTGGTGAATGACCCAGCGGTGGTTTGCATAGTATCATATTTTCTTCTAGTAATATATGCGCCATTAGACACAGCACCTTGAACGCTAAACTGACCATTATTTGGTTTAAAATAATTATATGAATATTTTTTACTTTCATTGCAGCTTGGAGGTAACCCGTTTGTAGAATACACATTTTCAGCGTCGGTTCCATTCTGTTCTCGCAAAATCGTAAATTGCTGCTTGGAAAAGGATACATTGCGATTATTCAAATATTGATGAGAGGAAGTGAAATAATTCTTTTTCACTGCACCAGCGCTTCGAAGGCGGCGCAAAGAATTCGTTTGAATAGAATTAATACCTGTCGCGCTATTTCTACATGTTTCATCTATTGTTGTATTGGTATAATACAAAGGTGCGCTAATATTATTTTTAACATTTGTCGTGATTGCTCCACCAGGGGTTTCGAAATTACTCACCTTTAAATTTGTCGTAGGATTACATGATGTAACCGGATTATTAAATACCAATTCCTTACGGTAAATACGAGGAGGAAAAGCCCGGAAAAAACTTTGTCCTGAAGATAAAGAGTTTCGATTATTGAATTTAATGACCGGTATTTCTTGATTTAAAGAACCACTTTTCCACTGAAAATTTTCGGATAGACTCATTATATATAATAATATATAAATTATATATATGGAATTTCAAGTAAAGAACATTGTATATATATGTATCATTACCTTGTCGTTATATTTCATTTTATGGAAAAACATTGAGGGCAATACATGTAGTAGTTCTAACCCTAACCGCACATATATAACAAATGGTTCTATAACATGCACGGCGGATGGACCCAATCCACCGGTTTATCAACTAAAGAGTGTTTATTGTGATGATAAAGGTCCATACATTGATAACTAATATATCAAAAACATAATAAAAATATATTAATGTTGAGTGTAATGAATGTCGTATGTAAGGTGACAAATTTTCAAGAACCCAATTTGTTTTTCTCAGAAAAGAAGAAGAATATCGTTATGAATGGAACCTTTACTAAAATATTATACTCTATGGCATATATTTCCATTATGGGAATGTATTTTGATTTCACAATAAATGGTAACATAGTAAATAATAAATACTATTTCAATGCTTATGAAAATATGGAGCTTATTCTAAAATTCGCGAACGTAGAAAAGAAGATTCTACATAACTATCAAAAGCAGCACTCAAGAGGGGATAAAAAATGCGCGTATGTGCTTAACAACCACTTACTACAGGGCCATTTGAAGGTATATACAAAAAAAGAAATAAAGAATAAAAAATACGTATTGAAGGTGTCTGGTATTTGGGAAACCGCCGATGAAATTGGCATTACTTATAAGTTGTTGGAATGTTCGTATTTATAAAAAACACATTTTCATTCTTCCATCGAATACTGCATTGCCGTTCCGAAGATTGTGCTCTCGAAATTTATTATAACTCGGTTCTCTGCCAGTAGAAAACCCATTTACATGTATAAAACCATTTTCACCTTTTGAATATTTTAATCCTACAATATTTTTAATGCCTTCGTTATTTTTTTTATATACTAAAAAGTCATCCTTATTCACTACTCGTGTATTACTCTCTCTTAATCGGATAAATCGTTTATCAGAAATCTTGTAAAACGTACTCCGGTCAATATTCAGTTTTTTTTGAAGAGCCCTTTGTTGGAGTGAATTGTCTTCGTATCCCCATGACCATAAGTTCGGAAATCCATTTATCATCTCAAAATCCCCCGCCTTTATGGATACAATTCCACCTAAAGAGTACATAAAGCCATAAAAATGTTTTATTGTTCCTTTATTCGTATCGTAATTAACTTTAGAAGGACACATGCTATCTATATCATTAAATACTAATGTTATAGCTTTATAATCTTTAGGATACATTTCCTTTACAATCAAAAACCCAATATTTTTCAAAGCACCCCTATTGAAAGGACGAGAATCGTTTTGATGAATATAAAAAATCTCATGAGTTTTGTCGATTTGCTTGCTCATGTGTTTTGAAAAATATTCATAATGTGTCTGTCTATCTCTATAAGGTACCAAAAAAATAACTTTGGGGGCCATATAATATAAATAGGTTTATTTTTTGTAAAATATATAATTGAATAATATATATGGACAAAACCGTCGCATTATTAGTTAGTTATATAAAACCGTATTATTATCATATTGTTATAAGTGTTATCGTAATATTATTTTCAATTGCTGCTTACTGGGGATTCAAGAGATATGCTGCGCCTAAAATTGCCGAGCAGAAATTCGATGACGTAGCAAACGTTAATACTCGATATGTTGCAGCAAATGTGTATTTTTTCTACGCAGATTGGTGCCCGCATTGTGTAAAAGCAAAGCCCCAGTGGCAAGCATTTGTCGATGAAAATGATAAAAAAATAATCAACGGATACATGATTACACCACATTCAATCGATTGTACTGCCGATATTGATGGTGAAGTTGAGCAACTGATTCAGAAATACGGCATAGAATCATACCCCACTGTTAAATTAGTGGTCGATGGACAAAAACCCGTGGAATTGGATTCCAAAATCACTCAGGATACTTTAGACATGTTTGTCAATGAAGTACTCAATAGTATGTAAGAAGTTTTCCATGTTTTTTATGCCATTTTCTATCATACATTGACGTGCATCTTTGCACGATGCTAATTTTATGATATCATCTAACGTGCATGCGTCGTCATCGACATAAATTATGTATTTGGGCTTCTCATAATCGACCCGTTTAATAAGTAGCTTTTGTATTAATGTATTCATGTAATTAACAAACGGAGTATTTTCGCGCACCACGTAATTACTATTAAGGTCTTTTTTTATGCAAAATGTTTCATCTGTATCGCAAACTTCCAAACAATCTTGAATTGGGAAGTCGTTCGTTACACATCCGTCTATATAACAAGAGTTTTCGTGGAAAATTGGTCGAAATATGAAGGGTATTGTGCAAGATATATATACTACATCAACGACCTTCCAATTTGGGTGACTAGTATGAGAAAAATCCACTTTTTTTGATTCGTTCAGTTCCGTTCCATATACGTGTAAATCAATGTGTGTCAATTGGTACAATTCTTCCATTGTTATATCGATGGACAAATCCTTGCTCAACAATAACGGTTTTAACACTTCAACGATTTGCTTCTTTGAGAAAATGCCCATATTATCAAACATCGAAAACACCTGTTGAATATTCAAATAGAAAACCTTTTCCCAAGGACGTTCTATGAAATATTTGTCCAATACATCCCACTCGATGTTTAGACTGACAATGAGACCTATCAAAGCCCCAGCGGATGTACCGTAAATGGACTCAATGTTTTCGTATTTGTAAAATTCCGATATATTTGCATGCTTTAATATACCATAAAACGTCATTACTGAATGCCCACCGCCAGAAATAACAAGATTTTTGATAATTTTGTTATGCGTTTCACTTTCATTCATAATAAATTAATTTGTTTTTTTTTATATATTATTATGTGATTTCAAATTATAATGTCCTCGGTATTTTTATTCGAAAATGACGAAGAAGTATCAAAAAAAATTAACATTGATGAATTGTATGATAAGCGACAAAAACGCGATTTAAGACAACTTAGTATTTTTAACAAAATCTTGAACCGTATTCACAAACGTATAGAGGCGACTGCTAAAAACAAAAACTGCAATGAAACACATATTTGGTATTTGGTTCCCGAATATTTGGTCGGACAACCTATATATGACAACGGAGAATGTTTAGGTTATTTAGTAAGTCAATTAGAACAGAATGGTTTCTTTGTCAAATATGTGCATCCAAATACGCTATTTGTGAGTTGGCATAATTGGGTACCATCTTATACGCGACACGAAATAAAGAAAAAAATGGGCATCGTTGTCGATGAACGCGGGAACGTTATACACAAAGAATCTGAAGAAGAAAAGCCGTCTGAGGTACCTACTTCGAACAAAGATAATAAGTTTAACTCAGTGAAAGAGTATAAGCCATCGGGTTTATATAAGCAGTCGTTCTTTGATAAATTAGAAAATAAGCTCAAGTGATTTTATTTACGAAATAAACTATGTATGGCTAATATAAATACACATGAAAACATTTAAAATAAAAACGAAAAAGAAGCCACGTATGACAAAGAAACGTCATTTTACAATAAAAGACTATAATAGCAATGATGGAATGATGACGCGTATATGGGGACCAAGTCTATGGCATAGCTTACATACAATTGGCTTCAATTACCCTGTTCAACCGCGTCATTGTGACAAAGTAAATTATAGGAACTTCATTTTGAGTCTGCAAAATATATTGCCATGTGGTAAATGTCGAGTGAATTTCAGGAAAAATCTGAAACAATTGCCGCTGAAACTGTCGCATATGAAATCCCGCGCAACGTTCTCTAGGTATATATACGATTTACATGAAGTGATTAACACTATGTTAAACAAAACCTCCAATTTATCATACGACGAGGTTCGAGAACGATACGAACATTTTAGGGCACGATGTAATGACAAAATGAAACACAAAGAAGACGGTTGTGTTATTCCGATGAATGGGCGAAAGAAAAAATGTGTATTGACGGTGGTGCCAGACGACAAAAAGTGCGATAGTTTTAGCGAAGAATGATTAAAACCGATTTTTATGGCAAAATAAAAATACATATGATAAAAATATAATTCGAATAGGAAATTCTAATTATAAAATATAATAAATATATAAATGTCGTCTTATGATTTATCCGATAACGATGTATCTAATAATATCGTTGATACAGAATCCGTGGAAATATGGTATTTGAACCCGAACCTACTTTTGTCCGATGTAAATGAACTATTCCCACTTGAACACATGGAATTCAATCGAAAAATTAACGCTTTAACACGTCTTGTGATTTTAGTTACAGTTGTATTGTTTTTGTTGGGGGGCGGTGTCAAATATATAGTCAGCGGCATTTTGAGTTTGTTATTCATTTACTTCTATTCACTATATTGTAATAAAGAAGGATTTCATAATGATATTGTTACTTATGACCAATTGGAATCAACGGACATTTTTCAACCTCCTACGTCGTCCAATCCATTTAGTAATCTTTTAGTCAGCGATATCAAATATAATCCGGACAAAAAACCAGCTATGCCCGCATACAACTCTGACGTAGAAGAACAAATCAATAACTCCGTCAAAGAGTCGATACAAAACATTTATCCGGATATCCCGGATATCAATGATAAACTTTTCAAGAATTTAGGCGAAGAAATGGAGTTTGAACAATCCATGCGACAATTTATTTCCAATCCCAGCACTACACTTCCCAATGACCAAACCGCATTTGCACAATTCTGTTATGGTAACATGTTATCATGTAAAGATGGCGACTCATCCGTATGTGGTCAAATAGGACAAAATTATACTAATTTATAAATATTTATATATATTATAATATAGTGATGTTTAGTACAAATAATAGCATACAAAACCTCGATAGACTAGGCGCAGATAAAACAGACAATACACAAAGAAATATTCAAAATAAAAAATATGCGAATCATTTATTAGAAAACTATTCCAGCACATTTTCATCCGATAAAAACATGGAGTTTGCTTTAAAAAACCCTACCGTCAATTTCAGAAGCACTCTAGGTGGATTACCTGGTTCGGTTATCGATAAAGAAAGCGAATTAAAACCCACATATCAACATTTCGAAAGCCTCCAACTTCACCAGAGACCGTTTTTAACTGTACCTTATTTAGGAAAAGGTTCGGGAAATATCGACGTTGAATCAACTTTATTACAAGGCGACAGTATTCACGACCGCAAAAGTACCAGCACTATTATGGATAAAACATTCATGAACTACGAGCAGTATCCTCTGAATGATGACCTCAAGCAGAGATTTAATGACCCCAGCAAATCTATCGAAGAACTTGCTATGGAGGGCTGGACTCGCGGCGGTGCTTCTACACGCGAAATTAATGTACAAAGAACTTAAAAACATGTTATATTATAATTTATGTATAATATAGCTCGAAACATCAGTTATAACGATAATTTCTCTTATCGCTCTTGCTTACGGGAAATTACAAATATGGATAAATCCGCGATTTATGTTCCATGGGATAGAATGGATGATGATCTAGATGATGAAACAAAGGACGAAATGCTGTTTGATAGTGCGAAAATGACTACGTTTATGGATTATATTTATGACAAAACTTGCAAAGTCTCGAAATTCGATGAGCTGTATGTTTTAGCAGCGGGAAAAATGTTTTCCACTGACCAAAACATTGGACTAGCCATATTGTTTTCATACGACTACTTTATCGACTTTCACAAGTGCTTGGTCGATTTCTTCGATAAAAACGACATTGATACAATCAATTTCGAGAATTTAAAAAATAAATTATGTTGAACTATCATATATGGCATCCACTAGAAATATAAATACTCCTGGCGATTACGCCGCCGCACAATCTGCAATGAAGGAAGAATCGGATTATTGTGTTTACCAAGGGTACGGTGTTCCCAAAGAAGTGTGTTTCCCCGGTAATAGAATTCTTACTGGACGCATGGCATCCGAAGTACTCGCCAAAAACTCCATTGATATAGAATCCTCATTGTTCGGTATCAACTCTACAAATCTTGTCATCCCACAGGCGGAGGTCAAACCGGAAATTAATACTTTGTCCAGTTTGAACATGGTGCCCACTAAAAAAGTAATTGTAATGGAACCCAAACCCGCAAATGTCACTCACAAACCGTTATATCTTAATTAAATTTCACAATAATTTTCACGTTTTCCTTCTTTATACATTTTGTCGCAGAAATAGATAGTTCTTCGCGCTTTTTACGAGTCTTGCCTTCTTGTTCAGTACGGTCTTTATTTTTAGAACATGTATTGCGAGCGTTCATGTCAAGTTCAATTGATTCGTAATTTTTTTCGATGCAATTTAATATATCGTTCTCAATACACCATTTGAAAAAATTCAGTTGCCCTATAGTTGTTTCTACATACTTGTTTTCGTCGTATGGAAACGATATACGTTCCCATCGACAAAATGGGTCGAATCGACGCTTACTGTACGCTTTTAACTTCAGCTTGTAGTCATTATAGACTTTGAAGCGTCGTCTTTCATCGTTTTCCATAATATCATATACCACAAAATATTTTTTGGAATAGTTCGTCACAAACCAATCCACAATACGCAATGAGATTGTCGATTCACCATTGATTATGGATATCATTTTGTTTAAATACATTTTATTTTCATAGAATTTATTTAAACTTTCGAGCAAAAGCTCATTCTGAGTACCGCAAGTTCTTAATGACATAATAATATACGCACATGTGTTTTTATATTATTATTGTAAAAAACAAAGAACAATCAAAGAATTTACTCACATGCGATGAATAGTTTTTTATTTCCAATTTTCAAAAAAATTGAATAAATATCTTGTAAATTAAATAAATGAAACATATGGATAAGTGTGGCTTAGAATCATGTAAATCATTGTGTATAAACGAGACAAAATATTGCAAAAAGCACCAAATCCATATTTTCCTTGATGAAACAAAATCATTGAATAAACGCCCATGTAAAGATTATGTTCGAGGTTGCCGAGCACAATTGGATGACACTTATACAAAAAATAAATGTGAAGAATGCCTTGAGAAAGCTCGAGAGAAGGATAGAAAACGTCGCGGTAAAGCTGTAGATACTTCTGTTACAGAAAACAATAAGAAAAAATGTTCCAAATGTAATAAAGAAAAAGAAATAACCTGTTTTCAAGGAGAAAAGGGCGGAATTACAAAAACATGCGATACATGTCGTGAAAAGAATAAAATACAAGATGAAAAACGAGATAAGGAACATCGCAATGAATTAGCACGTGTTGCTGAACAAAAACCTGCTCGTAAAGCTGTCAAAAAAGCTTGGGCTGAAAACAACCACGAGAAGGTAGTGTTGAAAAGTATGAATTATCGTCAAAGACAAATTGAAGACGATGTTGATGGCTATCATAAAAGGCAAGCTGAAAATGCCAAGAAATGGAGAGAAACAAATCCGGAAAAAGTATGCAACAATAACACAAAAAAGCGAGAGTCTCTTAATTTACAATATAATATTTATAAGCGTTCTGCCGAACAGAGAAATATAGAATTTTGTTTGGATTTTCAATTATATGAATCGATCGTTAGGTCACCATGTGTGTATTGCAATGAACTCCAAGAAAGAGGATTTAATGGCATTGACCGCATTGACTCTGCTGTTGGATATATTGAGTCAAACTGCAAAAGTTGTTGTAAAATGTGTAATTATATGAAAGGCTGTTGTAGTGTCGATTACTTCTTAAAGAAAATAGAGCACATTTTAACATTTAATGGAAAAATACCTGGAAACTTGTGCTATGAAATTATGCCAAACACTAAGAGTAAATACTACATTGATTATAAACGCTCTGCTATTACCAGAAATAAGTCGTTTGAAATATCAAAAGAAGTTTTTGATAAAGTTCGGCTACAGGATTGTTACATATGTGGCAAACAAAATTCACCGGTGCATAAAAATGGTATAGATAGAGTGGACAATACAAAAGGATATGTCGAAGAGAATATTAAATCTTGTTGTTCCGATTGTAATTATTTGAAAAGGGACTTTGAATTGAATACACTAATTGATAAATTCTGTCATATATATGAAAACGAGGAGCGAATATTGGAAATTACAGAGACTACTACAAATAATCATATTGTTATGAATCACATAAAAATACCAAAAGAGTTCAAACAACACCAATATAAAATGAATCGTGTTAGGAAAAATAAAGAATTGAAAGAGAAATATTCTGATGAAGAATATAAAAATATTCGTGCCAAGAAATTGGCAGAGATGAAAAAGTGCAAGAATCAGACATGAATTTCATATGAAATATTTTCTAAATAGTGCAATAATCTTGACTCCCGTATATTTTGATGATATTGTTTAAAAAAGTTGTCCAAGCCCATGGAATCTATGTTTTTTTCTGTGAGAAATGGCATTAGATGGCCAGCACCAATACATATATGTATATTTGTGTTCTTATGAAGATGTTTATCATACATATGTAATATATTTCTTGACATTTCATATTCTCTCTCGATCAAAGTGTAGTTTACAATGATGTCGTGAATATTCTCGTTTGGAAATTTGATTTTAAATATGGTTGCAACAATGTTTTGTATGAATCCATAGGGTATTTTTGAAGGAAGACCGCCATATAAGTTGGCACGTTTACGGACATGTTGTTGTATGTTGTCATGAATATTATCATAATCTGCAATATCGAATTGAATATCTTGGATGAAATGGTCATAGCTAGCAAACCAATCTTCATTTTGATATTTTGCTACTTCCGTGTTCGCTTCGGTTTTAAAAAATAAAACACACAATATAAAATGAACTAGCACGGCAATTGAGTATTTCCCACCATCTTTCAACGTAACGTAAGAAATATTTTGTATCAACTGATATAGTGTGCATAAAGATACAAATGGATAATTGTTCATAGATTCAAACCCATTTATATATTCAACACAACTTGGTTCATATTGTTTACACTCCAATAATAAGTATATTTCTTTGTTTTCTGCGCGCCTTTGTAAAAGCAATTTCTGTGAAATGTAAGGTTCTACATGAACCTCCGGATGAAAAATTATCATAAATATTATTACTATATAAAATAATATTTATTTACTTTTTGTAGCTTAATTTAATATTTTTGATGTAATAAACAAATTATCATATTTATGCCCAGCAAAGATCGTCTAAAGCGACAGCGACATTTGAGACATTCGAATACGCAACGCCAGCCATGCCACTCATCACACGGAGCACGTTGTAGTTGGTAGCATACACTCTGACCTTGGCAGTGTTGGTTCCGCCAACAGTGTTGGAAGAAAGAACAAGTTGAAGAGTAGCGTTATCAATTCTGGAGAAGTTGCACGATCCAGATGGTTGATGCTCCTCAGGGCGAAGGGCGAAGGAATACACGTTGATACCAGTGTCAGGGGCACGGGTGTGGTGTTGGTAAGGTTGGACAACGTCGAAGTATGTACCCTCACGCTCGGAGAATCTGTCTTGGCCGTTAAGTTGGAGCTTACCGGTGACGACAGGGTTCTCACCCCAGCAGTGGAGGTTGAGGGCAGTCTCGGCAAGAACGAATGTTCCGGCATCAGAGAGAGCAGCAGTTCCGGCATCAGCGAAACCAGCGGCAGCGGCACCAGCATTGGCGATATCACCTCCGCTCATGGCCTGGAATTGACCACTGGCGTTGATGAAAGCAGCGCTTCCACTGAGGGAATCAACGCTGCCGAAGGCCTGGTAGGCGTTAGGAAGAGCGTCAATGGCATCAGTGTAGTTGAAAGGCTGGGCACCAAGGGCCTTGAAGAGAGTCTCACCGGCAATGAGGGAAGAGCAGTAATCCACGTTGGCATCAGGCTGCACAACCCACACAAGCTCCTTGCAAGGGTGGTTGAAGTTGAGCTTGATCTTGTTGGAAGAAGAACCGACAGACTCGTCACCAGTGAATTGGAGTTGCTCGAAGAGGTATTCATGAGGGTTCTGGGCCATCTTTCTGCGCTCATCAGTGTCAAGGAACACGTAATCAACGTAGAGGGAAGCGGCAACAAGACCCTGTTGGTAGGCAGTCTGGACGGAAGAACCGGCAGAGTCAAGAGCATTGACAGCCCACAAGCACTCACCAATAGGTCTCAAGTCAAGGTTAATCTTGACCTCGTGGTATTGGAGGGCAATAAGAGGAAGGGCAAGTCCAGGGTTTCTGCAGTACCAGAATTGAAGAGGAATGTAAAGAGTGGTCTCAGGAAGAGCGTTTCTAGGAGCGCACACCTGGGCAGGTCCGGCGTTTCCGGCGCAAGGTCCGTTGATGTCGGCGAAGTTAGGATCGGTGATGTATGTGAGCTGTGTGGTCTGACCAACCATTTGCTCGTATCCCTTCTGTTGCTCAGAAGACATAGTGAGCTGGTTCCAGATGTGCATCCAGTCACCATATTGACGGTCAATTCTCTGACCTCCAATCTCCACCTCGACCTGAGCAATGAGTTGCTCTCCAGGGAAATCCAACCAACGAGCATAGACAGGTCCTGTTCCATTGGAGTTCATTCCTTGGTTGATCTCAGGGAGAGTCACCTGAAGGTAAGTGCGGAAGGCAAGATCACCATTTCTGGAGATTGTGCATGTAACACGTCTTCCGAAGTCGGCTTGACCAGAGAATGTCTGTTCAATGGACTCCATGGCGAAGTTTGTGTGTCTTCTGTAAGAGACCTTCCAGAAGGTAATTTCGGGGTTTCCAGTAAGGAAGACATCTTGAGCACCGTAAGCGACTAATTGCATAAGAGCACCACCCATATTGAGTATAGTATAACAAAAGAAAATAATTTCGGCGAAAATAACTTAATTAATTCTTTTCCATATGTTTTTTGACAAACTTCTCTAAATACTTCTCCTCGAATACCTCGCGCTTCTTTTCATGTTTCTTTGTAAATATATACGTGTCGTTGTTTTTCTTGACGCTCCAACCATCTTCTAAAGCATTCATCACAAACTTCATCTTGTGAAATAATACTTGCTCATGTTCATTCATAATATAAAATAACGCTAATTAAATATCATATTTTTAACATAATTATAATGTGTTAAAGCAAATATAAAAGGTAAATTTGTATATAAATTATGAATGAAGAAAACCGATAAAATTATACATAGTATCGATAAGACTCATACACAATTCTTGGATGAATTTGCAAATGATGAAGAAGTGATTATACCTAAATTACAGAATGATAAAGAAGAATTGAAGAAACAAATATGTAAATTGAAAGAACATCAAATCGATGAATATATGTCGATTAAAGACCAGATTTCCGATATCAACAAAGAAATCAAAGCGCTTAAACTGAAAAAGAAAAAATATTTCCTAGATAATTCGAAGCCACTATTCAGCTATTTCGAAGATAAAAAAAACATTTCCACGGGAGGTGAAAATAAGAATGTAAATGTCCTAAACTCTTTCTTCAAAATCAAAACCACGGAACGGTCCAATAATGTCGATAATTCCAAAAAATCCATCGTACAATATTGGAAAAATGTTAGCAACGAGATTGTTAATGGTAACGATTTTATCGAAGGGTTCGAATTATGTCTCGTTTGCAGCGAAGGCGAAATGATACATCAGGAAGACGACGGCATTTTGATTTGTAACAACACCAAATGTGGTAACTTCATCAATCATATTATCGAAAGTTCCAAGCCTTCGAATAAAGAACCACCCCATGAAGTTTCTTATACGTCATATATTCGACTGAATCATTTTAAAGAAATCCTCTCGCAATTTCAGGCGAAAGAAACCACGCAAATACCAGAAAAAGTAATCGAAGACATCAAAAATCGGTTGAAAAAGGAACGTATTAAGGACATTAAGAAAGAACTCAATTATGACAAAATGCGCGAAATTCTGCGGAAATTGGGATATAACAAATACTTCGAACATATCCAATATATTAATTCCGTCTTCGGTATTAAACCGCCGATTATGAGCGAGGAATTACACGAAACATTATGTGTTCTTTTTATTGAAATACAAAAACCTTGGGCCATTCATTGCCCACCCAATCGCACCAATTTCTTCAATTACACTTATACACTTTATCAGTTATGCGTGCTACTCGACCAAACACAATATTTGCCATATATACCGCTCATGAAAGACCGCGAAAAACAGCTCGAACAAGACCAAATATGGAAAAATGTATGTAATGAATTGGACTGGGCTTATTTTCCCACCGTGTAAAATGTATTATACAATTATAATACATTTATTTACGTGATGTTTTTCGGCGATTTGTTCTCTTATTACTTCTTGTCTTACCACCCCCTTTTCTATTCATGGATAACAATGTTTCTGCCGCATCTATTCTTGCTGCCGCATCAGTTATAATTGTTGTATCCATATTGTATCCACTATTTGTTCTTCCTTGTCTTATCTGTAGATTTTCTTGCTCTGTTTGCAAAAACGTATCTGTATTAGATGGTATAACACCATCTGCGATTGCCTTTCTTTCATTTTCAGGCATTGCATATTCGAAATCTTTTATATATCTCGTTGGATCAAATATGATCAACAAATTACTTGAAGTGAAAAATAATATACTCCATTGATTCGCAATCAATACTTGACTCGCTAAACCCGACATGCTAAAACCTAATGTTCTCAACGAATATCTATGAGGAAACAACGCACACATTGTCATGACGATTGATGTAGAAAAACCATTCACAGCCAACAATATATTCAATGTACCTGTATCCAAATTGTATGCGGTTTCACTTACATAGTCTTGTACGTATCGGTGCAAATGTCTTATTTGGTCCTCTATATTACGATTTACATCAGTAATCATCAAATCGTTAACTCGTGATACGCTACGCCCAGTTAACATATTCATCACACCAGATGCCCAACTATTATCCAATTCATTTGGTACATGTTGACCTGCGCGCGATGATGTAATCGTTTGAGTTATTTGATATAAAACATCATTTTCTGCGGACATTAATTTCTCCTTTATAATACCCGACATAGCTTGAGTGAAAGTATCCAGAAACGTCATGACCTGAACGAATATATTTTCATCCTTCGGCATATCAGTTATACTGTTATCATCATTTTCAAATAATTGAGCAAAGGTCTCTTTTGCCTGTATCGCTCTTTCTGAACATTGTAGCAACAATCGATAATTCTCTTCGAATAAAAAGAAAGAATATATGAATGTAACCACGGAAATTACCAATAACAGTATTCTACAAATATTAACCAGAGTTTGATTCCATTTTCTGTTCCTATTACTGGAGACCAACTCACCTGCACCACCGTATGTATGACGCTGTAAATCTTTGTTTTTACCCTTAGTGAATTTATTGAAATATATACTGAATACCTTCTCGTATGTATCCACTGCTTGTAGCTTCGCATCGGCGTTTTGTTGCGATTTAACCTCGCGGCGCTTTGTATTGAAGATCTTTTCCTTCATATCAAACACGACTTTATTACTATTCGAAATAGATGTCGGATATGTGGTAAAATCTTCCATCATCTGTAAATATACCTTCTGAATTGGTGGCTTGTCACCACGTTTCAAAGGTTTAAATCCCAAAGCATTTGATAGTCTAATTGTTTCGTCACGCACACTTGGTAATGAATCTATTATGTTTTTGACCCTATGTTTCTGGGTTTTTAAATATCTATCTATAAGATTTTGATAGTGCGCAAAATCGCGACAGTTCAGTGTTTCTTCATTATCTGCCTTTTTCGCATTTTTCTTTTGATTTTGACACTCATATGCGTGATTGAAGCCACCACTACGCGACTCACCCATAGATAATTTCAAAAACGCTGTATATCCGAACATTCTAATATATATCGCATCGCGCAATACACTGTATGTCGCAATCTTTTCCAATGGGTCTTGTATTCTATCTACTATTTTCTTCCACACAAAATCCTTTATTTGACTGTAGTCATTCGTAGTGATTTTACCATAACGACTTTTCACAAACTCGCGAATTTTTTCCCTGAATGTCGTTTTATTTACATGTACCTCAGATTTAAATTCAATTCGTTCCTTTATTCCTAGTTCATTTTGAACACTCGACACCATATTAGGTGTTATTGTAATTCTAGTTGCAGCACCACCTTTATACATATATATATATATATATAGCACGATAAAAAAGTATAATTATATCTAACTACAATCCCTAGCTACTAAATAGTCGGTTCATATTCACCGCCTCTAAATTATATTCACTCTTCTGAAATAGTCTGTCTATCATCGCATTATCACGAAATCGCACTGTGTATTCCTGTTGCACCTTGTTTCGTCCGATTCGACCCATCGCCTGAATTATTTTCTGCTGTGTCATATGCGTTAAATCCTTTCCTATATATCCATGGCTAAACATATAGTTCGTGCCATAAATGTAATCTGTGGAAGCTATAATTATGTATAGCTTCTGCTCATACGCCAACGTCTTCATTATTTCCAAATACTTCACATCATTCTCGCTGTCAAAAGTACCAATACCCATTAACAACAATATCTTGCGGTCATCAGACACAGATAATTCCATTATAGCCCGCACGGTTGTTTCGTCGATATTAGACGTGAAACGATTCGTAGAATGCGATTTCGTCCATGCTTCTTGATGCTCCTTACTGTTCGGCACATATACTTTGTCTAAATGTATTGTCTGTATCAACAACTTCAAGTTCTCCATTTCATTTGCCAACTTACGCAACTCCGGCGTCTTTGTCTCCATTCGCTCACTCTTACGGTCCTTCCCGTCGTCATTTTCACATGTACTCATAATATTTTCATGCTTTTCTTGAAGCTTACTCAGCTTCTCTAAAACGCTATTATTTGTCGTTATTTTCGCCATTATGTTCTGGAAAACACTCTTCGGAATATTCGACGTCTTTACATAAAAGCCCGCAATCTTTTGTACATTTTCCGCCATAAATATCGTCGGTCCATCCGTCAAAGTATGTGCATCGCGGGTTGTTAATAATAATCCACGATATAATTCCGTCGGTTTTGCACTATCCATGCTATGCGACTTGACCAATTCGGAGGCAGGCTTATGAAAGACATCCACGCTCTTCATTCGCTTCAATGAGCCCGCATCCGTATCAAACTTGTACTTCAGATTCCGAGATAAAGCATCATATATTTTCGCATAATTTTCGGGACAAATCGTATTCAGCAGCGTCAAATAATATATCTTCACCGCATTCATTGTCACATCTTCGATTCTGTCAAAGTAATTATCGATGGTATATCGCTCGTCTAACAACCCATATGTATGCACATACTTGATAAAATTCACGATTTCTTGTAAATCGAAATAGCGCAACAATGTCTTGTGTTTATTTATGTGTTCCAGGCTCCGCCGCAATAGTGCGTAATCCTGGTAAATTAAATGCGGCAATACACACTTGCAATCTTTGTCCAATAATGAAATCGACTTCTTGAAATCGTGACTGTTTATCGTTATCGTTTCTGCTCCGTCGAATTTACATTTGAAATCAACCAGTGTCTCGTGTATCTCTTCTTCATGCGGCAATGTCGCACACGAAAGCACCATCTTCGATATCTTATTTTCTCTCCAGTTCTCGTTTATCTTGACGTGTAATCCGTGCGTTTCGTAATCCATCGTAATAGTAGGCTCATCCCAATACGTTACAATATTATCTTCGTTGTTAAAAGACAACATGTAATACATCGCGGTCAAATAGGATTGCACGTCACATATCATGATTTCCACTTTGTCACCCACGCTATTATCCACCTTTCCAATGCCTCCACTTCGCCAATTCTTCGTATAATTCGACGCCGCGAAATAGTGTAGTCGAATGTCCGAAGCAGTTTCGCACCCAAACGCAAAGGCCACCTTTTTCCCCATTGATATAGAAGATTTCGCGAGCGCCAAACCAACATGACGTGATACACATATAAATATGACGCGGTATCTCTCTGAAAGACCTATAGGTGACAGCGTTTTCCCGGTTCCCGTTGGTGCTATGTATAACACCAATTTCGGAGATTTGCTGCGAAATATCGAGAATAGCTCTTTTTGATGACTGAATAGCGTTATATCCTCGTATTTCAACAAGTTCGGATTTTTCTCTATGTACTCATATGCGTTGAACACTACATCGCTAATGTCCATGCGAGCTTTGAAATAAGTAATAATATAATCGACATATGACCACACGTGCGTATTCACGCGCTCAATCGAATTTTTGCGCATATGAATCAGACTATACAGATAAAACGCATAATCACGCTTGGACTTCAAAATGTTCTTACAGAAATCCAACAGGATGTATTCATATATGTCGCCCTTCTTCATTTGTATTAACGAATCCATATTGTTGATGCGCATGATATCCGCCTTCTTAGGTTGTCTTATTTTTTTGGTTTTTAATGTGTATTTCTCTTCGGCATATTTTTGCTGTTCCTTAATCAACGGCTCGAAATACTTGACAAACAAGTACATTTCGTTCTCCGGATTGTATTCGATTTTTATATGACTGAACATGCTTTTGTTGTTATTTTTGCGCACATTTACGTCGGTACAACCTTCGATAATTGTGCTCAAAATGAACTTTTCATGGTCAGAAACAGGTACCTCGGTATTGTTCCATTCGCTCTTTGAAAGCTTGCTTTGAATTAGATCCATATTGTTAAAACTGATGATAGTATTATACTCTTGTTTCAACATAATAAAAAAGAATCAATTTTTTTATAATATAAACTTTTCTTTGATATATTAGGTATGTTCAGCCTATTTCAATCCAAAAAAACTACCATTATAATTGGATTTGAAGATGTTAAAAAGGCAATTCATAAAAAATACATATTATTGAATGTTTTACCGAATAATATGCAAAGCGTTCTAATAAAAGGTTCTTTGACCATCGACAGTGAAGAGCAAGTCATCAATGAAATGATAAATAATTACAATGTGCCTGATGTACCGGTTATTGTTTATGGTTTCAACGGTGGCGATACTAAGGTGCAGGAAAAATGTCAACAATTGCGGGGATTGGGCTTGAGCGACGTTTATGTGTATAGCGGGGGATTATTTGAATGGCTTCTATTGAATGAACTTTACGGCGACGAAGAATTCCCTGTTGAAAACGCCGACGACAAACGCATTGATATTTTGAAATATCGACAACTCAGCGTTTTATCATGATTTGCTGTAAAAAACTGTGTATTGAAAATAATTGCGCCTGGTTATAATCAGACGACATCGTCAATATAGGCACTTTTATACTATGTAACCATTCATAATGATATTTGTCGCAAGTGCGTAAATATTGAAGGGCTATTTTTTCGCCGTCACGGTTACGTAGAGCACATCGTTCGTAGCTGGTCAAAGAGTCGGTGTTTATGAAAATAATTCCGTCTAAATCAAACGCGACATAATCTTTGTGAATTTGGCAATATATGGAATATAAAATAGTGTCCATTTTTTGCGACTCGTATAGCATCCGGACAAATATGGCATAATCAGATTGTAATGAGCGCTCGGTTATTATAAGCTTGGCACATGGATTGGCTTCTATTGTATTTTTTAATAGCGTTAAACGTGTTAAAAGTGCCATTATTTGAAAGGGAAACGAGTATTTTTCTTGTTCTTTGTAATATGCGCTCAAAATCGTTTCCTTCGAAACTGAATCGCGGAAACTCAACCATTGATTCACGGGCTCTTGGACAAAGATGATGTTAGGGTCTGTGTTTTCGAGCCGTAACTTATTGAATATTGTGGTTTTCCCTGCGCCGATGTTGCCTTCTATTGAAACGATTTTTGGACCCATTGTTTTTATTATGTGAGATTTTTTTACGTGATTTTCTAAACTTCTTATTTTTCTTCTTGGTGCCCTTCCCGCCTGTTTTAAATTTTAAAAAATCAAAAAAAAGGCGGGAAGGGCCTTTTTTTGGATTTTGCAATTTTTCATCGCATTCTTTCAATTCTGTGTGTAGATACTCAATATGTTTCTTATATGCAACGTTTAAAGTCACTTCATCATGAATATATTTTCCCACTTTTTCTATATTGTCAATTATCCCTATTTTACTCATAATTTATATATATAAATTATGGATTTATTTTTTTCCCTTCTTGTTGCGGCGTCTTAAAGTCTTACGCTTATTTTTACGCCGTTTATGGACCGATTTACCACCTGTCACACCGGTTACTCCCAGTTTTGTAAGTGCTGCATTGATTTCGTTCAACTCCGCTTCATGAAGTTTTCCTGCTGCGTCTTTTTCTGTCTCAGCTTTTTTTAGTGCTTCTCCTGCTTTTTTTTCTACCGCTTCTTTTTCTGACAACCTTGTTTCCGCGAGTAGTTGGAATGCCTCTTTATCTTTTTGTGATTTGTTTAATTCTGCAGTTGCAGAGGCTGCATCTTTTGTTATAGTTGCTATTTCGCGGTTCTTATCGACTATAGAAGCTTGTACCCTAGCTAATTCTTCGCCTTTTCCCTCACAATCTTTCAATTTTTGTCCAACTAATCCAATGTTATTTAATATTTGCCCCTTCAAGTCCGAAGTCGCCATTATATATTATAAAAATAGAATAATAATTTCCTAAACTAGGGTTTGTAGTTCTCTATTAATTAACTTTAAAGTGTTTGTAAGTTCTTGATTTTCTTTACGCAATGCTTCACATTCATTCTGTTGAGGCCGCGATAAAGGTCTAGCAGGTGGTGAAGGTCCAGCAGATGAAGGTCCAACCAGTGGAGGTCCAGCAGATGGAGGTAGAACGCATTTTGCATTTTTACATTGAATAAGCATATCTGTACGCATATGAACGTAAATTATTTCTGCGGTATTTTCTGTATATCGCAGTCCATCCTCATGACTGACTGGTGTTGTTTTTCCTTTTTTGGGTTCAGCACCTGCAGGTACTTTAGGTCCTGAATCGAAAAGTAAATATTTTTTTTCTTCTGGTTTTCCATCACGCACGATTGCAATGTAATGAGATGACTTAAAATTTTGATTTATTAATGGCGGTGGTAGTGATGGTGGTGGCGGTGGTATGTATATAATATATGATATCATGGTATATCCATCTTCGGTTTTTTCGCCTGTCCATTTTAAAATAGGTGGTTCCTCAGTGTTAGGATTCAAAATATCTAAAATTATATCACAAATATCTTTTGCATCTCCACCTCCGTCTGGATTTTCACCTTTATAACCAAAAAATTCTAATTTTCTATTGTATAATTCATTTACAGTTGTATGTTGCCAACTATCTAGTCCTGAAATGGTATTATTAAAATGAAAAAATGATTGTAATTTTTGATTTATAATATCTGGTTTAAGTGAAAGAGTAAGTAAATAATCTACATAGTTTCGCACTTGTGGATGTGCGAAGAATGCATACATTGGCGCCAATAAAAAACATTTGTTATCTCCATTATCTACATTTTCCATAGTTTTTGGTGAAAACACTATAGCATTTGACTCTGGTGCTGGGGTTGTCACGGTTTTTGGTTCTGGTTCTGGTTCTGGTTCTGGTTCTGGTTCTGGTTCTGGTTCTGGTTCCAGTGTTACATTGCTAGAATTTCTCCTCGTTAAACCATCGCGGAGAATGTTAGCTTCTAATATCTCTGAAGATGGAATGAGTGATAATGCACCAACTGGTATATTTGACAATGACTTTTTTTTTGGTGGCAGTGGTGGATAACGATCCACATGAGCAGCAGAAGCAGAAGCAGAAGCAGGAACAGGAACAGGAACAGGAACAGGACCAGCAGCAGGAGTAGAAGCAGGAGCAGGAACAGGAACAGGAACAGGACCAGCAGCAGGAGTAGAAGCAGGATTAGTAGGACCAGCAGGATTAGTAGGAGCAGCAGTAGCAGCAGAAGCAGGAGTAGAAGCAGGAGGAACATATGCTGCTATCAATTCACGCAATTTTTCAATGGATTCTTTTACATAAGTATAATGTTGAACTTCATAATATTTTGATGCATCATCAGAATCATCCAATTTAGTCTGAACTTCTGCTAGCTTATTATCTAATCTCTCATTTTCAGCTTCTTCAATATTTACAATCGCGATTAAATTATCTTTTAAAACATCAGGTGTAAAGACTTTTACAATTTTATCCGTTGTTATAGTTACAAGATTTTTGCTCTCTTTGCCAGTCACAAGATTTTTACCCTCTTTCTTAAAAAGTGTTTTAAGTGGTGCCAAAAACTCATGGATAGTAGTGAAAAAATTGTCATAATTAATATAATGTTTGGATGAAAAACCAGGAACAATAAGGGTAATAGTGTGTTTTTTTTTTCTTTTATTGTACATAACTAAGATATACTCGCGACCTTTTCCTTCCACTTTCGGCAGTTTTAATTGTAATTCTTCAAAATTGTTTTTTACGGTACAGAGAATGTCATTAAAGGAAAAATTTTTGAATATTGTATATTCTTTTTCTCTACTAGGAAGTTGTACATAAATTTTCGAAAAAATATCACCTTTATAAGGAAGCATAAACGTTATAGGACGTATAGCGTTGTCCATTTTTATATTCGTTTTGAATTTTAATTCTTTATATGGGTCTTCACTTTCATCAGTAAATATAATATGTACATAATCATCAATAGTTTCATATTTTATTTGCGATTCTCTGTACCACGCGTAAAATAACCAGGCAGGATGCACTAGTTCTTCGTCACAATCTTTGTAAACATCGAATAATGAATTAGATATTTCTAAACATGTTCGAATCAACGCATTGTTATCTGTTTCTCCGACATTTGGTTCTGATGATGCTTTAACTCCCCATTCCGTCATTTTTTCTAACAATAGTTTCATTCTTTTATAACTGTCAGACGGTTTGGAAAGCATAGATGGCTTCAGCTTGCGTTTCATATTTTCAAATATGGTTTTTAATGTTTCAATGAATACATAAATGTTCCGTTTGGTTACAGGAATACCATCAATATCTTCAATTAAAGGCACTTGTTCTGAAATAATCTTGATTATACCTGTTGCAATAAAAAAGTCTGGATTATTACTATATTTAATTAGAATGGTAGGAATAAATGTTTTTTTATAATCATTTCCGCCATATATTTTACGTGTGCGGCGTTTTAATTTCCTATTATTTTTTGTTCTCATATAATACTATTATAATATTATATTTTATATAAAAAATTGATTCATATTTTTAATATCATAAAGATATTATCAAACCATGGATTCTAAATATATTTGTTTATGCTTCGATACGGAGACGAGTGGGCTATGCCCCAAATATCCCACACAAGATATATCCAAGTATCCATACATTACACAGTTGAGCTTCATACTATATGATTCCAAGGAAGGGACCGTCATACGACATTTCAATTCGTATATCAAACAAACGGTTGAACACGATTATACGAGCACCGCTTTCCAAATGACAAAGATAACAAAAGAAATGTGCGACAATGGCGTACCGATTGCAAAAGCTTTAGCCGAATTCTACAATTGTTACTTGTTGTGCGGTACATTAGTGGCGCACAATCTACAATTTGACAAAAAAATGATTCAACTAGAGATGTTGCGTAATTACAATCTTGAGCGACAAAAACCCGAGATGAGTGTGATGTTCAACGATACGTTCAATGAACTATTTAGTATAAAAACATATTGCACAATGAATGGCGGTAAAGACATAACGAGCATATTTATTACCGACAAACATGGTAATCGATGGAAAAAAAATCCTAAATTGTCTGAACTCTACGAGAAACTCTTTTCCGAAAAGCCGGAGAATTTGCACAACTCTTTAGTGGATACAATCGTCTGTTTGAAATGCTATATTAAGATGAAATACGACCAGAATCCGGCAATAGTTTTGTAAGTGAAAAAATCTCTATTTTATATATATGTCTTCAATACAAATCTACAGTAAAAAGAAAGATAAAAACGACTTTGATGCGTTAAGTCAAAGAATAATTCCCAATGCAGAAAAACGTTTTTGTTCCGGAGAAGTGTCAAAAGGATTCATTGAGCATTGCGCAGAAACTTCGGATTATTTACTATGTCATTTTTTTCAGGATACAATTCGTGGGTTCGCATATTTATCGCTCCATCATAACCCCAAATATTTATATATAGATTTGATATGCAACTCTAAATTCCATTCGATGACTCGCAAAAGCACTGTAAATGCCGCCAAATTCGGCGGGAAGCATTTAATTGATGCTATCATACAACATGGAAAAAGACTGAAAGTAAAACACGTTAAGCTTCGGGCTATTCCGAATGTAATCACTTACTACTATAAATTGAATTTTCACTTTCAAAATCTCAGTGCCGATAAACAACTTCTCGATAATTTAAAAAACGCGCAAGCCATTAAAGATGACAAACAAACAAATATGCTCGTGAATAAAGTGGTGCAAAAATATTATCCGGGATTCTACAACGAAAAAAATCAACGCGACTTCGGTAGCAATAAACATGAAGGTGCAATGGACTCCGGTATATTGATGATTTACACATATAAACCTCAAAGTGTTTGCAAAGGCAAAAGTGTCAAAAACCCGAACCATTGTCGAAAATATCCCGATTGTAAAGTCGCGCAAGGTACAAAACGCGCATATTGTCGTCTGAAAAAAAATAAATCTTTACGAAATCCTAACTAAACAATTAACTACCCTAACTACACAGTGCGCGACAAATGTTGCGACTAGTTTGTCTACACAAACAGCAACATTCAGTCCTTGGCTTTTTTTCGAGTACGACCTCACGTTTGACGTAACAATTAACGTCATCGATGGACTCCGGTCTATTACACATATGACGCTCACAACAGTCACATGTGTTCAAAGCTCGAACAATTGAATGCAGATTGGCTTCAACAACTGTCATATCCTGTTCGTCACCTACATTGTATGCGTCGAGCCAGTAATCCGCCGATGCCAAATTGCTGTCAATATATTCCCTGTCATTCATCTTATGACGTATCTCTTCGCGGCGCTTGTTGGCACTATCCAACTGTTGCTGGAGATTATTAATAACTCCACACAACAAGCTATGCTCTTCTTTCATAGACGCGGTTTGAAGATTGATGTATTCAGTCATAATTGAACGGATGGTTTGTACGTTCATCAATTTGTAAGAAAAATAAATCAATTTTTTTACCCCCATATGTATTTCAACATGTAAAAAATCAGTAAATGTTCGTTTTTCAATTCGCTTTTTACGCGATTAAATTCAAAGACAAAATCATTGATTCGTCTCTGCGAAACCACCGCCGACGTTTCGAGAAATTTTATCATTTCCATACAGGAATATCCTTGGCTATATATACTTTCACAAAGATTGACCAAAAATACATCGTCAGTTTCTATGTTTTTGAACGCCATTTGAAACCATTTTTCTCTTGTATCTGATTGTTTCGATACATCAATACTTGTAGAAAAATGGTGATGTAAATTTATCTTGTGGTTGCAGAACATGTAATCCGGTATAAATATGTCGCAAAATCGCGATATAATGGGATTTAATAACTTGGCTTTATTCTCAACAACAATAAAAAAACGCGTATTGTATGAGAATTGTTCAATACATCGACGCAGAGCCGACTGCGCATCGTTCGTCAAACTATCCGCATTTAATAAGACAATGGATTTGAACTTGACATTTGAATTATATTGTAAATTCATTTTCGCAAACATTTTCAGTTCATCACGAATGAACTTGATACCCTTACCGTGACTACAATTCACAAACATAACATTTGTTTTTATCTTCTTATTATCGTTATCATATATTTTTTTCAAGAAATCTTGCAAAATCGTTTTCTTACCACAACCACTCGAACCATGGAAAATGATGTTGGGTATATCATTTTTCCGATAAAAATAATCCAATTTATCATATACATGTTTGTGAATATCCATTGGAAAATAACAAAGAAATTGTTTATACTTTTTTAACAACTAATTGTTTTGTAAATACGTATCGTTCGTGATACATAGTACGGCGACGTAAGTTACAATCTAAACATGCTATCACCACATTATCAAAATTATGCCCATAGTCGTTATTTAAGCGTTCCAACGTCCATTGCTTAGGCTCGCGCACATTTTTGTATAATACATGAACCATTTTTCGACAATAATAACAAAGAAATTCACACCCTCGTAGTAGCTCTAATACTTGGTTGGTGTTTATTAATTTATCTTGATTAAATAAATTCTTTGTTTTATCTTGTTGCTTGTATGAATTTATTTTGCGATTTATCTGCTGAACCATTTTTTTATAGCAGCAAGAATCATTCTGAAATAACAAAGAATTGTATTGGTATTCTTCTGTATAAACATTTTCATCGAAGTCCCAGTGTTCCTTTTCTATTACAACACGCTCCTTTTTTTCCTTTTCTTTGCGTTTCTCTTGACAATTCGTTTGTGGCGGAAGGGTGATTATTCTTTTTTCTTTGTCAGAGTCCATTTAATTACATTTATAAAAAAAGGTTAAATGCTTTTTATATTATAACATATATGAATGAAGCGAACATAAACGCTTTATTAGAACAAGAAACTCAGCATAATAAATCGGATTCATGGAACAAACTAAATCGAACCAGTAAAATACAGAAACTCCATGCATTTTCAGAGAGGTTTTGCAAAGAAAATGAAATATCTGTGAAAGACGTGAAGTTATTGAAACAATTTTTCACGCAATGTCTGGAAGACAACAAACTACAGAAAACGAAAGATGTACAATACAATAAAGAAACGGGTGAAATATCATGTGTCACACAACTAGTTTTCAACAAAATAACTAAGAAATTTACGTTGAAAATTAGCGACAATAAAATCACTCAAAAAATACCTAAAAAGAAAGCAAAACCAACGGAAATATCCCAGGATGAAGAAAAAAATTGATTTGTTTTTGGCAGGTTTGTGAGTATGTATAAACTACAGGAACGATTATTATGTCATCTGAACTAGCATTGAACAACGCAATTGAGCAGTTTTTGAGAGAAAGACGTCCCGACGACCTTTCTCCTTTCGGATTACACGCATCAATTTCATCACATTATTATCAACATGCGCGAGAGGGTGCATTGAGTGTGTTGCGTGACGGCAATAGAACGGGCAGTCTCGGATACTCAAGTGGTGGCATGCGGCATCATATATTGTATCGTGCTTACAGTGGAATTGTATATGTAATTCACAACGCATACGGAGAATACAATGACGCATATTATTTCACTCAAACAATGCTGAACGAATTCTTCGAAGGTTACGAACATGAAAGGCCCTACTTACCAATGTCACAATCCTTCAAGGAAAAGTTGCGAGATTTGGAGAAGAAGATGTACGGAGAGTGCGAAGAGTACGGAGAGTATGTAGATATGTAGATAGGTAGATAGGTAGATAGGTAGATAGGTAGAAAAACCTTTTTTTCATAAAAAATTGATTAAATTATATATATAAAGTTAAAGGTTATATATATTCATGCAAAGTTTAACAGATGATGAATATACCGAAATCGAGTGTCTAGTCTTTGAATACTTACACGATGAACTCACCAATAATCCCTTGCAGTATGCTACCCCAAGTTTCTATGAAAATATGGTATATGAGCTTAGCGATTTATTGTTAAATCAATGGTATGAAGACAATGATGAGGACGAGGTTCATTATTTCATGTTTATGATAATCATGACATTCTTCCAGGTGTTCGATGAGTTCCCACATCGTTCATATGTTGAATATAATGAGCATTTGAATATACGAGCACTAGGTGACCAAATACAACTCCTCAGAACTATGGAACAGCCGCGCCAAAAAACAACTGAATGGTACGTTTATCGTAATAATTTACTTACCGCAAGTAATATTTGGAAGGCCTTTGGTTCAGAATGTCAAGTAAATAGTCTTATATATGAAAAATGTCGTGGTCACTTCGATAGAAGAATATTTAATGGTAGTATCCAATGGGGTAATATTTTCGAACCATTATCCGTCAAAATATACGAAATCAAAAATGGAACCATCGTCGAAGACTTCGGATGTATTCAGCATCCCAATTATCACTACATTGGCGCTTCCCCTGACGGAATTAATGTCGATCCCGAATCCGAAAAATTCGGCAGAATGTTGGAAGTGAAAAATATTTACAATCGCGAAATCACCGGCATACCAAAAGAAGAATATTGGATTCAAATGCAAATTCAAATGGAAACATGCAATCTAGATATTTGTGATTTCCTGGAAACAAGATTCACCGAATTCGATAGCGAAGATGATTATTACGAATCGTCACATGAGTACAAGGGGACGATATTGTCTTTCGCAAATGATTCCGAGCCTGACCTGAAATATCTATATAAACCACTGAAAATGCATGATAAAGATGATGTAGATGATTGGATTGCAGAACAATGTGTCATTATGAGCGATATTGGTTACATGCATGTGAGGACAATTTATTGGTTCCTGGAAGAATATTCATGTGTCACCGTAACACGTAATTACCAGTGGTTTTCAAAAGCACAACCTGTCATAGAAAATATATATAACATAATTCAAGTCGAAAAACGTACAGGATTTGAACATCGTGCGCCCAAAAGAACGCGAAAACCGACAATTACGATTACTCACGATAGTTCTCAGAACCCAATTATTCACAACATGGAAACGTCACCTAAAATAAATATTATCAAAAAAGACGACGGTATGTGAAGAATATAAACATATGATAAAGAATATAGAATTTTTTATTATATATTACATAATGGCCGATGACGCTGAAATGAATGTATTGAAACGCAATGGCACTGTCGAAACCGTGGAATTTGACAAAATCCTGAATCGGATGAAAACTATTGGACAATCATTAAATCTCAAAATCAATTACACATCTTTAGCAATGAAAGTTATTGACCAGCTATATGACAATATATCCACGACAAAAATCGACGACCTCAGTGCAGAACAATGTGCGTCCATGGGTTCCACGCATTATGATTATAACGTTTTGGCGGGACACATAATCATTTCCAGTCATCAAAAAAATACGTCGCCGATTTTTTCTAACGTAATAAACTCATTATACAACTTTCGAGACAAACATGGCGCACATTCTCCACTTCTGGATGCATCGTTCCATAACATAGTTATCGAAAATGCCGTTTTTTTCGACGATTTATGCGACTATTCCCGAGACTTTCTTATCGACTATTTCGGTTTCAAAACATTGGAACGCGCATATTTTATGAGAATAGACGGAAAACCCGTCGAACGAATACAGCATATGTGGCTCAGAGTTGCTATCGGTATCCACGGCGCTAATTTGGAAAAAGTTAAAGAAAGCTACGACCACATGTCTCATAAATATTTCACCCATGCTACCCCTACGTTATTCAACGCAGGAACTCCACGCCCTCAACTATCGTCTTGTTTCTTGGAAGCCATGGAAAGCGATAGCATCGAGGGTATTTACAATACGTTAAAAGATTGTGCCCTTATTAGCAAATGGGCGGGCGGAATCGGACTACATATCCACAATGTTCGTGCGTCCGGAAGTCATATTCGTGGAACCAATGGTTCGTCAAACGGAATCGTTCCCATGTTGAAAGTGTTTAATAATACTGCCAAGTACGTTGATCAATGTGTAATTCCTGAAACCATCCTATATACAACACAGGGTCCTAAACAAATACAACATGTTGTAGCGGGAGAAACGTCCATAATCAATGAAGACGGAACAATTGAAGTTATCGACAACGTCTTGGAACACCCATATGAAGGAACTATTTACGAAATCGAAACTATGCATCAATTGTATCCTTTGTCAATAACTCCCGAACATCCAGTCCTTTGTTTATCTGGAACTATAAAAGGCGTCAATTATGACGTTATTCGTAATCGCATCGACAAAAGTATTATATCCAATATGTGGAAAGACGTGAAAGATTTGAATACGGATGACATGTTGGCATATAGTATTCCTAAATATGAAAAAGACATTGATTCCATCACACCAGATGATTGTTATTTTTACGGTATTCTGTTAGGTGACGGGTATTTCGAAAACGATAATAAAAATGGACATATTACCCTACATAGTACAAATAAACAACATATATTGGAATTTTGTAAATCATATTTTTCCAGTAAATGTGTGAAATATCATATTACAGCTCACGATAATATCACCAGAATAAGATGGAATAAGAATATTGAGATCCCCATACGATATAGCGACGTTTATGACGAAAATAAACAAAAACATATTACACCAAAATGGTTAAATTTACCATTGAACAAGTGCGGACAAATCGTCAAAGGGTTATTACATACAGATGGATGTCTACATAATGAAATCGTTTTTGACAACACGTCCATTAAATTGGTGGAAAGTCTACGATATATTTTACTGCGTATGGAAATATTAACCAGCGGTTATATTAGAGACCGCATTGGTGAGTCACATCAAACGTATAATGGAACTATAACTCATAAATTATTGAATTATGTACTGAGAATACCCAAAACAGATGTTCTATGTGAGCTAATGAATATTTCAGATGCTGGTCATTTTTTCAAATTTTTCAAGCATAATGGATATTTATATAGTCGAATAAAAAGCATCGAAAAACGCAATTATTGTGGCACATTATACGACCTTCAAATGAAAGATATACATAGTTATATGAGTCATAATGGTGTGATTCATAACGGTGGGGGTCGTCGCAATGGCTCTTTTGCCATTTATTTGGAACCCTGGCACGCGGACATAGAACTGTTTCTACAAATGCGCAAGAATCACGGCGACGAGGAACTTAAAGCCCGCGACCTGTTTTATGCTCTATGGATGCCAGATTTGTTCATGGAACGTGTCAAAACGAACGGTATATGGACGCTGATGTGCCCCGACGAATGCCCCGGTTTAAGCGATGTATATGGCGAACAATTCAAGACTCTTTATGAAAAATACGAATCTGAAGATAGAGGACGAACTACCATGAACGCCCGTGACCTGTGGTTCCAAATTCTCGACGCACAAATGGAAACCGGGACACCATATTTGCTGTATAAAGACGCATGTAATATTAAATCTAACCAAAAAAATATAGGCACCATCAAATCCAGCAATTTATGTACAGAAATCGTCGAATACAGCGATGAACACGAGACCGCAGTATGTAATCTGGCGAGTATTGCACTCAGTTCCTTTGTCGATGCTTCCGGAGTTTTCGACTATGATAAACTCCACGATGTCAGCAAAATCGTGACCGAGAATCTCAATCGCGTTATCGATATTAACTATTATCCTACGGAAAAAACGCGCCGAAGTAATATGCGCCATAGACCCATTGGTCTCGGAGTTTCGGGTCTGGCCGACGTATTTATGAAAATGAATCTGCCATTTCACTGCGACGAAGCCAGGACAATTAATTCGCAGATTTTCGAGACCATTTATCACGGAGCCTTGGAAAAATCGTGCGAACTGGCCCAAAAAGAAGGCAAATACGAAACATTCGACGGTTCCCCCGCCAGCGAAGGAATACTTCAGTTTGATATGTGGAACGCCAAGCCAAGCGACCGATACAACTGGGAATATTTGAAAGAACACATAAAAATATTCGGATTGCGCAATTCACTTCTTTTGGCACCCATGCCCACAGCATCCACGTCGCAAATTCTCGGCGTGAATGAATGTTTCGAGCCGATTACTAGCAATATTTATAACCGGCGAACCATTGCCGGCGAATTTATGCTGGCAAATAAATATATGATGCGCGACTTGATTGAGCTAGGTCAATGGAACGACCACGTGAAAAACAACATTATATCGAATAATGGCAGCGTTCAGCATATCGAATCTATCCCGCAACATATTCGCGACAAATATAAGACCGTGTGGGAAATACCCATGCGTCATTTAATCGATATGGCGGCCGACCGCGGAGTATATATTTGCCAAAGTCAAAGTCTGAACCTATGGTTGGAAGAACCCGACTATAATAAACTCACGTCCATGCACTTTTATTCTTGGTCAAAAGGATTGAAAACGGGCATTTATTATTTGCGCAGAAGGGCCCGGCATCAAGCACAGCAATTCACGATTGAACCTGAGAAAAAAGAAATCCGCAGTGGCAGTTTCGGCGATGATGAACCATGTGAAATGTGTAGCGCATAAAAATGAAATAAAGCGATGAATATGACAACATATATACATGGTATATTTACCAAAAGAAATAATGACTCAGATTTATGAATACGACCGCACTTACAAAGTACATTTTGACGAGGTATTGGCACAATTGGGACGTGTAAATATGCATTATAATTTATACATTCATAACTATATGTTTCACTGCGACATTAATTATGTAGTAGGCATTGAATATCATAATAGAGTTTATTTTGCGAAAAGGTCATTCGTTTAGGAATTGTTAAAAAAATATACGGAAAAATTAAATGGATGACTTTGTTTTAGCCAATTTGCATGAGTCTCGCAACGAGTGGTGTAGTCGCCTCGTGAGTATTTTTACTCCGCTCATTAACGAGGGCGTTCGCTCTATTTTTCATGAATCCTGGAAAATGTGCTGCGAAAATGAAGAGAAGGAAAAATACTTGATGACCTTTCAGAATCTCTTGTCGCGCATCCCCAAGTGGAATTCCGTGATTATTGAGACCGAAAGAAAAAGAATCATTGAACGCAGTGGATGTAACTATTTAGAAGATTTAATTTCTTGTGTCCATGTGATTCAGTTGAAAGTACTTACTTGCATTCGCGTAGGCAATAAGCAGAAACAAATAGATATTTCTATCCCGAAGTTGGATAATTTCATACATAAAATCTATATTCACGTTGCGCGCAAAGTATATGGCAATGTTTATTTATTTGAAAACAATATTAGCCCATTAGCGCAACAGAAAAATAATCGCGAATTTGAGCAAATTATTCAAGAGTGCATCATGACCACCATCCGCGACAGTATTCCCACCGAAGAAATTATCCGAGCTTACATGGACGAGACACAAGAACAAGAAGAGGAAGTGATTATCGAGAACATTCATGATGAAGAGGCAAAGGCCGAGGTGAAAGCCGAGGAGGTGAAATCCGAGGAGGTGAAATCCGAGGAAGTGAAAGAAGAAATCCCTGTTGTTCCTTCCATCGTAGATAAGGACGAGGAGCCTGTGGTAACAAAGTTATCATTTAACGACGTCGATTCTGCTCAAAGTATAGATGGCATAGTTGAGAGCATTGAAGCGCCTAAAAACATTGAGCGACTAGAGGAAATCAGCAATGCCCGTGCTTTAGAGCGCAAATTAGAGGAAGAAGAGGAAGATATGAACGACCGCATTCAGATCCATACAGATAATTTGAGTTTAGGTGATTTAGATATATTGGATATTGAAAAAAGCATTAATGGAGGCGGCGACCAATTGTTGCTCGAGGACGTCGAAGTTTTAGGTTAATTCGTTTAATGAATCATATATTTATGGAAAAATAAATATATGGAAAAAGTCGTGTTTCTGTCTGTCGTCATCAGCGTTCTCTTTTTTATTTATAAAATATTCGAAATGAAATATGTGGATAAGGAAGCCAAACCGCTGAAACTCATCGTGCGCGATACTGTCGTTGTATTTACTTGTACCTTTATTCCGGTAATGCTGTTTTTCCAATTTGATGGTAAAATGGGGGAAATCTTCAACATGAGTAGCGAAACTGCTGCTGCACCTCCGAAAGTATTCACTGGCGACCCCGGATTTTAAACCCTTGAATATTTAAAATGGGACATTTTGAATCTTCAAGGGTCAGATACCAGTAACAAATTGAAATTCAGAACGCCTAAGGCGTTCCATTTTAAATCTTCACTGGTATAAACCCTTAGAGGAAAAATATAATCATAATTTATAGTAATGGAAGATGATTTGGTTCAATTAAAAATGGGTTTGAAAACGAACTTCAAAACAACAAAACTAAAAAAAGAAGAATTCGTGTTATCTAAACTTTCAATAAATTGGAGTCAAGATATAGAAAAATCACATTTACAAGCAACGAGAAAAATAGAACGTGTTAACATATTAGTGAAAGTATTAGCAGAAGCAGAAGCAGAAGCAGAAGCAGAAGCAGAAGCGAAAGCAGAAGCACAAGCAGAAGCACAAGCAAAAGCACAAGCAAAAGCACAAGCAAAAGCACAAGCAGAAGCACAAGCAAAAGCACAAGCAAAAGCACAAGCAGAGGCAGAAGGAGAAGCACAAGCAGAGGCAGAAGGAGAAGGAGAAAAATCATCCATAAGTCCAATTGGGGTTTCGCAAGTAGAAGAAGAAGAGATAAAGAAGCAGAATGAAGAGATAAAGAAGAAAGAAGAAGAAGAGAGAAAGAAGCAGAATGAAGAGATAAAGAAGAAAGAAGAAGAAGAAAAAAGAAGAGACAAAGAAAACGCTGCTAAAAAATTTATAGTAGATATATGTAATAGTGTAGTTGCTGCATGGAATAAGAGAGCGCAAAAGCAATCCTTATTACGACAAGGAAAGCAAAATATTGGTAAATTATTTACTAATAGAGAAGTGCAAAAGTCCATAGATTATGTAAATTTTAAAGATGAGATTATGAAATGGGAAACCCTTGCTGACCCTCCAAATCTTCAAGGAGGCAAAAAGACAAGAAGACGCAGAAAAGTAAAACGAAAGACCTTGCGTAAAAAGTCGAGGAGAAAAGGAAATAAAACCAAGATGTAAATATCATTATGGCAAAGATTATCAAAGGCTATAAAGGTGTAATGGATTTAGATTTGTCATACATCCGCAGTGAATTGCACGGCGAATTGATAAAACAACACTTGTTAGACATTGAATATTACAAACAATATCAATTGACGTTACCAGAAGAGCTGCGTTATGAAAACACCATTGGGAAAATTTTGAAAAATCAAGAATTCTTTGACAGTATATGTGCAAAAAAGGCCAAAGAAAAACTCGATGAAACCAACCAAAGATTCAGAGAATTGTGTCAAAGATATTCATAATAGCGACTTTTATTGAAATCTTTGTAATCTTCACTTGAATACCATATTTCTTTTACCAAATTATCTTTGAATAAATCATATCTTGACGGTATTGTTTGTATAAAAATCTTGTCGTTAAACGTGATACACTTGTATTTATTTGATGCATGTCTATTCCTAGATTTAACACGTAACCATACTTGCTTTCGAGTAAGCATGGTTTATTTATTCAGTAGTCTTTGTATTACTTTCCGCCGATTTTTGTATTACTTTCCACCGATTTTTGTATTACTTTCCACCGATTTTGTTATTACTTTCCGCCGATTTTTGTATTACTTTCCATTCATTTTTGTATTACTTTCCATTCATTTTTGTATTACTTTCCGCCGATTTTTGTATTACTTTCCATTCATTTTTGTATTACTTTCCGCCGATTTTTTGAAGGTTTAATAATAAAAATTCGGTTGTTCTGTTGCGTTCATTTTTCACAATGTATAATGAATAACAAAGATTTTCAAAAAATAATTATTTTACATGTAAATAATAAATTACAAATTCTTTGAAAACACCTTGAAAAAAACTGTTGAGACTCGGTGAACTTTTTCTCGAAAATGGACATTTTTAAAATGTCCAAAATCAGGAAAAAGTCCTGGGAGTTTTCCAAGAAATATCAAAATTGTGTTTTGTGAGCATAATGCTTTAAAATCAGAAAAAATGAATGAACATTTGTGACTGAACTTTTTTTTCGTTGAAATCTCGGCATTTTTTTCTGTTTCATTTATATGAAACAAAATGAAACAATTTTGATGCCAGAAAATGCCTGTGATTTTGTATGCGAATTATGTGACTTTAGAAGCAGCAAATTAAGTAATTATAACAAACATTTATCCACCCGGAAGCACAAAATGAAACAAAATGAAACAATTTTGATGCCAAAAAATGCCGCACCCGTAATGTGTAACAATTGTGACAAAGAATTTAATAGTCGTACATCATTATGGAGACACAAGAGAATATGTCAACCTACTCAATCGATAGCTTTAGTAAAAACCGAGGAGTTGGATTATAAGATGCTCTTTTACAGGGCACTAGACGAGATTAAGGAACAGCGCGAAGATTTTATGGAACAAATCAGTGTGCAACATGAAGAACTGAAGAAAAAGGATGAGTTAATGGGGCAGATGATTGATAAGGTTGGCACTACAAATAACATCACAAATACGATGAACAATCACTTTAATATCAACATGTTTCTCAATGAACAATGCAAAGACGCAATCAATTTCTCCGACTTCATTGACCGCATTGAAATAAGTCACGATGATTTAGAAAATAATGCTCAACTGGGATTTGTTAATGGGATGACAAAGATTCTGATGGATAACTTGAAGCTCCTCACAATACACGAGCGACCCATTCACTGTACAGACGTGAAGCGCGAGACACTATATATCAAGGACCATGATGTATGGAATAAAGAACAGTCTGTAGAGAAATTAGAAAGTGCGATTCAGGAGGTGTCCAGGAAGAGTATCAAATCTTTGTTAGATTGGAAGAAAATCAATCCTGAATATAGTAATATGGACTCGGAATTCTCAAAGAAATGTATTCCTATGCAGCTAAATTCGACTGGTATATGTAATAAGGATTCTTTCTATCCTACTATAATTCACAATTTAGCTAGAGAGAATAGTATTTCTCACTTGAAATAAATTTTTTTATAAAAATGATTCACTTTTTGTATATACTAATAATGAAATAAAAACATATACGTGGTACTGTATAATGAGTGAAATTGAAACCGTTGATATATGCTGTGGATTATGTTGGGGTGATGAAGCAAAAGGTAAGATAATATCGACATTATTGTCGAAAAACAAGTATGATTGGGTATGTCGTTGGAACGGGGGGAGTAATGCAGGTCATACAATATATATAAATGGTGTAAAGTATGCTACTCATATAATACCTGCTGGTGTATTTTACGGTGTTCCTTGTTATATTGGCCCCGACTGTTTAATAAATAATAAAGCGCTCAAACGGGAAATAGATTATCTCAATGAAAATGGCTTCGATACATCTAATATATATTTTTCGTCGAAAGCACATGTAGTCAGTGATAAACATATAGAAGAAGATTGTTCTTTGTATAAGAAACAACAAGGTTCAACTGGAATGGGTATAGCACCATGTTCGAGGGATAAATATGCGCGCCTGGGACATCGTATAGAAGACGACGAAACTTTTCCATATAAAGAAAAAATATGGCGCGGGGATTCATCTCCCTTGAAAGGAAATATATTGTGCGAAGGTTCTCAGGGTTTCTGGTTGGACATAAATTATGGTTCATATCCATATGTGACATCATCATGTACTTTGCCATATAGTGCATGTTCATTGGGGTTTCCACCACAAAAAATAAGAGATATATATGGAGCAGCAAAGGTGTATGACACACGTGTAGGCGTAGATCCTCATTTTTCACATAGAGATTGTAAAGAATATGATGAAATCTTTAGTGAAATAGCGAATGTTGCCGAGGAATATGGTACTACGACAAAGCGATTACGAAAAATAGAGTGGCTAAATATGGACAAATTGTTAATTTCCATCAAAATCAGTGGCGCGAATAAAGTAATAATTTCCAAAATAGATATACTGGATAAAGTAAATAAATATCTGTATATTCACGACGGGAAGTATGTTGAATTTGAAGACTCATGTGCATTCAAAAACAATGTCAATTTATTAATAAAAAATAATTGCAAGCTAGTAACAAGTATTATTTACTCGGACAATCCGATGAATATATAAACACCTTTTTTTTATCTGCGCGAATAATTCAATACTTTTTCGCGTTCTTCTATCGTCATCAGACCAATAAGTATATTAACTTTTGAAAAAATAGTAATAGAATAACTCAGTTCCATTGTGCTATCATAAATGAACATTTCACTCTTATCTGTTAGATAAGGTAGCCTTCTCCAATATTCATAATATTTATCAGTATAACCATATTGGACTGGAATATTTTGATTCATTATTCTAGAAATATCGTCAGCTATTCGCCTCATAATGACCACTGTTCTCTCTTCTGGATACGCAGTCTTATACAACGTACAAATACTTTTACGAAAAAGTATAAAATCGCGTATATCTTCCACTATAAACTCAGATTGTTTTTCATATGTATAAGGAATTATATGCTCTCTAATAATTTCAATAGGTAATCTGCGGAGCAGTTCCATATACCCTAACTATGAAAAAATCTATTTATACTCTTAGATTTCCATGTGTTTATCGTTTGGAAACGCAAAAAATCCCACATTTTACGTTATATAATGAAATCTTTGCATTTTGCGTCGAAAATTGGGTTTTTAAACAGTAAATTCCGACAGTTCTGTTCATATGATTTATTTATTACCAAATAAACATGTCATATAGAAATAATAAAAAGTATTTTAACAGCATTCAATAAATAATGATTATTTGAAATTACCCTTGAAAAAAACAGCTGGGATTTATTTTTGAAAAAATGAAAAGTGGACATTTTAAAAATGTCCAATTTTGGATTTTCCAAAGAAGAATCTCACAGAAACTTCAAAAAACGACTTTTGTTACGTGTATCGGGTGAAACCCAGTGGATTACTTTTTTGGTAATGACACTGAACTTTTTTTACGTTCAACTCTCGGCATTTTTTTCTTTAGTCAAAATATACGAAGAATGACGAACGAAAAAATGCCAAAAAATGCCCAGATTTTTTCATGCGAACATTGTGACTTTACATGCTCTAAGGAGAGTAATTATAACATACATATTTTTACACTGAAACATAAAATACGAACAAATACGAACGAAAAGTCGCCAAAAATCGCCAAAGCATATTTATGTGATTGTGGTAAAAGTTATAAGCATGCTTCGTCTCTTTGGAATCACAAGAAGAAATGTATTCCAGTATCGGAAGAATTGGTTATACCCGATAAACCCGATTATAAGGACCTTTTGATGCAGGCTATGAAGCAAATGCAGGAACAACATGAAGAAATAAAGAAAAAAGATGAATTAATGGCGCAGATGATAGACAAAATCGGTAACACGACAAATAACACGACAAATAACACGACAAATAACACGACAAACAATAACCAGTTTAACATCAATATGTTCCTCAATGAGCAATGTAAAAACGCGATTAATTTCTCGGATTTCATCGACCGCATTGAAGTTAGTCACGATGATTTAGAAAACAACGCACAACTGGGTTTTGTCAAAGGAATGACAAAGATTCTCATGGATAATCTCAATCAATTGACAGTACATGAACGACCGATTCATTGCACTGACGTGAAACGTGAAACGCTTTATATTAAGGACCAAGATGTTTGGGACAAAGATAATTCATCGGAGAAAATCGATAGTGCCATAAAAGAGGTATCGCGTAAAAGTATCAAGTCATTAATCGATTGGAAACAAGAAAATCCCGAATATAAGAACATGGACTCCGAATTTTCGAATCTTTGTCTAGAGATACAAAAACACTGTCTTGCAGGAGACAATCGTGACAGTTTTTATCCAAAGATAAAACATAAGTTGGCTAGGGAAAATACAATATCTCAACTAAAGTTGTAATATTATCAAATCGGTCTTAAATCATTTTATTCAGCTTATATGGCATACCATGACCAAATAGAATCATGTAAATAAGCACTAATGCGGCAAGAAGAATGCTGCGATTTTCGGCAACAGGTTGGCTTTGTTTTAAGGCAAACACCATGAGTAAATAGAGCACGACACCAATAATGGCGGAATGGAGCAACATCATTAAACCACGTTCCATGGTATATATTACAAGTAGATATTTAGTACGGTAAATAATTGAATTGACTACTGTTATAAATGGTCACGATGAACTTTTTATTATACCCATCAACAGTAACAGTATCGCCTGAAAACAACTCATTGACACCATATTCATACGTACCACTTTTACCATTTACGATGACTTGTAATTTGGTATTGAGGTTTCCACTGTTAGAAATGGTATAATACATCCATTTATCACTGTTGTAACGACGACCCATTAACGGCAATATCAGATTTTCTCCATCGTTATTGGTTAAAATTCCGACTTGTCCGTATGGTTGGGGCAATCCTTGTGTGGGGATATTCACAGGCACCATGCCTTGGACATATGTATTTTTCAATGGCGGGGCATAAGGGTCGTTAAATACATCAGACACACGTACTTGTGGAGGAGGCGAAGTCACGACAATTTTTTCTTCGACCTTGGTTTCATTGACATTTCGATTTTGCTTCATATTTTGGTAATATAAGAAGCCCACTATAAAAAGTATTAGCACGAGAAAGGTGAGAGTAATATTTTCAATACAGAATACACCTGGCGGACATTTCTTTGGCATATTTATATATTTAATACATATAAATATTTTAGATAGCTCTGAAACCAGGAATGAAACTACCTAATCCGTATTTATTATAGGCGTCTTTAATACCGTCTTTGGAGAACAAATCGGGAAATGGAGGGAAGTCGGGCATTTCACATTTGTAGCATTTTTCAATCACATTTTTAGAGAAGTGAATTACATGGAACCCAGTGAGATCGTAAATGTAACAATCTATTGCATCTATTACTTGCATTAATGGATTCCAGTAGCCTTTTTGAAGTATATCCCATTGTCCCGTGGATAACCCTATGATACCGTCCCATAGACCGCAAAACCAAAACCATATAAATGAGTATATTATTTTGCCGATGATATCCAACGCATACCAAATAAAGCATACGTTAAAGGAGAATAGGAATGTGAAACCACATAAAGTAGCTTTGACAAACCACATACCAACTTTATAAAAATATCCGCCTAAAATACACACAATTGCTACACCGGTCAATATTTTCATCCATTGTACCAACATATTGAGTTTGGAATATAGAGAACTGAGTGTAGTTTTAAGCGTACTTATACTATGTCTCACTGAATCACGCAATTCTTTTGTACCACGTGCAGCAGTGTCACTTGCTCGTTCTGACGCAAATCTAGCATTATCTGCAGTTTGTTCAGATGTATAACGCAAAGAATCCGCTAGTTCGGCACGTGCGGCGATAATATTTCTACTCATTGATGCTTGTAAATCTGCAGCTTTATTGAGAGCAGTACGAATACCATTTGTTACAGCGGCCATTACACTGCGTAAAGTTCTTTGGCCGGCAGCAACTACTGCATTCGCGGCGATTAAAGCCTCATCACCAAGACCTTCTTGTACTTTATCTTCGAAAATTCTACATACAATAATAGTTATGACGAAGAGCCCAATTAAACTTACTAAAATTTTCTTCATTGTTGTGTTCATGTTTAATATATAATGACATTATTATTGAAGAAAATTACTTTATTCTAGGCTTGTACTTCTGGTTGTGACGAATGCTCCCGATTTTGATTCCCATAAATGTGATCACGGTAATTTCCGTTGGTTTCATTTATATAATCTATTTATTTTTTAATATTGTTTAAATCCTTCATAAGATTTTTCGCCTGATTCAACATGGGTTCTAAATTCTTCATATTTTTATATAATTCCTTTTGTGTTTTGATTAGATTCTTAGCTTCTGTGTCAAGTTCGTCTAAACCTTCCAATGTAGGTTTTGAAGATTCATCGGAAAACCCAATGAGTTTTTCAACCTGGTCTTCTACGGGGGAATTTCCCCCGTTACCCCCCTTTTCTACAGGTGATTCTTCCTCTTCTACGGGGGAATCTCCCCCGTCAGTCCCCTCTTCTACGGGGGAGTCTTCATTATTCAAATAATCAATAATTTGTTCTTGGATTACTTGTTCATCCGGGGATAAATTACTGAGTGGTTCTAATTTTCCCTTGGCAATATTCCTAAAATATTCTTTTTCATCTTCTTTGAGAGATTCAAATATTTGAGCACCTAGGTCTAACGAAGCAGTTTCGAATCCCTCATTGCCGGAAACGCGCATACGCATTAGTAATTTTACAATATTTGTCAAAATCATCGCGCTTGCTAAAATTATCATAATATTACCGGAGTATAATGACACTAATAACCCGAAAAGAATGTACAAAAAAATGTAGAATACCTCACCTACATTGACAAAAAGGAACATATCAACAATCACCAAAACCAGTACTAAATATAATAAATATTTGTTGTTTAATAATTTTGATTTATTAGACATGTAGTTAGTTGTTTTTTTCAGCTGTTTAGCTATTTCCGACTTCGTCTTTGCAAAATTCATTATGTATATATATTGATAATAAAATAAACCACAGAATCACTGAATTCAGCTGCGTTAAAATGGGTTATATTTTTTGTAGAAATGATTTAAAATCAAAATCACTATTTGAGTATAAGAAATTCTATCCCACTATATTATTTAGGGATAAATGTCTCACACTGTCGAAGAACCAATTTTACAAGAATCCAACGACCGCTATACCATGTTTCCTATCAAGTACGATGATATTTATCAGATCTACAAACGCCAGGTAGATTCCTTTTGGCGTCCAGAGGAAGTCGATTTATCGAAGGACTTGAATGACTGGTCATCATTGAACGATGACGAGCGACATTTTATAAGTATGGTGTTGGCCTTTTTCGCGGCATCAGATGGAATAGTCATGGAGAATCTGAACGTGAATTTTGGCAATGAAGTTCAAGTGGCGGAAGCTCGCGCGTTTTACAGTTTCCAGGCCGCTATGGAGTCCATTCATTCGGAGATGTATTCGATTTTGATAGACACTTATATTCGCGACGGTGAAATGAAGACAAAATTATTCAAATCGCTGGAAAACTTTCCATGTATTTCTAAAAAAGCACAATGGGCGCAAAAATGGATGGGTGATAAACGTTCATCGTTTGCTTCGCGATTGATTGCTTTTGCGTGCGTCGAAGGCATTTTTTTCAGCAGCAGTTTTGCGTCAATATATTGGATAAAGAAGCGGGGATTGATGCCTGGATTGACATTATCGAATGAGTTCATTAGTCGCGATGAGGCGTTACATACAGAATTCGCGATTATGTTATATGGTAAGCTAAATAAGAAGGTAAATAAGAAGCGCGTGATGGAAATCATCACAGAGGCCACGGAAATAGAAAAAGAATTCATTACCGAGGCATTGCCGTGTCGTTTAATCGGAATGAACGCCAAATTAATGAGTCAGTATATTGAGTTTGTGGCGGACCGATTATCGGTGCAATTAGGTTATGACAAAATATACAATTCCCATAATCCTTTTGATTTTATGGAATTGATAAGCGTGGAGACGAAAACTAACTTTTTCGAGCGCACAAATTCGGAATATGCATTGTCTAACTGTAAGAAGGATAATAATATTTTCGAATTGAACACGGATTTTTAGATAAATAAAAAAATTGATTTTTGATTATATCTGACTAACACAGATATAATGACTACTGCCAATACAGATATGAATTACACTGCAACAGATGACAATATTGATAAACTTTATGATATTATATTCGAAAAACAAATGCGTTATACAATGTTCTTTAACCAGTTGAATATTCATAGCAAAACTAACAACACGTATAGAGAAATAATACAAGAAATTTTAACAAATAATAATATTGCAAATTATCTTGAATTAGAAAAAAAAATGTTTGAAGCTATGTTCAAAAAAATTCAAGAAAAAGAAGAAGAATGGTATGAAATGTTTATAAAAAGTCGTATATGCGATGATGCGTCAGATGCGGACTATTAAAAAGGGTGTAATAATATGTTATATAAATATATATAACATGTCAAACTTTGCAATAGAGATGACACCGATAAGGGTTACACGTCGGACGAGAAAATCGATAGAAGAATCGCAAGGGAAAAAGATAAAGACGTTCATGCGAAAAACAAAACATGCTCGCATATCTCGATTTTTGTCGCACATGTGTGAAGATGCAGGGCAATGCATTACGTTCGGAACAGAAATAAAGAAAATCACGGATTTTTTCGGGGGATTCAAAGAATTCAATTATGTCAGTGGAAATATCAAAGAAATATCGAAAGGGCATAATGGTTTTGTCAAAGAAATCAAGTATAAACATAGAACTTATGAGGCCTACGCAATATTAAAATCGAATCTCAGAAAAGTCGCGGATAACTTATATTACGAGTATTTGGTCGGTCAATATATAAACACTTTAACAAAGACGTTTCCATGTTTTTTGCATACATATGGAATGTATAAATATAAGTCTTTGGAAATTTACGAAAAAATCAAAAACTCTAGTGAAAATGATTCGCAATTATTCAAAGAAAACGTATTACAAGTATCGAAGGTGGATATAAGTGATGTTTGTCAAGAACCGAGGGCATATTGCCTGCTGATACAGCACATAAAGAGTCGAAATAACTCAGTGCAACCTATTGGAGATTTAATGGATAATGTCGCGTTTTTAGAGAAAGATTTATTGTATGCGCTGATACAAATATATATACCCTTGAGCACAATTTGTGATATTTTCACTCATTACGACCTTCATCCTGACAACGTTTTATTATATGAGTTACCGGATAAAAAATACGTTACATATAGTTACCATGTACCTGGCAAGGTTGTCACTTTCCGTTCAAAATATATTTGTAAAATAATCGATTATGGGCGATGTTTCTTCGTAGATTCAAAGAATGGCAGAAATTCCAAAGATATATATGAAAATATATGCCAAAATCAATCATGTAGTCCGGATTGTGGGAAACGCAATGGATTTGTGAATCTTTTACCCGAGAATCCACCAGGAAGTTTCTATTTCATATCTTCCAGCAAGCGTAATATGAGTCACGATTTGCGGTTAGTATATGAGTCATTTACCGATATAATAGACGATGGTAAGTTCCCTAGTAAATTATTACATATACGTGCATTATTGAAATATGGCGAAGGTATTGCGAATGTGGATAATAAAATCTTTGGCACTCGTGAAAACACCACGTGTGAATACCCTAATTCTATCAATAATGTCAAAGATATGGCCACTGCGTTAATTGATACAGCATCATATTTGAGTGTAGCTAGAGAAAACGAAGAGCATTATGATAAGTATGTAGAATATGGGAAGATGGATATATATTGCGAGAGTATGCGAGCGACTCGTTTCGTGAAAGTATAATTATATCAATATGGTGGTAGTACTAGAACTGAATGAATCATTTCTTTCGGTTATGAATGAATCATTTGTTTCAATCGCATCAACCTTTTTTTTCTTCGATTTACAAAGAAACCAATAAAATAGACGGGAAAACATAATAATTATATACAATCTTTGTCATTATATTTTTTTATCATTTATTATATTTTGACAATATAGGAGGGTTTCCGAAGAACTAGTTTCGAATATAAATGGGAAAACTGCGTGAATAACAGCTTGAATAGATGCGACAAAGAAAGTTATACCCAGATTTAATGAAACCATCATATGTTGCATGTATGTTATATTATGTTCTCGTGGATGTGCCGTGAAAATATCGAAAAGGTTCATATGATTATACAAAGATTTTGAAATAATCCAAAATAATACCCCCCCATTACGCGCCAATTATTTTTAGCATTTATGAAATGAATATAAAGATATACACGAGTGTTATATTGTGGGACTAAAAAAATTGATTTCAATAAAGGTCAATAGAATTAATGTGTGAGAAGCGGATTAGACAGTTACATCGAATAATTTGTCTAAAACAACTGTCTAATGACAATCTCTCACCATGTCAATGTATAACATCTCCACTATTGTGGAAGCGGATATATTGACTTCATCGATAAATCTTATTTGCGAGAAGCGGATTGGACAGTTTCATCGAATAATTTATCTGAAACGACTGTTCAATGACAATCTCTCGCAACCCAGTCAATATATAATATCTCCACACCTTCATATGCATTGTTTGACAATGATAGTATGCTATTAATAGAATATAGTATAAAGTGGAAGCGGGTATATTGACTTCATCGAATAGTTTATGCCAATGTGCAAATATAGGAACATGTTTCCTAGCAATTTTTTTATTACCCTTTGTGGGGTAATAAAAATTGATTTTTTTTAAACAGTCTGTGTAAATGATATAAATACTACCGTATATTACCAGTAACATGACCGAAAAGCACGTAAATTTTATGGGAGAGGAGTCATATGAGCTTTTCAATCCCATTCGCAGATTGATGATGCCACTTTTATCCGGATTTCTTGGACAGCCATCATATTATATGCCAACAAGTGAAGAAAAAGGTTGCGGTAATCAAAAAATATTCGACGTATTGAAGGAGCATCTGATTCTACCCAAATACTTTGGTGTCAGTCGTCAAAAGGTGTTTTATGATGCAGCCAACGAGGCACTGGATTACGATTTTGGCGAAACATTGAAGCTTGCTGTGCGTGCGCGCAATGAGTGGTTTATGCGAAAGTCACCGGCTCAGCTTCTGGCTATTGCCGCGTCACATAGCAAGCGCACCGAGTTCAATGAAAAAAATCCGAAAGAGTTTCGGCGCGTTGTTATGGAGTGCTGTCCTTTACCAGGAGACATGGTTTCTATCTTGGATTCATGGAAAGCGCTTCATGGCAGCAAGGCGAAGTTCCCATCCGTATTAAAGCGCGCATTCGAAGACAGACTCAGCGAGATAACGGCATATCATTGTGGTAAGTATCCAAAACAAATAATTGACATAACCCGTATTTCTCATCCTTCGAAGAAGGTCGTGGCTGCTACGAATCTGGACCCGCTCTTGACAAACGGAACGGTGGAGCTGGATGACGAAGACACGACTTGGGAGAAGCATCGTTCGCAAGGTAAGTCATGGACGGAGACGCTGGCGGCGATGAATAACAGGATGCCACATATGGCCGCATTAAGAAACATTTGTGGCGTGGCGCGAAGTGACCCAGGGGAAACGTTTATGCAGGAATACTGCGACATGGTTTTATCGGGTGTTAAAGGAGGCAAACAGTTTCCTTTTCGATATATTAGCGCACATGATACTATGAAGCGACAATTAGAAGAAACAGAAGAAACCGAAGAAAAAGGACGAAAGAAACGGCAACCAATCAACGCCAAATATGCACCAATTATCTTGGATTGTTTGGAGAAATGTCTTCAAGCGTCCATGGATAATTACCCTAAATTGGACGGTTCGACAATGGTGCTTTCTGACAACAGCGGAAGTGCGCATGGAACATTCACATCGACATATGGGCGAACAACCGTCTCCGATATTGGCAATTTATCGGCATTATTCACGGCGTTGTCATGTACCGGGCGCGGCACAGTGGGCGTTTTCGGAGACCGTCTCATAGAGTATGAGGTTGATAAGTCGCGGTCGATTTTGGAACAATACGAAGAAATTCGTACTTTAGGAGGACAAGTAGGCCAAGGTACCGAAAATGGAGTATGGGTGTTTTTCAAGAACGCCTTCGCTAATCCACAGGATTACAAGTTCGACTATTGGTTTTGTTACTCGGATATGCAAGTAGGTCACGGAGAGCTCTATGGCAACGAACCTGAAATCGAAAAAGGGCAATGGAATTGGGCATCTAAGCCTGCGTCTGCTCGCAATGTATATATAAATGTACATAGCTTGGTGAATGAATACAGGAAAACCATAAATCCACGACTCAATACGTTTATGGTGCAAACTGCTGGATATGTAGATTCGGCGTTACCGGAATCGACATACAGAGGGGCTGTTTTATCGGGATGGACAGGAAACGAGGTGATATATGCGAAGGAAATCACCAAGTTATGGGATGAGATGGAGAAAGTATAAGTTAGACGGTGGTTTGTAGGTCATTCATCTGGTTTTGCATCGCGGCCATCTGGGAAATCGCATCAGGCATAGCATTGGTAAGTTCATCTGTACTGTAATTTTGCATTTGTTTTATACCACTGTTTTGTCCAACAAGTACATGATATAAATAATAAAGAGTCAACATTTGAATTTTGTTTTGTTTACTTTCATCGGTAATGTATGGTTCTTCATTCATGGGATTGGTGTTACATTTAACACTTTTTTTCCCCTCAGGAGACTTAAGTTTCTGTATTTTAAATGTAATGTCGTCAATATTACCTTGAAAATCACGTCGTTGGTCATCGTTTTCAACGTAAGAGAGCCGTCCTTTCCAATACGTTTTTTCTTCTTCCAATTTATCTATATCACATTCTTCATAGTCGTTTTGACGTACGGGCTCTAAAGTTGTCATGAGATTCAAATCAGATTGCATGGTATTTATCCCTTGCTGACTCCCGTCTATGATTTGCGGTAGGTCACTGGATGGAATATAGGATATGTATCCCTGAATGTTGAGAATTTTCAATATTTGTTCATGTTTCATCATATATTTACACAACAACTCGATGTTTTGTTGGTTGGATTTATTTATATCCGGTGTAATCGCATCTGACTGATTTTCTATAGATGACGGGCAACATTCACTTATTGTGATGCCTGAGTTGTTGTTAATAACTATTTTGTCACAATATGAGGAATTTTTATCACAATCTATTTCGCCGTGTCCATAAATTTCATTATATACATATACCAAGTAGTTTTCGTCGCCTTTAACAATAGCATATAAATCTGATAACAAGGATGTGATAGAAGAAGACGGCATTTCGGGAACTTTTTTAATCATATCGGGGTTAGGCATTCCGGTGTCGAAATATCCTTCTTGAATATTTGTCTTACACATGGAAGCATAGACAATGATACATAATAGTATAATGCTTAATACAATGAATTTCATGTGCATTTGTTAAGATATACTTTATCATGCGAAAAAAAGCTGGAAAAAATGGTTTAAAGATTATAAAATAAATAATGATAACTACATAATGTGCGGTATATTTGCTTTACTAAATCATGCGTCGGTTATAGACGATGATTTTATCGAAAGGGCATTTGAAAATGGGCAAAGTAGAGGCCCTGAATTCTCTACCATGGAAAAGGTATCAATTGATGCACTGTTTGGCTTCCACCGACTAGCAATTAATGGCATCAATGTGAATTCGAATCAGCCGTTACATTTTGGAAACATAGTTCTCATTGCTAATGGCGAAATATATAATTATAAGGAGCTCTATGAAATGTTGAAGATAAAGCCCACCACCGATTCAGATTGCGAGGTAATCATTCACTGTTACCTTCGTTTTGGAATAGAATATACGCTTCAATTATTAGACGGCGTATTTGCATTTGTCTTATTAGATAATGAACCAGAGAACACCAAAATGTATGTGGCACGAGACCCATATGGAGTGAGACCATTATATACAATGTATGGCGAATGGTTTCAAATGTATGGATTTGCATCTACAATGAGTATGTTACAACCCATGGCTAATTTGCATAGTCTAAAAATAAATCATTTCCAGCCCGGTAGTTACAGTGTTTATGAGCTTCCGCAAACGAGTTCGCCCCAATGGAAATTTGCGTATAATGTCAAATATAGCCAAATGACATTTTCGCGTATATCCAATTGTGAAAGTGATTATAATAGTATAATGAAAAACATTAGGTCTTTATTAACACAGGCGGTTTATAAACGTTGTTCCACAAGTGACCGTCCAATTGCATGCCTTTTATCAGGCGGTTTAGATAGTAGTCTTATAGCGTCATTAGTTTCCAGATATCATAAAGAACATGGTTTGCCACCCATAGAAACGTACAGTATTGGATTAGAGGGTTCCGAGGATATTAAATACGCCAAGCAAGTTGCACTGTTTCTGAATACTAGACACACATCCGTGATAATGACAAAGGATGAATTCGTCAATGCTATACCAGAAGTGATAAAAAATATCGAAAGTTATGATACAACCACAGTGCGTGCGAGCATCGGAAACTATTTACTGGCAAAATTCATATCCAAGCATAGCGAAGCCAAAGTTATCTTTAGCGGTGAAGGTGCCGACGAACTAGCGGGAGGTTATTTGTATATGGGGCAGGCACCAGATGCAATTGAGTTTGACCATGAATGCAAACGATTGTTGAACGATATTTACATGTTTGATGTCACACGCTGTGATAAATCGATTTCTAGCAATGGCCTAGAGCCACGCACTCCATTTTTGGACCGCGCATTTACACAATACTATTTGTCGATTCCAATGAACACTCGGTACAGGGGTGGCGGGGATGATTTTTTCTCTTATTATAAGATGTGTGAAAAATATTTGATTCGCGCATCATTTGACCCTAAATTTAGCAATGATGAATATTTGCCGGATGAAATATTGTGGAGAACTAAAGAAGCATTTAGTGATGGAGTTTCGTCGCAAAAGGAAAGCGCATTCGAGATTCTACATAAATGTGTCGATTCAATGGCTTTAGAGAATATGGTATATGAACATAATGCACCTGTTACAAATGAACAGAAATACTATAGACAATTATTTGAGAGTAATTTTCCTAGTCAAGGTCACATAATACCATATTTTTGGATGCCGCGGTTTATAGAAGCAGATGACCCAAGTGCTCGAACATTGAAGATATACGCCGAGCATCACCAGGAATTATGTGAAAGATCGCTGTAAAATATATCTAATTATAAATATATCTAAACATGACAGATGACATGACTAAACAACCATATATAAAAACGGACGAATTCATAAACAATATGGACAATATTAAATACATGGAGAAATTGGATTATACACTGTATGAAAATAGCGATGGTCCTTCAAGCGTACCGTTGTATATTGCCAATAACACGTTGAATTTGTCGGGAAGTGGTGAGCCATTGAAAAAATATATGACAGAAAATACTCAATCGGTGATTAATTTGGATAGTTGTAAGCAAACAAAGGGGCTAGAGGATATATCGAATTGTGGTTTGATTCATAACGCCAGTGGAATTTTGCGCGATATTAATCGGGTCAATAATTATGACTGTGTGTTCGATGATAGCTGTGGTTCGCCATATGAAGTAGTAGTGAGCAATTATAAAAATCGCGATTCACCGATAACCGTGTCTTTAAAAGAATACGAAACATCCCAAAGTACTGCATACGTCGATAATTGCAAGAAATATAATGGTATGATACATTGTGATGCATGTGATTTAAAAAGGACCGCTCTCTGTGATGTTTTGGAGAAGTCGATGAGTGATAGTAATACAAATGTACAAATGACAAATTCTGATGGAACTCAGGAGTCAGTTTCTTTGTTACAATGGTTGGATAAACCCGCCAGCGATTTCGAAAATGGATGTAAAAAATATGATGGTATGGAGCATTGCTCGAAGTGTTTTAACACAGGCGGAGTGACGGATATTTGTCCGAATTTAAACGGGGGCGTTACTGGCGAATATCAAGCGGAGTTAAATGCTCTGCAAGCGGAGAAGGCGGAGGCAGAAAAGGCACTAAGTGACCAAATGGCGGAATTCGACTCGCTGGCCGAGAATTTTCAATGTTTCTATAACAGATACAAGCAACCGTTGAACAACTATGTTCAAGAGACCATTATACCGCAAACAAACGTAATAGTGGAAAAAGTAGTAACCACTTTTCACACGGAAGATGATGTATTAACCACGGTTTATCTTGGAGGAATTTCGATAATGGGTTTGTACATTTTATATCGTTTGATGGAAAAATAAATAATAAGTAATATTTATTATTTATGCACTGATTTTGTATCGCTTATATATTTCTAAAGCGACTAATGCCCCGATAAACTGAGACATGATGTAAGGCAATAGCTCATGAACATCGATTTTATTAATAGACGCCATTATTAGAGAAATAGCAGGATTGAGATACCCCGAAGATATTTTCAGAGTAACAGTGAGGATAACTGCATACACAAGAGCAATAATAACGGGATTATTTGTGGCTAAAACAACATATACCAACAATCCAGTCCCGATGAATTCTGCTAAATATTTATTCATATATAATTCATCCACATTATTTTTTAACACCCCGTCTAGGCGCAATTCTTATTTTTAGGCGTGTCGTTATAGTTACGAAGGATGGCGCGCTGTCTCTTGTATTTAATATAGTCCGATGTGTCAGATACCCACTTGGTGTTAGTGGAGGAAGGAGGGACGTTTGTTCCATCGCAATTGTTGGGATTGGTGCCAATCAATCTGCTCATACCGGGTTTATCGGATTGGACCTGACTTGGGCCACCACATGAGTAATTTTGACGACTAAGAAAGTCGCTAATGTTATTAACCGCTTTGTAAGAACCTCCACGGAGCGTGTAAGAACCGGAATCAGTCGTTACCGTTCCGGCAGCATATGCACCGTTCCATCCAGCTCTTAAAATTCTTCTAGTACGTGCAATATCAGATGAACCTTTATCAACCAATGACATTATATACTATTACTATACAAAAATACCTATCGTATAAATAATAATTATTTTCTAAAACAAGTATATGGATTCAAGTGATTGTGATGTATTCAGCTCATCGCCTAAGAACAATTATATAGATGAGATAACGATGCAATTATTAATGAACAAACAATGTAAATCTAAATTAATGCAAAACGACTCAGATAAAAGCCACGAATGCGACGAATATTATTCTAAACTTTCGCATTATAAACTAGACATTATAGATTTATTCAAAAATTACATGAATGATTACGATTATCATGTATGTCATGAATTGGATGACGCATTTCAAATCTTTGTCAAATCGTCTTTAAAACATTTCGAGATAAAGGAAGTGGAACAAGAAAATAATTATAATAACGATGACGAAGATGAGGTGCTATTCCAAAATGTCAATGCTTTTACAAAGACGAACAGTTACTGGGGTAAGGGAGTAAAAAAAATATGAGTATAATGTAAGATGCCACATTTTACTAAAAAGAACTGTAGTCCAAATGTACATGGAAAGACCGTAAAAAGACAGTCGTGTTTAACGGAGGATGTATTAGTGAATATGAAGAAGAAGTACAATAAAAAAAGGCGAGGTAAGGAGCGCATAAAATACAAAGAACCGCGAAAAATATGGGATGAATTTAGGATAAAAATGAAAAATTGTAATGATGAGCAGTGTTGGATTTCGAATCTATATCAACAAGAAATGCGCGAAAGACTGCACGAGTTCATTTTTTCTCCGAATAAGCCTTACACTTGGGCAAAGAATCCGAACGAGTGGTTGAGCAATTTTGACATAGAAGCAGTGATGCATCAATATGAAGAATCGGACCCGACCTTTAAATTTATCGGGACGACATTTATTGATTGGGAATCCGATGATTCTATTTATGGATGTGTCGAACCGGAATTGTGTAAATTTAATCTGGAAAAGGAGATTTCGGCTAAAAAAACAAAGATTGCGGTCATTTTCAATTTAGACAAACATACTGGGAGTGGAACACATTGGACCTCGATGTTTATTGATATACGTGACAAATTCATTTTTTATTTCGACAGTAACGGGACAAAGACGCCGAAACAAATGCTTAGCTTGGTGAACAAAATCAAAGAGCAAGGAAAGAATTTGGGAATTAATTTCACATTTTACGAAAATCATCCATTCACGCATCAGTACTCTAACAGTGAATGTGGAATGTATTCTTTGTTTTTCATCATAACACTTTTGACGAATAAAGTTAATGATAAACCGTTTAAAACCGTTAAAGACAAGGTAAATTTGTTCAAACGAAAACGAATTCCGGATAAACACGTGGAACTGTTACGTAATGTTTACTTCAATTAAAATGTGATAATAATATAATATAATGGCAGAAGAGCAGAAGAGGATGGATACATGGGTAACAAAAAATACCGATAATACCTATCGACCATCGGCAATAGCAAAAACTGATGTTATTAGTGAAACATGGGATAAGATATATACGGAAATTATTACAAAAATGACTACGAATGATTCCACTGACCCAATGTTAAACTTGAACTTACATACATATCAATTATATGGGTTATTTGAGATTGCGATGAGTGATTATATTCTTAAAGATTTAGCGGAAGACATAGATGATATGAAGGAATATATCGAAAAACAATACAAAAAAGCACGAAATATTATGAAACGTTATCGTAAAAGAAAAATCTTAGAGCATGATGATTATAATGAAATAGGAATACAGTTTAAAGGTATAAATATCGATACTACACAACTCAAAGGAGATGCGGACCAAAAAGCTTTTTTCGAGCATATCCAACTTCAAATACTCGATTTGGCGAATAAATTGGAAGGTATTATTAAAGACATAAAGAGAAAAAATGCAGATGCAGAAAGCAACCAAGATTTTGAAATAGTTACAGTATATAGGGCGGATCCATTGGAACCAGAGGATGCTACAAAATTATCTTCGAGCACAGTTATAATAGACAAAAAATGTAGCACAAATAACACTATATCATGCTATTTCAAAGAACTAGCAGTCAATTCCGCGGAATCTGATTTGGCAACAATATATAGTGAATCACAGAAAAGACCTTTATCAAAAGGAAAACAAGTCGAAATAACAACGGCAATAGATAAGAGCGTTAAGGAAAAGCCTACTATTTCAAGCTTTACAAAAGAAAGAGAAATATTGAAAAATACATATGACCTAGATCAAGCACATAAAGATGCAGTTGCAGCAGCATCCGCGGCAGGTGGAAGTAAAATGAATAGAAAAACAAGAAAAAAACGGAAGTAATAATATCGAAAATAATGTATAAAAACAATACTTATACATTATTATGTCATCATCCTTTTTATCAAGTAAAAATCAAACAACAATAATGAATATACTGTTGCGAATCCCGTTATTCAATGAATGTATATCTACCGCGGAACAAACTCAGTGGATAGAACAACAAATGGCTCTAATATATAGTCATAATGAACAACATGCGAAAGAGTCTAAATTAATTGACTTTAATAAAGATGCGATTAGTATATTGATTGGTATTTTAAAACAATTGAAACAAAGTCGGATTACGGAGGCGAGTTCTTCAACGCCGTTTGAACCGGTCGAGGATACGGCTATAACAAATTTGGAAGAATTGGTGGAACAACAAAGACGAAATCGAGATTTAGATATTTTACCACAAAAACCGCCAGAAACTTCCTTAGAAGTAATCGAATTAGATAATTCCAAGACGGTGACTTGGTACGACGAACGTAAAACGAATGAATATGACGAGAAAATAATGATGTTAGAAGAACAAATGCGTGATTTAAAAGAGCAATTATCAAGCATAAAAAGCACAACATACATTGATGTTTGTCAAACGATGAATAGTGTAATTAGAATCGTAAGCGGAGAAAATTAGATAATACTTCTTTGTTTTTTTGTTCGTAAGCCATGGATTTTTGTGTCGCTTCGTATTGTTTTTTCATGATGTATTCATTTTGTTGTCGTTGCTGTTCATTCATAATCCTCTCTGCATTCTGTTTTTCTATAGGTGTGAGATTTTGCTGTCCGCGTTCGCGATTTAATTGTTCAACCGATGCATACGTTTTCATATTATGTAAGTCATTTTCACTCACCGACAATACAGTTTCGTCTTTATGTACTCGACGCAGATCATCGAATTTAAGTTTGCTGAAAATATCACTGGATGCATATGCGTCATTATCTTCATCATATAATTGGTTATTATTGTAACCACTGATATTTTGAACACCAGTATGTCTGACTAATGTCTGATTTTTGACCTTATGTATCGCATCATTTACGCTACCTTTGATGTTTTGGTCAAACTGAGGGGTCTCATCGCGGAACCATTCGGATTTTGAGGTGTCGGGTTTCACGGTCATATTTTCTTCGAAAAGCTGATTAAATTTGCTTTGAAATTCTTTGGCCTTGAAATTTTTCATTACACCGTTTATTTCGGTTTGTACTCCTTCATCATTATTGGCGTCATATTCGACTTTTTCTTTGGGCACTGCGCGATTTTGTTTTGTCTTTTCTTTGTAAAAATTATACACTATGTCGAAAGCCTGTTTATAAAATAAAAAATAAGCGCTCGGTAATTTCGATTTATCTGGATGTAAAAATAGAACCTTTTTCTTTGCTTTTTTTAGTTGTTCAACATCGAATTCATAGTTTAAATCAAAGAGTTGGAGCAATTCATCTAAGTTATAGGTTTGAATATCTAGATTATGTTCGACGTTTGACATATACAATAACTATTTAGATTTTTATTATTATTTATACTAATTTCATAAATAAATATAAAATTATCTATTGGGAAAATATATATGCCCGTTACGTCAAAAGATGAACTTATCACAGATGTACAAGATTTATATACAATAATATCGAATAATACCGGTATAGTCATCCTAAAGTTTAGTGCAGACTGGTGTGGTCCATGTAAAAAAATCGGACCAATAGTTGATGAGTGGAAGAATATATTACCGGAGAGCGTAGTATTTTACGACATTGATATAGACGAGTCCATTAATTTATATAGTTATTTCAAGACACGCAAAATGCTGGCGGGTATCCCATCGATAATGTGTTGGAGGAGTGGAAACAATACATTTGTACCAGATTACACTGTAAATAATAGTGACCCCGTACAAGTGACCGCCTTTTTTAGGACATGTGAAGTATGTGTTAAGTAAAATCTCAAAAAATTGATTAAGTATATTATATTAGTATATTATACTTATAAACCATGGAAAAATATCAAGATATGCCCGACGTGCAGGAATACATACAATCTTTGACTCCTATTGAAAAACAGGCGATGGAGACGGCTCTGAAATTATTAGGCATGACATTTGACATAAAAAAATCGAACGGTTTCTTGAAATGGAAATCAAAGTAGTGATTAAATTAAATATTCATAGTTATCCTGCTCGATGGATTTTGTTTTATCCTCTTTTTTTTGTTCCGGAGGATTAGATGCTTCGACCGTTACAGGAGGACTAGATATTTCTCTTTCAACAGGACTTTCAACAGGACTTTCAACAGGACTTTCAACAGGACTTTCAACAGGACTTTCAACCGGTGTTTCATAAGGTGTTTCAACTGGTGTTTCATAAGGTGTTTCATAAGGTGTTTCATAAGGAGTTTCTATAGGAGTTTCAACAGGAGTTTCAACAGGAGTTTCAGCAGGCGTTTCAACAGGAGTTTCAGCAGGAGTTTCAGCAGGATTTGGTGCTGTAAATGATAAAGTATCTGATGGTACATTCGCAACCTCAGCTATGTCATTCCCATTACTCATGTATATCATTGTACTCAATACTCCTACAGTAAAAACACCCAACATATAAGCCCCTGCGGGTTGTTCATTAATTGTAAATGATTCGCGTATTTTTTTCCCTTCACCGCTGATATAATTATTGAATTCCTTTATCATATTTGATAGTGAATGTGACATTCTAATAATATATGAACACATTTTTTATATTATATCAGTAACGAATTAACATCCAGAACACCTAAATCGTTCCATTTTAAATCTTCACTAGTATCATAAATAAGGAAATATCAATGTTCTATTACTATGACTATCGTGAAATCCACCGCTGCTTCAATGACCTTCCGCACTAAACATTTGAGTTTTTGGAACGAAATCATGAAAATCTCATTGATGGGTATTAGTTATCAACATATTATATCATTTTCATAAATATGTAAAGGGTTTAATACTTCCAATATTTGCAGGTTTACTCCTTGTAGATTGACGTATTGTCTTTTTACTTACTTTGGAGTGTGTTTTCTTGGTTTTGTTTATCTTTGATTTCTTTGACTTTTTCATAATGTTTGACTTTTTCACAGATTTTGACTTTTTCACAGATTTTGACTTTTTATTCATAAGATTTACAGCATCAGAATATTCTTTTCTTAATGCATTCACTGTTTTTTCACCATATTCCAAATTCTCAATCATTTTATTCATAATATCTTTGTCACCACCGCCACGCATGGTACTCCTTGTATTTCCGCTTTTATTAAATGCTCTAATTCTATCAAACATTTCCCTGTGTGTTTCCATAATAGATGCAGAACCCTCAATAAATTCACGATTCCCTCGTTTGTATTCGTTGACCCAATCGTACATTGTTCTCAAATTCTCTTCTATAAAATAGGGCGATATACCATTCTCATCATCATCATCAATAATAATAGCTCTATTTGCAAGGTCTTCAGCAGCGTAATCATTTAGAAGATTATATTTATTTTTGTTGTCACGTTTCAAAAATAATGCAGGCAACCAATCATAAGTTGAAGATTCCAATGGTGAAAGATTATGTGCACCACGAGATACTAATAATGATTTAATCTGTAGTTTGAATCTTTTATAATCATTGTATTCACTAGCCCACTGTATCCAAAGACCATCTTTTACAACTGTACCAAAATCAATTAAAAACAATTTACCACGATAACTAGCTGACCTAATACCATCACTTGTATTTGATAATTCAGGATGCATTAACGTATTTCCCGGATGAACATCGCCATGAATGAATCCATGTTCAAGTAAAGTTATCATATGACTTATCAATTGTGAAAGAAACAATAATGAATATCTACTACTACTACTGGCTGCTAGATAGTCAGTATCAGTATGTGCAATTATATAAAAGTTGTTAGCAATAGTGTATTTCGCAATGGTCCTTATTGTGAAATCTGTAAAACCATTTTGATAACACCTATGTGTTCTTAAATAATTCCAACCAATTACAACAGGTGAAAAAGGCATCATAGGCATCACAATAATACCTATTTTGAAATATTTACTTTCTCTAAGTTTAAAAATGATTCTGTCAAAGAAATTTGCATTTAATACATTATTAGGTGCACTAAAATTATAACAATCTTTTAATTGTTCAATAATATGTATTTCATCTTGTGTTATAACCAAAGACTCATATATAGGTATAATAAATGAATCTAAATCATTATTTGTACTTTTGAACATATTAACTTGACTAGTACATTCCTCTAAAAATTGTCCAATATAAGTACTATCCACGGCGTTATTATTGCAATAGAGAGCCCATGCAAATCCGCGAAAATCTTCATATTTAACTGAATTAGATTCAATATCTAAATCATCATTTTCTGTCCAATCACTATGTGGTGTATTCAATAGACCTTCTACTATATCACCTTCATCATCTACATAGTGACACGATTCTCGAATGAGTATTTTGTTAAATTCACTCATTAATTCATCTGCTGGAGGTGGTTCTGCTAAAGGCACGAACTTCATAAATATATTATTATTATCTGGCATGTTATTTGAAGCTAAATGACTTAATGTAAGATATTCAAATGGCGAAGAAACGCCTGATTGTGTTATTTGATATTTTAATCCTACTCCAAAAGTTCCTTGATTGACATATGAACCCGAAGAACCAGGAGTACATTTACTCAAAAAGTCTGTTAATAATTCCTGATGTGGTGGCTCAGGTGTCGTTGGTCTAACATATGGTAATGTTGGATTCGTCACGAATTTTTCAATGTTTGTAGTATATTTCTGTGGTGCTGAATATACACGTGGACCTGCGTATTCAATGGGTGTTGCATGTTTATATGAGAGTGATGCAGGTCTCTGTTTTATTAATGTCTCTTTAGAAGAACTTGATTTTTTACTTTTACTGCGCTTTTTCCTTTCATGAGGCATATATATAATAATTATATTTAAACCATTGAAGATTCAAATAGGACATTTTTAATTCGTTACTGGTATAAAATGGTACGCATAAGACGTTCTTCAAGGGTTTAAATTGATACTAAATATGAAATAATATTATTAATACTATAGAAACAAGAAGCAAACAAAATAGATTTCAGGACCATTCCGTAAAAGTTCATATTACCGTCACTCATGTATATAGGGATAAACGCAAAATATTTTCTTAAAAAGGAGTCCATAAGAGGCATTTGAAAGATGAAATAAAGCATTCCAATAAAAAATGGTAATTGCATATCGGTGAAAAAATCATTAATGTTTTCCTCGCGTTGTTTTTTATATTCATGTTGCATAAGATTATTGTTCTCCAGTTCTTGATATTCTCGGATATAGTCCTGTGTTAATTTCGGCTTGGGAATATGATTCGTTTGAACATATTCATCGTTTTGATAACTAGACTGGTCCATGGGTATATCACGAGACGGTAACATGTGTTGTTCAGATGTGGTTAACATACGTTTTTGTTCGTCAGACAGAGATTGATTTGACGGCGGTGCTTGAATCATATCAGGGGTAGTACCATTTCCATATGGATTAGGATGTATATTCATGGGTTTATAGGTAGGGTTCTGTACAGGTTCATCTGAGTTGTACGACATCTTGACGTTTTCCGGTAGGTCACTTATTCGTGTAGTATTATCGGACATATACTATACGAAATCATATAAAAAGAATTTTATTAACGAATATCTTCTTCCTTTTTAACATCGATAATTTGTTTATTTGAATTACAGGTCTCTTTTGTTAAAGTATATGTATAACAATGGCCATCTTCTTCAAAGATTTTGCCATCTATATCCGAAAGAACTGGTCCATTGAACTGAATACAATTTTTATCATTGCAAACTTTTCTAAATAAAGTGGCTAATCCTAGACCAAGTAGCAAAGATATGAAAAAAATACCGGTCTGAGTGGTTAATAATCTCTTAAAGTTCATTATATATAATAGTTATATAATTAACCTTGCATAGGAATTTGACTAATTTCACTCTTATTTGCGGGACATACCACACGTTGTTGCTTAGCTGCAAAACAATTTCCTGCTTTATCTTTGTATTGAATGAGTTCGATGTTTTCTTGTGTGGGATAAATCACGATTTGTTTGTCATCGGTATCGAATATATACACAAAGAATAGTCCAATCGCAAGACTTGTTAAAAATACATACATGTTTATGAATTTGAATAAGCTGAATCCCATTATATATAAACTCTATATTTTCTTATTTCTTTGATTTTTTACTCTTCTTTGGTTTTTTCTGTTCAACGGGTTTGTCATCTTTTTCAAACATGGCAATGAGCTCATCTTCATTCTTCTTTTGAATCGCCGAGCGTTGTTGCTTCTCCTCCTCGGAAATAGAAAACACTACATTTTCACCCGATTCTGACATGGTAAAGTCTTTTTTCTTTTGCGCCTTATTTCGCATTCTCTCACGCATTTGTTCCTGTTTCATCATGTTCTGAAATGCTCCCATATTGACTTTTGAATTTTTTCCCATCCCCATACTTCCTGCAAATTTCTTTAACATATTGTTCATTTCCTTTTGACCTCCCATTTCCTTCATCTTATTGAGAATTTCGGATGCTTCGCCCATCATTTCTTCTTTGGATATTTCACCGTTTTCCATTTTCTGTTTAATCTTTTCACCAATTTTTTTGACAAGGTCCATAATGCGCTTGGGGTTTTTCATCATTTGTTTTAGCATATTTGCGGTATTGTCGCCGCCACTTATTTCGGAAAATTCTTCAGATAGTTCTTCGGCCAAATCTTTGGCAAAACGTCCTATTTTACCGTCAAAAAGTGATTTCAAATGATTGTGAATATTTTCCATGTCTGGCATTTGAGTTCCACTGGCATCGGTTGTATCACTTTCAAATGGATTGTTGGATAAATCTAAATCAACATTAGACAAATCAATATTCATCTTATTGAAGAAGCCCTGGATATCACTCATGGTATCTTTGAGTTTTTCTTGTAAATCACCCTCTTCGATACCTTCAAAAATATTGGCAGTATCTCCAAACATTGATTTATCTTTAATATTACCGGCGACCATAAATAAAATAAGCTGTAGGTATTTCCAAATAGTCTGTCTAGTAGTTTCACTAATGTCATTACAATTGAAAATATCTACGAAATTAATGTCAGGTAGAAAGAATAACTCTTTTTCTTTGTAAATATCCTCATTTTGATATAAAATATCAAAGAAATGTGGTGGATAAACGGTCGAACAGTAATCAAATAACTTTTGACATTTTTCTGCGTCCATGTTTGACCATTGTTCTAATATACTGCTATATTCAGGAAATGTAGTACTTATGTCTGATGTAAAATCTAGTACAGTTTGCTGGAAGTTCTCGGGAATATTCATAATATAGAATATAATTATTTATTTTATATGTATTTATACTTAATTATTAATTTTAATTCTATATCTTTGTCATTTCTATAGATTTATTTGCTACAGTATTATTTGCTACAGTATTATTTGCTACAGGTATTGTATCCCATCGTGTGGGCCCTTCAATAAAACTAGCCATAATTCCGAATGTTGCTAACCATAAGAGGCAAATATCTACAATATAATTATTTATACCCATGTAAAATATAATCAAAAATAATGATACAGCTATTCCAATACAAGAAAACATTAAAAGCCTCTGCATAATTTTTATGCTATTATATTTTTCATTCATTTCTTCCCAAAAATCTGCCATTATATATATTATTAGCATTTATATTTGCTTTGAAAGCGCACAAATGAATTATGAAAGGTATATAAAGACACCTTACTAAATATGAATATAATACAGTACTTTGTATTTCGGCTCTTCACACAATGGAAATGAATGATAGTGATGCTCATCTGTATAGTAAGGAAGGAACTATACAAGAATATCTAGCGGATTTAGAAGAAGTTAGTGATACAGAATCGGTGAAATCTGTTGCTGGTAAATCGGAAAATACCGAAAGTAGTAATAAAATGAAGAAGCTTCTGAATAAACCAAAGGATGATGGGTATTTCAAATATAACATTATGAAAGGAAAGAAAATAATTAAGATTGAATGCTATGGTACGGGGACAAACACTGGAAACTTAATTCGGTGTCCTTATAGTGGAATACGTTCCAATGATAGGGTCGGTTCGTCAGATGAGATAAACTATTTCAGAGCTCATATGCCATGTATTACTAAAGGCGACAATCATATGTATTTCTATTATGATACACCTGAAGCATTCGAGCGCCATCATTTGACAATATTGTCTAAAGAAATAAAGGATAGATGGTATGCCCTGCGAAAATAAATGTTGATTATATATATATAATGAACAGTTCAGATAATGGTATATTAGATTCCGTTCGCGCAATGCCGTTGAAAGATTTAACATCTAATAATGAAAACTTTTTCTCGATGAAGCGCATGCAGTATGCAAAAACCGCATCGCTTCCTGTGAGTAATACCACATATTTAACGAAAAAATATTACGGACCAGTCAATCGCGATTCATCGCAACGAACAAGACAAATGTCCAGAAACAGTGTTGGTTCAGGGTTAAATTACGATAAACAACCTTTATCATATGCAAACATTCAGACAAATAATCTAGTACAGGATCAGGCGCTACAACGAGTTAGAAACAAGGGTTATGTTATCCCCATGAAGTCGCGTTAAATAATATGAATTATATATTATTTATCATTACAATAAATCCTTCAGTTTTTTCAGAATAGACATGTTCTTTTTGGTACCTTTTTTCACCTTTTTCACATTCTTTGTCCTTTTCTTAATTTTTTTATTTTTGTCGTCCGAAGATTTTTTTGATCCTACGTAGTATTTCAAGAACCATAGGTCATATTCTCTAGTTCCTCTTTGACTTTTTAGCTCTTCAAACTTGCGAACCTTTTCCGAGCGAATCGATTCCAATGTCGCTTGGGTACCTTCGCATTCAATACTGAATCGTTTCAATAAGCCTTTTTGTTCCAATCTATTCTTGCTTTCAATGTCAAACAAGAACTTACACATACATAAAATTCGGTCTTTATTATGATATGGCAAATCGGAATAATAGAATGCTAAATAGAAAGATAACATAGTGTCAATGGTTGCTATCCTAAGGGTATAATTATTCATTTTAATGATATTATAGCTATGGCATGCAATAGGCTCATATAGAAATACCAACGTTTCGTTATGCATGCGAACCTCGTATGTTGCGGGTACAATTTCGCCGATTTCTTCATGCTTGATAATTTTCATTTTATCAAAACCGTTAGACTTCAATTGTTCTACAACAATCGTGGCAATACGCTCTGGGTTTTCAACGATAACGTCAAAATCCGGTATTTTTTTTACATCAACAGTGTTGCGTTTATTTTTGTCGTATCTGGAATATAGTCTTGTGGCAAATCCGCCTAAAAATATGACACTGTTATATGCCAAGGTGTCTCGAATTGTGAAATATAGCAGTTCAGACTTATCTTCAAATGAGTCCATGGGGCGTTGAAACTCAACTGAGCCACAATTCTTTGTCTTTAGTGGATAATATTTGTTCAAAAGAGTCAATCGTTTCATAACCTTTTCCCATCGCGAAACGTCACCCATGGGTCGAGACAGTTCTAAAAACATGTTCATACGCAAAAAATTAGCAGGACAATATTTAATTCCTGCAACAGTGATTGTTTCCTTTGACATAGACTTAAATATTGTGGGATGTAAAAAAGTTATATCCGCAATCGGAATAAAATCGACAAAGACCTTGTATGTACCAAAATGTACCCCCGCTTTCGCTTCTACTTCTTCGAAACCTTCTTTAGTATAAATATTGGCTAATTCTTTAGCATGCTCCATAGCGGTCGGTGAATAAAAATCGTAATCCGGAACTTCAATTTCGCGGTCATAAAACTGAGCATCTTGGGGTAGTATATTGTTGATAGCGGTTCCGCCATAACAAACGCATTTTGTTCTTATGAGAAAACTTTCCAATATGTGAATCATTTGTTTAACTGACTCGCTATTGGCTATTTTACTGCTGTGCGACTTTTCAGCTTCATCGACCGCATGTCGCAAAATTGCTAATTCACAGTCTTGGAATGTCATTTCATTATTACATAATTCACTGCTAAATTTTGATTTCATATATATAGTAATAATATTTTTTACTATATTTATTTTTATATACCAGGGATTCTAATTCGTCTTATTGTTAAAATATATGATGTTTTGAGCCAAGGATGTTATTCCCATTTTGAAATTTCCAAATGTATTTTCACAGTTACTCAATCGTTTATCGTTGATGTAATACTTGTATGCGACGATTTGCGTACCATATTGTGTTGTCAAATCAGCCATATCTGGATTTACTGAATAACCAAAAAAGGTTCTACCTGCATCAGCTAAAACAATATTACATTTTTTAACATTTGTAAGATATTCGGTTTCGAGAATCGGGGGATTGGGTCTCTGGTCTAAAATGGCCATATTTGAATTCAAAATCATAGAAGTGGTACCGGTTTCACCATTTTTATTAGTAATAATAGCATTCCCGTTGTTTTGTAAATAGCCTCGCGATTTCTTGTCGATAAGCACCACATATTTTCCCGCAATCTCACCTATTCTAGTGTTTTCATCCACATTTTTAGTCGATGCCATGCGATACCCTAAATTTGTATTAATAATATTGTTAATGTTCTCATAAAATCCTTCGCTATCTACATTCATCAATCGCAAATGAATAATCATGGGGTCATTCGGATTCGGTGGTGCAACATCAGGTGAATCTTTGACAAATGCGATTTTATCTACGGTCTGTAGTACTTTATCAAGTGACAATTTATTGAGTGTATCAATAGATTCATAATTTGACCCGACTGCTACATATGGAGACCCAGAAAAATTATATAACTCAAAATCTATGAAACGACATCCACGTGACAATACAAACTTTATCATATCCGTATTTACATAATTTTTTCCAGTGAATGCTGTATTATATGAACTCTTTATAACCAAATCTTTCAGCTGTGCTTCATGTGGTCCGTTATAGTTTCCTATACTGGGTACTAGTGGATAAGTATTGACTAATGAATCATATTCGGATTTAATGTCCGCAGTTTGATCCACATTGTCACCTTCCATAGATTCAGTGAATGCTTCGTTCAATAGGAAAGCACGCTGTTCATGTAATTTATATAATATACATATTGTGATTATTAATATGAAAAATATTAATAGTTTTTTTACGATACTCATTATATTATAAAGGAATATAAATTATTGTTATATATTATAATAATATGGCTGGAGGATTACTAAATTTAGTATCAGAAGGACAAAATAATGTTATATTGAATGGCAACCCGACCAAGACATTTTTCAACGTAAAGTACAACAAATATACAAATTTCGGTCTGCAAAAGTTTCGTCTGGACTTCGATGGTTCTCGCGAGCTTCGTTTGTCGGAAGAATCTACATTTCAGTTTAGTGTCAAGAGATATGCGGATTTGTTGATGGATACGTATCTAGTCATATCGTTACCAAATATTTGGAGTCCGATTTATCAACCAAATGATAACAACGGTTGTACTTGGGCGCCATATGATTTCAAATGGATAGAGAACATTGGTACAAATATAATCAGAGAAATATCAATTACTTGTGGTAATACTACAATCGCTAAATACACGGGTGACTATTTAGAAGCAATGGTACAGCGAGATTTCAGCGCATCCAAAAAACAATTGTTTGACGAAATGACCGGAAATGTTAATGAACTGAATGACCCGGCGAATGCTTTTAATCGTAATAATTCTTATCCGTCGGCGTTTTACGTGGATCCTTCTGAAAATACATTGGGTGCCCAACCTTCTATCAATGGTAGAAATTTGTATATACCAATAAATACATGGTTCACATTGGATAATCGTTGTGCGTTTCCGCTCGTTTCATTGCAGTATAACGAAATGCTAATAACAGTTACATTGCGGCCTATACAGCAGCTGTTTCAAGTACGCGACGTGTTCGATTATCAAAATAATTATCCATATGTGCAGCCCGATTTTAATCAAGACCGATTCCAATTTTATCGATTTTTACAAACCCCCCCGGCGATTGACTTGAGTCGCGATAGCTATGTTAATCAAAACACGTCTTGGAACGCAGATATACACATATTAAGTACATATTGTTTTTTATCAGACACTGAAGCTCAATTGTTTGCTTCGAAAGAACAGCAATATTTGATAAAGGATGTCTTTAGATACGAATTTGCAAATGTTTCGGGAACCAAACGAGTGAGATTACAATCGTCGAACGGTATGGTGTCGAGCTGGATGATGTATTTACAAAGAAATGATGTAAATTTAAGGAATGAGTGGTCTAATTATTCTAATTGGCCTTATAGTAGTCCTCCTATAAATGTATCATGGGCGCCAAAAACATATGAAGGAAGTAATATTATATGTTCCGATTTATCTATAACCCGCAATAATTTAGGCCCAGGATTAAATCCAAATGGATACAATACAGGCTATTTTATTTCTGGACCATTGAATGTAGAGAATCAAAAGGAAATTTTGCAAACATTGGCTATATTATTAAATGGCGAATATAGGGAAAATACACAATCAAGTGGCGTGTATAACTATGTGGAGAAATATGTACGAACAAATGGAAATGCCAAAGATGGCTTATATTGTTACAACTTTTGTCTCCATACGGACCCATTAGAATATCAACCGTCAGGTGCAATCAATATGAGCAAGTTTAAAACAATCGAAATAGAGGTCACAACGATAACCCCATTGGTAGATGGAAATAGTTCCGATTTTCAGATTCTTTGTGATGCGGAGGGTAATCCGATTGGTGTAAATAAACAAAATTGGCGACTGTATGAATACAACTTTAATATGGTAGTGCTAGAAGAACGATATAACATTTTGACATTCGTAGGCGGCAATTGCGCATTAATGTACGCGCGATAAATCTAATAAAATTGTCGGATAAGTATATATGGGCGAAACAAAATGGAATAAAAAAGAAAATATGACAAATATGAAATCCTCGAAAGTGAAAAAACGCAAAGAAAAATTCAAAAATATGGAAGGTTTCATTCAATTACCTCCATTAGTGGATGTTAAAGAGGGATTTGAGGATGCATGTGGTAATGATGTAGAAGACGCCAGTAATGTTTCCATGTCATTGGATGATTTGGCGGTAAGCATTGAACAATCCTTGGACGATTATAATGAATCGACGGAGCAAGAAGATTTAGCAGATACACAATGGCAGGAAAAGTTACAACAGGCAAACTTGAGTGATGATTTATTATATATATTACAAAATACAAGTGCTTGGACGGATATAGAAAATACTGACAATGATGGTAATGATGACGAATTTTGCGACCAACCTGCTCCAACAGAGGCAGACGCGGAGTTTTCCAACTCCCTTAAACATGTGCGTTTAGTACTAAAAAATGTCGCAATAATAATACATAATTTACCAAAGTTAATATTGCTATCTTTCGACTTCTTTAACTATATTATAAAGAAAATTGTTGCGAATTATTGTAAGGCAATCGCAGTAATAAATGGCGAAAATACCAATATTAGCGACGATGATTTGAATATTGTGTTCGGTGAGGTAGATAAAATTTTATATATATTTTTAGTGTTCATTGTAAGTTATAATTGGTTTTTCATAATATTTTACTATGACCGGAATGTTACTGGAGAAGGTGATATAACATACGACTATGTTTCAAGTTCTTATTTCATTAATAACGAGTATATTAAACCATGGATGAAACAAGAACCAGATTCTACTGGTGATTGGGTTATGAAACATATATTTTCATCGACACTTTTCGTAATATCCTTTTTCTCATTTATATTTACAGAACATTCTGTAAAAACCTCTTTAACTGTTCCGAATTTACTACAAAGAATAATATCATTGAATGGATTCGTACCATCATTAGGTACTGACTTATTTGACAGCTTACCGGTGAAGTGGATATTTACAATTTTTCTAGTATATTATGGAATGCCGCAAATGTTGAATATGATGAAGTATTTGGTAAATATGACACCACCGATGGACCCGGTAACAAATGTCAGCGCAAAAGGATTATATTCATTAATTTTGGTCGTTGCTGGTATGGGATTTTTTGCATGGCCGATTGGTACTTCGATGTATTGGGTTTTGAAAGAATTCATGGCACCGAATGAAAACCAAAAGGAAGAAGAGAGCGACGACAAAGCGAACGGAAAGTTTGAAAAAATTTCAAAAACCATTATGAAAGGATTCAATATTATGAAGGATACGATGACTGAAAATAGTTTTTTAACAATGGCAAAGATTGTATTCAAAACAATTTTAACATTATTTGTTCGTGTTTCATCTATATTAGTATTATTACCTTACACCAATGCAATTATATTCATGATGTTATCTATGCTTTCATTAGGAGGGCTTTTTATGTTCGGTTCAACATTTTTAGATAATATTAACAAAGTAAATTCAAGTATATTAAAATCTATAACATCGTGTTTTTCGCTACGACAGAAAATGTCAAAATTTGCTACGTATATTAATAAAGTTTTATTGAGTACATTATTATTACTCACATGTATTTATTCTATAAATTCTTATGGTTCGTGGCCTCAAGATTCGGACAATAAAGCGGTGAGAAATAACTTATTAATAGGTTTGTATATTATCATTGTGTGCATTGGCGCATCGTTATCTGGGATACCAATTTTTGAATATTTTTTGAAATATATATTGGGGTCTTTTACTTCAAATTATGATGATTATTAACGTATATAAATAGATAGTAAATATTTATATATGGGAGGTAAAAAGAATAAAGGGTCAAAGAAACCTGTCACGTCAATGCCGTTTGTCTCTGTGTGCACTCCGACGTATAATAGGCGTCCATTTTTCAAGACACTATTTGAATGCTTTAAGAATCAGGATTATCCAATGAGTCGGATTGAATGGATTATCGTCGATGATGGTACAGATAAAGTCGAGGACTTGATAGAAGCGGCAAAAATACCCCAAATTAAGTACTTTAAGTTGGACGAAAAAAAAACACTCGGATTTAAACGTAATTACATGCATGAACAAACAAAGGGTAGTATAATTGTTTATATGGACGACGATGACTATTATCCTCCCGACCGAATAAGTCACGCAGTAGATAAACTGCAAAAAAATCCGAAGGCATTGTGTGCTGGGTCGAGCGAATTGTACATTTATTTCAAACATATACAGAAAATGTATCAGTTTGGACCTTATGGTCCGAATCACGCGACTGCGGGTACGTTTGCATTTAAACGCGATTTGTTGAAAATTACGCGATATAATGAGCAGGCGTGCTTGGCGGAAGAGAAAGAGTTTCTTAATAATTATACTATTCCTTTTGTCCAACTTGATTCATTGAAAACGATTTTGGTGTTTTCTCATAATCAAAATACGTTCGATAAAAAGAAATTACTGGAACAACCTCAGAATAAATTCATGAAAGAAAGTGATAAAACGGTTGAAATGTTTATCAGACGTGATAATGAAGATTTTATCAAAAAATTCTTCATGGAAGATATCGACCCACTCTTAGAAACGTATGCTCCAGGGGCTCCGGAAATGAAACCTGATGTCATTAAACAACTGAAAGAAATCGAGGAAACACGAAAGAAGAATCAACCACAGCCGCAGCAACAACAACAACAACAACAAATAACAATTCAGCAACCAGGGAAGCCACCGGAGGTCTTAGATATACCGAAAGCAGTAGAACTAATGAAAAGTATGCAGGAAACGATAAAACAGAAAGATATTAAGATTAAAGAACTGGAAGAAAAACTAAAATTATTAGAAAATAAATGAATATGAATATTATGTTATATTTCAGATATAATACAATATGACAACGACTGGATTATCTTTTTTATTAAGCGATAATAATGTACAAAATGTCTGTTCTATTTGTCTGGGTGTAATAGGTACGCATAACAATGTGACGACGAAATGTGGGCATAACTTCTGTTTATCATGCCTTTTGAAGCATTTAGAAGATAATAATCATTGTCCTCTATGTAGGGACATTATTGAAAAAAAACGTCCTCGGATATTGAAAAAAATTACTCTTCATGATACATGTAAATATATTGAGGAAATATTGGATAATTATGATATATCCCTGGTTTTATACATGATAAAAAATATACCTAGGGACAGTTACATGAATTTAACAGTACATATTCGAACTATTATGACCGACCTTATTCGAAAACTTGTTCTATTTCAGTATAAACTTGATGAGGAGGAAGAGGAAGAAGAGGATGAGGAAGAAGAGGAAGAAGAGGAAGAAGAAGAGGATGATGAAGCATGACTATATATTCTCATTTACTCTTCTGCTTTCGAAGATTTTTCTAGGAATTTATACATCCTTTTGATATCTAATTTACTTATATTATCATTTTCAAACATGTTTAAATTTTCATAATTGTCTGGGAAAAATACCTTTATTTCATTGAACATGGAAATTATATCTTTCTTATCCATGTTCAGTTCGTAACACATATTATTGAAAAATTGTTGGTTATTATATTCAGTACTATACTTTGTCAATATCTTTGTAAAACGAATCTCTTTTGATGAATTTATTTTCACATTTTCATGGAAAATCTTGTTATTATAAAATGTTTTAATTAATGAACTCACCTCATTGAAGAGCCAAATTTGATTCTGGAATGTAATGCGATCAATATAATCTGCGTAACAAATATTTCGCAACAAACGCAGATATATATTGATATATTCGATTTTATTTCCGAAGTACTCAATAACATTTTCATGCCATAATAAAGAAATAATGGTTCGTTCATTATCGTTTATGTGTTTCTGGTGTTCCGAAATATGTAAATTATTTTCAAAGAGGAATTTAGTATTTTTCTTTGAATCTTCGCAGAAATCAGTATTATAAATATTATCAAGAATTATTCCGAAGTCATTCGATTGACCATACAATTGGTTGATTTGTTCCAATTTTCTTAAGTCACATTGAATATAATCCAAACATTTCTTTTTGTATTTCACTGGAACCTGTAACAATTTATCCATTTGTTTTTTCGTTGGTACATTTAATTCTATTACGTGGCATACTTTCATTAAATCTTTGATTTTTTTGTCGATAAAGTTATTACAAATACATATAATTGGATTTGAATTAATGTTTTCGGCTTTTTGTTTTTTGGTTTTCTTTTGACGTACCAATTTAATAAGAGCAGCCAAACCACCTTTATCACCACTATTCATTCCTTCTATTTCGTCCATAACAATCGCTATTTTTCGAGTAGTTTTTGAAAACATGTGCAATACATTCCGATTTGAAATACTATTAGAAGCTATATTATCAAAGAGACCTTTGTTTCGCAAATCACTAGTATCGTAATTCACAACGTCGTAGTTAATTTTCTTCAAAACTTCATTTACAAAATGAGTTTTACCTATACCTGATGGACCATATACAAAAATAGCCCGTTTGAAATCAACGTTTTTAATCTTTTCTTCGTAATTAGTCAATATATCACAAAACTCCTTTTCTATACATTCTCTATCCAGAATCTTGTTTATCTCACTATTTTTCATTATAGTGTGTAATGAAAAATATTTATATATTATTTGATATATTTATTTACCAAAGGCCGAAAAACTGTTTGTCACGGGTAAATAATTACTTTCCGGTTTCTGTGACAACTGACCATTGTATGTATATGGGTCCATTGCTGCAGTAGCGTAATAACTTGCATTAGGTGTTATTGCACCATTGACTTGTTGTTGGCTAGTAGATGAGGTCGTTCCATTGGTGGATGTAGAGTTATGGTTATTTTTCAAGAAGCTCGCGGTTCCAGAGACAGTACTCTTTGCCAAATCAACGGTTCCTCCTACGGTAGCTTTCGCCAAATCAACGGTTCCGCCTACCGTATCCTTTGTTAAATCAACGGCACCACTTGCGGTGTCGCGTAATAAATCGTCGGCACCACTAACCAAATCTCCTAAACTATCCAATGTTTTATCAAACACAGATGCACCGGTATCAATTGTTTTACCTGCCAAATCGCCAGTTGTAGTAATGGCAGTATTTGCGGTATTCGAAACATTTCCTACGATAGAATTACCACATGAATCAATCGTTCCGCTTCCACCTGTGCCTCCACAATTAGTACAGCTTACTGAGTTTGGACAAGCCGGGCAAGCCGGACATACAGGTGGTACCATTTGAGTCTTTAACATGTATTGATTAGAGTATCCACCGATGGGTGTGTTTGTAGAGTTCCAGTACCAATACCACTTCCAATAGTCACTGCCACTGGCATCAACGGGTGGAGGGGGATAGTCATCAGAGTCATCATCTGTGTCAGAGTCAGAGTCATCTGGGTCAGATGTCGAACTAATGACTAAACCTTTTGTATCAAATCTGAATGTATTGTTATCTCCTAGACTATATACTCCTCTACTCGAACCATCCATTTCCTTTTTCAAAATCAACAATAATGTTGTGTATTGGTGAGCAACATACACTATCAAATTACCACCTTTTGTGTCTTTCGCCATAAAGTTGATATCAGATGATGTTAATGAACGGCTTGTTGGGAACACATATTCGGACGCATCGTCCAACTGTTTTCCAGTTGAACGTTGATAAATAGCAAGCGAATTCTCGGTTGATGTGCTGGTATCAATATATAAGTCACCATTGTTTATATTATAATATACATTTGCGGCAACCTGATAACAATCCAACAAAGTTTCACCTCCAACAACTATACCATTTATTTCGCCACCAGTGAAACTTCCGGATGAGCCAACAGCAGAAACGTCCATGTAAGCCGTATATGTTTTAGGTGTGGTCGTACCTTCCGCTTGAAATAAACCATAGTTATTCTTACTGCCTTCATTTGCATTATTGTCGATTACGTGGATATAAGTTGTGTATCCATAATTAGCATAATAAATCTGGTTATTAGCGTAGTCTTTGTATTCATCTGGAACAGTTTGCGTGTACCAGCTATTATACATGGCAGGTAAGGCTGTATCGCTGGCAACTGTGATATTCTCGTCTAATGTATATATTGTTTCACCATCCACAACGGAACTTGATGCATCCACACGTTTTCCAGATTCAGCGCCATTGGAATCTCCCTCATAAACGATAACATAATCTATATCATTTCCAGAACCATCCGGACCGGGACCAGCTCCATAAACACGTATGATTTTACCGGTCTCGGGATAGTAATAATCATTATCGAATACTAAATAACCACTTGCGTCAGTATTTGGGATTTGTATTTTCGTATTAACATTCGCACCATAGTTATAATTTATGAATCCTTCGGATGAAGAACATATCTTATACAATACAAAAATTACCAACAACACTAGGAATAATAAATATACCCATGTTGGAATCTTAAATGATAGAGACAGATTCATTATATAATATATATAAGTAAAATAAAAAAGATATTTATATGAAATACAATTACCCTAAAATGATTTATCCACTTGAATAATATACCTTGTTCAATCCATACTTATTCATACATTTATGTAGGAATTTCTGACATTCAAGACAGGGCTTCGAATTCATCAACCTTTCACTATTTTCACCTCGACCTACGCGAAACACGTACATATTTGCGCCCTTTAATTTATTATGATCGCCCACTTCTTTTACTACATTTCGCTCGGCGTGTATGCTACAGTGTGAATACCCGGAACCACGACTACGAGTGCCTATTTTATTATGAGCTTGTGCGATAATTTTGCCTCGAACTACTAAAATCGCCACATGGACACTTATACAATGACGTAAGTGTATCTTTTGCGTATTAGGGTCCGTTCTAAACTGTTCTGCGAAATCATTCATTGTGTTAAAATTACTCTATATAGCTACGTGATATGCATTTATATTTTATTACATAATATTAAAAAATATAAATCAATTTATTTTGCTCGATAAGGAATCGCATATGGATTTGATTTGAGAACTGCAATCATGTCTCCATCTATGCGCGACACGTTGATGTCTTCTTGCAATGATTTTCTCTCGTGTAGTGTTCCCATATTTTGTATAGACGGTGTTTGAGACATACTTGACGGAGCCATTTCGCGGGTACTTATTAAATCAGAATACTGTTGTTTCGATTTTTGATTGATATTATTCGAATTCAGTTTCATATTTCCTTGTACTAAACGTCCTTTTACGGTCGATGATTTTATGTCGTTATTTCTTTGATTCATTTCGGCTTCGTATGACCTTTGTTCCATTGACCCCTTACCTGAACCTACATAGCAATAGTCACTTTGTGTTTGACGTGCATTTTGTATGGATTGATGTTCGGTCACTTGATGTGCGCCTTGTACATTACCGTGGAAGTTCAAATGACCATTGCCAGATTCTGACATTTCGCGATTGGTTGTCGGTGCTACATTGCTATTTGGGGCATATGAAGCATTTACACTATATTTCGGATTTTCGTATAATCGCATATTTCCAATGGTATTTTCCTTTCGTGTTGGTCTTAAAGCGTCCATTAAAGGTGATAGAGCGGCACCGAATGCCCCGCCAATCGCACCGAAATATCCGTCTTCTTCGTTAGATGAACGGTTGTTCGGATACGCCATTTTACTTTTCATTCCATAGTCCGACTCAGTGGCACCACCGTGTCCAACCGCGTTTGCTACACTTAATGGATAGGCACTTAATTGCTGTTTATGTGGGTCATGGTGCTCTCCATCGACATAGTAGTTGTTGTTACCGTATGCAGCTACACCGGAGTACGATGCAGTTGTTTCAGGACGAGCAACGTGACGCTCAACCGGTATTGACCGTAATGTTTGACCTTTTTCCAGACCAGTTGTTGTTAAATATCGGTCTTTTGACATTTCGAAGGTCGTTTCTGGTTTATGAACCTCTTGAATACCCTGAGACCCACGTTTTTTTATATGACTGTTTGCCGGACCTTCGTGACCGAGGAGACTATATGATACTTTGGGGTCGGTTGTAACACGTAATTGATCAACAGTTTTAGGTAACCAAGCACTTTGGTCCATCATGCCACTGTTAAAACCATCGGCACCTTTTGTTGTATATCCTAAACCAAGACCAGGGGCGACTTGTTGCTCTTGAAACGGCTTAACATTTGCCATTCGCATACTGGGATTTTCTCGCGACCTCATAAAATCCGTTTGATTCGGTGTGCCATAAGCATATTGCGTATTATCTTCCGGGGCAAATAATGGGGCTTGTTCGGTTTTCGTAATATATTGCGTACCTGAACCGTTCATGTTATCTAAAACCGATTCATTTGCAGTATTGACAGACGAATTCTTCAGCGAACCTTTGAAAGGTACCATGTTTCCATGCTTGAAATGATCCGAAGTCACCTTTTCTCCGGTCAAAGAAAAATACATTTCATCGTTGGATTTTACGTTTTTGACTAAAGGGTCTTTCGTAAAATATTTATCAGTGTATGCCACATTAGGAGCATACTTATTCATAGTAGATAATTCGGAAGTAGTAGCAGTAACATCTGGACGTGGATAATTCACATCAGGTAAATTTGTATTTGGCAATGATGTAAAATTTTCCTTTTTTTTATTACAAGCTACATATAATCCACCTATTGCGACGATTGGTATAGCTAATTCCATATTATATATTATATATTTATTTTTATACTAATATATAACGTTTTTACATTCATATTTTTCTGACAAATTTATCTTTTTCCGATGTTCGTGTTTGTTCGTTGAACATAAAAGGAATTTCGGTATGTTTTTGCGCATCATGTAACGGATGTTCCCATCGAAGGGTCTCTACATCTCTAAATGTCCAAGCTGGTAATGAAGCACGGGTCTCGTCAATATACGCCTTTTCATTCGGATAATGTAATTCCTTTGTTTCTGGAGCAATATCTTTGTAATTCTGTATATTTTTAGACAGACGATTGTTCATATTTCTAAAATCACTTTCCATATCAATCGTATTTGTGCGCAAATTAGCGCCCCAGCCTTGTAGTCTAATATGCACATCTTCTACAAATGGATTTTCAGACCCTGGACCGGGCGTATTCAATTGATATAATCCCACGCTCAGACTTTCTTCCAATCTTTTCTCTATTCTAGCATCATCATCATAAAAACGGGTTAAAGACATATATAATCTAAAAATATTTTTATTATTGAATAAAAAAATACAAAATATATACATGAACCGCAAAATCAACTATACTTTTGTAATATTATTGATGGAATTAACTGTGTCTTTATTGTATCCATTTTTTTGAAACATTTATTAATAGTGACCTCGCTTACGCCACAAATCGTTTTTATGTCATTCTTGCTTATATTAAGGTTACATACATTGCATATGAAATAAATTACCCCCGCCGCAATAGAATGAGGGGCATTATCGTTTATCACATTCAGCACTTCGATTTTTTTACAAACAAAATGTGCCAACTTGGTAAGCTCACCATTAATTGATAATTTGCTACAATATCTATCTATAAAGGATATTGGTTTTGTTGTTCCTAAATCTGTCTGTTCATTGGGTTTGTAGTCACGTTCGATGTTGTTTAGTATTGTAACTGCCATTGAACATCCCGTAGTTGTACTAGTTTTGTCTAATTTGAAAATTTCCGCGATTTCATATGCGGTTCTAGGACATCCGTTCAATCGACAGCTAATATAAATTGACGCGGCTTTAATACCATCTCTGTTTAAACCGCGAAACATTTTCTGCTCGGAAATATCTTTGTGTATAGCGATTGCATTATCGATGAATAATTTAGGAATACCCGAATTTTGCGCCATGGTCGTGATAAATTGGAATTCCGAATACAGTGATTTTTCACGATGAGGCATCGATTGCCATTCGGTCCATCGCCGAATTTTGCGCATTTCGTATGAAGACGTATTACTACATAATACTTTACACCCAAATGAGGATTCCACCAATAATGGATTGATTGGATTGCCGCATCGTGTTGGGTCATTCGCATTTTTATCGTCACTATAATATCTCCACTCCGGTGAATGATCAAGCGTTTCATTATATATTATTCCACATTCTGAACATGTAGGTAATCCATTTTCAGCAATAAGAAGTACATTTTTACATAAATAACATAAGTCTATTTCACGGGACTCTATTTCTGCAACCGTTTCTTTTCTGTCTGGTTCAAATGCTTCCCATAGTTTATTTTTCTCAGTCTTTGAAAAGATATTTTGTTTTTTCTGTGTTCGTCTTTTCTCAGTTGTGTTAAAGATTATTTGCGATTGATGTTGCATTACAATAAAGTGAATTAAAATATAATTATTTAAACGCATTCAATTTTTTATACTAATATAGTAGATATGACAGATATAGCATATTATACATATGGTGACGTAAAAGATGCAATGACTTCTGATAGTGTCAAAAAAATTGTATATGATTATTTGGAAAACTATATTAAAGAACACCCCGATTTAGATGAAGAAATATGCGCTCAATCCATAGCATCATTTTATCGGGATTATTGGGATTATATTATGCATAGTATTAATATAGATAAACTTATGGACGCATTCATACAAAAACTGAATAGTGAAGATGTAAAGGGGGGTAGAGATGTAAAGGGGGGTGAACATGGAAAAATAGAGGAAGAACCAGAACAACAACCAAAAGACGCGGATTCATCTGTTCAGAAGAGCAATGACGCTGAAGAAAAAAAAGAAGGGATTATGGGAAGGATAAGTAATGTAGTTGATGGAAGGGTGGTAAAAGGTGAAGATGATGATGATAGTGATACTGATGATGAATCAGATAATGCGAACTATAAAAAAACAAAATCGAACCCAACCGAAGAAAGTGATTACGTCAAATTAAATAAGTTTATGGTTAATAATGTAATTTTGAAAAATATGATGGTAGATGCGTTGCAAGTTATTTGCATGGATGAAATGAAAGCAGAAATTGTTGAATTAGTCGAAGACAGAATTACATCGGATATAGGAAAGATGAAGACTGGTGTGTTTATTGATAAAATCATAAAAGCTGCATTAAATAATCCAAAACTATCCACGGTATTAAAAGTAGTTAAAAAAAGACAAGAAGCTAAGTCTCAAGGTGGTAAAAAGACCAAGAAGAAGAGATTATAGAGTTCATAGCTTATAAATATAAATCTATTATTTATATTTATTCACTGGTATAAACCTTCTGGAGAATCTGGGCATCGATCCCAGTACCTCGCGCATGCTAAGCGCGCGCTCTACCATCTGAGCTAATTCCCCACCCGTGCGACAACTGTAGGACTCGAACCTACGCATCCATTGGATAATGCCTTAGCAGGGCATCGCCTTAACCACTCGGCCAAGTTGCCATATATATTTTTTCTAATTTTTATAAGTTATGTAAAATATGCCATTTATTCTTGTTTATTTGCCAATACCTTCTCATTATGTTCTTTAGCACCCTCCTCGGTTGCCACTTCACGACTTTCGAAATCCACTGTCTCTGTTACACCAATAAGATTTCCCGACTCGTCGATGGTCTGTGTGAGACGGTTACCTGACTCCTTTGCCTTCTTAATATTCTCTTCAATGGCCTTTCTCTTAGTATCTAAAACTCGCTTATCGAATTCATCCTTAGCCTTTGTCTCATTCTTAAGCTTCTCGTGGTGCAACTGATTTAGTTCATCCTCCATAAACTCCACGCGTCCAGTCTTATATGCGTCGGGGTCCCAAGGAATCCACATACCCACAGGACCAACATATATATCATGATTAGGGTCAATCTCGCGCAACTTCTTGCACTTCATTTCCGCCTCCTCCTGTGTGGGAAAAACACCGCGAATTTTTAGACCACGAACAGACGTTTGAAATTCATTTTGCTTCTGAAATTCTGCATAAAGCTGTTCTTCGTTCGTTTCCACGAAAGATTTGAAATCCTCCGCAAATGAAGACGCTTTTAGCTGCTCCTTTTCCTCTTTCACAAAGTCCTGGAAATCCTTGAGCACATCATCAACCTTCAAGTTGTTCTTATATGAGAAAAAATTCAAAAAATCGGACGTTTTTGTCACAATTTTAGTATATTCCCACTGTTCCACAAACTTGTCGAAATTATAAATTTCGCGCTGCTTTAGTATTTTCTCCGGCGAAACAAATGACATGCAAGCGAATTTTTGTCCAGAGATTGCCGCGTCTTCATCGCATAGGTCAATATATTTAGGATTGGGCTCTCCGTCTATTGTTTTTCTTTCGAAGGATGACATTATACACATTTTTATGGATACTCTTTTAAATTATTTTATTTTAATATAATATAATGACCGGTCTCGATATTCAAGAATTGGTTAAGCGCATTTTCAAATATTTAATTGAAGGTGTATTTGTTGCCGTTGCGGCTTATACCATCCCTAAAAAGTCTCTCAACCTTGATGAAATCTTTATCATTGGGTTGATGGCTGCTGCCACATTTTCCGTTTTAGACGTGTTTGTGCCTTCTATTGCTGCTAGTGCCAGAGGTGGTGCCGGTTTCGGTATTGGTGCCAATCTTGTTGGTTTCCCTCGCATTAATGTGCTATAAATGAAATTCATGTAAATATATGATTTATATGAGTGCTCCGAAAAAAAATTGATTTATTTTTCAGCCATATTGATGAATGTACAAATACTTACAGTTCATATACAGTAACTATACAATGATGACAACAACTATCAACGAATGCAACCAGTTCCAGAATTTGGTCGACAGCTTGACTCGTGTTCAGATGTATATTCAACCAGGGACCTCATGCCCTATTCCCAGTGAATCATACATGCCGAATGCGCGAACAGTTATTCGCGAATTCTTGGAAAATACAGACATTAAGCTGGTAGAGTATGCATTTACCAGTGGTACTGCAAGGGCTCATAAGTTGTTTCGCGCGGAAGACGGGACTATATACCAGGTGTATAGCAGTCCAGCTAGAAGAGACATCAGAGTGTTCTATTTGACGCGGTACTTACTCGGAGACCTTTTCGAGGAAGGTGATATGCCTGACTTTGAAGACCCCAGCTTCTTGTCTGAACCCATGTCCCAAAGTGTTGAAGATACTGAAATTCCAAGTGTTGAAGATACTGAAATTCCAAGTGTTGAGGATACTGAAATTCCAAGTGTTGAAGATACTGAAATTCCAAGTGTTGAAGATACTGAAATTCCAAGTGTTGAAGATACTGAAATTCCAAGTGTTGAAGATACTGAAACTCAAAAGCTTGAGACTTTGTCAAAGAATCTGAGTGCCAAACAAATGTATATTCCTCCTGATTCGGTGTGTGCGATGCCTTCTGAGCCGTACTTGCCACATGCACGAAACGTAATTCGCGAATTCTTGAACAACCCCGAACTCGATATTGTCGAATATGGACAGTCAAGTGGTGGCGCAAGACTTCACAAGTTGTTTCGTGCAACCAATGGTGTTGTATATCAGGTGTTTGTTACAACAGATAGAGGTGCTAGACTATACTTCTTGACGCGGTACTTGTTGAGAGACTATTTCTCGGAAGATGATATGCCTGAGTTTGAAGACCCGGTCGAAATTCAGGACCTTTAGATAGATATTAGTTAGGTAGTAGTTAGGTAGTAGTTAGATAGATATTTTTTTCATTTAACAAAAAATTGATTCTTTTATTAAGTATTATAAATATTATAATACCATGTCCGCACCTGTTAATTTCGACGAGCAATATGCACGCGCCAAGAAAACTATCGAGCAAGCCATTGAAAATAAACAAAGCATTGTGTTATACGGCGGTGATGCTACTGGCAAATCACACATTTGTAAAGAAATGAAAAACAAGTTTTTAGAAAAAGATTATTCATTCTACCTATATGAGAAAAATGCTAATGATTTGGAATATAATACACCATGTATTGTTCAAACTCAAGTTATAGAGTGTTTGACACATGTCCATAAATATATAAAGCCGGATGAAATGGGCGTGGTGTTTGTAAATATGAATTATCATAAATATCGCCGCGTGTAATAAGGGGGCTCGTACAAGGGTCACAGCCTTAACAGAGGGTTCATACAAGGGGCTGCACCACTTGTTACCAATTAGACTTTTTGACGTTGATATTCGCCCCCTTATTCTTTTTCTTATGATTATTTGGGTCATATGCCTCGTCTTCATCGTCAGAACCAATGTTTTTACTGACTTCCCAAAATTCCTTGGAACCCAATTTGAAATTCGGATGATTTTCCGCCTTATACCAAAAAATTTGGTCGGTTAATTTATTCGATTTAGCGTTGTTATTTATTACTAAACACTCATAATTCTCCGTAGTCGAATCCATAACCGCACAAAAACTCTCCAATGTAGGAAACATGGACGCATAATTTTCCCAAATACGCTTACGATTTGTCAAATATGGCTCACGTAAAATGAAAACATAGTCAATGTTGGTACGCAGATTGGGAGGAATACCCAGCGGATATTGCATTGTAATTATCAACATTATCTTCCAATGACGCCCATTCATAAAAAGCAATCGCATCATTTTATCACGGGTCCAACTCTGGTCGTATAAGCAATCGTCCATGATGACGAATGCTCGTGGGTCAATAGATGTTCTTTTGTATGTTTCCAACTCCTTTTTAACTTGCTTCATTACTGTCTTTTGACGACGCAATATATTTTCTATCAACACTGTGTTGTATTCGTCGTGGATAAATAATTTAGGCACATGTTCTTTGTAAAAACCATTACCTGCTTCTGTCCCCGAAATCACAGTTCCAATCGGTATGTCTTGGTGATAAAATAATAAATCGCGCACTAAAAAGGATTTACCGGTATCACGTCTTCCTATCAAAACACAAACTGGTCCCTTGTTCTCATTCGGCTTGAATGTTATATCACGCATGCTGAATTTTTTCAGTTCCAAAGTCATTTTACTATACATAAATATTTTTTAAGGCAATGTATTAACGAGAAAACGTTTAATTTATAATTTTATAATATTCCAAATCATTATAAATGTCTGCTAATATTTCCATCGACTACTCCATCATACGTGATTTAGACATCGAAAAAATGAATTCGCAATTTGTTCTAAATGAAGACGATATCAAATACGACTATCAACCATTTAATTGTACTATTCAGAAATACAATCCGATATATGACATTTTTTTCAATATGGACAATTCTAATTATGACAAAATCGGCTTCAATCATAAATATCAAATATCGGATTTAGAAAATGTTTTCACGAAAGATGACCCATCCTTGATTCCGAGAAAAAGCTTCATCAAATTCTCACCTTTATTGGACCCTGTTAAATATCTCATCGGTAAATACGATTTGAATGATCCGAAACTGATTGCACTTCCCACTTTAGAAAGCGCAAAGAATCCTACTAAAATAAATGACACAAACAATTCATCGTATGTAGATTGCTTCTTTAGCTTCCTTAGTAGCAAATTACTAAATGAGCATAATATCGAAATATGCTTGGACTTCTACGGCTCGTTTTTAGCGGTGCAAGATAAATACAAAATTGATATTGCAGATGACTTTGAATATTTAAGCGATTCTAGGTATTTCATGGAAAACATGAACAAAGTATTTGATTTTACTAAATATGAATTCATCCAGTCTTTTATTGATAATAACTCTCGAAAAAACAAAGATAGATTGTGTATTAGCGATGAAGATATTACACTTGATATAGAAGAGTTAGATGGTGAAAATGAGGAAAAGGGAGAAAAAGTCGAAACATTGACTGAATTAGAAGAAGTATATAATAATGACAAAGATTCAGATGATTCGGACTATGTTGAAGAAGATGACGATAGTGGTTTTGATGATAGTTCTTCTGAAGATGGCGAAGATGAAGATGAAGATGAAGATGAAGATGAAGACGGTGACGGCGAAGAAATATGCGAAAGCATGTATGCTTACATCCACAAATTTCCAGTTCAAATGATTTGTCTCGAAAAATGCGACAATACCCTCGACTATCTATTCGAAAATGAGTTGTTGGATGACAAAAGTGCTTCAGCTGCACTGCTACAAGTAATCATGTCCTTGCTAGTATTCCAGAAATCATTTCATTTTACACACAACGATTTACATACCAATAATATCGTTTTTAAGGAAACTGACAAAGAATTCATTTATTTCAAATACAACGAGGTGATTTACAAAGTACCCACATACGGGAAAATCTTCAAAATCATCGACTTTGGACGCAGTATTTACAAATATAAAGGGCATTTGTTCTGCAGCGACAGCTTCGCGCCGGGCGGAGACGCAGCCACTCAGTACAATTTCAAACCTTATTATAATTCCGATAAACCCGTATTGGAACCGAACTATAGTTTCGATTTATGTCGTTTAGGTTGTTCCATTTATGACTTTATTATTGACGATGAGTCGCCCGAAAATATGAATGAATTACAGAAAACCATATACAGATGGTGTTTAGATGACAAAGAAACCAGCATACTATACAAGAAAAACGGCAGCGAGAGATATCCCCAATTCAAGTTATACAAAATGATCGCACGAACGGTTCATGCTCATACGCCTGAAAATCAACTTAAATACGATTTCTTTAAACAATACGAATACACATTATCCGAAAATGAGACGGCAGATATTATCGACCTTGATGATGTACCGTGTTATGCCAAATAATTTTCTATTTTTTATAATGTTATATATATATAAGATTATGGACAATAAAGAACTACAATATAATTTTTATAATATTTTAGCAGTAAAATCCGGTGTTCAACAAGGATTACATTTTGTTTATGAAGGCCGTCCAAATGAACCGAACGTGCTTATGTCTGACTCCAAAGAATTGAAGAAATATGTATGCCGCAACTTATATGTTTTTTCTAACTCTAATGATGCAGATGGCGAAATTATTATCGAAAACGAATGCACCTGTAATTATGGTAAGAAAATATACTTGCGAATTTTACTGAAATCCGATGAATATGCATTCCCAAATGAAATCGATAAGCTATTCACAAACAGCAATGTTGAATTAGACTTGAATAATGTGTTACAGGACGAGGATAATTGTATTTATACGGAAACAAGTGACGGCATTTTAATCACGTTTCAAAAACCCGTAAATGTACATTCCAGTTTTAATGGGCTCGTCAAAAATCCAATTTTCAAAGAACCAAGGAATATTATTGAAGGGCTTTATGTTACCGTTCCCGAAGTTGATGCAAGTGGTGATGTCATATACATGGATTCTTCAGGTAATCAAGTTGCAGACGGAGAGTCCGCTTTTCCGGTTTATACTATTTCCGGTGATTCGTGGATGGAATGCGATAATGTACCATATGACTCAGATGAATTAGTTCCATTATATTCTGCGGATTTATCGGCAACAATGGACAATTCCCTTGGAAATGCTTATGCCTTAATGGCAATTTTACTGTATGGTACATTTATTCTTTTATTATTCTTTATTCAAGGTTCTATATATTCCGGTGTGAGTAGTCTTTTTGTAGGAATGGATAATCCAGACGCATACGCAGGTGGGAATATAGAGGGCGATATCGATGTCATATTGACCGATATGATGAAAACAATTGTAAATTTTGAGAGATTTTTAATAGTTATTGGTTTAATCATTATAATCATTATAAGCTCAGTGTATAGTTCGCAGGGAAAATTGCCTGTAGTAATTTTCCTTTACGATTTATTCATTTTCTTTTTTTTCCTTACCATCATTGGACTGGCATATTATAATAAAACAAATACTCCAACATTTGGATTCACGGAAAAAATGAAACAATGGACAAATGATACATCCAAATTACCTACAGCAAATAGAGAAGAATTTTTTAACGAAGTCAGTAATAAGTGGAAAAGCATGAAGTTGATTAATTTATTTCCTAGCTATAAGTCTATTCAATCATCATCACCATAAATTATAAATAATATTTTATAATTTACAAAGACATAGCATGATGCGTGTTATCTGTCACAGGTTTGAAGGATGTTTCGACCTTCTCGGTTTTAAGTGGCGCCATATTCTTGATAACATCTTCTTCCAAAGAAGTCGATTGTGGAGGGTTCATTTTTTTCATTTCTTTGTCCTTAGCACTTTGAGATAAATCGAAAGAAACGTGTTTCACAGATTTGGAGTCAGCATGTGCGTTACGTCTGAAGAATTCGAACGCCACGACAACCGCAACAATTGCTAGTACCGGATGACTATAGAGTATTAAGTACAATACCAGTAGAATTGTTAAACCCATACCCACAGAAGAATTTGCGAATGATACTACAGATTCGGGTGTTTCAATCGGGAATAACAAATAAGCGATAAATATTAAGAATACTATGATTTCTAAAACTGATGTTTTAACAGTAATAAATTTCCCCATTATATTTTACTATTAGATAATATATTCATAAGTAAATTCTACAAAAAAATTGAAACGATTTTATCAAAATAGAATGATATTACTATATCAGCAATGAATTCCTCTTACATCAACCTAATGAACGACCTTGTCCATATCATGAAACATCGCAAAGAATATATGCGTGCTAAAGCATATGCAAATGCGCGGGAAACTATAATGAATTACGACGGCGATATTTCTGGTCCGAACGATTTGCGCGGATTGCCTGGCATAGGTAAAGCCATCCAAGAAAAACTCGAGATTTTCACTAAAACCGGTTCATTGCCCATTTTGGAAGAAGAATCGGAATTACTAAAAGAGCGCCACGCCATGCGCGTTTTCATGGATATTTACGGAGTAGGCGAGAAAAAGGCCGAAGAAATCGTCAAAGAAGAAATATATTCCATCGCAGAATTGCGAAAAAACAAAGATTTGTTAAATGACAAACAAGTGATTGGACTCAAGTATTATGAGGACATTTTGAAACGTATTCCACGCCGCGAGATTGATGCCTACAATACTCTCTTTGGCAAGTTGTATGGCGAAAATATGGAGATTGTCGGCAGTTATCGGCGCCAAAAACCCGACTCGGGTGATATAGACGTTATTTTGACCGGTGAGGCAAGTGAATATGTGGCCTTTGTTGATGCGCTCATTGATAAGGGAGTAATTCTCGAAGTATTGTCGCGAGGTCCCACCAAATGTTTGGTAATTGCTAAATTGCCGCGACATAAAATCGCGCGCCGAGTAGATTTCCTTTTCACACCGAGGACTGCATATCCGTTTGCATTGCTATATTTCACTGGAAGCAAAGAATTCAACACTGGCATGCGGGAAAGAGCACTGAAAATGGGATACACGCTAAATGAACACGGTTTTTCGAAAATGGAAGGCCGGAAAAAGGGCGCCAAAGTGGATAAGGCGTTTCCAAATGAACGAGTCATATTCGACTTTTTACAAATGAAATTTAAGGAACCACATGAGCGAACGGAAAGCGCCATAGAAGACAAATAAATATCTGATTTTAGTATATATGTCGAAGGCGAAGATAGGTGAGCATTGTACTACTCATAAAAATTGTAAAAACAATAACTGTGTCAATGGTAAATGTACCCGAAAAAATAAAAAACAAGCGCCTTTTTTAATGCCAGCAGAAAAAGAAGATAAAGATAAAGCGAAAACAGAATCAATGGAAAAGTCCAAAGAAACAAAGAAAACGCCAACCGCCAGAGCAAATATAAAATTGTTTGTCAATAAAGGTATTAGCGTATTAGACTCTCTATCCGAAAAAGAACTCGGTGACATGATTAAAGCCGCAAATACTGCTTTCCATGAAAAGGGGAAACCACTTATGGAAGATAATGCTTATGACATTATGCATGAATACGTCGAAAAAAAATATCCCGACAACGGTGCGCTTAAAGACGTGGGAGCACCCATCGTTAAAAATAAGGCAAAACTCCCCTATGAAATGTGGTCCATGGATAAAATCAAACCGGATAGCGGCATTTTAGAATCATGGAAAACGAAATACCCGGGGCCATATGTTATATCATGTAAGCTCGATGGCGTGAGTGGTCTTTACACCACGGAAAATGGTGAATCCAAATTATATACACGTGGTGACGGTAAAGTAGGCCAAGACATTAGCCACATGATTCCGTATTTACAGTTACCTGATGTAAAAGGCGTGGTTATGCGCGGTGAATTCATCATCAAGAAATCCGTGTTTGAATCCAAATACAAATCGTCTTTTGCCAATCCGCGCAATTTGGTCGCCGGAATCGTCAATCAAAAAACCAAAGATGCGAATAAATATGGCGATATAAAATTTGTGGCATACGAACTGATTAAACATCCGGACTACACGCATGAACAACTCAAACCCTCCGTGCAAATGAATCTGATGGAACGAATGAACGTCGAGGCGGTACAAAATCGAGTTTTGTCCTTTTCCGAATTGACAAACCCGAATTTATCCGATTTATTGGTCAATTGGCGGGGGAATTATGGATACGAAATCGACGGCATAATCGTTTGTAATGACGCAGTATATGAACGCACCTCCGGCAATCCTAAACACGCTTTCGCATTCAAGATGGTTTTATCTGACCAAATTGCGGAGGCTCATGTGGTCGATGTATTATGGAGCGCATCAAAGGATGGTTATTTGAAACCTCGAGTACAAATCGAGCCAGTGGTACTTGGCGGTGTGACAATTACATATGCCACGGGATTCAATGCGGCCTTTATCGAGAAAAATCGCATTGGCGTAGGCGCGGTCATTATGTTAGTCCGTTCTGGTGACGTCATACCATATATCAAATCGGTGACTGTACCCGCCGAAAAGGCAAAGATGCCGGAAATGGAATATGTTTATAACGACACTGGTGTGGATATTATGCTGAAAGATAAAGGCTCATCGTCCGTTGTTTTAGAAAAGACAATAACTCTTTTTTTCAAGGGGATTGAAGTGGATGGTATGGGCCCAGGTAACGTGAAGAAACTGATTGATGCGGGATATAACAGCATTTATAAAATCGCGCATATTACCAAAGAACAGCTGCTTGGCGTCGAGGGATTCAAAGATAAAACCGCGGAAAAATTACACCGTGGTATCCAGTTAGCCATAGAAAAGGCATCTCTCGTGACATTGGCGGCGGTGAGTAATACAATGGGAAGGGGGTTTAGTGAGAAGAAAATCCAGTTAATTCTTGATGCATATCCGGAGATTTTCAAAGATTCGAGCGTTCAAAATGTAGGCACTTTATCAAAGATTAAAGGAATTGAGCAGAAAACTGCGCAAGTGTTCGTTGAAAATATCCCGAAGTTTATCGAGTTTTTGCGAGAATGTGATTTATTAGACAAATTGGAACAACGCGCGGTAAAAATAAAGACGCACCCATTGTCCGGCAAAACAATCGTGATGACTGGTTTCAGAAATAAAGATTTAGAGCAAAAGTTCAAAGAAATAGGGGTTAAACTAGGATCAAGTGTAAGTAAAAACACGGATATTTTGTTAGTGAAGAGCATGGAACATAGTTCGAGCAAAATCGATGAAGCGAAGAAACTGGGGATTGAAATTGTTGAAGTTGATAAAATGGATTTTTAAATCTTTGTCTATTGTATATGAGTAGTAGTGGAAAGAGAAGAACGCAGAAAATATCACCGAGTGGTATCCCTGATTTAGAAGATGATTCGACATCAGTTAGTGACGTAGAAATTAGTTCCGAACAAAAACCTAAGCGTCATTCCAGAAAAACATTGAAAGATAAAACTAAAGTTGGAATGCAAAACCCACCATCCGATGAAGGCCGCACAAAGAAGAAATCAGAATTCAGAGAAAAATATTACCGAAAACTTCATGGCACAGATGAGAAAGCACGCAAAATAAGAGAAAATTATTACCGAACACTTGGTCACGAACAATATCAAGAAGCATATGAAAGAGACGCCGATTGGCTCCGTATCAAAAAGGAACTTTTAAAAATGAATACGAATCAAAGAGGAGGGCGAAAAACTTTAAGGAAAAAAAGGAAGGGGACAACAAGAAAGAAGAAAAATTGAAACGATTATATAAATAATTACATTTATATAAACTATGTCAGGATACTTAGGCAAAAAAGGCTACACTTTATATAAGTCTGAGTTGAAAGAAAGCCAAATACATGATATTAAGAATGATTTATTGATGAAGCCAGTAACCCCGGGGCAGCGATTTGGTCAGGTCGCCGTGGATGCGTTTCCCGTTTATCGCGAAAATGCCAATAAAATCTATGTCCCGCGATTTTATGGCGAGCAACACTTTGGAGCTCCGACAAAAACGGAAATTAGTCCAGGAACAGATGTGTCGCTGGAGTTTGCGAAACAGTTGCGTGACTACCAAGAGGAAATCATCAAAGTTTATATGGACCATGTTCAACACGGGAGTGGTGGAGGTATTTTAGAGGTTCCTTGTGGTAAGGGCAAAACCGTTATGGCATTGAAAATAATCTGTAACATTCAGAAAAAAACGTTAATATTGGTCCATAAAGAATTCTTGATGAATCAGTGGATAGAACGCATCGAAGAGTTTGTCCCCAATGCGCGCGTGGGAAAGATACAGGCCCAAATATGTGACATAGAGGACAAAGATATTGTAATCGGGATGATACAGACAATGTATACCAAAACGTACGACCAGAGCATATACGACCAGTTCGGTTTGACAATAATCGACGAGGTGCATCGAATCGGCAGTGAAGAATTCTCCAAGACACTGTTAAAGACCATTACGCCTTATATGCTGGGGATTTCTGCAACAGTGGAGCGCAAGGATAAATTAACGAAGTTATTGTACATGTTTATCGGTCCGAAGATTTACAGTGAGAAGCGCGAAGGCGAAGATGAGGTCACCGTGCGGGCCATAGATTATCGCAGTTTGGACGATGAATTCAACCAAGTGGAAGTGGATTTCCGCGGACAAACCAAATACAGTACGATGATACGAAAACTATGCGAATATGGACCACGGAGCGATTTCATCGTGCGAATTATCGGCGACCTAATAAAGGAAAATCCGGACGGGCAAATTATGATTTTGGCGCACAATAAGTCAATTCTCAAGTATATTTATGAGAAAGTAACGCATTTGGAAATCGCGACCGCTGGGTATTACATCGGCGGAATGAAACAAAAAGACCTCCAAGAAACGGAGACAAAGCAAATTGTCATCGCAACGTATGCAATGGCAGCGGAAGCTCTAGATATAAAAACACTGAGTCGTCTGATTATGGCGACGCCCAAATCCGATATAACTCAGAGCGTGGGACGAATTTTGCGGATGAAACATGAAAATCCGATTATTGTGGATATATGTGACTCGCATGGCTGTTTCGAAAATCAGTGGTATCAACGGCGACGGTTTTATAAGAAGAATCAATATAAAATCATCCGAACCAATAGTGACGACTATAACACCAGTTTTGACACATGGCGAGTTATTTAAGCTATCATTTTGCTATATCGGCGACGCATTTTACCGAACACTTTATGGTCCATACTTTCCAAGAATGGAATCGTATTGCCTTTTTTTCTATCTTCATAAGTTATTTTTCCGTTGTTTTTACAAAGACTGCTATTCATATCTAATATACAAATATAATTTCACACAATTCTATACAAATCCGTTTCGAAATTTTCCCTCCTACAACATGGACATTTATTGCCGTTTCGATTGTAATGTTTTGTTAAGCATATATCGCAAAACATGTGATTACATGAAGTATAAATATTCGAGTCATTATCAAAGCATATACAACAAATATCGGGATTTATTTTGGACTTTTCGATTGTTTTAATTATGTTAAGAGCATATGTTATTTCATAATGTATGACGATATTATCTATCACTTGAATGTAGTAGTTATTCGGTCGTCGTTTAACCAAGAACTCTGCTAAAATTATATCGTTATTATTACAAATTGAAACAAATATCTCGTGATTGAACAAATTTATTGGAATGTCTTTGACCGCGTCGTACAGCCACATAGCCATTGACTTATCTTTTATGGACCACAGTGAAAATATTTCGAGTAAATCGATTGGTATCATTCTGTCATATAGTTGTGGAAAGCATTCATAAATGTATATCGCCATGTCATAGTGACAAGATATGAGAGAGCTGTATAAAAAATCCACATCGTGAAAATCCAGATATTTATATTTATTTCCAAAGTATTTCACAATTTCCAAATTTCCGTTCTCACAAGCTAATTGAAACGGTAAATTGTTTTTCATATTGATAGTCAATGATGGGTCAAAACTCTGTGCCCAATCCAGCCATTCTTTATACCCGTTTTTGCATGCAAGTAAAAAAAAGTATTCATTTACACTAATACTTAATTCATCTATTTCATTATATGTCAAATATTCGATGTCCATTATATACTACTTCAACATTTTTCGTCATTTTGGGGGTCATTGATTATTTCACATAATAATTTCATATGAGTCTTTGTTTTTTCATGACGTTTCGCGTTACATTTATGTACAATTTTCCCACAATTGCAGCGATAGTAGTTGGGGTCATTCAACTTTTCCATATTAAGTGGTTTCTTTGATGTTTTTTTATTCATGGCTGCTTTTTGCCTGTAAGATTCTATTCTTTCTTTGTTATTTTCGCGATAAATTCGCTGTAGCTCTCTGCGACGCTCTCTTTCTTCATCGGTCATTTTACTACGCCAACGTTCGGCATATTTCTGATTTCTCATTAATAATTGTTGTTTTTCATCATCGGTCATATTCATTTGCTTTACCTTTTGTTTTTCCCGTAATTCGGCCTTTCTTCGCTGGTAATAAATCTTTTGATAGTCAGCTACCTTTTCCTTGTTCTTTTCATTATATTCCTTCTGATAAGTAAGACGTTCTAATCTCTTATCCTCCATATTATTCGTGTATTTTATACCATGCTTTATATGATATAAAAATAAATCAATTTTTTTACATGAAGAAACGTACCCTCTCTTTTCCTAAGATTATGGGCATTGACGCACTACTCTTAGATTTATTTTTCAAATCGTCAAGGGATATCTTTTTAGACTGAGTCTGCTGATGTAAAATATGCGGTCTTGACTCTTTCAATGGTACAAGGTTCTTGATTAACTTGATTTTTGATTTTTCAACTGTCTTCTCCTTTTCCTGATTCTCCTTTTCCAGCTTCTCTTTCTCCAGCTTCTCTTTCTCCAGCCTTTCCTTTTCCAGCCTCTCTTTTTCCAGCTTCTCCTTTTCCAGCTTCTCCTTTTCCAGCCTCTCTTTTTCCAGCTTCTCCTTTTCCAGCTTGTCTTTTTCTAGTCTCTCCTTTTCCAGCCTCTCTTTTTCCAGCTTCTCCTTTTCCAACCTCTCTTTCTCCAGCCTTTCCTTTTCCAACCTCTCTTTCTCCAGCTTCTCCTTTTCCAGCCTCTCTTTCTCCAGCCTCTCTTTTTCCAACCTCTCTTTTTCCAACCTCTCCTCGGGTACCCACTCTGCTTTCATGGGTGAATTGAAAAAAATTCTAGTGAAATCTTTGACTTTTGACACATCCCATGCTTCTATATTACAAACACACGAACTAGCATTCATGAACATTTCTTTCATATTTACAACATTATCTGTATCCCACAAACTGATATGTTCATTAAAATCTTTGCGGTCTTTAAACAATCCTTCCATATTCGTAACTTCTTTGGTATCCCATCGCTCAATATCGCCATATATACGTTCAACAGCCTCTTTATCATTAAACCACAATTCAATTGCTTGATAAATAGTATTGTCATCCAATGGTTCGTTAAAAAATATATACATGGGTGTATTTTCTGTATCATAACGCGCCTTAAATTTTTCAGCACCCTTAAACATATTTTCGAAATCGTCACAGTTCTCCACGTTCCACCTTTTTACAGAATACGTAAATGCTTTTGCGTTGAAAAACATACACTTCATATTCTCAACGTTTTGGACGTCCCATTTTGCAAGAGGTTGGTTGAACTTTCGTGCGTTTTGGAATATAGACTCCATATTTATTACGTTTGACGTGTTCCATTGTGATATATCTTGATTAAAATTATGTGCATTATTGAATACGTAGCCCATGTTTGATACATTTTGCGTATCCAAATTCACTTCCGAATTAAAGACAGAAGCGCCGAAAAACATAGCCCGCATGGTTTGTAAATTCGTAGTATTCCACGAAATGTCCTGGTCGAACATCGATGCATGATAAAACATGTAATTTGTGTTTTCTAGACTACTCAGGTCTCTCCATTCCAATGGCTGATTAAATTTATTAGTATTGTAAAACATATGGTTCATTGTCTTCACTTTCGAAACATCCCATGAGCTCAAATTGCGATTAAACAAATTAGTATTATTAAACATGTGACTCATAGTGATAACATTACTTGTGTCCCATTTCTCTATCGATTGATTGAACTTCTTGGCGCTTTGAAACATATGTGACATGTCAGTAACGTTTGACGTGTCCCACGAAGAAATATCCTCATTAAACTCGATTTTATCCGCGAATAAAGAGGTCATGTTTGTCACATTCGATGTATCCCAAGTAGATATATGTCCGTACATGTTTCGCACATTTTCATCTTGATTTATATAATTATAGACAACTTCGTGTATATTTTCATTTGATAACATATAAATATACACATTCACTTTTTTAAATTTTTTACTACCAATATATTATTGATAACAACGGTATAAAATTAGAAATATATATTTAATATGCATTTTTCAAATAAATTATTAATATGCTCCAGCGCCACGTTTCTTGCATCTTCTTATTATGGATATTGTATTCAAAATTCATTATATAAGATAGATTTAATTAGTGCAATTTGTTCCATAATATATTGGTACGACAGTGAAAATAAATATAAACGAATGATGGATATATCATTTGCGAATATTGCAGGGGGGTCGTTTTTTATATATGGTTTTTACAACATAAAAGATAATATGAAATATTTGGCATGGTGTAATTTAGTTGGGATTTTGAGTAATTTTTCTTTGTCATGTATGTATCATAAAATGAAATATGATAAGTGGTTTTATTTCCATTTCATGTTTCATATGTTCATACTATGCAACAAGTTCATCATATATAATTATTGATAAAAATTGATATTTTTTATAGGATAATGAAGAAATGTACAAAACATGTATCATCTTGAAGTTTACAACTGTAAAATCCAAAAGCGCCCGTCGGCAGTATCAAAGACGCCATATGTGGCTGATGGTTTATTGGAAGATGATGTCGCACAGATTCATACTCCCGCATTGGGTTGTTGTGGGTTATGTGACAAAGACAGCAATGTGCTAGTGACTCTCAATGACAAACCCAAAGTATGTAAGTATACCGCACAAATAGCATATTTTTATCAGCCAAAAGTCGATAAAAACATATACATCGGAATCAATCCTAAGTTAGCCGAGACGCTGGTTGATATAAGTCTCCATAAAAACATATTGCCCTTTCTACAGAATCCGGCGACATTTTGTCGAGAAAAACATATCGAAAATACCAATTCACGATTCGATTTTGCGGGCATAGATTGCGATGGTCGCAACTTCGTTCTCGAGGTGAAAAATGTACCACTTGCTGATTATATTGACTGTACAGAAAAAGAAAAGAAAAATATAGACCCTGAACTGTTCGAACAACTGGAATATAATGATAAAGTCGCATATTTCCCCGATGGATATCGCAAAACGGCTAAAGCACCGATAAGTCCGCGCGCTTTGAAACACCTGCATGACCTGCAAGAATTAGTAAAACGCGATTATCGTTCAATCATGTGCTATGTCATTCAACGGGAAGATGCGAAGTGTTTTCAACCCAGTGTAATAGACGCTATATATCGTGCGGCATTCTTCGAGGCCAGAAAAAATGGCGTGGAAATGTATGCCATTCAGTTTTCTTGGAATGCCGATGGATGCGCTAATTATATGGGAACTCTTCCTGTGATTGGTTAGATAGTCGAGTACCGCACTTTATCATATGACATATTTTTTTTTCCAAACGCTTCATATCATCGTTTTTTTTCTCATCGAAAGAATCTTTTTCTAATTCTGACATACCGAATGAGCGATGGAAATAATGCAAAATTATCGTGATATATTGATTATCATAATTGTTTAATATTTCAAATATTTTGTAAATTTTTTCACGCGAATAGAGCTGTCGGACCGTTTTACATAGTATATTACAGTTGTAATAATAATACAAATAATAAGCACAGATTGACAAATTTAGAAATATTATTGTGTCTCTATATTCATGAGTCCATGATTCTTCTATACAAAATTCGCCATCCCAGTCGATTAACTTCAATGATACTTTCCCAGTTATACTGTCTATATTCATTACCACATTGTCGGGTTTGAAATCATAATATACAATACCGATATCTGTGACACGCTCAGATAAATCCATTAATTGTTCAGAAATATCACTGCATATACTCTCTACATCACCATAGTGACACTGCTCTAATTTCACAATGTTGTTCATTTTTCGTTGCCGAATAAATTTAGATAAGGTTATATCGTAAGATTCCATTATACAATATCGATGAATTTTACCATCCATTTCAATATTGCTCAACAAATACACTCTAGGACTCAGCCCATGTTTAATTGCCTTACGTAATACTTCTTCGTCGCGGGTTTTTTGACTCTTCGATATAAATTTATCCTGGTCAATGGGCTCGTCATCTGTGTCGAAAATGCTGCGAGAAATACGTAATGTGAAATTGTCAGATTTATATACTATATTGTGACCACCGTGTCCCAAATAATGATTATCACTAATGTCAAACTTACTGAACACCTTCTCTTGCTTATCCACGAAGTTTGTATGTATCGGATTTTTCCGCGGCTTCATGTCCGGATTTTTCATGATTTTAGAAATATCGATATTATATAGCTCATTTGTCGCCATAATGTTGGTTGTATATGATATTGTCAGCTTTTTAAGATAAATTTTCTTCAATTTTTTTGATAACTATATATATATTGATGTTATGTATGAATTTTAGCACAAGAAATAATGCCCCCGTTGCATTACCCAAGAAGGCAGTTAAAATGCAACCCACTATAAATAAACCGATTGTTAGGAGTGCCAGTTTAATGAACCGTCTTTTATCAGAGAAACCTACGAAATGTGGTTCTTGTGGCGGGGCGAAATAAATATATACATATTATATAAATGTCTTGTGCCAGTTGTCTAGATTTCAGCGTCGAAAAGGTAGTCAAGTCAAACAGTGACATGAAACCTATATGGTTAGAAAAACGCGATTATGTTGAAGAATTTATAGAAAAACACGGTTTTGCGTGTAAAAAACCGCTACAATACGACACATCTTTGTCATTGGACCTGGGAAAGCGTGCGGCGAATAAAAAAATATTGTATTGGGCGGCTCTTCCGAAGACTGGACTTAGTCCAATGCCGCTAGATGCCAAAAAAGCCTATCACAATTTCGAAAATAGTGGCGTTGTAAAGACTAATGCCGAAGGGAAGGCGAAAATCCAATTCATGTGTCCGCAAATCTATAGCACTGTTGTAAAAGGTGATTCCAAGCCCCAGTCGTTTTTTAAACACATTCATTTTGTTATATCTAATGCAAGTGGAACACAGTGGTTGCCGCAAATATATACAAGAGTAATTCTTTGTGATTCAGATTACAAAGATACTAAAAAAATGCTAAAGAGTGGCCTAAGTGTTTTTATCAACGCATTGCCATGTCAATATTATGCAAAAGACCATATTCCGAATTCATATAACTTGTCCGTTAAAGACGTGAAAAAAATGAGTGTTATCGAGTTACGTCAGTGGTTTTCCGACGTGATAAAACTCCATTATCCTAAATTACATACATATTTATCAAAGAAGATGTTACAACTATATGAAATACCAATCGTCGTTTATTGCGCACATACCAAATGCAATGCTTCTGTATTATGCGCCGAAGAGTTAATGAAAAAAGGGTTCGTCAATATTACCGATTTTGCTGGCGGTATGAAAACGTATAACGAGAATGCGTAGATGTTGAAAATAAAATATAGTCTTATTTTCAAAGAATATTCACTAATAGACGATGTATAGACCCTCTCTTATAAGGATTAATTATTTTCGTCTTTGATTTCATGGTACGCCTATTGGACCTGGACTTGTTCTTTTTGCTGCGAATTTTGCGGAAACTTCTGCGACGCGGAGGAGCCATTATATACATATACTACATTTTATTATACCTCAATTGTGAATGTATAACTGCTTGACGGCATTGACTTTCGACCAGTATTGTTTTTACACGTGCTGTAAATATTGTATGTTCCTAAATCCAACAGTATTTGAAAAGTCGCCTGAAAAACGCCATTTGAACCAGTGATATATAAATCTCCATTGATTATTTGGTCGTAATAGTAAATGGTAATTTGACTTGCAGTGATATTTGCTTGTGTATTAATAGTAAAAGTCGCATAATTATTACTAGCAAATGTACTGGCGCCACTTAACACAGGAGGACTCGGCATTCCAGCGTAGTTATTGAAATATTTTTTACAATTTTCGCTATTAAGTGCAAAAGTCGCACTGCCATATGGATTACCACCAGTAACTGTGGTACTTTCCGACGGTTTAAATTGCGCCTGTATAGACTGTGAATACGCCATTTTACAACTTTGCTGTACAGTATTATAGGATGTATTTGTAGTGGGTACTTCTACCGGTACCGGCACTTGTTGCTTTACAGTATTGGTGAAATTACTATAATAACTTTCCGCACTCAATGGACCAATTTCGTCATCGTAAGCATTATATATTACCAAACTGTTGCCACAACTCAATGCATCTACCGCCACATTCACACTATATTTAACTACTTTATATACATCATATGAATTTACAGTGACAATGTAAATGGGGTACAACGGATTTTGATAGACAGATATTATCAATTTGTTGCCATCGCCTGAAACCGAAACATCCCCGCATAATATATTTGAATCATATACTTCTAGACTTGACTGTATATCAGTGAACGTCGAACCATAATCTTGAGATATAAATAATCCATTTTTTATTGTTTTTGCACCAATAATTAATACGCGCCCGTCCGACGAGGAGTCCGCTGCACGCCCATTTAAGCTTTGTAATGTCGTATTTGTCGTTTTTTTCCAATTGCTTGTATTTTTCAACTGTTCAAATAGCGTAACATCAACGGAACTATCGTATTTGAATAAATATGTTCCGCTATTTGTCGGGCACCAAATTTGCTTGAAATCGTCACTTGCTGCGATGCTATTGGTCTCTTGGCCGGATAAAACCATGTATGTTTGTAGAACATCGTTCGTGTAATACGATATATATAATGCATTTTGTGAGGTCGTAATAATATATTCGCCGGTTTCATCGACATAGCTCTTATTCATACTCGGGTCGTCTATTGCACCAATTATCGCGTAATTTTGTCCATAATTGGAAGAATATAATATTTGTCGGTCAGAAAAAAATACACTGTAAATGCCATCTCGTGACATATTTATACCTCTGACAAAGCTAATATCTTCAGGAATATTCGAACTATACCAAGCTGCTCCTTGACTCAGTGTAAATTTGGCCTCTTTTAATTCATTTGTACCAATGGAGCCATACGATACATCGGTTGCGCTGCAACCTCCTCCGCTGATATTAGCATTACTTATATCATTTATTTTGATTGGTGGAAAAATACTATAAACTGGATTTCTATTGGCATTGCATTTACAATATTTTTCAATAACATTATATTTTTTGAACATGTATATAAATTAATAATAAAAAATTGATTTATAAATAACACAATACATCTTATCATATAATATCCTCGTTTATCATGACAGATTTATCACAACAATACCAGCGTAAGACCGACAAGCAGCATATTTTGGATAATCCCGATACTTATATTGGGTCTATTGAAAATGTGGATGCTCAAATGTGGGTCTATGACGATGTACAGCAAAGAATCGTGCATAAAACCATCGAATATATTCCTGGTTTGTATAAGCTATTTGATGAAGGCATCGTCAATTCTCGCGACCATGTTATTCGCATGATTCATTCCCCGCTCTTGGACAAGCGATTTGTGACAAATATTCAAATACACGTTCAAGAAGACGGTACGATTATTATGGAAAACGATGGTAATGGTATTGATGTTGCTAAACACCCTGAATATGATGTGTATATCCCGGAAATGATTTTCGGTCAGTTGCGCACTTCCACGAATTATAACAAAGAAGAGAAAAAAATCGTCGGTGGTAAAAACGGATTTGGATTCAAGTTGGTTCTAATATGGTCTTCCTATGGCTATATAGAAACCGTTGATCATATTCGCGGTCTCAAATATACCCAGGAGTTCAAGAACAATCTGAACGAAACGTGTGCGCCAAAAATAACAAAGTCGAAGGCCAAACCTTATACCAAGATTGTGTTTAAGCCCGATTATGCGCGGTTCGGTCTCAGCGGAATCACCGAAAACATGTTTGCTTTATTGAAAAAGCGCACATTTGATGTGGCTGCCATAACAGACCATTCGGCCAAAAAAATAAAGGTTCATTTTAATGATGGATTGGTTCCCGTGAAAAATTTCCAGCAATATATCGATTTATATATTGGCGCAAAGGACAAGGGTGGTGGTCGCGTCTATGAAAGTCACGACGAGCGCTGGGAATATGCGGTGGCAATGTCGCCAAACCACGAATTTATGGCGGTTTCGTTTGTCAATGGCATTTGCACTCACAAGGGCGGCAAACACGTGGATCATATCCTCGGACAAATCACGCGAAAACTCCAAGATTACATCGAAAAAAAGAAAAAGGTCAAGGTAAATCTAAACTCTATCAAAGAGCAACTATTGCTGTTCTTACGATGTGATGTCGAGAATCCGTCATTTGACAGTCAAACAAAGGATTATTTGAATACGCCATATGCAAAGTTCGGTTCGACTTGCACGGTTAGCGACGGTTTCATAGAACGAGTCGCGAAAATGGGGGTTATGGAGCTGGCATGCAGTTTGACAGAAGCAAAGGAGAGCAAGATGGCTGCGAAAAAAACGGACGGTTCCAAAACAAAATCCATTCGCGGCATTGCCAACTTTATCGATGCGAACTACAGTGGCACGGACCAATCCGACAAATGTGTGCTGATTTTGTGCGAGGGACTCAGTGCCTTGTCTGGTATTGTTTCCGGATTGTCCAGCGACGACCGCAATGTCATCGGCATTTATCCATTAAAAGGTAAGTTGTTGAACGTTCGTGGTGAAACGGTCGCCAAAATCTCGGCCAACAAGGAAATCACCGATTTGAAGAAAATCCTCGGCTTGGAAAACGGACGTGCCTATGATTCTATGGAAGACGTGAAGAGGCATTTGCGTTATAGCAAAATCATGATACTTTGTGACCAGGACAATGATGGCTCTCATATCAAAGGACTGTGTATCAATCTCTTCCATAGCGAGTGGGCATCACTGACGAAAATCCCGGGATTCCTATCATTCATGAATACTCCGATTTTGCGTGCTAAAAAGGGCGCTCAAACTGTTGTGTTTTACAACGAAGGTGAATATAACACTTGGAAACTGGCACAAGGTGACCAGCTACGTGGCTGGTCCGTTAAGTATTTTAAGGGTCTCGGTACTTCAACAAGTAGTGAGTTCAAGGAATACTTCGCTAATAAAAAAATCGTGGATTTCGTTTATGACGAAGAAAGCGATGACATGATTGACAAGATATTTAATAAAAAGCGCAGCGATGACCGCAAAACGTGGCTCAGCGCATATGATAAAAACAGCTACTTGAACACTTCAAAACCGAATGTGAATTATCGTGAGTTTATCGATAATGAGCTTATCCACTTCAGTACATATGATTGTGCCCGCTCCATTCCCAATATGGTCGATGGTCTGAAAACGTCGCTCCGAAAAATACTGTATTGTGCATTTAAACGTAAGCTCACCAGTGAAATCAAAGTAGCGCAGTTCTCTGGATATGTTTCCGAGCACAGTGCTTATCATCACGGCGAAGCTTCGCTGAATGGCGCAATAGTGAATATGGCGCAAAATTACGTCGGGTCCAATAACATTAACTTGTTGGAACCCAATGGTCAGTTTGGTACTCGACTTCATGGCGGTGATGACTCGGCTAGCGAAAGATATATATTCACCATGTTGAACCCTTTGACGCGCGCCATATTTCCCGAACATGATGACGCGATTTTGAACTATTTGGACGATGACGGCGCACTAGTAGAGCCGGAATATTACGTACCCATCATTCCATTTGCTCTAATCAATGGTATATCCGGCATCGGTACCGGATTTTCGTGCAATATTCCCGCGTTTAACCCACGAGACTGCATTGATTATTTGAAGGCAAAACTGCATCAACAATCTTATGACAAGCCATTCGTACCCTATTACGAAGGATTCAAGGGTAAAATTCAGCAAATCGACGAACATAAATATTTAGTAAAAGGTTGTTACGAAGTTATCAATGACAACACCATTCATATTACCGAGCTACCCGTGGGAACATGGACGATGCCTTATACTAGTTTCTTGGAAAGCTTGATGGACGGTGTGGATAAAAACGGAAAAAAGACCACACCAGTAATCAAGGATTTCACATCTTTATCAACTGAAGTTCATGTCGATTTCACGGTGACATTTCCAAAAGGCAGATTGATGGACCTTATGTCAGAGGGCGATTCGCTTATCAATGGTCTGGAAAAGGTCTTGAGACTCACTAGCAGCTTATCCACTGCAAATATTCACATGTTTGACGGTGACCGACGACTACATAAATATCAACGCGTGGAAGAAATCATAGATGCATTCTTTAATATTCGATATGGTGTATATGAGAAGCGCAAGGCGCATATGATAGAAGAACTGTCGTTGAAGCTACAGAAGCTATCCAATAAGGCAAAATACATTCAGCAAACTTTAAACGGTTCAGTGGATTTGCGCAAGAAAAGCGCCGCGCAAGTCGAGGAGCTTATGACCGGTGAAGGGTTTGATAAAATCGGTGGTGACTTCAAGTATTTGATAAAGATGCCCATGGATTCAGTAACGGAGGAAAATGTAGCGCATATTATGAAAGAGCGCGACGACGCAACGAAAGAGCTAGATATATTGACAAAAACCACTATACGCGATATGTGGCTACGAGATTTAGAAGAGTTTGAGAAACAATACATTGTATATCAAACCAAACGCGAGTCTATACAAAGTGGAGCGGCGATTAAGAAACAGCCGACCAAGAAAAGAGTTGCCAAGAAGTCTAAATGAAAATAATGTGAGTGCGCGTCGGATAATTATCGGTAGGTTTGTAGCTAGATTTAGACCATTTTTTATATTCGTTATAAGTCATAAAGCGTGTGTGCGTTCGAACGGAACGTGGAATCATACTGGTTTGTATATCGGTAATTCTTTGTACTGTTTTGAAAATATATTTTTTATTTAATATATGTTATTGTCTCGTTTTTATTTTCGTCCATGAACTATATACTTGATGAATTGTGATGAATATATCCCGAAATTAGAAGATTGTTCAACCGAGTTAAATTGTTTAAAAACATCAGAAAATTCAAATGAATACAGAATAACTATTGAGAAAATGATTGAAATTTTGAATAAAATAAAACGTAACTGCGTTAAATTGGGTTTTTATCATAACGTTCGATATAATAGATATAGGTACTTTTTATTTTGGTTTTTCAGACTCCCCTCATTAGTATTATCTGGATTAAACGGTTTCTTTGCAATCGGTGTCCAGAAATATGTTTCGCAAAATACTATTTCTGTAACGAATGCTTCGCTCTCATTCTTGTGTGGATTGATTACCAGCATAGAAATTTCTTTGAATTTACAAAAACGAATGGAAATAGAATTGGATACGTATAAAAAAATGTACAAATTAACTGTTGAAATTGACAAAGAAGTTAATTGTATATTTGACATTAATGAAAATGTAAAAATGAAATTATTAGAAACAGTTGAAAAAAAATATATTGAATATCAATCTATTATTTCGACTAGCAACATTGTGACAAGTGTAATCGTTTTGAATGAAGATGAGTTCGAAAAGGTGTATGTCGGAAATGATGTCGAAAAGAATCGAGTAGATGTAACAGAAGAAGAAGCAGAAAAGAAGAATCAATTGATACTGGCTAAAATAGTAAATGAATCGCAATATATGTTTCCATTTTTACATAATGCCACTGGTCGAAATGATTGATATTGAGTATTTTTATTTTATTTTTATTATATATATGTCTTCTGTCAATACACTAGAAGGGAGAAAGGAATCGTTGAAACGCGAATTGGTTGGTTCTAAGAGAGAAACTGCTGCAATTATAAAAGCAAGTGAGAATGTCGATGGAATCAACTGTGCTGAGATTAAAATGAAATGCAAGAAAAGAAAAGTGATTGCAACAAAATATAGAAAGAAACTCACCGAAAAAAGACGCGAAGTGAATAGCGAAATTAAGGACATAAATGCGCGCATCAAAGCATTTAAACAATCAAAGAAAAGACGGCGCTGCCCAAATGGGTCTCGTAAGAACAGCAAAACCAACATGTGTGTTAAAATTTCGGATAGAAGATCGCGTTAATCTAATTTGGTTATGATAAAACTAATTTATATATTATATATATATAAATGAGTGAAATAACCGGACTGTATATCGTAAGGGAAAATTTTGAAACTGGGGTTGTGGATGATAATTATATTACCATAAAATCCCATTCCGTGTCAAAACGTAAATTCAAAATGGTAGGAGCACCCGGTCAACATATTCCTGCGCATAAAGGTGATATTATAAAAATCGCTGGTCATGAAAAAGACACATTAGGTGATGTATATTATGGTTATTTAGTACATGGTAATGTAAAGAAACCTATCTATATGCGTAAAACACAATTCAAAAAATTAGACTATATTGAGACACCCGAATATAAACAGTTTGTATATTACATAGAACTAGTTAATAAAGTACTCGACTATAAAGAAACGCCATTCTACCAACAAGTTTCTAGAACCACTCGGACAAAAGGCGGCAGAAAAAGAAGAATCAGAAGAAAAACACACAAAAGACGCAAATCATCAATACTGTGAGATTATGAGGTAATTCATCAGAAATGGCATCATCAATAAGTGGTCGTCATTTTTTCCGAATGTTTTATTATACGAGCAACATAGTGCCAAGAATATCGTGGTATAAAATACTGTTCTTACATGCAGGTCGGCAAATACATAGAGACATAAAGCGTCATAAAACAACGGCACTTTAAATATCAATCGCTGATACTTGAAAACACCCGCATTTGAATTATTGTAATAATCTTTGTAAAAGAGATACGCCATTTGGCAGTGTAGGGACAACGAAATTGGTATAATAATATTTCCATAATCAACATTGTTGAATATACATACATTTATCAATCCCACTATACTACGCAATTGTAGCGCAATTTTTTCATAAAAATAATAATCAGGTTCAATGGGAATTCGGCGCGCAAATGACTCGTAATAGTTGTTGTGATATAAATGATAAATAATCGCGCTTATGAAAACTATATAAATGTCAATGACATGAAACCAGGACATATCGTGCGGGAATGTCAAAACATTTATCACGGGTATAGCGACATATAAATATTGCGCGTAAAGATGACTATCGTATTTTTGCCACGGATAATAGTAATATAATACGCGCGCGGTTTTTCCAAGTATTAATGACAACCAATACACATTGACTATGTAAAGAATATTGATATATATAGTCGGCGAGGTCGTCAGTACTTTGAAAAGATTTATATTACGGAAATAAATGAATGTCACAACACTTAGCACTTTCATCACTTTTTGTACATTACTATGTATTTTGAATTCTTGTGAGAATTTATATAACAACAGCATCAAAGTACTATAATGAATCCTATATATCATAGCGTCTGAATTGTCCATGACACATAACATGTTGGTTATATGATGAATACATAATGACATAGTAGCAAATGGCATATCCATCACATGCTGCAGCGCTAATATGTACGGACTATGCTCAATCCTTGATATATATGTCTCATAACAACAGTACAATATACACGTAATATCGATGACGTGTTTATATATGATGTATTTTCTCATTGTAATAGTATTAATCATTATATTTATGTGTGTTTGAAAAATTGATAAATGTTAATTCAATATTAAGATATAGAATTAAATTGTCCATAATGAGAATGCTGCCACATACATTACGTGTTCCTATTAAAAATATCCGTGATACAAAGCCATCAAAAGAAATAGATCCATGTGAGTTTTTGCGCCGTTACTTAAATAATTCATCTCATTTATACGAAAAAAAACAACTGCATAACTTGCTGATTAAATATTGTAATGAACCCATTACGACGAAATAATCATGAATTCACAGGGTATATATTACATATTCGATTGTAAGTGATGTAAAAAAATGTAGCATATAATATAATGCACAATATGATTTTTTTCAATAATAGCTTTAATTTAGGTAACAAATATAATCCAAAGCCTCCCTTGAAAAATCACTATTTTGTGTTTATTGTAACCTCTTACAATAATGCTAAATGGTATATACCGAATTTAAATTCTATTCGAATTCAATCATATACAAAATGGCGAATAATATATGTTGATGACGGTTCAACGGATGGTACATATTCACTTGTAAAAAATTATGTTGAAAAACATCATTTGCAGAAAAAATGTACCCTGATTAAAAATGACAAAAACTATAGACAGGGATACTCGCGATATATTGCATTTAAACAGTGCCATGACGATGAGATATGTTGTTTATTAGACGGCGATGACTGGTTATACAATGATAAAGTTCTGGAAAAACTTAATCGAGTTTATAATGAAAATGTATCCATTGTTTATGGTAATCCTGTGTTTTATAATAATGGAAAAACTCGCGCGGTGCGAAGATATAACCGTTTTCCGGAAGAGATAATTCAAAACAATGATTATAAACACTTTATCGGATGGATTACCGTTCATTTGAGAACAGGTAAAGCATCGCTATTTAAGTCATTTCCATATGAGTATTTGTTAGATTTCAATGACGAGTTGATATCAGCCGCGACTGATGTTAATGAAATGAACTGGGTTTTGTCAAAATCAAACGGAAAACACAAAAACTCTGGTTTTATTACCGCGGTGTATAATAAAGATGCGAGTTTAGAGCATGATAATAGTTGGTTTTACATAAATTCTAATACTAAAACACGTCTTTATCGCGGTGAAATCGGATATTATTTGTCGTTCAACCAATTAACAAGATATAAGCACAAAGAAGTTATCTTGATATTTACAAGTCTAGACAGAGCCAATAGTACTGAACATAATACTTTAAGGAGATTTTGCGACACAATAAATCATAAGTATCGATTAATATTTAAATATGAAATACAAAAGGGCATCAATGATGTGAAAATTTCAATAAATCATATTATTTTTTATCATTTTAACAAACCTACACAAACTTTAATAAAGTACGCTATGGGGCTATCGACCAATGTATTCAGCGATGTATTCATCAGTAAAGATATAGAGATATTTAATAACGATACTTTGCTAATAAAACTTGGAAATAAATCTCCGCCTCCAATCGTCAAACCGGTATCTGTACCAGCAGTAGTACCTCCAATTGTGAAACCTGTGTCAGTACCAGTACCTCCAATTGTGAAACCGGTATCTGTACCAGCAGTAGTACATACAATCGATGTTCCGGAACCAAATGTCAAGAATTATAGAAAGATTGTAAAACAATTGGACGATTTGAAAGGTTTATACAATCACTCCTTATTAATAGAACATGAAACACCATCGCCATTAAATCAAATTGCAGATAAAATATACTGTATTAATTTGATAAATAATAATAAAAAGTTGGATAAATTCATAAAATTTGCGAATAAATATAATATATCTTGTGAAGTACTACGTATGACAAAGGTAACTGATTCTACGCGATACATGATGATGTTTCAAAACGTAAAAAGACGCATTCAGAACGAACATTCGTCCATCAAACATCCAAACGAATTCGGGTATCTATTATATCACTTAATTTGTCTGAAAGATGCGATAAAGAATCAGTATAATCGCATCATTATATTTGAAGATAATGTTGTTCCTATGAAAGATTTGAATGAAAAGGTCATTGAGCTGAAAGACGCGATTCAAAATAAATCTATGGTATATCTTGGTGCATCGCAATATAATTGGCCAGAGTCTCATACGCCTTTTTATAATGCAAAAAGAACATGCGGTTCTTTCGCAATTCTTTTGGATAAGGATTTTATCAAAAAGATTCATGATAAAGCATGTAAATTGGAGACGAAAATAGACCACATACCATTCAATATGTATAATAAAGATTGCGTCGTATTGTATCCGAATTTATGTATCGAAGACGTGACCAAAAGCGATAGTCAAGGAACTCGAGATTTGAAAGAACACTCTAAAAAAATGAAATGGGACCTATCAAAATATGAAAAATGTTGAAACGAATACAAATTTGGAACGCATTTATTGGCTCATTTTAAGTTTATAAGGGTTTAAACGCCTCGACAAACGATTGATATAGTTTAGTATTTGGACTTTTACCTCTGCATCCCGGTTTTCCGAATATGAATGTTAAATAGCTGAAATTTTTCTTATATTCTATCTTCTTTTCTCCCATGTAGATGATAAATCCTAATACAAGAGTAACGAAAAATACGGAATATACCAATTTCTGGAAATTATCCAGGATTTTGTATTTATTATTATCTTCGTGCTCGTCATTCACATCAGTATCGTAATCTTGCTTCATCAATTGTATTATGTAAATGATTCCTAGTAATATCAATGCCACCACGAAAAATCGTTTATTACAATTGATTAGTAGTAAAAAAATGACATACAATTTTATCGAGTCGGAGAACACCTCATTGAATTTCTTCTTTATCAAAGAGGTGTCTGTTAAAACGACAAAAAATAACAATGTTAAATATGATATAAAGTGTTTTAGATATACATTATGTACTAGTAATTCTTGAACGCGACAAGGAAATAACTCTCCGATGTAGTTGGACGCTATGATGAGAAATAGTACAAATACGTTCCATACTGGAATATTATAAAAATCACCTACGCTCATATATATAAATAGATATATATAAATAGGTGTATATGGCAAGTGAAACAGAAAATGAATATATTGAAGGCTCTATTTTTGATTTGAACGATGAATGGAAACCCATTGGTTTAGTTCCAAAACATCGTTCTCGTAATCGAAAACTGAAACTATTGATTTTCTTTTCGGTAATCACTACATTTTCGTACATTATCTACTACGTACTAAATAGCACTTATAGCTCAGTTGGTTAGAGCATCGGTCTTATGAGCCGAAGGTCTGCGGTTCAAGCCCGCATTGGTGCAAATATATTATAGATGTACATATGGCGAAAAAAAGGGAAAACAAGAACTAGAAAATAATATATATACGCGTATATTATTTTAGATGATTTCTATCGAGTATAGATAAAAAATTGATATCATTAAAACGACACTGAAACAAAGCATAAGCGAATACTTATTATAATAAAAAATTGAATTAAATAATATATATTATATAAGTATATCAATATGAACCGCACAAGTAATTACAAGGATTTACTCAAATCCCATAAGACAGAAAAGGGCGGGAAAACAATAACAAATACTAGTATAAAAGGGCATTTTGGTGGGAACTTCCATATACCGCAAGAAGAATATGGTGACTTTTTGCGGCAATATTATCGCGATGTGATCGCTAAGGGAGGAGATGAATATTTGACTGAAAAGCAAATGGACGTTGGACCCATTGCTATTGACCTGGACTTTCGATACAGCTTAGACACCACTTCCAAGCAACATGACATCGGCTTTACCAAATCCCTCATTCTGAATTACACGGATATTTTCAAAGATATATTTCAATTAGAAGAAGACAAACCAATTCCTGTATATGTATTCGAAAAACCATGCGTAAAACAGGACCAGGAAAAGAACTTGACAAAGGATGGAATTCACATGATAATCGGTATTCATTGTAATCGTGAAACGCAGCAAATAATTCGCGCGAAAATAATAGAAAAATGTAAAGAGGATTTTGAGGAATTTCCCATCATCAATACATGGGAAGACGTTTTCGACGAAGGAATCACCAAGGGAACGGTAAATTGGCAATTATATGGGTCGAAAAAACCGAATCATCAGTCCTATCGTCTTATATGCGCATATGAATACAGTTATGACCTAAGTGACGGTGAGTTCATGGAATCCAAAATAAACCTGGATAAGTTCAACTGGGAGCAAGACATCTTCAAACTATCTGTTCGGTATGACAAACATCCAGTGTTCTTGCTGAAGAGCAATATTGCATCCATGGTAAATTCCATGAAAACGTCACAGAAGAAACCTGCGCGCATTCAAAATGAAATCCGCTCCTCCAGGAACATCAATATCTTGAACGTCAAAAATCGCGAAGATTTGGACGCATGTGTAGAAGAATTCCTCAAAAGCCTCGGTACGACAGAATATGCTATAATAGAAGCACATAAATATGCCCACGTATTACCAGAGAGCTATTATGGCAATGGCTCCTACGAAAAATGGATTCGCGTAGGATGGGTGTTAGCACATATTCATGACAAACTGTTCGTCAGTTGGATATCTTTTAGCGCCAAAGCCAGCTCATTCAATTATAACGATATCCCATCATTGTATGATATGTGGATAAAATTTGATAACTCGAATCACGGTCTTAAAAAAGGGTCTCTGATTCATTGGGCGCGCAATGACGCCGACCCCATGGATTTTAAAGCGGTGAAGGAAAGTGGAGTACAATATTATGTCGATCAAACCATTCGCAGTATTAATTTCGGAAATGGAAAATGTGACAAAACCATGGGTAGCGGGGACTCTGACTTGGCCAACATTCTTTACATGCTATTCAAAGACAAATTTGCTTGCGCCTCTATTAAAGGCGATAAATGGTACAGATTTACCGGACATAAGTATGTAGAAGACGAAATGGGCACTTCGCTTAGACATCATATTTCGGAAGAACTCCGGACCGTATATCGTCTCAAAGGAGATGAATTATCGGAGTCAGTCGTCGATAAAAACCAGGGAGATGATAAACTGAAAATGTACGAAAATTTCTCGAATAAAGTCCTTGATATTGTTTGTCGGTTGGGTAAAACTACGCACAAAGACCATATTATGAAGGAAGCGAAAGAGTACTTCTTTGACCCCGATTTGAAATTTCTGGACCTACTCGACAGCAATCCATACTTACTATGTTTCAAAAACGGCGTATTGGACATAAAAAATCGCGAATTTCGCGCCGGCAGACCAGATGATTATTTGGAAAAATGCACCAATATCAAGTATGTTCCACTGGATCGCCAAAGGGATAAAGTGGTTATCGATGAAATCAACGACTTCATGGATAAACTATTTCCGCGCCCACAATTGCGGGCTTATATGTGGGAGCATTTGGCGTCGGTTCTCTTAGGAGTTAATCTGAGCCAAAAGATGCATATTTATATCGGCGCTGGGTCGAACGGAAAATCTGTTCTCACGGATTTGCTTTCACAATGTCTCGGTGATTATTATGCCGTCGTGCCGATTTCGCTGATTGCACAAGCCCGTCAAAAACAGGGTTCTGCGTCGCCGGATATAATAGCATTGAAAGGGTTACGGATGGCCGTAATGCAGGAGCCTTCGAAAAATGACCAAATAAACGACGGTGCCATGAAAGAATTGACCAGTGGTGTTGAGCCTATAAAGGGAAGAGCATTGAACTGTATGCCCATTTCGTTTATTCCGCAGTGCAAAATCGTGGTATGTTCCAACAACTTTATGAAAGTGCAAAGTCAGGACCACGGTACTTGGCGTCGTATTGCCGTCGCTGATTTTGAATCCAGGTTTTGTGACACTCCGATGGATGACGATGAAGACATGCCTTTCCAATACAAGGGAGACCCCATGTTAAAAGAAAAGTTTCCACAGTGGCGCGAAGTTTTCATGGCTATGTTGGTGGAAATCGTATTGAAAACACAGGGCGCGGTGAAACCATGTAAGATGGTGGATGACGCGTCGCTGAAATATAAGAACCGCGAAGACCACATTTCGGAGTTCATCACCGAACGCGTCGTTATAGACCCGAAAGGACGAATTACAAAGACCGAAATCAATACCGAATTCAATATTTGGTACCAAGGTACATATGGACGTGGCGGACCTTCGACTAAAGAAGTGCATGAATATCTCGACAAGGATAAACGGTTCAGCAAATATAAGACCGCGGTTCAAGCTTGGATTGGAGCTCGCATTCGCTACGACAATGATGCCGATGAATCCGATGACGACGATGATGATACCACTATTAGCAGCGGAGAATTGTAGGTACAATATTTACATATATTGAGATGTATATCAATATATTTATCGTTTTTTAGATGATTTGCGACTCTTTTTTCTCGAAGACCTTGCTTTTCTTTTCTTCTTTGATTTTTTGTTCTTTTTACCACCAAACTCAAGACGTCTTTCTACTGGGTTTTCTTCTAAAACTCTTGATTTCTTTGCAGGGCTTTCTGATTCACTATCCGAACCTAAAAGTCCTGTACTACTTCTTGAACCTAAAAGTCCTGTAGCGCTTGAACTAGAAGTTTGTATCTCAAAATCTATCCAAAAAAAGTTTCCATCTACTTCATATAAGTTACCGGCTATGTCTCCATGGCTAATACCCGCTTTTGATAAATAATCCTTTGCGCTTTTGATTAACCCTTCAAGTCTTTCTACCTCCTCTTGTTTCTTTGCGTCTGCTAATTTTGTGTATAATAAATTTTCTGGTGTTAAACCTCCTTTATATTCTGTAATAAACATGCTATATTTGTCAGTTATTTTTATAGCTTCTGATACGAGTTTCAAAAAATGTTTATTTTTAGAGTCGTGTTCCTTTAACTTTTTATATGCATCCAGTTCCTTTTTAATAACACTTCCATATGCTATTTTATATACATATCTAAGTTTTACACCTTCATTATCAATATATGTTCGATTTGTTGGATTTTGATTTGTTCTTTCTAATGCGTGAGTTTTTCCCGAGTGCAATTTCTCTTTGAATATTTTAATATCGCTGTTTTTGCCTCTGTAATTTTTAATGTATTCAATAACTTCGTTCATTTTTTCAACACTCTTCGCATGTTCTTTGTTTGGTGCCGGAGGAGCTCTGTCTTGAGTACCTTGCGGTGGAGTGCCTATGAATAAATTACCAATATCTCTATGAGGACGTGGCGGTGTAGTAGCCATATATAATAAACAACTATTTTTTATATGCACAAATGACTCCAACGTTTTTCGACCTCTCATTATACCATGCGTTCATATGGTCTTTAAAATAGTTTGGATTCTGTTCAATCACATCAGTAATATAATATTTAATCCAAGCACTAAAATTTAGGATTCACGCCGGAAATAGAGTAATCTATAAGATTTCCATTAAATATACTTGGTGCGGTATTTTAAGATAATTTTAATATGATTATATGACATATGCCAAAACAGGTTATTGATTATTCAAATACTATCTTTTATAAAATTTCTTGCAAGGATGAGTATGTAAAAGAATTATATATCGGACATACTACAAACTTTGTACAACGGAAACATGGCCACAAATGCGCATGTATCAATGAAAAGGATGCTAATCATAACTTGAAGGTATATAAATGTATTCGCGATAATGGTGGATGGGATAATTGGAAAATGGAAATTATTGGATTTCGTAAATGTTATGACCATTATGAGGCTAGGAAGGTCGAACAATCATATTTTGAGTCATTGAATGCAACCTTAAACAGTATTGAACCTTTACCAAAACCGAAGCCTAGACCTGTAGCAATAGCAAAAGAGAAGAAGGAAAAACATACTTGGGATTGCGATGTGTGTGGTATTATATGTCAAACCGAGAAGCAGTTTCTAACACATCAAGAATCAAATAAACATAAGCGTAATTTAAATAATAAAAAATCCCAAAAAATCCCAAAAAAATTTTCATGCGATTTTTGTCACTATGGTACGAGTAGCAAGAAGGACTTCAATAAACATTTATTGACACTGAAACATAATTTAGCAACAAAATCAACAGAAAAATCCCAAAAAATCCCCACAGCATATTCATGCGATAGTTGTGGTAGAAGTTATAAAGACCGTACTGGATTATGGAGACATAAACAAAAATGTACGGATGGTGGCAATATAGACTACAAAACCCTTTTTTACCAAGCAGTAGATGAGATGAAAGAACAACGACATGAACTCGTATCGCAGCTACATGTACAACAAGATGAAATAAAAAATATGATGGGTCAAATGATAGGAACGATAGGTAATACTATTAATCACACAACTACTAATAATACCAGCAATAACCAGTTTAATATCAATATGTTCCTCAATGAGCAATGTAAAGATGCTATTAACTTATCTGACTTCATTGACCGCATTGAAATAAGTCACGATGATTTGGAAAACAATGCACAATTAGGGTTTGTTAATGGAATGACAAAGATTCTTATGGATAACTTGAAACTGCTGACCATTCATCAACGACCAATTCACTGTACTGATGTCAAACGTGAAACCCTTTATATCAAAGACCATAATGTATGGAATAAGGAAAAATCTGTGGAAAAGTTGGAAAACGCTATCCAGGAGGTTTCCAGGAAAAGTCTCAAATCTTTGTTAGATTGGAAAAAAATCAACCCGGAGTATAGTAATATGGACTCGGAATTCTCAAAGAGATGTATTCCCATGCAACAGAACTCCACGGGGATATGTAACAAAGGAACCTTTTATCCCAAGATAATTCATAATCTTGCTAGAGAGAACACCATAACGCAGCTGAAAGTTTAATATTATATAAATAATATGATATTAATAAAATCTTTGAAAAAACCGTTGAGACTCCGTGAACTTTTTCTCAAAAATGGACATTTTTAAAATGTCCAAAATCAGGAAAAAGTCCTGGGAGTTTTCCAAAAAAATTCAAAAAATGAGTTTTACAGCATACACGAGTGAAAAACAGAGGGTTATTATTTTGGTATGACACTGAATTTTTTTTTAATTTTTTTGCGTAGGACATTTAGGCGTTTTTTCTGTCAACATATATATATTGACAAATGTTGACAAATCTAACGCCAAAAAACGCCAATAATTTTTCATGTGACAGTTGTGACTTTAAATGCTCTAAACAAAGTGATTATAATAGACATTTAATGACTCGAAAACATAAAATATTGACAAATGTTGACAATAAAACGCCAAAAATCCCCGATTTCATATGTGACGTATGTGGAAAATTATACAAATATAGGCAAAGCTTACATGTACATAAACAAAAATGTTCATCTGCAAAAACTTCCGTTGCAGTCAGAGATAATGACACTTTCAATGAGCCAACACTCGAATATTTATTAAAAGAGAACTTGGAAATGAAGCGAGATAATATGGAAATGAAGGAAATGATGATGGAAATGATGGGAAAAATGGGAAATACTACGAACAATACTATGAATAACCACTTTAACATTAACATGTTTCTCAATGACCAGTGTAAAGATGCAGTTAACTTCTCAGATTTTATCGACCGAATCGAAATAAGTCACGACGACCTAGAAAATAATGCTGAACTAGGGTTTGTTAATGGAATGACAAAGATACTGATGGATAATTTGCGCCAGTTAACATTACATGAAAGACCGATTCACTGTACCGACGTAAAACGAGAAACGTTTTATATCAAAGACCATAATGTATGGGAAAAGGAGCAATCCGTTGAAAAGTTGGAGAATGCGATTCAGGAAGTATCCAGGAAAAGTATAAAATCTTTGTTAGATTGGAAGAAAATCAACCCGGAGTATAGTAATATGGACTCAGAATTCTCCAAGAAATGTATTCCTATGCAGCAAAACTCCACAGGGATATGTAACAAAGGAACCTTCTATCCCAAGATAATACACCATTTAGCCAAAGAGAACAGTATTTCACACTTGAAATAGATTAGTTTTTTTACAAGGGTTAAATACAAAAATTGATTTAGAATAACATAATAAATACTATTTTATAAATACGTACATGAAACCAACCAATCATGAACTAGGTCAATATTTCACGACTGATATTACTTTAAAATCGAAGGTGCTCGAATTTATAAAAAATGCCCCCGAAACTATATTAGAGCCATCGATAGGACAGGGAGACCTGGTACAATACATCAGTAGTCGATTGGAAACCAATTTTGATATGTATGAGATAGACACCAGTATAGAGATTTTAGCAGGAGTGCAAAGAAACGCGATAAACTATGGTGATTTTATGTCTAAATCCATCGAAAAGAAATACAAAACCATCGTCGGAAATCCGCCCTATGTGCGGACGAAAACAGGAAATATGTACATCGAATTTACAAAGAAGTGTTACGACTTGCTAGAAGACAACGGTGAATTAATCTTTATCGTGCCGTCGGATTTCTTCAAACTGACATCCGCGTCAAAACTTTTAAATTCCATGATGGAACACGGGACATTTACGGATATATATCATCCGCACAATGAAAACTTATTCACAAATGCGTCAATCGACGTGATTGTTTATCGATATTGTAAAAATCCGGAAATGGCTAAGCAAGTATTATATAACGACAACCCATTGTACGTGATTAATAGTAACGGACTGATAACATTCGAAGAGTTTGCCGACGAAAATCGCGAAAAATTCGGCGACGTTTTTGACATTTATGTCGGTATAGTGAGTGGAAAAGATGCAGTATATAAGCACGATATTTTGGGAAATATTTCGATATTGAATGGTATAGACAAAATCGAAAAGTATATATGTATAACGGAGTTTCCATGCGACGATGCGCAAATCAATGCACATTTATTGCAGCATAAGGACTGTTTGATATCCAGAAAAATCCGGAAGTTCAATGAAAAAAACTGGTTTGAATGGGGCGCATTACGTAATGTACAGTCCATCAGAAATAGCGAAAATGAGGACTGTATATATATACACAATTTGACAAGGAAACCGAATGTATGTTTCGTGGGAAAAGTCACGCTATTCGGAGGAGGGCTTATCATGCTGAAACCGAAAAAAAAATGCGATTTAAACCGTGTCGCAGAGTACATAAATACAAGTGAATTCAAACAAAATTTTATATTTTCAGGTAGATTCAAAATAGGGCACAGACAAATAAGTAATTCGCGCTTACCTTTGGGCTTCTAGTTCCGCTATCCGTGCCTTCAATGCCGCAATTTCCGATGTCTGTATCCAATCGTGCGGTAGATTGTCGAAAAAGCGCTGCAATGCAGTCTTGGCTTTGCCGAAGATTTCGTCGTATGCTTCTTGCCATGTACGGACGACCGGTTCGCACATTTTTTCCTTTTTCCAATTTACTTGGAGAATATTCGACGGATTGCTGTTGATGACCCAGTTCTGAATTTGTTTGGCACCGCGAATGATGACTTGCGACGAGTCATTTTTATCGATACATAGGAACCAGTAATCGCGGTTAGGTACATCTTTGCCGTGTGTTTCGATGAGTTCATTCATTTTTTTGAAATTCATGGCGCTGGGTATATCACAATCGTCTATATCCGTGAAAGCATAGACCATTCCGGCTTTGCTGAAGCAGTTGTCGGTGCTACCGATGCTGGTTTTAATATTGACTACATGTCTGGTCTGCATGTCATAGTCTAATACAACCATGTCGCCGAATTTGCGCGCTTTTTCATCGATGATATGAGGTCGGAAGCGCTCATCGCTTAGCAATGCTCGTTTCACAGAGCCCTCGTCTTTCAGACTGCCGCCGCGTCCTTCGCCTTCTACTGCATCAGAGATTTGAATGCAGCATTTTTCGAGGCAAAGTTTGATGTCTTGGAGAATAATTGGTAGAGCCATATAGTATATAGATGAACTAAATGTTTGTAAAACCAACGATAGTAGCGGAAAAAAAATCAATCTTTTTTGCTGCTGCTGAAAACAATATAGAAACATCGCGTTCATATATTGTAGTATGCACGGGTGGTACTCCAAAGAACAGTTTGAAGTAGCACATAATATGAAACAGAAACTAAAAAAAAGACATTACATATACATATATTATACCGACATGAGCGATAATATTGTACAAATTACCGAGGTAACGGCTGCGAAGAATTACACTTCAAAATTCGAAGACGTGGAATATTCGGGTGAGCTCAAAGCTTTTTACAAGGGTTCCGAGATACCGATTGATGTAAAATCATCGATTGCGCCTTAGTTATTATACGGTATAGAAAATACGATGGAGTATATGTATATCAGAATATCATAAACAAGTAATTCAATGGTAGAAATGATAAAAGGGAAAATCGCGAATCCGATTAAAATGAATATCTTTTTATAGTTGCTATATGACGTTGATTTGTATAAAAAATATAGAACTCCGATTAGAGAAATGTAATAAATGATGAAAATAGAATTGAATGTATATCTTAAATTATCGATTTTCTGCTGTTCGAATTTGTTCTTTTGGTCATCAGTTGAATATTTTTCATTTAGTTGCTGTAAGGCGTAACTTAGTACATCGTTTTGTTTGTCTAACAATTGTTCAGGTGTCAAAGTTTCGTCGCTCATATATAAATATAATATATAATTTCGATATATTATACTTTTTTCATGCTCGTTTATTGAGCTTCACATTTGGATTAAATCCTTCGACGCATACATTCTGTGCAGAATCGTATGTCATACCATCACTGCAGCATTGAGCACCAGAACATGCCACCGCCGTGTCAGTTAAGTCTTGGTCACCATCTTCGTCGGTTGTGGCTCCGGAATCGTCGCTACTGCTGGTATCGGGTGGAGGAGGATTTTTGAGTTTATCAAAATCCATGTTGTCTCTACTAGCGATTTTCAGCAACAACAAGACGACAATGAAAATGGAAACACCTATAGTTATGATGCTGATGATTGTGCGTAAAGCTTCGGGAATAATTCCGAATACTTTATTTTCATAATGTATTAAAATTGCAATGATACAAGTAATAACGATGACTATGAAAATTTTATTCCACTCAGTGTATCTGGCGCCATATGAATTGTTTATTTGCATCATACGTTTTTGTCCTGTGATTGCGGCATTAACATTTTTCTCTTCATTTTCTAAACGAACGTTTTCGGTCTGTAAAATATTGTAAATGTCGTCCTGATTTAATACAAGGTCGGATGCACTGGACGACGAATTTTCATAAGCCGATTGTAAATCGACGAGTAGTTTATTCAATTCAGTGACATTCGATTGTACGCTGGTATTATTTTGTCCTCCGGTAGGAATACGTTGTAGATTCAATACATAATTTTTCTGTAAATCGATTAATGATTGTAAATCTATTGTATTTGTACTGCTCATATATATTTACTTAATAAAAATATATGCTGAATTATTAATCCTTTAATATAATGATTGTTGCAATCAACATTGTGGCGACAGATAAGGTTCCGATTGTATATAGGGTATTTTCATATAAAGCAATGTCTTTTGAGTCGGATTCTTGGATGTCCAGTGTATTTGTTGCAGGTCTCGATGTATAGAAGGTTTTGGTATATTTGCTCGGTATTTCTTTTTGTAAACGGTCAATATCTTCTTTTGCGACATTGACTCCTAAATCTTTGTACTGTCGGTCGATTTTTTTGGCCATTATATTCACATCACTTTGTTGTCCTAGATATTGTGTGGAATACGTTGCTGCTATATTGTCCAATTCATCGATTAAGCATTGAGCTGTTCCGCATGTACCGTCAAATGGTTCAATTGTTTCTGCGGTGGCTGATGGAGTGTCCCCGCGGAAATATTGGTCAATGGTATTACTGATTTCTTGGTATTTGGGGTCACCACATATAAACGTTTTGCTGACGTTGTTTGGTATTTCTTCATTGTATAATGTTTTGTAGTTTGAAAAGGCACTTACGCTGTCGGATTTTACATCATTATCGCCTAACATACAGTCGGAATTCACCATATATGTTCTTGTACTTATAGTAGAGGCAGAAATATATTCTGGGTCGGGATTCGTTGTTGTGGATAAAGGGTTAGGATTTCCGACAGTGTCTCTGAGGCATTTTTGTTCGCCGTTGCTGGTGTTTATGTGAAAAAAATGTAGGCAATCTGGGCTACTCAAGCATTTGTCTGCGCATTCATCATTACTGGATACATCGATTAAATAATATTTGTTATCGACTATACCAGTTAGGTTCTGAAAACTGATTTGACTGTCGCACGTTTCAGATTGCGAATTACACAGCACAGGATATTGATTACTTTTACTACTTATTGGCCCGTTTGATAAAATATCGGTATGGCTAAAAGGTACAATTCTTGCCTCGGAAGCACCAGTTGCCTTGTTTTTCTGAGTATATATGATTTTTCCAGTAAGAGGATTGGAAACCGGTCGATAAAGAAAATAATATGGTTTGGGGTTTTCGCTGGATGTCACATGTAAGTTAGTGATATAGCTAATATTATTTGACGAAAAGTACGAAGGAATACAATACACGACACTTAAATCATCGCCTTCGAATGTCAGTTTGAATTTACCATTATCTGACCGAATATATGATAGACGTTTCAAAGGAGCCTCAACTTCAATCGTATTATCGTTTGTCAATATATCTCCGTTGTTCAGGGTCGAGAAAATATTAATGGGGTCATTTTTCCAGTTATCATTGACGATTATATTATCGGCGGTCATGCCGTAATTTGCTAAATCCGCATTCAATTCGCTTTGTAAATCCCGCGTTACGACTACGCCGCCATTTTTGGTTGCTAAACTGCAATTATCTTCCAATGTCAAAATGTAGTTACAGTTACTTGGGTCGCAATAATTATTTTGATTTAATGCCGGTGCGATTGGGTATTCACTTGTTTCATCGTTGTATTTATATGAAATAGACATCTGTCCATAGTTATTGACCAAAATCTTTTTCTCGGTGACGTCTGCGCTGGTAAGTTCGATGGTGTATTTATATTTGACGGTTAATTGTTTGTTTGTCTGTTCTTGTGCCACATTATTTGGTAATAAATCGTCATATTTACTTGCGTAGATTCCGTCCAATGAATAAAGGTTATTTCCCGCAGAATCCGTAGTTGGTGCATTAGTGTCGATGAAAGTCTGAATATCACGTGTAATATCTACGCTTCCGTCGTAAGTGACTACATTGGGAATTTCCGCTTGATACGATGGCGTTGGTTTAATATATGCGCGTGTTGTCAATTGAGCATTGTTCTCTTTATCGGGGTACTCTGTGACAGTTATTTGCTTATTTTGATTTTGCGTCGTGAAAAACACGTCACATACACCGGGAAAACAATAGTTAGCTGCCTCTTCAAATTCATACCAAGCATAAGGATCCATATACCAACCCTTTACCCATCGGATTGTTTTTACTGTGACGGTTCCTGCATTGGCATAAATGTCAATCGAATATACGTTTGGAACATTATCAGGGAATCCTATTTTCGCTCCATCACCGGTTGTTGTGACAGCACCATTTGTGCTGGTGATAGTTATAGTACCACTTGCAGTGTCTTTTATAATTAAAGTTGCGGTTTGTCCGGTTGTAGTAGTAAGTTGAAAACCTCCTACGAAACCAGGCCAACTTGAACCATAAGTCGAATTTGTCTGCCCATTGATATAACCGGAAATCCAAACCGATTTACCGCTTTCAGTTGTTACGATTGATGTAGTTGTAGTCGGATATTCTAATCCAGTTTTATTACTATTTTTATTTGACGGTGTTTGACCGTTATACCAGCTCGGATTTCCTTTAGAATCTCCGTCATAAAGCATTATTTTCATTCCATTTGCCCATGTAGTTTCGATATTAGTGGTTGAATCTACCGGGGTCGCCCAATTGTAAGTAGTAGTGTTTGTATCGATAATAATGTTTGGATCACTATATTCGCGAGTTTCATAGGTCGGTTCATTTACTTCGATGGGTCCGGTTCCCCATGTGGCGCTATCGACGATGATTTTTCCGCCTACAGGACACTTCATTTGTACTATATTGCCATCGCTTCCTTGAGAGGTGTATATATGACTGGTATAAGTAATCGGTGTAGGAATCACGAGTTTTTTATATAAAATTGGTTGATTATTCTTCATTCTTTGAATATTGTCATAATTATCCGGAATCATGTCAAGAAAATCACATTTATACCCGGTTGAATTGTTGCTATCTTTGCGGAGCCCATAATAAAGCAATTTTCGGTTGTAATCCCCGCCATTTAAAACATTGAAGTACATATATCCAGAATCGTCGAACACGGAGGTTCCATCTGGATTGGTGATATAGACGGGAGTAGTCACATCGACTGTGCTATATAAGTGTATGCGTAATGGATAGTACTCGCCGATTTTCAATGTAACTTTCGCGAATTTATATCCATTCTCGGTATCGACGAGGTTTTTATTCACGTCCGAGTTCGAAGGTTTATAATCATATATAGCATTGTCGTTGTTTATCCAAAGAAAATATGCGTCCATGGATGCAATGGAAAAAGTATATGTTCCCGATTGGGACGGACAGAAGTATGTATAATATTCGTAAATAAAGCCAGCGCTTACCTGCGATATATTTGTTACCGTCTGATAATTGGCGCTGTCGAATATGCCTTGTTTATAGTCGTCGATACTCCTTAATTGTACGGAACGTGTCAGAAATCCCGAAGTCTTTGTAATCGCCCCGCTATCAATGTTTTTGTTTTCATTGAATAGAATTTGACTGTACATTTTTTGCGCATTTGCCATACAATTTTCCGCCGTATCTAAAACACCCCATTTCTGGAAAGTGGTCATGGTCGTAGGGTTTTGGTCACCGGACAATTGTATATGTTCGTCATCTACCATGGAACCCACCGCTACAGCTGGCATGGTGGTATTATAGAGCTGTTTATAACCATATACATTGTCTCTTTCGATTTCTTGCATTTTTGGATATAAACTATTTATTTCATCATATGCCGACATATAGTTATTATAAATAATAAGTATATTTTTTTATATTGAATACATTACATCTCAACTGCAACGTAATATAACAATCCGGTGGCTAAAGTAGTCCATAGTAAAGAAGCATATACCGTGGCATCTAGTTGACTCTGATTTTCTTGTGTGATTGAGCCCGGACCACCCTTGATTTCGTTCATTTTCGACTCTATATCTTGGCGCAGCTTCGTATTCGTTTCATCAAGTTCATTCACTGCGTCCATACTGTACTTTGATGCCTCTGATGAATTGACAAAGTCATTGACTTGTTCGACGAGCACTACTATATCGTTGTATAGTTCATTCATACTAGCATCGCTGATGGGAATTCCATTACAGTCATCCACTGGTAGCGACTCGCGATTTGTATAAATACTATTGTATGTGGTTCGGATATAACATGAATACATGTGATTGAATTCATTGATTTTATTGAATAGGTCTGTTTCAATATCGTAAATTTTTGAGCCGGTTTCATGCCGTTTTACTACACATTCAATGTTTTTTTTATAATCACCATAGTCATTGCATGTCATTTTATATTATACTTATAAAATATTTACAACATAATTATTCTAAACTGGTGTATAATGGATATTTGACGAGAACGGAACCACTACATTCATAGTGGAAAATCCCTCCTGGCAAAATCGCTGATTCAAGACTTTCTCAATACCTGTAAGCTTTAAAAATGATTGCGTTGTTCCAATGTCATACGTTGGTTTTGATAAAGTGGAAATATTTGAACTCACGTAGTTGTAAATATCGTCGAGGTCCGCGGTTTTCATCTCGTTGTAAGCAGCGATTACTTCATTATATGTATCGCCCAAAGAAGCACCATTGGATGTATATAAAAAAACATCTTGTCCGTCGTACTTGCTACAATCGAATACGCCGTTTTCACCGAAGCTTTTGGCTATTTGTAGAAGTAACATGTAAGGATTGGTTCCGGAAGGGGTCTCCAAGTTGTTGAATACGTATTCTTGAAGCCCGTCATAGTAAGAACTGGTGTTCAAATCGACGCTTTGGAATGTGGATGAAAATTGGTTTCTAAATGACTCTAGCTTATCGGAATCGACGTTTTCATAAAATGTATCCAGTTTCGACTTCAACGTGGCGTCATTATAACTAAGTTGTTGTAAAATGTACTCAAACGTGGATGCATTTTCCATGGTGCTCATTTCAATATTTCCTTTTGCGACTAAATCAACCACCACGTTTTTATCAGTGGATAGTTGTCCGTCATTGCTCAATTCCAATGTGGAATTCTCATCAAGTCCAGATATTTCGCTCGACCATAGCGTTTTATTCGCGCCATCAACCACTACTAAACCCTGTTGTTTCAACAAAAGTGTATTGGCTCCCTTAATTTCGACTTCTTTCACCTTTTCGTTTTTAAGAAAATCCTGTTGCAATCCTTCGTTGTCTGTTTCAGTGAGTACCGTTGTATCGCCAGGTATTTTATATATCCCTATAACATTATCGAATATACCGAGCATGTATGTATTATTAGTGCTTGTGATGAAGTCACCAATTGCCATTTTATCACCAACTCTGAATATATTTTTATTGGTAGTATTGCCTTCTTTGTATGAAAATGGATAGCAAGTATAGAAATGCAGTAATAGTATAATGATTATTATTGAAAAAATTAAATAATAATGCTTCATATAGATTGTAATAAGATTATGTTTTTGGTGCCCCTTTATAATTGAATAAAATAAATGCGATACTTACGACTAATCCCGCCCCTAAATTGATAGTGTCTAATATAAGGCTTTGGTATATTCTCTGTGAGTCTGAATAACGTTCATCAGATGCGTTATGTATATGTTCCTTTTCGATTAATCTATCTGATATCGCTTTGTTAGTTTTGCAGCCACTGACATCACAACCATCGACGTTCCATAAAAAAACGTTTTTCATGTATCCCACATCTACTTCTGTCATATATAAATGAATCACATTATTTTTACACGCAAATTCTGTAATAATTGTTTTCCAATGTTGTCACGCTCTTCCGGCTGAAAACTCCGACGTCCCCTGGACGCATAGACATTGCTAGAGCCTGAGGGTCAAACCGATTGATTTCTGGCAGTTGTGTGATACTTGTTAAATTATATTTCGTTTTCAGCTCTTCAATGTCATCGGTATTCATAATTGTCATTTCCGGAACAAAATCGTGTTGGAGTATGTTGTATTGCAGTCTTTTGATGTTATGAACGACCACGAAAATTCCTTTTTTTTTGAACAAATGATTGACATGTGTGCATAAGCTGTCATTGGGTTCATCCAATACAATAACAATGAGATTGTCCTTTTCTCTCAATTGTTCTTCGTCAAATAGCGTTGATATCATATTATCCAAAACGTTATTGCGGAGTGTTTTATTCACATAAAATTTCACATACGTCTTTTTGTCTTCTTCTTTATGTTTGACTAGCATATCCAGTTGTTCATTCGAATACATAGCGTCTATTTCATTGATACTGAAATTTTTATAAGCACTTACGTCGTATCCTTGATATAGTTCGAGAATCTCTAAAATATTCCTTCTGGAGTTCGATATCTTCAAGATTGTGTTGTTAGATGTCATATATAATTATAATGTGATTATAATTATACTTTCATATTATATTTCTAATTCAATTTTTTATGTTATTTAGGCCTTTTTCACCACTACAATATCATTCGTAAGTTTAAGCGCCGAATCAACCGATGCAGGTGCAGGTGCAGGTGCAGGTGCGCTTTCAACGACACTTGTTGGAATCTCTTCTATATGGTCTTTAAACACAATGGGTTTATGACTTGAATTTTCCGTTTGCATTTGATGGGCATTTGTATCTTCTTCTTGTTCCACTTTAATTTCACCACTGTTTGTTCCTACAACCGTGATGGAGGGTTTGAATACAAGTTGAGGTGTGCTTTGACCACTCTGTAAAGGTTCGTCAAAGGAAGATGTGTGAATAGGCACTTGGGATTGATTTTCCTCGATATTTCTATTTACAACCATTTGTCCATACGGGAAAACATTCATTTTTCGCTCAACCCTTATATCGGTGTCCGGGTTGAAAAAACCAGTGACATTGTCTTTATGAAGAGTGAAAAAATTGGGTGATATTTTATGTATTTTCCATGCTTGTTCTCCGGACTCTCCGCGTATTTGTACCTTTCCGCCGATTTGATATACTCCTCCACCACTTGTTCCAGGAGCATATGGTGGAGATTCATCTGGAGCAAACGGTGGAGATTCATCTGGAGCAAACGGTGGAGACTCATCTGGAGCAAACGGTGGAGACTCATCTGGAGCAAACGGTGGAGACTCATCTGGAGCAAACGGTGGAGACTCATTTGGAGCAAATTCAGGAGAATGTGGTGTAAATGGACCAGGAGGTGGTGAATCAGGCGAATGAGGTGTAAATGGACCAGGAGGTGGTGAATCAGGCGAATGTGGTGTGAATTGTTCTTTATCCTTTTCCATAAAGTCGGCATTAATATCAAAGTCGGAGGACTCCGACACATGCTCAATTACTTTTTCCTTACTATCATCAAGTCTATCTTTGAATAAACGTTTCAACTTTTGTAAATCTGTTACGCCAGATAATTTCATCACATTGTCCGTAAAACACATATTTTCGATTTGGTCTATATTGCCTTCTGTAATAATGCGCATTTGGACATTTATGGTCATTAACTCTTGTATCAAAAGTTTCAATGAATATGGGACTTGTACAATACTGAAGCTGCGGCCAAATTTGGAGACATTTTCGATATTCATATTATTATCAACGTTCTCCACGAATTTCACGGGGCCATCGCACATAGGACTCAAAAATAAATTGTTATGTGGGTTATAAATGGCAATCATACCACTATTATTACATACAGCCAACTGGTATTTATCTGACCGCTCCATCATGGATTCTTGTAGGAAGTTACAAATACCATGCGACGCAACTGAGTCACGTTCCATTTCTCCGATACGCAATCCACCGTCGTTTGCGCGACCACTCAATGGTTGCCGTGTCAAAGCGGTATTTGGACCACGAGCGCGATAATTAATTTTATCTTTCACCATATGTTTCAACCGCATATAATAAGTCGGTCCTATAAACACTTCACTTTCCAATTGTTCGCCGGTCATACCGTTGTATAGTATTTCATTGCCGCTCGAGTGATATCCATTATGTGTGAGTATTTCACCGAAACTGCCCATTTTATTTCCCTTATTGACAAACGCAGTACAATCGCCGAAACCGCCCAACATAGCGCATGTTTTTCCCACAACACATTCAATTAATTGACCAATAGTCATACGCGTCGGAATTGCATGAGGATTTATAATCAAATCTGGGCGCATACCATTTTTAGTGAAGGGCATATCGCATTCAGGAATGACCAGACCGATAGTGCCTTTTTGTCCGGCACGCGAAGCAAACTTATCTCCAATATTCGGAATACGTACATGTCGTACGCGGACTTTACCGATTCTTTTTCCTTCTTCCCCTTCCGTCATAAATACTTTATCTACGACACCCAGTTGTCCCTTTTTAGGTCCTAATGATGCGTCCGTTGAGCTACCATCAAACTGATTCACCATTCCAATCATAATCGTTTTTTCATCCATTATTGTCCCTTCTTTAATCAACCCATAGTCATCCAAGTGGCTATAATCATACCCAATTTTTTTACCGAGTATGTTTGGATTTTGTTCAATATTCGCGTAAAGTAATTTGGAGGTTCCTTCCGATGTTTCGTTGATTTCTTCGTGACTTTCGTATGTATTGTAATATGTTGTATTAAACAATCCGCGTTTCAGAGCGCCTTCATTAATCAATATAGAATCTTCCATATTGTATCCACCGTAACACATAATAGCAACAATTGCGTTTTCGCCTGTGGGAAGGGCTTCACCATTAATGTATTCTAAATATCTAGATTTCAATAGTGGGTTTTGTCCGCTGTGTAATACAAGAGCACTTTTGTCCATACGATTGTTGAAATTGCTACTATAGACCGAGCAAGCTTGTTTGGTTTGCCCACATGAGAAAGAATTACGTGTTGGTGGATTGTGCTCGGGGAAAATTACTTGATTACACAATATGCTGAATATCAATGACTCATGCATTTCCATATGGGTGAAGTTTTTCGTATGAAGTTCATTTGCGTCGATACAAATGAGGGCATTTTCAGTCTCACTGCTGTCTATATAATCAACCAGGTTGCGGTTTTTCAAAAATCGGTCATATTTCAGCGGGTTTCCATCTTTGACACCATCATATAAATCTTGTAGTTCATATATGTTATTGTGATACAACTCGAAGTGTGATTTTTTGTCATTGAATCCGGTTACTAGATCTGCCCATGAATAGTCTGCGCCTTTGATATGTTTCAGAATGTCTTCGTTTTCGAATGAGAATTGTTTGTCGTCTTTGTAAAATATGGGTCTACACATACGTCCGCCGTCATTATAAATGAATATTGTGTTTTCGCTTATATTATATGTGATAGACATTGTCACCGGTAGCAATGCAATGCGTCTGAAAAATTTGACTTTTTGTACGCATTCAAATGGTTCTTGTACAACGCCACACCAATATCCATTCACAAATATTTTTGTCATTACGCTGATTTGTTTCGGAGTACATTCGTTTAAATATTTGAGAACGACCTTTTCTCTTAACCATCGAATCAAAGGTTCTCTGGAGTTGGCACCGCTCGTTATATGCACACCAATAGCAAGGTGTTTATGTAATCCTACATTGCCTCCATCGGGCGTGTCAATTGGATCAACAAATCCCCAATGAGAACCATGTAAAACACGCGGTCCAACCACTTTTGCACTAGAGTCCAGGGGTAAATTTGTTTTGCGTAAATGACTCATGAAACTATTAAATGATAAACGATTCAGGTCTTGTAAAACACCGATGCGCTTCGTGTGTGCAGTGGCGCCCCAGTTTCCTTTGAATGCTTTATTGAATCCCTCTTCGACAAGTTTTTTGTGGAAAATTTCGTTTTGATAATTGAAAAAGAGTGTTTGTAAATCTTTGGAGAAGAGACTTTTATTCAAATTCAAACGTTTATCATATTCAAGTCGGATATGTTTTAATTGTAAATTGTAGTACTCGCGAAATAAATCTCCCATTAATGGACCAATGAGTTCAACGCGTTTATATTTATAATTATCGCGGTCAGTGGGAGGTTCGGTGCCATTGAAACAAGAGAGCAATCGAAATACCATATATCCCAAATAATATGCTTTTTCTGTGTAATTAGTTTCACCGATATGTGGCAGCAAATAATCACTGAGAATTTCTTGTACATGTTCTTTTTTCTTGCCCTTTACCAGGCACGAAATATAATGAATCGCCATTTTCTGAGTCATTATTCCTCCGGCATCATGAACACTGGGAATTAGCAAATCCATCAAGTAATCATATTTTTCAAGGTCTAATAAACACATTTGAACGATTGCTTTGTCGCTCACTATACCTAAAGCGCGAAATAAAATGAATAATGGTACAGGGTCTCGCACGTTCGGAATATTGACGACTATGTTTTTATTGGTTATTTCTTTGGATTTTTCGAATAATTGCGGCGATTTTCGTGGAGTGAGTATTTTCATGGACAATGTTCTCACGGGTTTGGATACGTTTTCCGAGACACTTCGAATTTCAGCGCTGTAATATTGTTTATCTACTATTTCGTCGGTTTCTTCGTCTAATTCATCAACGTATTGTCTGATGTATAACATGTTATCGCCGAATTTTTCCTGACATATGACGGTCTTTTCTTTGCCATTTATTATAAAGTATCCACCTTTGTCCTGGGTGCATTCACCCATGGTTTCTCTTACATTTGGATGTAAGTCACGCAAAAGACAAAATTTAGAGTGTAACATGATGGGAAATTTTCCCAAATATACTTTTTCGACCATCATCGTGCGCTTTTGAATATTATTTTCAATCATCGAATCTTCGGTGGCCTTTTTCATTTCAGCGGACATAGAAGTGGTCATTTCATATTGTTTAATTACGCGCTTGGAACGCTTAACACGTTTAGGAGCCCCACCGATGACACCGTCGCCACCACCGACCGTCTCTGCATTCTTGACATTGACAAATTCCTGTTGTTCCGGATACATTCCACCATGATGCTCTTCCAATGGTATTGTGCAATCGTCTCCACCAATAACAGTGGGCATTTCTCCTGGTTCCAAAACGTCGATGAACTCCACTTCTAAATCATAATGGATGGTGATTCCGTATGTCATATTACGAAGACGTGCTTCATTCGGATACATATAGTGACTATTTTCGTCGTCATAAATTATGGGCTTTCCGAAATATATTTTAGAACCGTCTTTTGTTCCCATGTAAATATTACATTTATTGCGATAATCACCTATTTTCTCGTCATAATTAGAGGCAATGAGAATCGGATTCCTTTCTTTGAAGATGCGATATATACCGTGTTCAAAAAAGTCATCGTATGACCTAATATGATGATCAACTAACAAATATTGATTATCTTTGAACAACTTATCGATAACGTTCCATAGTATTTCACTATCCATGATATTTAGGTATAATTTATATTTACATTATTATTTAACAAAAATGTATTTATTATATATATAGCAATGGAAGGCTTATTGAATACACTATTCGGTCCTTTACCTGAGGAGTACTGTTTGTATTTCTACTTCATCTCTATTTTCGGAGGTATTTTCGCACTTATAGCATTGATTAACATTGTTGCATTGTTGCTGTTTTCTAAAGACGGTAAAAAATGGCAAATGATCAGCGTATTTTCAATGATGTTCTTCATATACTTCGTTCTATATTTCAAGTCTAGACTATTGAACACGATGTGCAAGAACTCTCTTGGAAATCGGTAAATTTATTTGAGTTGATTTCGTATAATTGATATTTCGTATTTATCCCTTTTAATTCATGTTGTTGTTCAATAGGAACATCATATGTGTCTATGTTTAATTTATCCGCTTTCAATAAACCCATTATGTCTGTTAAATAATATTCATTTTGACTATTATTATTACTTATTTTAGGCAAGTACTTGTATAACAATTCACTGTGAATTACATATATTCCGGCATTGACCTTTTTGCATAGGAGTTCATGGATGCTACAATCTTTATGTTCCACTATTTTTATGAATGAACCGTCATGGTCGATGATTCTTCCATATCCATGTGGCTCATCCATTATTGTAGTCATTACACAAGCATTATTTGTAGATTTTAGCATATTTTGTAAAGACCGGGTCGTTATTAAAGGGACATCGCCGGATAATATCAACACCTTCGAATTTACATCTTTAAAATGCTCTCTGCAACACAATACAGCATGTCCGGTTCCCAACGCTTTTTCTTGATACACTAGCTCAATATTATGTATAACATTGTAATCGGTCAAATACGTTCGTATCAAATCAATGTATTTTCCTACAACTACTAATATTTTATCTGCATTCAAATCCTTGGCTCTATTTATTACATGTATCAACATGGGTAATCCATGTACTTTATGTAAAACCTTTGGTATATTCGATTCCATGCGTTTCCCTAATCCGCCAGCGAGAATTACAACGACATTCATATAATAGTAACTATGTTATAGTTTTTATATAATTATTGAAAAAGTACGATTTTGATATAAATAAATATTCATATTAGATAAATATGGATATTTTGTATTATTCCAACTACTGTAAGCATAGTCAAAAGGTCATTGGATTCCTCACAAAGAGCGATTTGTTAAAGGATATACACGCGTTTTGTATTGATAAACGATTCAAGGACCCCAAAACCAATCAAACAATGATTCAACTTGATAACGGAAAGGCAGTATTATTACCACCTAATATACAAAGCGTACCGGCTTTACTATCCACATCGAAAAATTACAAACTTATTTTAGGTGATGAGATCATCAAATATTTTGAACCGGCGGTAAAAGAGAAGTTGAGTAGTTCAAACTTTGGCGAGCCCAGTGCGTTCGTGCTAGGTTCGTCAGGTAGTTCGAATATTATGTCTGAGCAATATACGGACTTTAGTTTGTCAGCAGAGGAACTTAGTGCAAAAGGTATGGGCGGAAGGCGACAAATGCACAATTATGTATTAGCAGGGGATGATAATTCCTTTATCCAAACACCTCCTGATGATTATAGACCGGATAAAATTGGTGATGTCTCCATGGATAAGTTACAACAACAAAGAAATATTGATGTACCTGCTAATAATACCCCACAATTCGTTTATAAAACAATGGATTTATAAAACTATTTAAAAAATAATGGGAATTTATTTATATATGGATAAGAGTACAGTTCTAAAGGCATTTAACAACCATTTTTTCGAGTTTCTTGACGATGTTATCGCAATTTTGCCCGATAATAATGATATAAGAACATCGAAAACATTTTTCGAGATGACAAAAAAAGGTAATGCTACACTGTTGATAAAAATTTGGTACACATACATTTATAAACCGTATGCCGAAATATTAGATGCAGGTAACTTGGAGTTTTTCATCACAAAGGATTATAGTGCAGACATGGAAAATTTAGCGAACGCGAAGGATGTTCTTTCCGCGATTGATAAAATTCGAAATCCTATTAAGGAAATGAGTGAAACAAACAAGGCTCATTCTTTGGGATACTTGAATAATCTCAACAAATTATCGAATCTTTATAACAATGCATAAAAAAAGGTCATTTAGACCCATGTTTATGTTTTTTTCGATTTTTATAAGTATTTATTTATAAAAGTTTAACTTACCTGATGACGTGCTCCTCCGCGACATTGTTATTACCGCATTGGTTCAAGTAGTACCATTTTTCCTTTGGCAACATGCTGTCGAAATACTCTTTCACTACCTGCTTTGTTATTATCTTCTTCTCCCCGCGCTGAACCGATGGAATATGTGTCTCGAAATGCAGCTTCCAGATATGCGGCATGATATGTGCCGGAATACGAATTTGCTTACCTCGCTTTTGAACATAGTAAATCACATACGCATCGTGAATTGTCCGAATGAAGTTACCGATTTGACGCTGAAATTGATTGAACATTCCCAAATATTTTGGAAAATGTTCAAGAAACAACGCACACTGTTCGGCTCTAGAGAAGCACAAATAATGGTACAGCATGTTCGGATTATTTCCTCGAATTTCTTTCAGTTGAATGTAGTTCGGGTTTTCTATCTTCGTGCGATGGCCAGTTTCGTAATCCAAAATCATGTAGCCGGGATAAATATGATTTGGTTCCTCGCTATTCAAAATGTCATACGATTTGACATCTACCTCGCGCGGAAACTGCATATTTGCGAAGCATGACCACGTTTTCACTGTTGGAAGCGGCACCAATTGAACTACATTCGGACCTATCTTCTGGAATACAGACACTAAATATGCAGTCGGGTCGCGAATATTCAGCACAATATGATTGTCTGGGTGTTGTACAACGAAGCTATATATGCGGTCTTGTGGGAGTGTTTTGAAGAGTTCAACTGTATCAAACTCGGCGTTTTTATCATAACCTAGGGACTCGAGGAACATTTGGCGAAAGGTCATTTGATTTTTATCGACGCCCTCGTATGTATTACGATAAAACCAATACGTCCCACCAATTGCACCCTTTGTCGCGATTTCCCACTGTGAAATACGATGGTCATAGAACAAATTCATCATTGTACCCTCGATAGTTTCATTCATGTGAAAGCGCTCACCGCTAATGTCCGGATACATCTGTCGGAACTCATCAATGTTTATGGATTTAGGAGGAGCAAACGAGAACACTTCTTTAGTATCCGGATTTAGAACTATCGACCGGTATATTCCAGTGTCCGCATCGACCGCACCTGGATTGTACATGAGAAGTTCGTAGTCTGCTTCCTTTTTGTATTGCTTTCTCTGAACACGAGATTCATTTGCATCGACGGTAAAGAATGGTTGCATTATGGATATATCAAATCGATATGTTTATATATTCTTTCCATTGGCAATAAAATGAATCAATTTTTTTTAAATTTACACGAAATAAATATAAATGATGACAAGTAAATCTATAATATATATATATGGAAGAAGAAGATGTTATAACCCAAATGAAATTATCATTAGGAGACATTATAGAAATACGGTCTCCGACAAATTTGAGTTTAAATGAAAATACATATTACATCGATTATATCGATCATGAGTTTATATCTTTGATTAATATCGCCAACTTGAGTAAAACGAACCTCTATATTAAGGATGGGTTCATAACAGACGAGTCTATTGTACAAATAAATATATTAAGTAGAAGTGAAGAAAAGGGTTATGTGCGACAAAACGGGCTGCAAATGAATTCGTGGATAGAAATTCATTTCGACGACGGTGATACCCCTGAAATTATTTTTGGCGAAATCACAAATATAGAAAATGACATGATAGAAATTACGCGCTACCCTGATTTTATGAAGTTATACATCGATTTCGAATACAAGGGTATTCCGAAATATTTACCAATTATTTCTATAACCCCCCGTGAAAAACCCGATGTTTTAATGCATGAAGCAGAAGATATTGTATGTAATGTAGCGGCGCCGCAAAAGAGTACAGTTACCTACGACGAGAAAGGTGAAGCGACATATGAAGAGGGCGACGAGGTACCAGATGAGAACATTTACGATGCATTGGAGAATTTGTATAAGGAAACAAATGACATAATCTTTGGCGACGAACTAGATGACATAGTATTGAACGTGGAAATTCCGGAGTCGCAAAAGAAATACGGCATTGAAATTCAAGCGAATAGTTTATTGGATGAATTGTTATCTACCATCCCAGACGAAAAGCGCACCAAAACTGTGAAACATCAGATTAATACATTGATAAATCGTTATAAGCAATTGCGGTTGTATTTTTCCAAATTCGATGACCATAATGACGTCGTTGGGTATGTCTATAAGGGTCCTATGTATAAACCACTCGTAGAAAGAATGAAAAATATTGATAAAGATGTAAAATGGATTGTGCCCGTGGTAAAACAGAAGAAGGATATTTACGTCGAAGATAATGAAGATGCACTATACGAAGATTACATACCAAAACATTTACCCAGAGAGCTGGAAGAGTATAGTGCAATTATAAGTGAATATAAAAACACCGCTACACTTGAGCGATACCATACATTATACAATAAATTATTCAGAATCTTTGATCCGTTTGTATCAGAAAGCGGACAACATTTACTAACGGAGAGACAAACAGTCCAGCAAAACATGGACACTATAGTCCAAAATTTGCCGAAATTTGGCAGCTCTGCTTTCGGTGGGGAAAATACAGTGAATAGTACTAGTTTTGTTGTTCAAAGATATAATCTAGGTCAATACAAGAAGTCGGCATATACTTCGTCGTCTGGAAACACGGTGTATTTTCGCACTAAAATGACGCCCGATGACAAGATGAGTATCAGTTCTTTGTTATTCTTACCAGAAATAGCTGTGAATAATTATAAATCATCATTGGTGAGTACTAATATCATGACAAAGGTAAATAATAATCACTTTTTATCACTTTTCAAGATGCTTGAAAGCGGCGACCTTGGAATTAGCGAAATAATATCGAATTTGGATGAGGAAATGACATATGATGAAAACTTTTTGTCCAATTTCAAACACTATTTACTGGATAATACGCTGTATGAAGATGAAGATAAATATGAAAAACTGCTTAATGTTTTGATTCCACCTACACGTGCATTATTTCGTCAAATTCGAAAGTATTTGAAATATAAATTAAATGTCTATAGCATTGTCAAAGAATTGGAACCGTTTCATGTATATATGAATGATGTGTGTTATGCACAGTTACAAGAATTCAGATATTATATCAAGGAACAGCTCAAAGAATTCAAAAAGAAATACAAAGAAAATGAAAAACAGTTCCAAGAATTTCGCCTGAATCATCCAATTCGCGAACAAAAAATGAACACAATTGAGCGTCTTTTCTTTGAGGACAAATCATTGTTCGACTATATTCGCGACGGATATAAATTATCAACGCCCTTGAGAAATTGCGAAATGCTACAATATTTAATTAATTCGGATTCGTGCAAATTGATGTATGATATCATGACGGTCTCAAACATGAAAACATTGACCAGTGCTGAGGACATTTTAAGCCATTTGGAACCGGCAAAAATCGATGACCATGGCGCACATGAAAAAATCAAACCGCGTGATTGTATTCGCCGCGTATTAAGCAAAATCTATGACAGTTTGCCCGAAATGAGTAAGGATAATGGTGAGGAAGAAATATACTTTGATATAGAATATGACGATACACCATACAATATTTTACAAGGCTACAAGAAGGAAAAGGACACTATGGAACCAGCGTTATTTCGCGATTTTCTCAAAGAAAATCTGAAAAATAAGCATTTCTATGAATCTGAAGGCGTAAATGATGATTATATTGAAGAATTATTGGATGATTTGATTCGAGGTAAGAAGCGCGTACATGAAGGGCATTATGCTATATTACAATTAGTACCCAAATTACCCGAAGGTATTGACCCAGATGCACTGAGTGCAAAAGACAAACAACAATTGGAAATCGAAAAGGAAACGCGAAAAAAATTGGGTTATTACGTTCGCAAAAAGAATCAATGGGTCTATGACTCATCGATTGACCCGGAAATGTTCATCGACAGCAATTCGCTTTTTTGTAATATTAGCAAAGAATGTTTCCAGAATACAAATACTAATGTTTGTGAGCCAAAGAAAACGACGAAAATGCGTTTAGAAGAATTGAATAAGTCCCGTATGGTAAAAGAATTTTCCAATCGAGTGCAGTTATCAATAGAACAACTTAGTGATTATTACAAAGAAAAAACCGCATATGATTTCCGCATATTGGACAAGAAATTACGATTGCGTGAAATTAACGAAAGTCGTCATAATAATTACATTTTCGAATTCGGCAGAACTGTCAAAGAATTTGATGTATTACATTCGCCCTATTTGGACTTATGTACGCGTATTCTAGACCAAGATGACTTTGTCAAGAAACAGGGTGACATATTGCGATTTATCGACTACTATTGTCGCGAACCTTTACAAGACGTTGAGCGTGTGGAAGATCAATACTGGTATTACTGTAAAGAAACAAATACCAAGCTCATTCCAATTACTAGTGGTATATTAGCAAGGGCATATTTCGAAAATTGTTATGGCTCTAAACTTAAAGAATTATGTAATACATGTGGAAAAATGAGCGATGATGGAAATGCTATCGTTGATATGAATAGTGGTTACGAGTTGCGCAAAATAGATTTTGTCAGCGAAGAATCATTTACAGATGAAGGGTTCAAAATCGTATCACATAGTGTTTTACAGGGAGATATTGCTACCAGGTTGTCAAATATACTTTCTGATGATGCTCCTATATTTGAAAATGCTTTAACCGAGATGATTTATAATATAACCGATACATTGTGTAAAAATATTGGTATTAATACTGACAGTGTAAGTGAGTTTGTGATTGCACAGACGATTGACCAAATGAATGTACATGTTGAGAAACAGGAAAAATACGAGGAAATCGCAAAGAAAAGGGTATTAAAGAATCCTAAGGCAAAACCATTGCAATATGAAATATATAAAAATCGAATGATGTTTTGGTTTATTACCGGGAATTTGATAGTGTCGATTCAAACTGCCATTCCGTCGTTCATTGTTAAAAAGACGTTTCCTGGATGTGTCAAATCATTTAATGGATTCCCTTTAAACGGCGTTGAAGATAACAGCACGGTCGAATACATGGCATGCATGTTGAATAAGCTTGGAAAGGATATTGAACCTTGGAATTCTATTAAAAAGGTGAAATTGGCCGACAATATTAAAATGATTGGAGAAACCCTGCAGAAATTCATTTTGTCAAGTGGAACAGTGGAGAATATGTACAAAGAAAAACACATATATCTATTGGAGAACCCGGTTACAAATATACCCGAAGAAATAAGCTCGAAGAATTGGTTATCGTTTTTGCCGCCTTTGACAAAGATTAATATGAAATCTTTGAAGAGTGTGTCTCGCGACTTCGAAAAGGAATTCATCACTTTGATTCGCGAAGGGAAAAAAGAGCAATCTCATTATTTCAATATTGTAAAATCCAAAATTCGTGCCCATGGATACGGTGTTTTACAGATGATTAGTGACATTATTGCAAAGAAAGACCCATTATTAAAGACCATGTCCAAAATTCCCTTTATAGATAATGCTTGCTGCAATGACAGCATAAAAGCTCCGATGGAATATTTTATAGAAGAAAATGACAATATTGAATTCAATTTCCAAATAATAAAGCACTTGAGTGAATTGGTAGATGAGGTGAAAGGTTATAGTAAGCCCAGTATTATCTTTGACAAACGCGACACAAAAATATCATATCCATCGGTAGAAGGATTGACCGACCAAGTCATCTATGAAACCTTTATTTATTACTGTAATTTAGAAAATGAACTGCCTGTGCCTGACGAATTTTTGTATATTTTCAGCGAAAAACCCAAAGATTTCCCGAAATCCACACTCGAAGAGAAAATCGAATACTTGAAATCGAACGGTAAGAAATTTTCGAAAACTGACTACCATATCCTTATGCGAAAGGTCGCGGCCAAAAACCAGATTCAATTATACGAATCACATTACGATGACAAAGCAATAATGTTTGACATTCTCGAAGCACTCGACAAGAAGGATAGTAAAATAGTCCCAGAAGTCCTGCGCAGGAAACTACATGATTTATATGATAAATATGACCCTTCAATAATGGTTGTAGAAGAACGAGAAGAACTGAAAAGACTCAAGAATTATCTTTATGATGTGAATGCTAACATGTTCAAACAGATTGCTGGGTTTATGGATGTTCATGGTAATTTGAACGATATTAAGTTCGAGAAATTCCAAGACTATTTGCTGGAAATAACCGAAATATCCGTTTTTAACAAAGATTCATTGTATAATATGATAAAATATGTACAAAATTCGTGTTATTATTTGACGAAAATGTTTCCGTCTATTGTGCGTGGAAATAACGTCCATAATATTGTCCATGGTCATTGGGGTTTTTCGGATTATCATAATTTGGACCTTGCGAAAATAATGAATGCAGATTACGATTTGCTCAAGCGATTCCAAGGAGACCCTATACTGAATAATGTGTTGTTTGAAGTGGAATCGAATATGAGCGATTTGAATTTGCTCATGGAATTCTTGCCCATCCATTATAACATAGAGAAGAATGATTTAATACACGTATCATTGTTCGATAATGATTGCATTCAGTTATTATACACATATTATTGGTACTCGTGTTTTTATGAATACGTTTCGTGCGTAGAAAACAAAGAACATCTACTATTAGACATTGAATCACAGAAAAAAGATAGGCGAAAACGCAAAGAAAGCGCATTTGACGAGAGTCTTTTGACGGAAGGTCAAGGAGAAATGGAAGAAATCGAAATAAATATGGGAAATGTGGAAGACTTAAGGAAACGTCTAGGTTCTCTATTGGAAGTGTTTTACCATCTAGATGAGCAAAATTTATTTTTATTGAATTCATATCATGATATTAGCGAGAAAGTAGCCAAACAAAGATACGATGAAAAACAAAAGATTGTGAAGGCTTTAGGTGACATAACCGATAAATTTGAACTAGAAATAGAGGACCAATTCAAAAAATATAAGATGGGCGCGTGGAATTTTGGCTTAACAAAGGCTCTTGTTCAGTATGATAAGAAGTTGTATGATGCCGAAAGAGAACAATTGGAAATAAATGAAGTTCCTTTGGACTTGGACGCACATGTGGAAGAGACATACAATGAAGGTTATGACATTTCTCATTTAGGAGAGGATTATCAAGATGGCGATTATTATGGAGATTATGTCGATGAATAATTTCGTATGCGCAGAAAATATATTATAAAATTATTATATAATATATTCATGTTAAGTAAAAAATTCGTGAGACTCAATATTGTTAATATATCTATTCTCGTTTTTATTATTGCCTTTTTCACTGTACATTTGACTAAGCCCACTATTGTATATGATTTAGACGGTGCGTTTCGGCCGTTCGGTGTGGGATATAAAAATAAAACAGTTGTTCCGGCTTGGTTTGTTGCAATTATCACTGCAATATTCAGCTATTTGTTTGTATTATATTTATATTTGTCTATGGTTTAAACCCTTGAAGATTTAAAATGGGACATTTTCAATCGTTTAAGGGTCAGACACCAGTAACGAATTAAACAGTAGTCAATACATTTATAGATGTCGATACCGAAAGTAGTGTCGCCAGATAGAACCAAATCGATTCGCCATACCCATGCTTTATCTTAGTGGATTCTTTGATATATTCGTATATTTCTTGTAATTGTATTTTTTCATTTAAAAAAACTCCAGCAGTTGGTGCATTGTCAGATATAATAGAGTCCCAAGTTGTTGCATCATTATTTTGAAGTTTTATAATAAAATCCGGATCATCAATCGACATGCGCAATGTGAAATCGATTGCATCTATTGCATCATCTTCCTTTTTAATTGCCTTCTTGATGAACTCTTTGAAAATGTTGTCGAAATCATGCAATGAAAATATATTGATTAACGGGTTTAGGTCTAACTCGGAATTTGGAAATGAACGACTTTTAAAGTATTCGTTCAACTTGTTGTAACCCATAAGCTCATATATTGTATAACCAATCGTGTTTCCAAATATTTCGACAAAATATAATGGTGGCCACATAAATACGGCTGTTATGGCAATAATTATTGTTGATAAAAGTAACACCACCCACCAATATGAGCCAAAATCCGAAAAGTTCGCCGGGTCTATTACTTTATAAAATGGTATAACCGTTGAAAATGCGAAAATAACAGATATAAGAACACATAGAGATATTCGCAGAATAAAGTCCGGGTTACCCATTGATATTTGTTTTATAAAAAAACATAATACCAGTAACCCAATAGATGTTATCAACATACCGATTGCTATATTGTCATAACTTGCTTTTGGAATGGTTGAAGCAGTCGAAGTTGATGAAGCCTTGCTATTTGCAGTCGAAGTAGTTGTGACATTGTTGCTGATATCTTCGGTTTCGTCGTTGAACCCTTCGACTGTTTTTTTATAAAATGCCTCGAATGGATTAGGAAATGTCATATATAATAAAAATATATTCTTATTTGGTTAAGACTACTAAATTAAAACCCAATATATGTATATATGTATTCGAATCACTACCCTTATCTAATCGAGGATAATGTAAAAAACTACTTATATTGCTCTTTGAATCAATGCCATGATAAAAAAATGAATGTTTATAGTCAAGTAATAAACATCGTAGTATTCATATGTTTTTTCATATTGATGGGTATGATCCTGTTTATGTTCAAGAAACGCGATTTAACTCCCTATGAACAAAATGAGAAGATGAAAAAAGAACAACAGTATGTAGTTTCTAAAATACGAGATTACAAAGAAATGCACAAAAACACTTCTATGATTACGAATTTACCTTCCATTAACGCGTAATCAGAATTTTATATTAATATACTCTATATATAACCTATGAGTATATTACACCAGCAAAGACAAGATATTTTATTAAACGACAACACCGCTCAACAGAGATTTGAGGAGATTTTGGAACAAAATGGTTCTGATTCGTCGATTTCTATCCACATGGCATTGAACGGAGATTTAGATTTATCTTTGATGAAAAATGATAAATATAAACACATTGAAGAACTTGTTTTTAGCGAAGGTTACATAACATCCATTGAACATATTCCAAACGGGTTAAAAAAACTAACAATTACCAAAAATATATTAATCAGTTTAGATAATTTACCCCAATCTTTGACATTTCTTGACTTTTGTGAGAATGAAATAAACAGCATTGACTTATCATACTTGAAAAATTTGGAAGTGCTTCGTTGTTCCGATAATAAAATGGAAGAGCTTATATTACCAAAAGGTTTAAAGGAGTTGAATATAGAGAACAACGATATCAAGCATCTAAATGCAAGGGATTTTCCTCAATTAAAAATTCTGAATATTAAAGACAATTCTTTGTTAATTATCGATAATATTAACATTTTATCGCTCGATGTTTTTCAAACACATAATAATCCTTTGATTAATGCTGGTACAAACGATACGATTGAAGAACAAAAGGAGAGTGAAGATAAAGTGGATTATATCGAATCTCTGAATAAATATTTTCAATATAAAGGAGCATATGACAAAGATTCCAAAAAAAGATGCATAAAATGCCGTAGAAAAACGGGCACTATTTTTTCCAGTAGAGATTTTTATTACACAGCAATATGTGGCAGTAAAACGGACCCATGTAAGCTAAATATCAAATTATATAGAGGCGAATTTGGTGTCAACGATGATTTAGTAGTTTCTTTGAAAGAATTCATGGAAAAGGACAAAGAAGATATCATAAAACAAAAAATGGATACGATTTTTTCCTATATAAGTGAAGGCGAGTCTGTGAAACTATTTGAGAATAAGATGCAAACATATACCGAGAACAGCGAGTTATACAAGATATCGTTAAATGATTACAATAATGTGGTAGATAATTTTGAGAAGAAAAAGAAAATATCCGACAAAACACATGAATATCATTCTTTGAGAAAATCGATGAAATCCATGTTGCAAGAATACAAAGAATCGAATAATAAACAATTACTCAAAGATGCTATGAAACTATATGTAGATGAATTAAAACCAGTGGCGCAATTATTACAATCTTTGAAATATCCGTTGATGGAAATTGTAAATGACTTCGAATTACATCAATATGAATTAACAAATTCAGATCGAGAGGTGTCATTTGCAGAACCACCAAAGGTGGAAAAATTCATTGTTTAACAAGAGTTATAATTGCTTACTCCGTCCCATAATATATCGTATGTGTTTGCCCATTTCTTTTTAGCGCATGTTTCACTTAGCCCGGAAAAATCGACATTTGAAAGGTCGGTTGCTTGAGTCCAAGTATCAGAACCGAAGTCTATTGTTTGAGGGGAATCGTAGTTACCTAAATTAACACCGTTTGACGAACATCCATTCGATGCATCTATCCAATAATCCGGACATTTAAGAGCAGATGGAGGATATGCTGCCTCATTGTTAGAATTTTGAACGGCGGCTCCAACTACAATCAATATTATAATCAGCATAAGAATCGCAACGGTTAATACTATTTTATAGAAAATGTCCATATATTATCTAAACAGAAAATTTATTTTATTCCATATTTATATATGAGCAATTTTCAATCTGTACATCAACAAAATACAATAATTCCACAATATAATGGACGAGTAGATATTGTTCAACCTCCACCGATGGAGGAACAGTTCAAAATGATGGAAAAAATTCAAATCGATAACAAATGTGTGACATATCGAGCCCCATTAGAAGGAATTCAGGAAGATAATTTGCTAAGTAACCTCTTTTTCAGTGCTCAAAATATGCAGATTATACAAAATGGTATTAAAGCTGGTGTATATAAGAAGTCAAATGGTAAATATATATTGCCCAACCAAAATGTAGATAGCCTCAAGATTATTATGCGCAGCCGATATCTAGAATACGCTAGTTACAATCCAGACAGAATAACCGAAGAAATCGAACGTCTTAACAAACTGATTATCGATTACTGTGTGCCATTATTGTACAGTGAATCCGTTGCATACGAGAAATACTGTGCTGACCAAAGCTCATTGGTGATTCCTTTGGCACTGCCTAAACAAAATGACCGTGATTATAAACATCTGGAGTTATCGAGATTTACATGATTCTTTATCATGACAAAGATGTCCTAAAAAGGATATAAAAATATAATAAAAATAACATCATAGCATTTTTATTATGTCTTTTCTGGAACTTCTAGAACAAAATGACTTTGAGGCGCTAAAAACGCAAATACAATCCTCCAATCTCACAAGCGAACCGTATCTTTTACAACTTCTCCCGAAAATACTCGAAAAAATTGGTGAGCATAAAAATAGCGAGTCCGCTAGAGAGATTGGTGAATTGATTATTAGTAGAATGAATCCGCATGCGATGAAAATGTATATGGACATTGTTTATGAAAGCTTCGGCTCGATTAAATGGGTCATTAAAAAATCGGCGCTTATTCTTCTTGGCTCCTTTGCCAAGCATCAACAAAAGGTAGTTCAGTATAATTTGCCGAGCATGATTTTGCGTCTTATTGATATGACAAGTGACGTTAAAAAGGATGTGAATGTTCAAACTCGCATTTGTTTTGAGGAGTTATGCACTGTCATTGACAACGTTGATATTGTGAAAATCATTCCTTCTATCATCAGTGCTTATATGGAGCCCGTTAAATACACCGAAGATGCACTGGATATATTGGTCGCCACCAGTTTTATTAATGAAGTCGATATGCAGACGCTTGGACTTCTTGTACCTATTTTGACTAAAGGCATGCGCGAGAAGAAGGTCGCATCAAAACGTCGAGCGGCATTAGTCATTGGTAATATGTGTAAATTGGTGAATGACCCTCGTACTGCGTCATATTTCTATCCAATTTTGAAACCTGTTCTAGAGCGAGGAATCGACGAAATCGCCATCGAGGAGGTCCGTAAGGTATGCCAGAGCTCACTAGATACTTTGTTACGCGTTAGTAGCGAGGCGGCAGAAATTTCGGAGAGTGTTATGAAATGCGACGAACTGGTTCAAACCGTGAAAAAGTATTGCGCCGAGGTTGAAACTGTTAGCGACGACTTAACATTTCAGCATATTGGCAAATGTTGCGAAGGACTCACTTTGGCCAATAATCGAAAGTATGAAGACTGGGAAGCATGTATTAAACCCTATTTGTCAGACTGTGATGAAAAAATCAAATCCATTATTGATAAAGTACATGTCGATGGCATTGCGAATTTGACGCCGGATAAAGTGGATCCAGAGGACGAAGAAGAGGACTTATGTAACGCGCAGTTTTCATTGGCATATGGTACGCGCGTGCTTCTCCACCAGACGCCATTTCGCGTGAAAATAGGCCGAAAATATGGACTGGTAGGACCCAACGGTGCCGGTAAATCTACGCTGATGAAATCTATTGCGGGTGGTAATCTACAGGGATTTCCCACCGAATTAATCACCGTGTATGTTGAATGTGAAATCATCGGCGAGAAAGCGGATATGTCTGTGTTGGAATATATTATGACCGACGAAAAGGTGAAACAAAATGGGTGCAGCGAAGAGTCTGTCAAAGAAATGTTGACGTCGATGGGTTTCGGTGTATCGCGCACGGCGGCAGCAATTGACGCAGGAGTCAGCACGTTATCCGGTGGATGGCGCATGAAATTGGCTTTATCTAGGGCCATGCTTTTGAATCCAGATATGTTGCTACTGGATGAGCCGACCAATCACTTGGACCAGTTCGCGATAAAATGGCTCACTGAATATGTACAAAATTTACAAAAATGCACGTGTTTGCTTGTGTCCCACGACACCAAGTTTTTGGACGCGGTATGTACTAATATCATTCATTATGAAAATCTGAAGCTGAAGTCATATCGCGGAAACTTATCGGAGTTTGTCAAACAGAAACCCGAAGCCAAGGCATACTATGAACTATCGAGCGACATTGTGGCTTTTAACTTCCCTGAACCTGGTCCATTGGAGGGCGTGAAGTCATTGACAAAGGCGGTGCTAAAGACGAAGAATATTTTCTTTCAGTATCCTACGGCGCCTCATCCACAGCTTATTGACGTATCCATACAATGCTCTTTGGCATCTCGCGTGGCAGTAGTCGGTGTAAATGGCGCCGGGAAATCCACGTTGGTAAAGCTGATGGTGGGTGAGTTAGAGGCAGACCAAGGTATTGTTGAGCGTCATCCGAATCTTCGCGTGGCTTATGTAGCCCAGCACGCATTCGCGCACATCGAAGACCATTTGGATAAAACACCAATTGAGTATATTATGTGGCGATATCGCGGAGGAGTGGATAAAGAATCGGTCCAAAAGGATTCGGTGACCATGACGAAAGAGGAAATGGATGCCATCCGTCAAAAGGCGAAGGAAGAAAAAAGCGGTATTGTGGAGGAAATAAAAGCGCGCCGTACTGGAAAACGTGAGCATGAATACGAGGTAATTTGGGAAGGTGAAGGTCGCGAAGACAGTTGGCATACACGAACCGAACTTCTACAAATGGGTTACAAAAAGATGATAGACGAGAAAGACCAGCAAATTGCGGCGGAGTCGCTTTTGGGGCAACGTAAATTAACCACCGGTGAAATCCAGAAACACTTGGATTGCTTTGGTTTGGAGCCGGCATTTGCGGAGCATACACGTATGGGTGCTTTGTCTGGTGGGCAGAAGGTCAAAGTCGTTCTTGGTGCGGGTCTATGGAATTTGCCACATATTGTGATTTTGGACGAGCCTACTAACTTTTTGGACCGCGATTCATTGGGTGCTTTGGCTTTAGCGATTAAGGAATTCAAAGGCGGTCTTTTTATGATTAGTCACAATGCGGAGTTCTATGAGGCACTTTGTCCTGAGAAGTGGATTTTGGAGTCGGGTCGTTTGACGGTTATGGGAGCGGAATGGATGGAAGAAGTGGAGAAAGCAAGGAAGAAGGCAGAGAAACTGGCGGCTAGACAATTGAACTTTAACCAAGAAGAGGAGCAAAAAGATGCACTCGGAAACACAATCGCGAAGGCCCCGGAAGGTCCTAAGGAATTAAGTCGTTCAGATAAAAAACGTCTTCAGAAGTTGCGCAAGGAAATGATTAAGCGCGGCGAAGACACCTACGAAATCGATTTGCAGCTGGGAATGGACGAAGAGTAAAATGTAAAATAATTATTTTTTATATAATGCTGAAACGAGGAAGACTATCAGAAGAACCGTTTCCTAGTTTTACGTTTCCTAGGTTTTTTATTCTTTGTTTTACCGCCTAATAGCTTAGGATATTCTGGTGAGATGGGTTTTGGTGCATCAACCCCAACCACTGATTGAAAATCATAGTCCGTTCCATATGGATTTCTCATCTTTAGCTTATCATAAAATTTCATCCCTTCACTACTTGACGTAAGGTTAATTGTTACTAATTTGGTTTTCAAGAAATTATACAAATGTCTATAAGCCAATGCACCTGCACCTTTAAAAATAGTATTGCTTGTGCAAAATGCGCTAATAATTATTTTTGTTTCCCCTTTTACTATTGTTTCTCTGTGTATTCTCATAAATGAAGCAGGAACATTAGCATATGTCAATATATATATACAATCATTTCCGCAAAAAGAATTGCTAGGGCGTTCTACATCAAACATTTCACGAATCTCACATTTTTTTTCAAAATCATTAGGAACGTTTTCATATAATTTTATATATTGTTCTTTGTCTATTGATTCAAAGTAGTTTTGGTTTATAAAATATGTGAATTTCATTGCAGTTGAGTTTGGTGAATAAATATAATGTTTTACTTCTTCAATAATAGCACCATGTCTTAACAATAACTCTTTCATTTTTTTATCTTTGTTCTTTAATGCAATCTGTAATGGTGTATTTCCATATTTATTACTTTTATTTACGTCTGCACCTTTTGCAATTAATTCCTTCATTTTTTTAAGTCGCCCTTTTTTACATGCAATCAATAGTGGTGTATTTCCATTTTCATCGACAACTCCATTTACATCATCATCTTCGACAACAAAACTTTTCGAGAAGTGACCTCCGCCACCTAACATAAATGAAGGACTACCATTTTTTGGAAAATTATTTTTATTCCCACCAAGTATAATTTGTGGTTCATTATAGGATAACTTAGGAGGGTCATTTTCAGTGACGGTAACATAATATATGGTCTCAATATCGTTTCCTGTAGTACTTAACATGTTTTGTTTTCTGAAAAATCCATCGGATGTTGGAAATGACTTTATTTCAATTTTGGGATTTTTTGTTCTCGCAAAGTTATATAAATGAATATATGCTACAGTCCCTGCACCTTTGAATAAATCTTTATTTGCGCATAAAAATTCAATATCTATTTTTGATTTGAAATCGCGAAAAGAGAAGAAATCGAATCTCATCATGGCAGCAGGTACATTATTATATGTTAATACATATATTGCGCGATTACCTCCCTTAACAATATTATCAATACCTTTATCACTAATGTTAAATTCTGTCATGTATTGACAAGAATCTGCTGCATGTCTATTAAATAAGTCATAATATTTTTTCATTTCTTTCTTATTTATTTTATGAAAAAAGTCAGTATCTTCATATACTGCATGAGGTGAATATATATAATGTTTTAATCCTTCCACAGTAGCACCATATTCAATTAGTAATTTTTGTAGTTCTTTATTTTTTATTGAAATTGCATATACTAGAGGTGTATTACCTGAATCATCAACCGCATTAACATCTACACCATACATCATTAAAAGTTTTGCAATATCAATACTTTGTATTGAGGCTTCGTTACATAAAATATGCAATGCATTTTCGTTATTATTAGTTTTTACATGCACCTCTGCGTTATTTTTCAGTAAATGTTTCACAATTTTTAAATTTCCTGATAAAATAGCACTATGTAATGGTGTATAACCATGTAAGTTTTGAATGTTAATATCAACAAGTGATTTATTTACCATGAAAAAGACTAACTCTTCCAATCCATAATAACATGCTAACGCAAATGGTGTATAACCTAAATCATTTTTTATATTAGGATTTTCTCCATATTCTAGTAATAATATAAAAATATCACTATAAATTTTGTTATTTTCTTCAATTGACTCTTTCATCATAGTAATGACATGATGAAGAGGTGTTAATCCATAACCATTCCTACTATTTATGTGAGACACCAATAGTATTAATTTTTTTATTTTTTCACAGCAATCAGAGTTGGAAGTTGGAAGATACTCTGATAATGAACCTTCGTCTAATGCTTCATCTTCTGTTATTGGTTTGACGGATTCCGAACCTTTTTTACGTGTTGAACTCATATATATATATATATATATATATATTATAAAATGCCGAAACGAGGAAGACAATCAGGAGAACGACTACCATCAGAAAGAAGTAGTAAGAAAAAAGAAGTAGTAGAGTCTAAGTTTGAGCCATGGTCGCAAATAAGTTATAATAAAAACAATTATTGGGTAGCTGAAATAGGGCCTGATTATGTGCGGTTATTCAATTTCGATAGAAATAATAAAAAACAATTTCAAAATGTCCCAATAGATGAATTAAATGCAAAAGGTTCTGAAATACTCATCGCGGAAAATTTATATCAAATTGGAGGAAAGAAGTCTAGGAAACGCTCGAAAAGACGTCGCCGCAAAACTAAGAAACTTTATAAATTGTGAAGCATGAATCCAATATGGAAACACATATATATCGCGCATCCAATATATACTGCGTAAGTTATTTCGGATGAAATTGTACTGACATTTTCGACATTGTCATAAACGGAAGGCACATAACGACTACGGAGTTGCATGACGAGGAAGTAATTATAAGATACAATACATACCGTTTTATTGAATCAATTTTTTTTCAGCGGAAACTACTCTAAACAAAATTATAAATAAATATAAAATGATGCCGCTTGTTATATTATGCGCGATGCCCTTCGTAGAATCCTGAAAAAATACACTGTACGTGTCGATTTTAATAAACATAGAACGCCGACGCTGGGACGATGGACTATTCATCAAAACCCCACAGTCGCGTTAAGAAAAGCAGATATGACCAATGAAGACCACTGTGGAACTTGCGATAAAATGCGCTATGATTTTATAGAACAAAAAGATGTCACGGAAACTATTATACAAAAAGGTTACTACGAAAAGGTCAAATCATAATTGAAACATATATAAATACGTGTTTTTTGACCAACTTGTTTTTATTACAAACTCTTCTTTGTAATATGGCATCAAAATGTGATTATAATCGAACAAAAAACATATACCTCTGAATTCTTTGACAATTTTTGTAAATAAGGATTCGTTGTCTTCGTCACTAAACGCAGTATTACAGCAATACAAAATATCGTAATTACCGAAATAAAGGTTTCGAAAGTCATCGCAAAAAATTTCCGAAAGTCCATTGGAAAAAGCATCGTTTTTGATACTTTTCTCGTACCGTTTTCTATCTACTTCGACGCCATAAACAAAGAAATTGTAACGGCTTTGTAAGAAGGTACATAACCTGCCGCATCCACTTCCTATATCGATAAAAGAATACAAATCCATGGATTCCTTGAAGTGTTTATCGAAAACAATTTGCAATGATTCATTATCGACTTCACCATAAATATAAGATGTATTCATGTGACATAGCTCATTACATATATCATAATCTTCGTGGTCTATCATTTGAATATAGTCAATAAATTGTATTCAAATACTTATGCAGAATCATTAATTATTTCAGTTTGAACACTTTTATCTTCATCTTTGTTATAAAGCAGATCCAACCAAAGGTTTTTATTTTTTAAACATGTTTGGCGGCATATAATGTGTATCAAATCAGTTAAATAGTTCTGTGATGTTGGAGAATCGGTTTGGCGCAATTTACTCATTTCAGAGGCGATGGTTTCATATTTCAATGCTTTGTCTTCATTGGATTCATTCGAAAAATGTACTTGCTCGAATTCTGCACCCAATGCATCATATTTTTGTTTCAATTGAACATTTTCGTTCATTTGTAGATGCGGACGCAGAAAGGTGTTTAATGTGGATAATAATAGCAGCGCAATGCTCAAATCTTTGTAAATATTGCTCGGTAACAAGCTGTCAGTATTTGCTTGACCTGATATTAACGCCGATAAAATGGTAATACATAAATTTATGGGTGTGGCAATGTTACTCCAAAAAGCACCGGCAATATAATACTTCCAATAATAAAATCCTAAATCGGTGTCTAACTTCTCTTTCAAAGAAGACATAGTGATATATATTAGCAAATAAAAAATTATACCTGAATACAATCCTTGAATACGACAAACAACTCATTGCCTCGTAGTTGTTCTTTGAAGCTTTCCTCGATTTGATTACGAACTTTTCTACCAAGTATAATATCTTGCAACATAGTATATTTCAAAAACTTTGCTACCCATTTATTCGTATTTTGCTTTATAACACGATAAGTATTTATGGAAATGGTATATGTCAAATATAAATCGTGTGAAAATGCCCCAGAATCCCATTTTTCTTCGACGTTGATGACTTTCCCGTTCGGATTCAGTTTATTTTCTATAGTTTCTGAAACGTTTGCGTCGTGAATTTCTCCCAGTACAAAATTACCAAAACCATTGGTAATGTTCAATTTAACTTGATACTTGAACGTTTTCATATATTTAGCAGGCAAAAAAATTGATGTTATATATTTGCATAATGATGCCTTTACAAAAATACGTCAATAATGGATTATATTGGTTTAAGTGAGCTAAGCATGATGTTTCTACATAAGGCAGAACGTACTGCACTTGACTCCGAAAATATGCGTATTGCAGCATTACAATTACATGAACATGCGGATATTTATGAGAGTTTGGCACTGTATTACGAAAAACAAATGGGTTATGACACAATCGATAGCGACTTGTATCAAAAAATTATAGATAACTACGAAAATGCCATCAAAATCGAACCAAATAATCCTCGTATATTATACAATTTTGCGGAGTTCTGGAGCAACATTGGAGAAATAGAACAAATGGTAAAATATTTCAAAATCGCGGCGAAAAACGGTGACATAATTTCAATGCTGGAATTGGCCAGATTTTATTACGATAAAAATATTGCGTTATTTATTCACTACCACTTAATGATTATGCAAAGCGATGACCCTGAATCGTCTCTTTATACATGTAGAGACGGAGATTTATATTATGAATATATTGAGAAAAAAACACTGGAAGTATATGAAAAGTTACAACAGAAACCCGCTTATTTCGCTTTGGTCATTTCGTCATTAGTGGGTTTGACAATCAATGAGACAAAGAAATATATAGAAAAAAATGTCACTAAATTGCGTAATGTTCCAAGCGTAGCGAGCTTTATCAACAAAGTGACATTATTTACGCGTCTCAATAATATACACGAATGTATCATATGTTACGATACAAAAGTAAATATTTGCCTGGATTGCGGCCATGAATTATGCGTGGATTGTTATAAACGCACAGATGTTTGTTATTATTGTCGGTTTTAATGTGATAAATATAATATATTGAGTAAAAAATTGATTTGTTTTTCACACTCGAGGCAGTATGTATAAAACATCACGTCAATCATGAATCCAGACACCGTTCAAATTAGCCGTTACAATATGACCTGCTCTTGCTGTCAGATGCCTATTATCAAGGGCGCATGTATTACACGTGTCATTGAAAATACGGGCGTTAAGTTGCGGAGCAAAAACAATGCAAGACCGACATATACTAGCGCGCGATGGGTTCATGCGTGGTGCTTACCAAAGTACAATTACACTGAACATTTCTGGGATGAACTGAGTTTGTTATTGGACGAAGCTGGTCCAGATGAAGACCCCGAGGAACTGGAGGATATGCTTCGAGACCATAAGTATTGGAAAGAAGAGATTTGAAAAATACGTAGTTAGATATAGGTAGTTAGGTAGTAGTACTAATTTTTTATTGAAAAAATTGATTTAGATATTTAGACTATATATATAATACAATATGACTCTATCATTGCATAAAATCACACATTCTACTACATACGCTTTGAAATATTACGACTTTATTAAATATCTGAGGGAGACTGAAGACGAATACAAGTTGCTAGGAAGGTACGACATAGATAAACATGCTGAACTGACAACAGAATTGCTGGATAATGTACAGCATAGATATGATGATGAAAGTACTAGCTGCTGTATCAATGATAACCTATTATTCGAATCACAATTTCAGTTACTTAAAGAAATTGTGGGACAACACGAAAAAACATTCCTCACTACAATACCGCCAAGTATTATAGAAAAAATGGATGAAAAAAATAAAGAAGCTGCTAAAATATGGAACACGCAAGGAGTCGATGCAGCTGTGGAAAAAATGACCGAAGGATTGCGCAATGGAACCATGGATTACGCTACAATGCGCAGTTTATATGGCTAAATACTTAACGACGTCTTTGACTTCGGTTCTTCTTGGTTCCAAATACACCTTTCTTTGTCTTGTACCCAGCACGAGTCAAAAATTTAAGAGACTTTTTTCCATTCTTGTATTGCTTTTTCGACACAATGCGACCGTGTTTGTTACGCATAAGGTCCTTCTTCTCCAATCTACCGGAAGTACATTTAGCAGTACCGTTCATCACTTGAGCTTTTGAGCCTACAGACATCTTGAATGACATTATACATTATAACGAGAAAAATATATTCTCTAAATGTTCATTTACTTTTTATAGTTCTTGCGGGTTTTAACATTTCCGAATTTCCCTTTTTTAGCGGTATATCCATATTTTTCTAAACGCATTTCCCTCTTAGATGAGTTGTATTTACTTTTAGAAACAATTCGCCCCCATTTATTCATGACTAAATCAGATTTTATCATTCCGTATTTTGTTTTATACGCAGTGCCATTCCAAACTTGTTCTCGGGAACCAAATAGTTCGTTAAAAACTCCACCTTCATTGCCTTTGATTGTATATTTTCCGGTTTTAGGATCTCTAACAGGACGTTTCATTTATATATTATTTAGATATTTTCTAAAATGTACAATTAGTATATATGAATATTACTAGCGATGAAATGGTAAAGAACACATTTTACATTACGTATGCGTTCTTAATGACTACTGCAACAATCACCTTTATTGAAGCGATGCGTACTAAAGATATGAATATTAGAAATATTTTAAATCTCGAAACTTGTATTTCCGTCGTCGCCGCATTTTTTTATGGGAAATTCGTGTCGGATTTAGAGAAAGGCATAGATTATGATAAAATAAATACAACCCGCTATGTTGATTGGGCGATTACCACACCAATCATGTTGTTGGTTCTGGTTTTAGCCTTTTTATACAACAATAAAGCCGGGGCATTAAGCTTTAGCAAATTCGTTTTGATTTTGATAATGAATTATGCGATGTTGGGATTCGGTTATGTAGGAGAAATTGGAATGTTAAATAAGACGATTGCCAATGGTTTAGGATTCGTTTCATTTAGTGCGATGTATTACTATATTTATCGCCATTTCATAAGAGGATATAAAAATTTCGATAATAAATTATTGTTTGCATTGTTCGTATTTTTATGGGCGCTTTATGGTGTATTTTACTTTATGGAAGAGACAAAACGGAATGTCGGATACAATATATTGGACCTGTTCTCCAAGTGTTTTGTAGGAATATTCTTCTGGGCCTACTTTACGAAGGTATTTAAATTGCCTTAAATATTTTTTTTTCTATTTATCATATATAATGACAAATAGTGTTATTGAATGCAAAACCGCTCTCCGTGACAACAAACGTCGTTTGGTTTATCACAACAAGCGTACAAACAAAACCCTTCCGATTGTTGTCGGAAAACGTGGAGGTCTTTCAATAAAGTCACCCAAATCTAAAACTCGCAGATATATCAAGAAAAACTGCACAAAGAACAGTAGCAAATCATTTTGGGATGCTGTGAAGAACAAGCAAAAGAAGCAGAAATAAATATTATATATATATATATATGCCTCGCAAAGGAGCTAGATTAACCGCCAAGCGCACAAAAGCATCCGCTTCACCATCTCCTTGGGTACAACACGTTCGTGATTGTATGAAAAAGAAGAATTTGACATACAGACAAGCAGTTCTAGACACAGATTGCCGTAGTGAATATTACCGCGCACAATTGAAACAAAAACTTGCTGACCTCAAATAAATTATATTATCATTTAGCTATAATATAATTAAGGGGCTCTGCCGGATACATATTTTTTATTATCCTTATCAATATAAGTCATTAAGTATGATTTGTACATGGAATAACTTTGAACGTATAGTTTATGGAAAATAATGAAAAATATTGCAAATGCGTACGACTCACTTGAAAATGATATGATATCATTGGTGAGTTTTTTATAGATATTTGAAACTGTAAATGTTAACGATGTAGTTAATAATGGTATAAGAAGACCAAATACTATTACTAAATAGAAATCGCGAATTACTCTATCCAAATTTGTTATGAAATTCGTCAATAAAATACCTGTACCAAAAATTGTCACCGGCAATATGTCTATAAATGCTTGCTCCGCGCGAATTCTCTCATCGACATATACTAATAATTCTCCGCGGTCTTCAACTGCATTTACTTTGTTTTGTAAATAAAAATAGTGAATCCATATGGATGCAATCGGTAAAGAAAAGGCAAATATGTCAAATAGTAAAAATTTTGTGTTCAGATGTTTGAAAAAATAACCATATATACCAAGCCATACAGCGGAAACGAAAACGCTTAAATATAAAATAAAGTTCTTAATTGGTTCTTTGTCTTCTATTGGTTCTTTGTCTTCTATTGGTTCTTTGTCTTCTATTGGTTCGTTCATATATATATTGAATTCATAAAAAAATTGATTCTGATTAAACCATATGAAAACAATAATATAAAACTCACTAGTATTATGGACGACTACACTTACTTGCAAAACATGCCACTTGTTCGCAGATTGCGTGCAGAAAACGAGCAGGTCATTGATAAGAATAAGCGCTTGAAAAAGAGAAATAAGGAACTAAAAAAGTTGGTGAAACTGATTATGTCCAATTTGAATTTGTTAAAATCCTCATGTGATTCTGATGATAAAGTCGAGATTGTTGCAGCGCCAGAGAGAAAGATAGAAACTATTACATTGGATATCGAAGACACAAACACAATCGTAAAACGCGAAGAAGAAGAGGAAGCAGAAGAGGAGGAAGAAGAAGAAGAGGAAGTAGAGGAGGAAGAAGTAGAGGAAGAGGAAGTAGAGGAGGAAGAAGAAGTAGAGGGGGAAGAAGAAGTAGAGGAGGAAGAAGAAGTAGAGGGGGAAGAAGAAGTAGAGGGGGATAACGGGGGAGATTCCCCCGTAGAAGAGGGGGATAACGTGGGAGATTCCCCCGTAGAAGAAGAAGAAGAGGATAACGTGGGAGATTCCCCCGTAGAAGAAGAGGAAGATGAGGTTATAGAGGTTATCATAAAGGGTAAAACTTACTACACAACAAACACCGACGATGGATTAATTTATGACACAGATGAAAATGGCGACATTAGTCTAGAAATCGGAAAATACGAGTCGGGAAAGCCCACCTTCTACAAGAAAAAGTAGATTTTATTCGCAGTATTATTATATCATAAATCATGAGAAAAAATTGATTTATTTTTTCATGATTGTTATGGATGTACAAAATCGCCAATATGACATCGCCATATATTAACGAAGACATTATGATCCGGATTGTCTCCGATGAAATTATAACCGATATTCAACAATTCAATCATTCGATATTACAGTATGAAACCTTCATTTCGAATTCACATAACCTGTCGCCGAATAGATTGAAGGCAGAATTATCGCCCAGCATGTATAGTTTTGCTCGAAAACAGATTTGCGAATTCTTTCGTAACATAAAACCTAATGCGGCAACAATATACGGTTTGACATCAGGTAATACACGGTATCATATACTATATCTGGCGGATGATGGTATAGTATATGCGTTTCACTTTGAACATGGCAAAATAAAGTTGGCATACTATTTTACAAATGCGGAAATGAAGGAGTATTTCGAAGATGCAGACGATGGACTGAAAATGCCGAAATACGAGGAGCCGCAAATAGTTCGCGATAGTTTAGATTATTAGTTAGACTTAGCTAGATTGATTACGTATCCTTTTTTTTCGCGTCTTTCGACCACCTTGAGCTTTTAATTTAGTTTTAGATTCCTTTTTCTTCTCTTCGACCAGTAAAAATGGAAGGTCCGGTGATTTCCATTTTTTTTGTTGAGTGACGCGATCGTAAATATTTTTATCTTTCAACTTACACTTAATACTAGACTTATTTTTATCGGTTAGTTTTCCCTGAACTAAATCAATGTGAGCATATGCTTCATAACTTGGGGCATTACTTTGTCCAAAATTTACTCTGGCGATAGTTGTTCTATACTCAGGACTTAAAGTTAAATATTCTGATTCTCTATTGTATTTCCCAATAGCTTTTATAACATCACTCCAGTCTAATTTAGAACTTCCAAATGCATCTATTTTTTGTTGTAATTCTGTGTTTAATAAAAGTCGATTTGACTTCATTGCAGGAACTAAGACTTTTGCGTTTTCATTAAATGTCTTGAAATAATCTTTACTGAATTTTTTGGATTTCACGTCTATTTTCACAACTTCTTTACCGGATTCTTGCAAAAATTTATTCAAGAAATCAACTTTTAACATAAGCTCTTCAATTCCTTCACATGCGTCCATAATAGCTTTGAATCCTTCGGACATTTCCTGAATATATTTGAAGGTTTTTAATGTGGTCAATGTATTTAATAAAACTAAATCTGTTCTAGCATTATTTTCTCGATTAGGCTTTTCTTTTATGTTTCCTTCATTTTCTATTACAACACGACTATAGAAATCCTCTGCGGACATTGTGAATGTTTTACCTGTTTCATCCACATCAATTTCATATGGAAAATTTTTAATCGCTTTCAATATACCATCATTGGTTGAAGTTTTTATACCATCGATTTTTTCTTTAATTTCAGTAAATACTGCATTGGTACCGGGTAGTGCTTCTTTTGCTTTTACTGTAAAATAACGGTTGTCATCTCCGGTAGAAACTACTTCCATGTCAAATAATGTTGTACTAAAAAAAGCGCCACGTTCGAAATTTTTATATCTATCTTTTGGCGGTCCGGCTTCAAATGTCATTTTGAACGCGGTATTAGTCCAATCAATCGAATCATATAGCTTAACAATATCAACTTGTTCTTTAGAATCAATATATTTATTCAAAAATGTAGATTTTATTTCATTCTGACCAACTACTAATGTGTATTTGGCTATGTAAATTTTATTACTTTTAGTTTTTATAGCATATATTGAATCCTTTCTTTTTATTATCTTATTCGGGTCATCACTATATTGAGATAAATAATCTATACCATCAATAATAGATGTATATGATTCTGTATTACTGGTACTAAAACCTCTATAACTCGGTATTTTCTCTTGCACTATACCTTGGTCACTTCTAACGTCAGATGTACTGTAGTCCTTAACTAATTTCTTTATTGAGACCAACGATTCTTGTTTTTGACTCACTATTTCGTCGCGCGCATTGTTTGCCCAGATAACATATTCATATAATTTCCTCATCAAGCTACTGTAAAACGGATTGTTTAGTATATCATCCAATAATTTAACTTGTGTTACAGTATATTTTGTAGAGCCTATAGTCAAATATGTATAGTCGCCTATTACAATATATGGATATTCAACATTACCTTTAGTATATTCAAATGAACTTATAATGTTATTTTCTATAGGAAATTTGGTTGGTAATAATAATGCCAACATCATCATCATATTCGCTTCCATGTTCTCTTTTCTCAAGACGGATACTTTTTTACCATTATGCATTGCGTCCTCTTTCTTACCGAATGGTGTAAGAATTCTAGTTTGTTCCAACATTTTCGCAACTTTCTTAATAAATGTTTCGCTTTCGAAAAAGAACAATACACGTTTATTATAATCATATTTTTCCAAGACATCGAATGATAATAGAACATCGCTTGAAATTAGCGGATACTGTGATGATTTTCCACTTGATTTTACTTCACTAAAAAGGTTTCTTGTCAAAGAAAATGTTTTCGTCTTATCTGTATTCGTGCTTATTTTTACATCTATATATTTAACTTCAAACTTTTGACTCATTCTATAATATTGTTATATAATAATATTATATTTTTATTGGGTTTGACTAGTTTTCTGTTCTTCTGCTTTAGCCAAAGTTTCTTTGGCCTTTTTAATCTCTTCCTCTGAGATACGATTTTCCATATTTTCGTGGTAACTTTTAAAATCATTCGAAAAACAACAGAACATGCTATCTTCATTACATAAACCGTCGACTATGATGGTAAATATGGCAACAATTATCAAAGCGATATAAATATCGCGAGTACCCATCCAAGCAATAGCAAAAATCAGGACTTGTCTACTAAATGTATGCTTCAAGTACGATTCAAATGATTTGCTGATTTTGAGATTGACAAACCGTGACGATATATTGAGTATAATAATCATAATGCCTGCGAATATTTTACTGCTGTTTAGGTCCAATACTACTTTGTTAATTTTTTTACCGAATTGTGTTAAATATTTAGGAAATTTCATATATATATTACAAAGAAAAATGAATTGTTTTATTTTTTAATTGCATAATAAAAATATAATTCTAATAATATTATAGAGACATGTCATTATTATCAACCGCATCTGAATGGAACACAGACCAGACAAAAAAACGCACGCCATCTTTTAAACGACAAACTATGAAAGTCAGGTCAAACGACGATTTGGCATTGGCGACTCCATATGAAGAGACCTTGAAAAAAAGCGAGGAGAACTCGTTGAAGATAAAGGCACTAATTGACAATATAAATGCACACAATGATGGTGAGACTTTGGCGGATTTCGAGCCCATAGACCGTCCAGATTACAATAAGAAAAAAGATTATTATGACTTCGAACCGGAATATATGTTGCCACAAACAGTGGAGAAGCAACCTTCACAATTTTCTTCCAATGATTCCAATTTAGACAAACTCAGCAATTACAATCATATTTATAATATGCTTCAAGACGTTCAATCTGTACCGGCGAACGTTACTGGTGACAGTAAGCTAATGGAAAAAATTAATTACATGATTCATTTATTGGAACAGCAGCAATCCGAAAAAGTTGATAACATTACCGAGGAATTTATATTATACGTGTTGTTAGGTGTCTTCGTGATTTTCACAGTGGATTCTTTCACACGAATCGGCAAATATGTTCGCTAAAACATATAATATTTATTATATGTTTCGAAAGGTTTCTAGAAATTTATTTTTTTGAATACATAAATGTATTGTTCTTTGTCCTTTTTCAAAGAAAGAACGGCTTTTGTCGTAAAACCACACCTCAGTACCATTTTTTCGATTTCTTTGTGGTCTTCCATATAAAGTGTTAATTCATTTTGCCGTGTTTTCAATGTTTGCATATCAATGAAACTCTCTTTAACTATTACCCGTGCGTCATTCATAAAACGCGTTTCCTGGTGATATTCTATGTCCGAGTTCTTGACATTACACTTCGTGATACGCTCTTTGGAAAATTGCTGAGGATTCATATCTTTATTCGCGATTTCAGCCAAAGGATTGTATTTATGTTTATTAACTAAATGGATGACCAATTGTCCGTTAGGTTTCAACCAATGATAGCAATTTCCGAATAATTGTAGCTTATCATAAATCGCATATACCGAGAAGTTTCGCATAAAAATACAATCAAATACGTTTTTGTCAAAGATTTGATTATTTAAACATGAGTTATGTACAATCTTTAACTCGGGATAATACTCGTTAGTTTTAGATATCATCGCTTCAGATTCTTCCAGACCATACGCAGTGTAATCTTTGTCTAAACGATTCAGAAAATGTCCTGTTCTTGGGTCAATTTCTAGCATAACCGATTGTTTAGGCGGTTTTATTACATCTATAATTTGAGCATATTCGTCGTCCAAGAATTTACCGGGTTTGTGTATATTATCGTATATGCTCACGTAAAAATCGTCGTATATTTCACCATTGGATTTCAAAGAAAATTCACAATCTTGTGAAAAACCTTGATAATCCTTTTGAAAACATTTTTTCAGAATTAATATTATGATCAATATAAGCAAAACAAATATTAATATATACATTTAAGGTGGTCTATATATTAATAAATATACATTTTTTTCAAAGATTTCTTAATTGAGTGCGTGTATGATTATATAACAAATCTTTGCCAATGTCCTGATTATTTACGTGATGTTGCTTCGACGTTTTAAACTTTGATTTTTCAAATAGACCCGGGAAAGGTTGCATCACCGGCGCACCTTTAGGAACATCTACCACATACATGTCACTGTTTTTACTTGGTGTATATTTCAAGGGTAAATCGCCTTTATGTAATGGAACATTCAGACCAATCAATTCTGAATTTGTGTCAATAAACTGTTTATTAGTATTCACGGGACCATTTGAAGTCATAGGTGCAAAGTTTGTTTCGACATAATAGTCTAAATATTGTTTTTTCTCTTGGGTGTCTAAACGTCCATCCACAATGGGAAAAAGGGTGTATTTGGTAGATACCGGGCGAACATTTATATTTGGCAATAAAGGAGAATCGGGAACAAAACGGTTGTTGATTTTATCATTCATTGTATCTCTTTCGTCTTTTCTGATATAATAGTTATTCATAACATCCATATTGTATATACATATAATAATATAAAAAATTGAAACCGTTTTTATATTAATATTTAAAAGCATAAAATGCTATCGATTGATGAAGAATGGGACAAGTATCTAATAAATGAAGAAGAAGTATTGAATACATATGCGTCTGATAGTGCATGTACAAATGAGGTACCAGTATGTGAAGATTTGTATATATCAACTAAGACAAAAGTACTATTTTTGAACCAGGAAGTCGATATCAAGAACGTATTTTGGCAAATTCCAATAGCTCCTTATAGTCGCCCAATAGAGGGAATTATCAAAAAACAAATGAAAATCGTTTCGAAGTCAGAAGAAGAATACAATGAAATTCAGGAACATTTGAAACGACAAACATATTACACCGAGAATATTATAAAACAAATAAACAATCCGGAAGCGCGTAGGATAAAGTTCAAAGATGAACGAAAAATAACGATTGGTATCTCTAAAAAAGATATAATGAATGCCAGAGGAAAAATCAAAAATGCCTTCTATAACTGCTTTGCTCTCATCGTACGGTTCATATACGAAGATAAATTCCGTGAAATACATGTGAAAATATTTAACACTGGAAAACTTGAAATACCCGGAATAGTAAATCAAGAAATACTAGATATAATCAAAGACAAAATATTGACGCTATTATGTCCATTATTGCCAATCATACCAAAATTTGTCGAAACGCATAAAGAGCATAATGTATTGATTAATTCCAATTTCAATTGCGGGTTTTATATCAATCGCGAAGTGTTGTTTCATATATTACGGAATAAATACAATATAGAGAGTTCTTATGACCCATGTAGTTATCCTGGTATAAAATGTAAATTCTATTTCAACAATGAAGTTGGGTTTGATGAGCAGGATGGTACGATTCTCAAAGAAGACCGTCACATGAAGGTTTATCAATTAATTGAGAGCAAAAAATATACAGAAGTATCTTTCATGATATTTCGCACCGGAAGTGTCCTAATAATCGGCAATTGCTCCGAAAGTATATTGACGCATATATATGAATTTATTAAAAATGTACTACAAACCTCATATGAAATGATTGTCGTTCATGAAGATAAACCTACTGCTAAAGTAAAACCCGTGAAGATTCGAAAGCGTATGATTATACCTGTGAGGCTATAAAAATATATAATTTAAACTATATATCTTTTTATTTACGTACTAATACGTCTGAGCTGTATCTTATTATCAACTAGGTAAATGGAGTTTTCGGTCATAATAATGTACTCTTCACCCACTTTGAAAATCTTCACTACAGTACTCGTATATTCCTCGTCACTTTTCACCAAAAGCTTCTCGTTCTTTTCATTCAAACCAATCAATACTTCGTTTTTCAAAGAATTAACCCAGTAGTCCATCATAATAGGTTTATCTTCTACAATTGATAACTTTATTGCGTGTGTTAGAGTATTCATACCCGGAAGGCGGTAATCTTCTTTTTCAGCCATATAAGTTAAAAATATGCATTTACTTTAAATACTTAATTTTACAATATATTTTTTAATTGTTCCAATTTTTCTTCGCAAATACTTTCGGGAAATTTGACAGAAAATACTATGATTAAATTTCCGCATTGATTGCCTCGCTGGAATCCTAGTCCATTCACTGTTTGTCGGTATCCTGGACTAATGATCATATGATTTTTCTCATTGTTCAGCAAATATGTCTTCCTATTCAAATGATGTAATTCAAAACTGAATCCACAAAGCGCTTCCTTTAATGAGATGGTTTTATTATATATCAAATCGTGATTGATGCGCTTAAATACGTCATGTTCTTGAATAACAACGGTTATTTCTATGTTTCCAATTATGCGCTCATTCATGCGATTTCCTTGATTTTCGATGGTTATTACTTCATGGTGCTGAATGCCTGGTTGTAAATAAATTTCGACTTTGACATTTTCTCTGATTTTCTGTCGATTAATGATTGACCAACGTTCTACTTCGACTTTACGATTCGACCCAAAAAATGACTCTTCCAATGATATATATATATGCTGCTGTACCGGCGGAGGTCTATTCATTTGCTCAAAAATATCATTCATACTACCACTGAAAAAATGTACCTCCGGTCCTTCGACATTTATTCCACCCATGCCACCCATTCCGCTTAATCCACACATTCCATTTATTCCACCCATTCCACTTAATCCACCCATTCCACTTAATCCACCCATTCCAAATAAACCGCTCATTATATCGTGTATATTCATTGCGTTGCCTCCCATTGATAGTGATTTTTCCATATCATATAAACGTCTTTTATTTGCATCACCTAGAACTTCATATGCTTCGTTTATTTTCCCCATTTCTTCTGCTGCGTTCGAGTCGCTATTTCGGTCCGGGTGATATTTCATCGATTTTTGCCGGTAGGATTTTTTTATTTCATCAACCGACGCACTTTCAGATACACCCAATACTTCGTAATAATTCATTGAATTTTAGAAAAAAATGACTTTATATTTATTATGCGATAAATATAAAAAATTGATTCATTTATTAATAGAATAATTAATATATTAAAAACTACGGACATTATATACAAATGAAGTTCTGTACTCAATGTGATAATATGCTTTATATCAAAATCAATAACGAAAATAACAATCACCTACATTATTATTGCCGAAGTTGCGGTTTCGAAGACACGACTTTAACTGAGCAGGGATTATGTGTATTGGACACACAAATTCAAAAAAAAGAACAGAAATTCAATCATATCGTCAATAAATACACCAAATTGGACCCAACGCTACCGCGCATTTACAATATGAAGTGTCCTTCGGAGACTTGTGCAAGTAACTCAGATACCAAACCAACCGAAATCATATACATGCGATATGACGATAATAGTCTTAAATATATCTATATTTGTCCTACCTGCGATTATCATTGGACCTCGTAAATTTTCAAAAAAATTGATTAATAAAAATAGATATGAATCTTTTTTATAGTACAGTATATTATAATGGATAAAGAAGAGATAGAAATACCTGTCGAAGAATCCGATGTCGAATCTGATGTCGCATCTGACACTAGTGAAATAATAAATAACGAAGTAGATTATGTCTCTGACGAGGAAGTAGCGAATGATGACGAAGATGAAGCTGAAGAAAAAGATGACGAATTAGAAGAAAAAGATGACGAAATTGAAGAAAAAGATGACGAATTAGAAGATATACATGTACAAGATAATATTGCTTTTGCAGAAGACGAAGACGATGATGAAGATGATTTAGATGATGATTATTTACAAAAGATGGATAGTAAAATGCGACAAAATATTGTGGATACATATCATCATGAACTCAAGATTCATAATGCAGATGAAATCGATGTGGCATGTATTGTTGCTCGCAATGAAGACGGATATATTGTCGATCCACTGCATAAAACATTGCCGTTTATCACATGCTATGAAAAAACACGTGTATTAGGAGAGCGTGCAAAGCAAATCGAAGCTGGCGCCAAACCATTTGTCGAAGTAGAGGAGAATATTATCGACAGCTATTTGATTGCGTTGCGCGAATATCAAGCGAAACAAATTCCGTTTATCATTCAGCGACCATTGCCCAATGGACTTTCGGAATATTGGAAATTAAGCGATTTGGAACTTCTGGATTAATGTGTTTATCACAATCTCGCTCTCAGTTTCAAGCATCTCATTGAACAATAGCAACTACCTTTTTTTACGTTTTTTAATGGAATGAAATACTTGGGATGCTGAAAAAGTATATCCTCACTATCGGGTACTGAAATGCGGGAATAAACCATGGTTAATTTTGATGTTTCTCCACATATTATGCACTTCCAGTTGTTTATTCCAGTGTCAAATAGCATTTGTGTGTATGTCATTTTTCATAATTAATATCTAATGATAAAGTTAATAAAATTGATTTATTTCAAATACATTTTATTTTATAATATCAGTTATGCCAGTTGTGAAAACGATTACAATTGATAAGTTGAATATTGACGTTGAATTTGTGGTTGGGAAGAACGCTAAAGATAATTTTGAGAACATTGATGAAGCAAGCGGACATCATATATGGTTTCATACAAAAGGTTACAGCTCTTCTCATATTATTGCTCGTTTGGAATATGATTTCAAAAAGAAGGATTTGCGATATATTGTGAAACAGGGGGCAATTTTATGTAAGCATCATTCAAAAATGGCAAGCGAGAAAAATGTGGAAATTATATACACAAGAGTAGAACATGTAGTAAAAACCGATATTCCAGGAAGTGTGATTGTTAGTCATGAAAAAACTATTACTATTTAAATCATTGCACTTCCAGTTATTTATTCCTTGTCAAATAGCATTTGTGCGTATGTCATTTTTTATTATGAACAAGTATTTTTTATACATTTTATAATTTCAATCAAAATCGCAAAAATAATAAATAGTATATATATAATGAGTAAAACTATCAAAAGCGTAAATTGGGGTGAGTCTGTAAGCACTGATAGCGGTGAAAAAGTTCCTAGTAATTTTGTTCCTATGTGGCATGATTGCATGAAAAGAAAAAAAGGTTGCTTTAGGCCAGACCCACATGGTCAACCAGTATCGCGTCTAGGTTATACAAGTAATAAACATAGACAATATGACCATAGACGCCAAATAGGAAGACCAAGACTGGAAAAAGAGATAAAAGAATATGAGAAAGAAATAAAGAAATGGGAAAAAGACATAAAAAACATACAGAAAGAATTAAATAAAAAAACAATATTAACATATAAAGAGTTCCCCCAAAAAACAACGTGGTGATATTGATTTCATCAAACACGACAGCATGAACGACAGGATAGAAATGTTGAAAGGATTTATAGAAGAAAATTTAGAAGAGATAGCCCCTCTAAAGAGATTGTTAGAGGAAGACGACCGATTGGCCGAAGATGATAAATTAAGAGGTGGTAGAAAAACAAAGAAAAGAAGAATAAATAATAGAAAAACAAAGAAGAGAGTAAAAAAGACAAAGTATTGAATATAAAAAATATGTTAAGCGGCGAGTCAAAGACGATAAAAAAATGATTCGTAAATCACCCCCGATATTTGGTTTTCAAAATACCTTTCTATGCAGAACGGGAAAACTACACACTAGCATTTGCTTGGCTAACGTCCTCATTTTTGTGAATTCTTTCGACGCCCGGGTGATCAGGCCGCACGCCGTCCAAAAGCCTTCCGATGAGGGGTAGTCGCCAAACATCCGTCTTATCGACGTCGCACTCTACACGTTCCACCGAGCACGTAGTGACCACATTTATTTACCATCTAAATGTGGAAATTAGGACCCAGAACACAACGACAACTTAATGGCGATTGCGTTCAAGAATTTGAGGTGTTTCTTACGCTGGGATTTTTTAAGCGCTATTTAGGGTATGTTTAGCCATCTTTGACGCGGTTTTCATGAGTGTCTTAGCTGTTGCTCTCAATCCACCTATTCCATGTCACAAATATATACTGTATGCCTCTCTAAGTCACGATGGATGTTAGAGTACCGCAAATATTGAACTCTTGAGCCCCTACCGAAGGTGTCAATTCACCCCGCTCAAGATTGTAGGATATCTAGCTTCTACTCATAGAGTTTCATCACCTATCCTTCCATAGCCTTCATAATCTCCGGGATTTACAGACACCCACTTATTGTGGTTAATGCCAACCCAAATCAAAATATTTAGCTCCAGGTGCGGTGCGAAAACCCATCCCTTCCTCGTAAATTTTTTGATATTTTATGCTCATTTAGTTCAGAACCTAAGTTCCTATCCAGGACACACCACGAGGAGGCGAGCATTTTATGTCCCATACATATTTACAAACACACACAAAACAAATCAATTTTTTATATAGTTTCTAATATTGTCTTTCGACACAATGGACAAGATGCGCAGCGTTTTTGTTTTAATGTATTGCCTAGGGCTGCATGATAACAATCTGAACAAAAGGTGTGATTACATACAGTTGTACATGTAGTTTTTTTTGTCATTGTTTCCATACAAATCGGACACTTCTTTGACTCAGATAATACGTCTCTTACCTTGATTCGAATCTCGAAAAGCGCTACGTTGAAATCATTCACCAGTTCATCGTAGCTCGATTTCCGTTGCAACGGTCCGTCGTAGGCCGCATAAATATATTGGTTGGTTTCCGCAACATATACGCCTTTCATTCGTAATGAACTTAAAGCATACTTCAAAAACGTCTTCTCGTACTTACCTTTGCGATAATCTCGAGGCATTTCCGGGTCGGCCTTAATAGTGTCCAAGAACTGACAAAGAATTATATTATATCCTTCCGCTTTGGCACATTTTCTGGCGTCGTGTTTGGTAGTATTGCATACACCGCACCAAGTCTTTACTTTTTTCGATGCGGTTGTCATTGAAACAAGTGATTTTGTACATTCCACGAACAGTGGTAAAATCAAATCAATTTTTTATTTAGGGTACATAGACGGGTCCAGGGTACATACACGGATGATGTGTGTAAAAGCAAGTCTCCTTCAACTTTTTTGAATATTTCCGCAATTCTTGGTTAATATCCATGTAAGTTACGAATTGCTCATCTACAAGAACATCCAATACTGTTCCGGAATATTTGCGGTTTCGTGCCAATTCATACTTGAAAATCGTATTTCGTATTTCTTGCAGTTGAATCGACAAATCAAACACATATAACATTACATAATAATGATATATCTGACTCTTTTTACGCAGTTCCCACATAATGACGAATGGGTCATTGCTCGATATATAACTGATTCGCATGAAATTTTGTGATAAAAACACATCTTCTATTGGACATTCGATTTTTGACCCTTTTCCACCAACCGTATGAATACGGTTCATTTTTCCCACTATTTCGTCGTGAATTTGTTTATTTCTTTGTTCTGCGAATGTGCATTGTTTTTGCAGAGACATCATATATTGTAATGTATCCTCGAACAATATGCGATGGATGCCCGTCGATTCTGCCACAATTTCACACATATAACCGTTAATCTTTTCCAAATCAACATCGTCAAAATTGCATATATTATTTCGGATGATTTCACACAACGATGTGAATGTGGGAATATACGCACTAAGCTCGTCATATGTTTGCATCTTCGGCTTTAATGATACGGTGGACCAAAAATTCGAATTGCGCAGATAAAACTCATATGGAGGACTTTGTAAATATTCTTTGGTAACTCTCATGATTATTTGAGGTATTTTGTACATTTCGCATATTTTGAAAAAATGAATCAATTTTTTACTCAGATAAAAATTGAATTTATTTGTGAGCAATAGCATGAATACACTATAAATCTACGATTATCATAGATGTTGCCAATTATATTTCATGCTTGGTGCCAGTGCCCTGAACCACAGGAAGAATCAAATGCGACATGGATTCCGTTTTCAATGCTTGCCTTAATTATCATCACAATATTGTGGAATCTCTCCGCCAATAATTCCGGCGATGGTTGTTTTCATGGTTCAAATCGCGTGACAATGTATAGTGGAACTCATAAACGCTGCGATGAAATTGTCAAAGGCGATGTTGTTCTTTTGTCTAATAATCGGCCAGCACGAGTGCGATGTGTAGCAAAGATTTTGAATAATTCTTCGAACAATATTCGGTTATTGAAGTTTCCTTGCGGACTCATTATCACTGAATATCATCCGATAAAAATAAAAAGTTGGTGGTGTTTTCCGAAAAATATTGCTTCAGCCGCGCCATTTATCGATGACTTCGATGCAGTGTATTCATTCTTGCTTGAAATGGACGATGGGTCTAGCGTGGAACATGGGCTACAAGTACAGGGTATTGAATGTGCGCCATTGGGACACAATATTACCGACGATGTTGTCAGACATAACTTCTTCGGAAATTTCCAAGCAGTGAAAGATGCTCTAATAAATGTGAGCCCAGAACAGTTCAACGAAGGATTAGTGGAAATCACTAATATGCAGCGCGGACCAGAAGGAGAGGTATGTGGATTCTTATTTCAACCATAAAAAAGAAATCAAAATAGTATAAAAAAATGTAATAGTATATAGCAATGAGCTATGTACTATTTTTTGACGGATGTTCTAAGGGTAACCCCGGAATAGCCGGGTCAGGAGCGGTTATTTACAAGGATAATGAAGAAATATGGTCAAAATCCGAATTTCTCGATAAACAAACGAATAATTATGCGGAATATAAAGGTCTTATTGCGGGGCTTGAATATGCCGTTGAAAAAGAGATAAAATCATTGATTGTTAAAGGTGATAGTATGTTGGTGATAAAACAGATGTGTGGAGTATATAAAGTGAAGTCGGAAAACCTAGTGAATTTATATGAACACGCACTAGAATTGAAGGACCAGTTTGAATCCATCGAATTCATACATGTTTATCGGGAGGAAAATGTGCGCGCAGACGAATTGGCGAATGAATTAGTGCTTACTCCTCGGCTGTGAACAGTTTATAAACTTTTATTAAATTGTGATACATTTCGACATAGTCGAAGTTGAAGAGCATGATGAATCCTAGGGCCCATATTACTAGCTGTAAATGAAAGCTCTCTTCAAGGTTGTCACTTAGACGGATATTTTTTTCACGCGGGTTAAACACCAATATCAGGATGATGTACATGGAAAAAGTAAATAGTTCATGAAGAGCGTCTTTATTTACCTCTATTTGTTCGATTTTTTTGTTATCTTTGTCAAAGATACGCATATAGGCATATCGAGTAAGTACCAAAATTAATAATAGTTTGAAGACAATTGCGGCATACAATAAGAACTTGCTAAATTTATCCATTATATACTATTGATATATTTTGTTTGTGTGTCTTATACATTACAAGAAAGGATTGTAGCCATTGCCGCGGATAAATGCACACCCATGTGTGACAGAACAAATCGCCAATATTTCTTTTTTGAATAATAATAAATACCCACTGGATATAATATAATACAACTTGTCATGAACGGAATATACATATAGGGTACTGATGCGCTATTCAAATACAAAGTATTGTATATGTTATATAATACAGTGAAACGTGACATATGCACATCGATAGTTCTCCGCCATGTGTATTCCGGTTTCCGCCAGTAATTCAAGGATGTTAAAAAAGTTATTCCAACTGGAATTGATACTGTGTATTTTCTTGTGTAAATACCATATAATATCGGAAATAATCCCGTATGTGTGGAATAATATAAACAGTCGGTATGTTTAGATGTGAGCTGTGTATCATTCTCAAGTTTCTGTATTTCCTTTTCTTCATCTATTGATATTTTTATGTAAAACAATATACCGCATACTATTGCACTATAATATACGAATTTTTTCATTATATATGTATAATCAAAAAACTTTATATCAATTAGGGTTGTGATATATTGGAAGCAATCATTTCATTATTAGCAACTTGAACAACCAGTTGTCCATTGTCAATGGTGATATCGTGTCCATCCAGTCTAATCCTTCCGATTACGTCTATTCCATCAGGATATGTCTTTTTATTTTGGTGTTGAACATGTAAAGCCATTTGTACATCTTCTCTTTTTTTGTTCTTAGAATCTGTAGCATTTTTATGTGAGCTACTTCCTTTGCTAAACATTCTATTGTTGTTCATTATTTATATATAAATAGATAGATAAAAAACTGAATGTTTTTTATGTTCTCTTAATTATAAATACTGTATTATATACGAAATAAAAAACAACCACAAAAAAATATCGAATTTATTCTCGTATAATAATCAATATAAAAATATTATTCACTTTATATAAATGTCCGATGTCTTAATACCATACAAATATAGCAGACTTGCACATTTTACTTCATTATTTATATTACGAAATGCGCACATATTCTATTCAAAAGGACTTACGTTTATTGGAGTATTAAGTTATTTATGTTACATTTTTACGAATTTACATTGGTATCGGCTGCGGACAAATGGTTACATTCGTAATATTGATATAAGTATAGTTATTTCGATTTTTATTTCCAGTCTATATCAAGCGTATAACTATGATTGTTATTTACAATACATGTATGGCACAACAATAACCATCAGTGTATTTGCATTTAATGAATTGCTTAACACTTTATCTTTGTATAGACCAGAGTTTTCGAACATGAACGAGGAAAAAAAACATTGTACCTATTTGCGATGTGTTTTAATCCATACATTTTTCTTACATATATTTCAAATGGAATTGGGTGGATATGTAACTACTTGTGCTCATCATAATAATAACTGAATCCCACGCTTCGCCCCCATTCGCACGTGAATGCACCCGTCTTCCGTCGGTTCATCGTCAGGATTCAATCGCACCATCTTTGTTAAACACGTGATTTTTGGCAGCTTCCATTCGCCACTCAGCATTTTACCGTTATTCATCCGCAATGAATGTGGATTAATACCGCAACCTATTTCCAATATTACCAAACTTTTCCCTTTTTCTTCATTTTCTTTGAGCCACATATCCATTTTTCTTCGCGCGAACTCATATGGTTTGCCATAAAAGTCGAAATCGCCGAACATACTCACATTCGGACGCAATATGTTCGGACAATATGGGCATGACGGTAAATTGGAACCAATAAATGTATTTTCTTCAAATGTAGGCATATGTGCATCCGTCATTGCAATCACTCCATTGCGCGCCGAACATTTTTTGTCCATGCATTGTAGCGATTTCATGGTTCCATGAACTTCGTATATTTTGTCTTTGTCGAAACCCGCCCTCTCGAAATAGTTGTCAATATTAGATGTACAAATGAAATAATTGTCGTTTTTTCTATGTTTTACGTATTCTAAGAGCTTGTAATACCCCTCATGTGGTTCCGCATCGCGCATCATCGTATAAAAGTTCGCCTTGAACCCCCATGCTAGTCCGGGAAACTCTTTCCACATTTTTAAGCTCGAGATTTCGTCATAGCTATAGAGTTCGCTGCCGATTTGTATAGACTTGTTCCAAATACCATTGGCACCACGATATGTGAAAATACCTGAATCGACACTCATTCCAGCTCCGGCAACTATGAGTAGTGCATCGCATTGTGCTATCGCCTTTTGGGCGTCTTTTAATTCAGTATGTGGCATTGTTTATGTATATACGAAAAAAAGCACATATAATAAATCAATTTTTTCACTCTTCGTCATCGCCATATGTTTCCCCATGTATGTCATAATTATATTTTGTTAAGTTATAAAACATGCGTCTAGGTGAATATACTGCGCGAATAAGTCGCTCATATGATATGTGAAATATTAATTCGTGTTCCGGTAAATATTTATTTTTCTTAGCGTATTCATTGACAACCGTTTCGATTTCCGACTGACTGATATAGTCCGTATGTAGTTTCTTCAACAGTCTCGGTTCAATGTGCGTAATTTCCTTTTTCATAAACTTTATCATGCGTTCTTCCTCTTCATGCGTGACATAATCCCATTTTCGTCGCAAATAGTCATAATTAATTTCGAATATTTGTGGATTCGCCAATACGTTTGTTGACAAAAACTTGGGGTATTTTTCTACTAAATGAAATGCATTTACATTGCTACACAATCCACATGGGTCGATATCATAACTGGGGTCTTTGTAAAAGTATTGACGCAAGAAGTTCGAATCATCCAGTTCGTCGGTCATTATATTTGTTAAATATGGCTCTAATAAACAAACCGCATTTTTATTGCTAGATAAATGGAAATAATTTATATTTTCCGGATGATCTAATATAATATTCATCGCATTTGGATTTCTTAGAATTTTGACCCACTCCACCATATGTGAGCCAGACTCAATGAGGTGCCTTATAACATCGACGGCATTTTCGTTTTCCATTAAATAGTAAGCGACAAATGGTCGGTCCATTTCCAAAACCCTTTTTATAATTCGGATTGCACCAGTATTTCTCATTATCGCCGGCGTTTGACGGATAATTGTATATTCGTCGATGTCGTCATAAATTTGTTCCACTATATCAACCGCATCCGAATGCGGATTCTCCAGTATATACCAATGGCAACCCTCGTTAAACATCGTATCGTAATATTTCTTTATCAAAAACATTGCATTTGGATTTTTGCATAAACTTTCATATAAATATGCATAATGCTCGCCATATGCTTGACGGTATTTATCAATGTTATCTTCTAACAAGCGGATTGTTCTCGGTCCGCCATATCGACAAATGACTCCCCATATACGTAAGCATTCATATTCTTCGACATTTCTCAACATTTCCGCAACAATAAATTCGCAAATGATGTCAGCATTTTTATTCAATATAATATCACATTCCCAAAATTTTTCTGTTAAATATCGAATGTGTTTTCTGTCAAACATCATGAATATTGCATGTGGATTCACACAAATATATGACCAAAACGCGGACTCTGTCATATTCTGGAAAATTTTCTCATTGTGTAGCCAGCCGATAACGGAGTCTTTCAATTTATACATATAGTTGTGCTGTAATCCATTTTCGACAAAATAATCCCAATATTGTCTCTCATTTCGCATATATTTTTCCTTTTCTTTGCGTTTGTCTATTTTATCCAACTTCACCTTTACCTTTTTATTATGTTTCCATTTTCCACTATGCTTCTTGACACGCAGTTTATCCTTGTTCGTAAGTCGCGTTTTCTTAAATGTTGGTTTGTATTCCATTGGTAGTTTTTATACAATAAAAAATATTATATAAAATAATTTCAATTTTTCATTGCCCATTCTATCAGAAAAATTGATTTATTTTTCATGGTAATAATTATATGTACAAAATTCATACTTATGATGACAGAAGTTATGATATCCGCAATCGAACAAATAATGATCGGCGAAGTTCCCATTTATTTGGCAAATTCCCCTGTACTCGTGCGACAAAATGCGTTCCAGCGGAATATTTGCGCAGGTGAGGATATTTACGACATTGATGACCAATATCAAATATGGATTCTAGGCGACGGACACAGTGGCAAGGAAGTGTCTATGGCCTTGAAGAAGCATATGAAAAAGACGATATTATCTTGCCTGTCCGAAACGGATGGAACGCATGAGAGTGTTGTTCGTGCTATTAAAAAGGCATATCGTGAAGTAGATAGACTCGCTATGCATTGTTCATATGCATCCTCGCGTTGTGGTTCAACGTGTATTGTTGCGTTTGTCTATGGCGAAACATTGTATGTATCCAATTTGGGCGATTCACCTGCGGTCCTTTTCGAAGACGGTACTCAAGTGTTAGAGACCAGAACTCATACTTACATGAACCCGGACGAGAAGTCCCGCATCGATGCACTAATCGACACAAAAATGACTTCTGTACATCGCGGATATAATCTGCATGTTTTAGACGAAGACCATATCACAAATATACGAAGCGACCTTGTGCGGTTTGCCTACGGTAATTTCGAACAGTGCATTGTTCCAACTGAAAATCTGGGTCATCTGAACTGGAAAATGAAATCCGTCATGACTGGTCTTCCGTATATAGAGTCGTATCGATTGAAACCAGGATATAAGTACGAGCTCTTTATGTGTAGCGATGGTGTTTCGGATATGCTCACACATGTTGGGCAAATGCGAAATATTGCGTCATTCGGCGAAGAAAGTCGAACAATTGTCGAACATGCGGAACGCAAATGGCGACAAAAATGGATACACCGTGATGCTAGAACCGGAATCGATACGCCAAACCAGTTTATCAACGACGTGGATGATATGACCGCGATTTATGTAGAATTAGAAATTAGTAGCTAGGCTTGTAGTTAGTTAGAACGTTTTTTTCTCCGTTTCTTTACACATACAAACTCTGGTTCGTCGCTACAAACTTAACCAACAGCGTTTCTATGTTAACCATTTTTTCATATGCTTCGCTATCACCTTGCGTTATACATATTTTTGTCAGTTCGCGCGCAATACAATTCACTTTCATAATGCCTTTGCAAAAATCGCCTAAACCGACCTCCAGCTCTTTTAATCGCGTCTGGATAAAGTATTTACATTGTTGCTCATCTTGCAAGTCACACCATTCCATCATAGGACTAATCATATCATAAACAATATTATAGTTGGCCCCGCTGTTAAAATCATAGGTTCGTTCTAAATCCGCCAGAGAATCGATAAACTCACCAATATTTGCCATTTTTTCTTTTAAAAATCCATCGCTTGTTTTCACGATGGACGTTCGTTGCTCTTCATTCACTCGCACATCACTAAACAATGACAAAAAACCGACGATTTGGATAGCAGAAAATTCCGCGAAATAATTCCATTCTGATAAAATTTCGACCATGACAATACAATTCACTTCACTTATTTGCGCCGCGATTGTTCCCTTTCGAGTTAATGTCACTAATTCATCTTTAGTGTCGATTAAACCACGGTCTGTTAGAAATGTACATACATTTTGCACTCGCTGTGTAATATACCCCCGATAAAAATCTATAGTTTCTCGACTTTGTTTTACTTCACTTTGTAGAATTTCCAACTTTTTCATCTCACTACAATCCTGTAACAAATATTTATGCAAGTCTTTCAAGTTCGCAATTTGGCGGTCCAGTTCCTTTTTTTGCTTTCCCGACATTTTTCGGGTTACTCCATCAATTGAATCTGTTGTATGGCGCACATATTCATCAATTGCGCTTTTGTCCGTACGCAAGTTATCACACACACGACATTGTCGCTCTAGTTTTTCGACGAGACCGTTATAACAAATCTCCTCGGATTCCGCCTGCGTTTCCAATTCTCCGCGCAACATACTACATTTGACAAAGTCTTCAAAGTCGGATTGAGCAGTTTTACCATTCTTTATCAAATTCAGTACAACCGAGAAAGAAACATAGAATTTGGACACTAACGATTGTGGTTTCCCACATAAAATGTCTTTGTATTCACTACTCGACGGAAGTTCGAACATATTGTTACAATGTACTACATGCCCAACGGTATCTAGTCCGCGACGACCTGCACGCCCCGCTGCTTGGCTATATTCATGTGGTAATAAATATCGCATATTATTTCCGTCGAACTTTGTCAGACTAGTGAATACTGCAGTTCTTATCGGACAATCGAGACCTATCGCAAAAGACTCCGTGGCGAACAGCATTTTCACTGCACCCTTCGATATCATTCGCTCCACTATTTCGCGAAACACAGGAATCATTCCACTATGATGAATCCCTACACCCTTTTCCAGCAATTTGACGAGGTCGTCATATTCCGGCAAACGCATATATTCCTCATAATTCGGTAATTTACGCAGAATTTTGTCACATTCGTCGCGCATTGTATATGGGATTTTACTGTCAAACTCCAATATATTTGTCTGTATAGACTTGGCGTAAGACTCCACCATTTTTCGCGAAAAAACAAACGCAATCGCAGGTAACATGTCTTGTTCCTTCAATTGATAGGCAAGTTGGTTCAACACATGTGTCTTATTAACGAAAATATTGTTTTTATTATAATGCTGCAGTGTTCCGCGCAACTGGTCATAACCAGCTTGGTCATATTTTTCGTCGCTACCTCGTAATGTAATGAACTTATTTGTTTTTTCACGAATGTCTTTTTGCGTTTCTTTGTCCTTAATGCGCTTGAAAATGCCTTCATGTGTTGTCAAAAAACCATAATGCGTCAATGGAACTACACGTCGATGTGTAGAACATAACACCACCTTTTTTTCATCCCCTCGTTCACACCATTTGGCGAATCTTTCGGGAGCATCAATTGTAGCTGAAAGCATCACCATCTGAACATGTCTCGGTAACATCAGGATAGCTTGCTCCCAGTTCTGTCCCCGCTCGGCGTCGTTGATATAATGCACTTCGTCAAATACTACACATCCTAGTTCATCATTTATATTCAGTTGGAAATCGTAATTGGTTTGAATCGCATCTACAGACTCGGTTTCATTGACAAACAAATAATTCTTCAAAATCTCGGTCGTCATAATCAGCACTTGTGCATTGGCATTCACCTTTATATCGCCCGTGAAAATACCGAAACTAATATTCGGATATTTCTGCGTGAATTCATAATATTTCTGATTGGACAATGCTTTAATAGGACTTGTATATACTACTTTTTTCCCCAAATTTGTGAAATGTTCAATGGCAAATTCAGCGGGCAACGTTTTTCCGGAACCAGTATGTGCGGTGATTAAAGCATGGTTACCATCTACAATTGCCTGTATTGCGTTCTTTTGAAACGACGACAGTTCGAAGCCATATTTAGAATAATGATTTTGTGACATGGATTAATATTTACCGTAAAAATTGCTTTATATGTCTTTGGTATGTGTTTTTGTGTAGCTATATAATATAATGGAATATACTTCTGTTGATGTAATGGCGCCCCCCGAGGAAAACCTCAAACCTAAGGTCGAAAAGGTTGCGAATGATGATAACAAAGCAGTCACACAAGAGTCCGAATCCGAATCCAAACCCGAATTAGACAGTGCTAGAAAGTGGAAATACACTCTCATCACCACCGTGATTTTCATCATTGTCGTTCATCCATACACATACATCTTTGTCAATTATTTGGCAAATAAATTATTCAGTTGTAAATTCATGATTGCCAGCGCCAGTGGGTGCCCTACAACAATTGGTCTTATTGTTCATACCGTCGTATTCACATTGTTACTGCGTTACGTGATGGACTTGAAGCTATAAATATTCCATCATTTCAGTGATAAAGTAATTCAATAATACATCGTTTTGTGTGCTATTATGAGATATTTTCTTTGCGATAGCTATGACATCATTATTAATTATTTTTTTTTTATGAAATAAGTAATTGAAAAACTCAATCACCAATGCCCTTTTATCTACGTTATATTGGCAACTTTTCTCGCATATTGCTGTTTGAATTCGAGTATATGATGATTTCTCTACAAATAACTGAAATATATATTCAAATACACTTTCGTTCATAATATGCGACTCCCACTTAACAAAATCCGCATTCTGATTTAATTGGATAAAATTAATGATGCTGCGTATATCCGAACCGTATGTTTTCTGGATACATTGAATCGTATTTCTTTGTAAATTCATGCCCTCCTTTTCCGCAATATTATGGATGAAATCATATACATTGTCTTCGGGTAACTGATTAAAACGGATGGTGAGAAACTCGTTTTGTAAAGAGTCATCTACTTTCGATATATAATTACATATAAGACAAAACCGTACATTATTTTCGCATGTTTGTAGCAAATATTTCAATGCTTGCTGTGCGCTCTTTGTCATATAATCGACCTCGTCCAATATTACGAATTTGAGCCCTTTCTGAAAAAAATTCGAACTCTTGACAAAAGGCTGAATTTGATTGCGAATGATGTCGATGCCGCGGTCGTCGGATGCATTGAGGTGGATCACCAAAGAATTGTCGATTTTATAATGGCGTTCCTGGTAACTATTTATCAGGTTAATTATACTGGTTGTTTTGCCTGTTCCTGGCGGTCCGTAAAATAGTAGGTTCGGGAAATATGCGTTTTCTAATATGTTTTTGAACATTTCTTTGTTAAACTCGTCCAAAATGATATTTTCGAGATTTGTTGGTCGATATTTTTCCACCCAAGGTGTATTGTCCATATGCTTAATATTATATCGGTGTTTTCATATATTTTACACTTATATGAAAAAAATTGAGTCCAATATATCCTTGTAAGATAGTCATACAAAGCATATCACTCATGGAGCTACGCAATAGAACACTGCCTTCGATTACCTCGAGAAAGACTGAGTTAGTACTGGAACCATATATTGCGGTACCCAAGGTAGATTTTGTTCGATTAGATAGAATAGAATCGGGACGCATCAAAGAAATCGCATGTAGCGACTGGGAAAATAAAAAAACCAGAGCATATTTGTGTTATAAATATCCTGCCACGGAACATGGATACAAAAATACACGCAAGTTGATTGAAAAAACAAAGAATAAGTGTGTTCGGTTCGAGATTAGTTCGTTCAGTGTGGCATGTGACATGGCGTCTTATGGATACAATGTACAATATGAACAATACATTCAACGATTTATTAAGGGCGACCGTGAAGATTTGGAAGACCTCCAGGAAGTATGTAAGATGGACACACACTTTTACAAAGATACGGACCACTTTGGTGTAGAACGAGACTATTTGCTAATTTCCCATTATGAATAATATATATATATATATATGCCGAAGCATCGAATGAAGAAGATGCCGACTATTAAGGAAGGTTCAAATGAATCAAGGGAATCATCATCTTCTAAAAAAACATACTCTACGTTACTTGAAGAATTTTTAGACAACTGTAGTTCGACTTCAGGGTCATTTGTAAATAGTGGTTCATTTGGTGTTGGAATATCGTACAAAGCTTTTAGTTCTCCTATGTCTTTTCTTACATTAAGTGAGTTATCTACCGGAACTGTTCATAATGACAACTCTGTGTTTATCAAATGTATTCCTTTAACAGAACGACCTGTCTCGATATATGCATTTGTCGATAGGATGGCACAAAGAAAGTTGGATGAAGGTGATGAGGCTTTTAGAAAAGAAATGGAAAGTCTTAAAGATATACGTGAAGATACAGAGTTTAATTTGATAAAAAAAGATGTATCTGTCCTTTATGATTTATACAATAATGGTCGTCCTGAAATAGTTTCACTAGAAACACTTGGATATCATAGATTTAGAGACAACTATGCAAGGAGGATGAAAGGATTTTATTGGGAAACTTATTCTCCGGATGGTACTAAAATTCGATGTAGTGATATGGAAGGATTCTTAAGAGAATGTGAGACACAAAGTGATATATTTAGAAAGACAAATCAAGAATTGGATTCATGTGTATTGCCTACATATGAACATTTAGTAATAGGTAGAGAAAATATACACATTCTAAAAGCATTACGAGACAAATATGAAAAGGAATCTGGGAAGATATTTTTTAACTCAGTCATTGCAGAGATTGAGAAATCTGAGTTTTCTAAGCTAGGTATTGTAGTAATGCCAATGATGCCTTTTCCACCAGTTGGTACAGCTCATATGTTCTTTGATACATGTGATTTAGATTTGGTCAATCCCTTTAGTACAAAAGGCATTAATATAAATCTTTTCGATGATAATAGTGTGATGTATGATTTTGATGATACTAAAGTGGCAGGTGAAAAAAAACGCGCCATATTTATGTTAATACAAATAATTACTTACATGATAACTTTACTAGAACATAATTATATTCATGGTGATCTTCACATGAGTAATGTTTTGATACATCCTGAATTACCAACAACGAACGATTGTTTTGATGGTAACGGAATGGTATCGAGTGATTCTATACATTTAGGAAAGGCATTCTTGATTGATTTTGGTATGACAAAAAAAGTTGATTTAAAATATAAATACTTAGAAGGTAAAAATAAGTTTCTTGAACAAATCTCACATTTGATACATACACCCGGTATAAGACGCGACCTTGTTCCTAATAATTTAATGCCTGGATACGAGCACTATAATTGGTTATATGCAATGTTTATAGAAGAAACGAGTGATGGTAAGCGTGGTTGGGTCCCAAATAACAATCAGAAAATATTTGAAATGGTACAAAGATTTAAAAAAAGAAAGACAGAATTTGTAAAAAGATTTTTGACCGATGAAATGAGACCAATTGGTGCTGTACGTGGCGGTAATGGAAAACTGACTACAAATCAACAAATCAGAATGAAGACCATGATTCAAAATCTGAAACACGGTGAAAAGTCGTTGAAACGATTACGAGACTATGTACATACCCTTGAACGCAATACAAAATCGGCATCAACTGGGAAATCAATGTTGGCTATGAAATCGAAATATGTACCAGTTATGAAATTGTTGCCCACTAGAAAATCGTCATCCACCAGAAAATCGTCATCCGCCAGAAAATCAGCATCCACTGGGAAATCCGGTTTAAAACGCGGTAGAACACATCGTCATAGGAGGCGAAGAACGCATAGTACAAAAAATTGAATGAGTTAAAGATATTGTATTTTTTTATATATAAAATACAATGGTGGGATATTTAGACATCACAGTCGGACCAATGTTCTCCGGAAAAACAAAGAAGCTTATTCAAACATACCGGAAGTATGAAGAGAGAAATATCGTAGCTATTAATCACAGTCTAGATACGCGTTACATGGACGATGCCATATGCTCACATGACCTGGATTTTATTCCATCGATTATGATAGATAACATTCACGACTTGTGGTATGATAAAAATCATGCATATAATTACATGATGGAGCGATGTACGCATGTTTTGATTAATGAGGCACAGTTTTTCGACCGTCTTTGTGAGGTCGTGGTGAGTATGGTGAAATGCGGTAAAAAAGTGTTTGTGTATGGCTTAGATGGCGACTTTCAGCAGCAAAAATTCGGTGAAGTGCTGGATTTAATTCCGTATTGCGATACCGTTGAAAAGTTACAAGGGTTCTGTAATTATTGCGACAATCGTTCTATGTTTACAAAACGACTTGAAAATAGTGATAAACAAGTACTTGTCGGAAATGATAATTACGCGCCGGTTTGTAGAAAATGTTTCGAAAGTGAAACGGACATGACGGAAATCGCCCCGGTTGATTAAATCAACCTTTTCAACCTTTAAGAAAGTAAATATTATTGTGAAGCGTGTGATTTTGGGCATTTTACAAAAGGATTATTTAAATTGCATATGGAAGCAAAGCATCCAACTACCTAATAAAATAATTCAATAATTTCTATTGTTTTTTCGGTTGAATTGTCTATCCAATATTGGATTTGTTGTTTCAAAGTTTCTATTCGTTCTTCCCATTCTTTTTGTTTGGTTTTTGTAATTTGCATTACACCTAATTTATTTAGTTTCCAACAAGATTTTACTAATATACCGTCTTGATTAGTATAATCATCTGGATTAAACCGAATAAACACAATTGGTCTATGTTGTAAATCTTGCGATAATTCCATTAGTCGTTTATTTTCACAGCTACAATCGTAATCAGTATGTTTATTTTCATCCACCTCAACAATAATAATATGGGAACCCATATCTAATAATAAATCTGGACGACGACGAGAACATCCATCTTGTATTTTTTTATCGGCAACCCAAGTGAAATTGGTAAATGTTTGTGTAATTCGGTCAACCACATCTTTTTCTTTTGTTTTGTAATTTCTCATTGCTGGTTTATCTTTATTTTCTGAATTATTAACAAAACACGGCATACAATACCCTTCATAATTTTTGTTGTTGTGAGATGTTTCGCACCATTCACTTTTACATAATTTGTCACCACCGCATTCTTTACAATATTGGATATTTTTACCATGTGTGCAAATTCGTGAACCACCACACTCTTTACAATAATACTTATTTTTATTGTGCTCACAAAAATATTCATATGCATATCCACATTCTTTGCAACGATACTTAATTTTATTATGCTCACAAATATATGCATCTCCGCATTCTTTGCATAGTTGTTTTTGTTTGTTATGCATGCATATTTGTGTCCCTCCGCATTCTTTGCAAAATTCCTTTTTATTTTGATGTTTGCACAATCCTGAACCACCACAGTCAATACATAAGCTTTTTTTTATTTTATGTTGACAAATGCCGCTTCCACTGCAATCAATGCAAGTATATTTATGTTTATTATGAATGCATATTCCAGAACCTTTACAGTCTTTGCATTTTGGTTTTTGTTTATTATGAATACAAATTTGAGACCCTCCGCATTCTTTGCATTTTCCTTTATTTTTATTATGTATGCAAATTTGAGACCCTCCACATTGTTTACAAAAATATTTACTTATTCCGTGTTCACAATTATATTTACTCATTTGTTAATTATATATTTATAATTTTATATAATTAACTTAAATCAGTTTTATAATTTATTTTGTATTTTCATCTATTCGTTCAATATATGGATTTTGTTGCAATGTATATTTGTATGTTCTATTATTAATTGTTCCAAATTATCTTGACGATATTCTAAACGATAATTTATTCCAGTATCAATACTATTCAATTAATCGAAGTGGTGCAAGGGGGGGTTAACGGGGGGAAATTCCCCCCGTGGAAAAAGACTTTTTAAAATAATATAGAATCTAACACACTATTTTTTTCATATGTCTTTAGTTGAAAAACCAAAACGCGGTCGAAAGAAGAAGAGTGAAATGGAAAATATTTCCATCAAGATTGAACAAGAACCCAAAGTTCCTCAAAAACGCGGAAGAAAACCGAAGGGTGGGAAAATAGTCACGAAAAATGAAAAAGACACCCGAGAATCAGTAACCGTGACAAATGTGATTTTACATCTAAAGTGCTCACTTGCGGATATTAAAGAGCAATGTAATGACCTTAATGTAGATTCTTTGACATATAATCCCGATGTTCCACCCGAAATTGAGAGCTACAATGTCGAGAAACAAAATTATAGTTATTATGAAAATCCGAACTCTAACAAAGATGACACAGCTTATGGAGAACCCACGCAAAATTATGTATGTAGTAAATGCAATAACGACGAAGATGTGAATTTGAAGGATATACAAGCGAAAATTAAGTCATTGAAAATAAATCTGTACAATGACGATTTACAAGACAAGAAATCCTCATGTTTTTGGTGCACATACGAGTTCGATAATCCACCGTTTTACATACCAAAGCATAGCGACGATTCCAAAATGTACGGTTACGGCTCTTTTTGTCGTCCTGAATGTGCGGTCGGTTATTTAATGAAAGAAGGTATTGATGACTCCACTAAATTCGAACGATACAATCTATTGAATAGAATATATGCCAAGATTTATGATTATAAAAAAAACATAAAACCCGCACCGGACCCATATTATACTCTCGACAAATTTTATGGCAACCTTTCGATACAAGAATATAGACGTTTATTGAATTCTGAGCACTTATTATCTATTATAGAGAAGCCGATGACGCGGATTTTACCGGAATTGTATGAGGATACTGATAAATTCACAACGAATATATACGGGCATAACAGTAGTGGGAACGTATATAAAGTGAAAAAACAGAGTGAAAGAAAACCGGCTGTCAAAAAAAGCACAATAATTCAAAATACATTTAATATTTCTTAAATCATTTAGCATTTTTATGTTACTTCAATATATAAATGGTACGAGCACATTCTAAAAAACAAATTGGCGGCGACGACGATGGATTATTTGGTAGATTTACCAGTATGGTAACAGGGGACTCTAAAACTGGCGATAAAAATATTGATGATATCGTTGAATCTTTACAAAAGAACGTAAATGAAATCAAGAAGAGTATGAAAAAATTCGTAGAATTAGCGAAACCTTTGATTGAAAAGGAGAGCAAAAAAGAGGAAGATGAGATTGCTGCTAAAATGAGCGAGGAATCCGATGCTATAGCAAGCGACGATTCTGCTGCTGCATCTATTGGTGATGATTCTGCTGCTGTAGTAAGCGATGATTCTACTGCCGCAACTGTTGGCGATGATTCTGCTGCTGTAGTAAGCGATGATTCTGCTGCTGTAGTAAGCGATGATTCTGCTGCCGCCGTGGTAGATGATGAGGCTAAGAAGGTTGCTGCTACAGATGACGAGGTTAAAGAAGCGCCTGTTGTAGATGACGAGGTTAAAGAAGCGCCTGTTGTAGATGACGAGGTTAAAGAAGCGCCTGTTGTAGATGACGAGGTTAAAGAAGCGCCTGTTGTAGATGAAGCGGTTAAAGAAGCGCCTGCTGCAGATGACGAGGTTAAACCAGTGCAGCCTGCCGCTGGAGGAAAATCACGTAGACATAAGAAAAGGCCAAGTATTAATCGAAAAACCCTACGCAAACGCAGAAAAAGTCGTAAATAATTATTATGTATAAAAATAGTTAAACATAATATTTCATTCTTTTATAATGATAAAATATTCACTGGATATCAATAAGTACAAGGACAGGGACCAGACCGCCGACTATCACGAAGAATATCAGTATTTGAATTTGTTAAAAGATTTGATGGAACATGGCAGTCTTGAAGAAGGCAGGAATGGAAAAACTAAAAGGGGTGTAGGTGCTGCTATGCATTTTTCATTAGAAGGTGGTAAAATTCCCGTATTCACTACTAAAAAAACTGCGGTTAAAACTGGCATTCGTGAATTATTATGGTTTATCAAAGGACAAACTGATAATAAAATTCTTACTGACCAAGGAGTTGGAATATGGAAAGGAAATACTACTAAAGAATTTTTAGAAAAGTGTGGATTAGATTATGAACCTGGACGTTCGATTGGCCCCATGTATGGATATCAGGCGAGATTTTATAACGCGCCATATACAGGTTGTGAAACGGATTACACAGGACAAGGAATTGACCAACTACAAAAAGTTATTGACGACCTTAAAAATCCTGAAACAAGAAACTCAAGACGACATGTGGTATCAGTGTGGAATCCAGAACAATTAGACCAAGGTGTATTAAATCCTTGTCATATTTTATACCAATTCTTCGTAACAGAAGAAAAAAAATTAAGTTGTATTCTTTACCAAAGAAGCTGTGACGAAATATGCGGGATTCCACTGAATACCTTATCGTACTCAATATTAACATGCATAATTGCCAAAATATGTGATTTAGAACCACATGAATTCATACACTACGGTGGCGATTGTCACATCTATGACGACCACTTTGAACAAGTTACAGAGCAAATTTCAAGAACTCCATACCCATTTCCTACACTAGAAATTTTAAACAAGAGAGAAAATATTAATGATTATGTAATTGAAGATTTTAAAATTCATGATTACCAACATCATCCTGCAATAAAGGTAGCGATGAGGGCTTAAGATAAAAGACATATTGTTTCATTGAAATGTTTTATATCTGTAAACAGTTAAAGATTGGAAATATATATATTTATGTCTCAAAATCTCATACATAAATATAAACCGCATCATCTACATGAAACGCATATACACTCAGACGTAGTGAATTTATTGACTAAGTTCATAGAAACCAACGCGCTGAATATCGTGATATATGGCCCCTCAAATTCAGGAAAATCCACCATACTAAACGCCATACTACATGACTATTTCAACTCCCCCTTATCACATAATAATATTCTTTATGTAAATTGTCTCAAAGAACAAGGCATAAATTATTTTAGGACGGATATGAAAACCTTTTGTAAATCACCATCTATGATTCAAGGTAAGAAGAAAATAGTATATATTGACGACATCGATACCGTAAATGAACAATATCAACAAATCTTCCGAACGTATATAGATAAATACAGTAATAATGTACAATTCCTTTGTAGTTGTAGCACCGTTCAAAAAATCGTTGCATCACTTCAATCACGCTTGACTACCATAAAAATACCCACATTTTCATACGAAGTCAATCGGCGAATTATGAACAATATTCTTTTGAAAGAGCAGATTAGCATTACCGACGAATGCAGTGATTTTCTATTAAATACGTCAAATAATTGTATTCGGACGGTTATCAACAATCTGGAAAAATTATACTTATACAAAACGAATGTAACCCTGGAACAATGTAAGCAGCTTTGTTTTCATGTATGTATTCAACATTTTGATTCATTTGTCAATTACATAAAAACGGACAAATTGGACGAGGGTCTCAGACTATTTAACTATTTACACGATTTAGGATATTCTGTCATCGACATACTAGAATTCTTTCTGAAATATATAAAAAGCACACACTTATTAAACGAAACACAAATATACGAGTGTATCATATTAATATCGAAATACATTGTAATTTTGAACAAGGTTCATGAAAACAAAATTGAACTTACATTATTCACTTATGACTTCAATAACTTGATAAAGGCTTGATGTAATATGTCCTTAGTATTTTTTTCTATTTTTTAATGTTTCATATTATATACTTCATTTTTTATGAAATCCCAAATATTCAAGCTCCCGGTGAAAATAGATTTGTTGTTCGATTTACTTGATAAAATATGTATCAAAACCGACGACTACTATTTAATGAATAATGAGGGCTATAAAAAAATGTTATATCATAATTATCATGTAGAATTCTTGGAATCTTTGAAACCATTATATCATGCATCCAAATTATTTTACATTGAAAGAGATATGTCGTATAACTCATTTATCAATATAATACGACAAATCTGTAAAATTAACAAAATCGCATATTCAAGTAATATTAAATACAACGATTCTGTGTATAAAATAAATTACTATATTTATCATAATAAGTAAGAAAAATAAATATTATACTCTTATATATTATATATGTTCAATAAAACTATTATTACCGTATCTCTTTTGCTTTTGGCGGCATTTGTTGGTTCGAAATATACAGATTATATGAATTCTAACGACGACTATAATATGATTAAAATGTATTTGCTCAATGATTCTCCGCTATATGGGTCCAATAAACCCAAAATTTGGATTCATACAAAATATGACATCAATGCACGAACTTGGTTGGACTTTCACTCTCGCAATAGTAATAATCTGAACCAACCATACATTGAACTCACAATTGGGTCGGTCATTAACTTTTGCTCCAACGATTTTCATATTTGTCTCATTGATGATAAATCATTTAGTAAATTAATTCCCGGATGGGAATTGGACGTATATAACCTCCCTGAGCCTATCAAATCTTATAGTCGTAACATTGCTCTTCTGAAACTCATTCATGTTTATGGCGGGATGATTGTCCCCGATACATTCCTTTGTACCAAAAATATGAAACAGCTTTATTATGACGGTATTTATGGACAAATGCCGTTTGTATGTGAAAAAGTAAATCGAACCTCAAATATGCAGCAAAAACCACGACTAACACTGGTTCCCGATTTATATTTCATGGGCGCTCCTAAGAGAAACGTCGTGGTCGAAAGCCTTATAGAGCAATACGAACGTTTAGTCAAACAAGCGCAATACACAGACATGATAAAATTCACCGGTGAAATGAACGAGGTTCTGGTGCGAAACATTCAACTAAAAAAAATGAATCTCATCGAAGGTAAGAAAATTGGTATCCAAAATGACGAAAAAGTACTGTATATTGAGGATTTAGTGAGCGACGATACTCTTGTATTATCGCGTAGTTGTTATGGTATATATATTCCCGGCGACGAGTTCTTGAAACGCACCAAATATCAATGGTTTCCCGTGCTTTCGCATGAAGAAATCGTTAGTTCGAACATGGCAATCGCTAATTATTTCAATATTTCTATGATTGATGCCTCTATTCAGCAACAATACAACATGAGCACATTGATATAAATCTGTAAAAAATATATCAAGCATATTTTGATATATTTATTTTTTACCGTTTCGTCGTCGCGTCTTCTTACCGCGAGTTTTCCTGGATTTTTTGGATTGTCTTCTGCGACGACGCGATTTGCCGCCACCAGATAACGGCATCGCACTGTTTAATTGAGGGGGAAATAATCCATTCGATGGTTGCAATGTCGGCATATATCATATCAACAGATTTTATCATTTTCTAATATTTTCCACTGACTAGTTGCGATACATGAACGATTTTGCTTCGACTCACAACCTTTGTCGGTACCCATTTTTTAAATTTGCTATGGAAGATACATTCTATTGTCACTTGTTTGTTCAAATCCACATATTTATCCTCATCCGTATTCTGAAAATCGTCCTCGTCGTCGCTTTCTTCAATGTAATCCAAATTCTCGTTCTCCTTAATCTTTCTAAATATGTTATTCATAAATACACTCGTCTTATAGTCCGGTATATACGCTACGTTATAGTAAATCCGGCTATTTTGCTTTCCATAGACATATAAGTGATAAATGTCAAATTGTATATCAGCACTTACTAAGAATATGGTTTTCTGTTTGTACTGTGGCTTACGGAAATCCGGACGAAGTGGAATAAACAATGGACGCACGATTTTACTCTCTTGCTTTGACTTATCCTTATTTAATGGGTCATTTAGAAAGGGACATACTTCACCGAGACATCTGTATTGATAATGATGAACCGGATACAATAACTCAATGTTATGCGGCGTACCTTCGAATTTGCGCATTACCGGCAGTACAAATTTCAGTGTTTCATTGCACATACTTTCTAAAAATTCCTGTATATATACCAGTTTTTTACCAGTAGTCAGTCTCAGATGTATTCCTTTGTAATAATGTGCGTCCTCTATGACAAAAATATTATATTCTTCCAAATATACGCCATATAACAGTGTTCCGATACTCAACGATTCATCAAAAACCACATTCGTCACTTGAATAGTCGCGACCTTTTTATCGCGATTTAATTCCATTAATAAACATACATTTTTATCGCCTAAATATGTGAACCATACCATATACTTCTTACCACTTGGTATTGCTAGCTGGACATCGTACTGTTTGGGAACCTTGTTATGTAGCATTGATTCATAAGAAAGTTCAAAATGAGGCATACGTGCTTTTAAGCGTTCAACCTCATGTATATTAAGCATAGTGTTGTCTATATACGTGCGTTTGTGTTTATGTCGTTTTACTATTTCAATTTTTTACAATTCACTCAGTGCGTGTTGCAATAAATCGTCTTCCATATTCGTCTCGACTTCGGGCTCTTGTTCTCCTTGCTGTAAAGTATTTATTATATTCTTGTATTTTTGAGTCTGGATACCAATGATATCTTTGGTAATCGGCGTTGTATATTTATTTTTCAAATAATCAAACATCAAATGAAAAAATACAATAATTGCCAAAGAAAATATGATTGTTTTTATATAATCCCACATAATATACACTATAACACAAAACTATTAAATATATTTTTACGAAAATATATAAAAGCTATAGTCTTATTATTTCAATGCCCCTAATTGTATTGGTAAATAAAACCGGTGAGCTAAAGAGTGCCAATGTCAATGATTTAGAACTCGAAACCTTGTGTAAAAAGGCAGGTTTCAGAACAATGAAAGATTTCAAACATATGCAAACATGGAACTCTGTATCTCTGTATGCTAAAGATGATGGTCGCGCTGGTCAAGAAAACAAATACGACTTTCCGCCACCAGTTGATCAGACATTGTTCTTCGGGACATGCGTTTTAGCGAAAACAAACGGAGACCTATCATTAGATGAATGGGAAAAAATCTATGAAGAACTCTTCGGTGGTTTCGAAGATATCGGTAGCGAAGATAGCAATAGCGATGATGACGATGATGATGGCGAATATGAAACCACGAAAGCCGGATATAAAAAAGATGGATTCGTCGTAGATGACGATGATGACATTTTTGAGTGTGAAGACGAATTGAGCGAAGAAGATTATTTGTAATTATTTCACTTGTATATATTTTGTTTATGTATATATATACATGTCTTTAGTTGCCTTAAAAAGAAAAACCCAAGCAAAATATAATAATAATAGTGTGGGATACCGCCAATTTTCTCTCAATGGTACCACACGCAGTCAAGGTTGGGTTGGACAAACAACCTTGTCTAGAAGCCTGCCAAAAACAGTGATGGTTGGAAACGTCGCCAAAGGTTACGGTGGTTGTTGCGGAACGTACATTCGTGCCCCCATTATTAACAGCGCGGTTTCCAATGAAAATGACCCGGATGTCGTCAAATCTTCGGTTATGACGACCAGCGGTCTTTTCGAAACGAATTATTCGGAGATTAAAGTATCTGGTTCTGACTCTTGCATTTCGTGGAAACCCGATACAAACTCCAGTGCGAACAGTACGCAGAGTACATATATTGTCTCTGTGAAAGAGCATGCGATTCAATACGCAGATATTAGCGGATGTGCTATATCTGCATCGCAACCTTCGCAATGTTGCTACGATTTGTACGAAAGCGACAAAAATGTTAATACTATGAGTCAAAGTGATTATTTGACACAATTGAAGTCCCAGTGTTATGATAGCAGCAACAATATATTTTACTTGCCGAATAACACCATTAATGTAGATACTGTATGTCGCAGTTCTACATAAAAAATTGATAATAATATAAAGGTTTATATACTCTTTATATTAATGGAGCTCGACCACGTCTCATTCCGAACAAATGTCAAAAATCGATTTATGCATATTTTGGACCATGAAAAAAAATCCACGAATCTAGAGCGAGCCATCTTCAATTACGCTCTTCGAGAAGCACACGTGCGCAAAGAGGTCAAAAAGTGGGATAACCCGCGCTTTGTACAGCTGTACAATGACCGCCTATGGACCGTATTTATCAATTTAAAAAAGGCGCGAATATTGGAATCTATTAAAAACGACGAGCTTCTACCACAAACATTTGTATTCATGACACATCAAGAAATGGACCCCGAACACTGGAAAGAACTTTTGGATAAAAAACGAATCCTTGACCAGAACTCAGAGACAACGTTGGTCGCCAATACCGACATGTTTACGTGTAGTAAATGTAAAACCAACAATTGCAATTTCTATACCATGCAAACACGCTCGGCGGATGAACCAGAAACCATCTTTATCACTTGTATTGACTGCGGGAAACATTGGAAGTGTTAAAATATTCATTGGTATAAATGATTGTTTAAAAACCATATGAAATAGACACTCGATATATAGTATTCAATGTTTCGGCATGCTATATTTGCGCAACATGGTTTAGGTCAATTGCACAGGGGCGTCGAAAAATCACCGCGCATTTTGAGCTCCTTTTTTTCACCACATTTGAAAAAATATTTCGTGAAAAATAACCATAACTTTATTCAAAATATGAAATCGCTGTACATGTATAATGACTCTGTTCAAGGAAAACGTATCAATGTAGGCGGCGACCATTCTATGACCATTGCCACAGGTGCTTACTCGCTAAATAAGTATAGTAATACGAAATTCATTTGGATCGACGCACATGCCGATATAAACACATTAGAATCCTCTGAAACCGGTAACTTTCATGGAATGCCACTGAGCTTCCTCACGGGAATTACTCGGACTAGCATGTTTTATTTCATGAAAAACAAATTACCGTTTGAAAATATTCTCTATATTGGCGTTAGGTCTATCGACCCATTTGAAAAACAGATTATAAAACTTCATGATATACCAGTGATTCGGTCGCAAATGTGTAACCTAAATTTACACGCGGTATCAGAATACATCCAAAAATTCTGTAATAATTCACCAGTACATGTGTCTTTTGATGTAGATGCAGTTGACCCTCATTATATGCCCTGCACTGGCACCACTGTGAAGAGGGGATTGAAACGTTCCACTGCTTCGTCATTGCTGAAATATATCAACGAAAACACCGATGTAATAAACATGGATTTTTGTGAATTGAATTTGGATATCGGGAATGAATATCAGAAAAAAATTTCATTACATAATACGCTCAGTATGTTGAAGCCTTTGAAATTATTGAAATAGAAACGTCATTGTACTTCCAAAGTTACATATTCACGCATGAAATATGTGAAATGTCTTTCGTCATTTTCTTCCTGCGCTCGGAAAAACCTCTGAAAATTTCCAATAATTGTACAGTTGGATTTGGCTCTACTTATAGCGGTGTAAATCAGTTTTTTGTTCCATCTATGACTCGGATGTACAATAATTACGATGTTGTCCTTCTCCGAACCTTGCATTTTATGTACAGACGACGCATAAAACAGCTTGAATAATTCATCAAACTCGTCATATGAAACCACTTCTGTATCCACTTTTCCGTCCCTGTTTAAATCGTAGTATCGAACCGTGACTTCGTTTTTATCAATATCTATACCGAAAATTTCACCGGAGTCGCCATTTGCTCTCGGGCAGTTTTCATCTTTGTAGTCATTTACCGTCCTTACTACACGGTCACCTACCGCCACCATCTGCGATTTGATATATGTATATCCATCTCTACTGTTATTCCAAAGCCTCTGTAATAAATAATTCGTTGATTCAATCCCTTGAATTTGCATATTCATCACCTTTTCTCGCGTAGAAGTGTCACATAATTGGTCTTTATCGTGTTGTGGAATGAGTACGTGCGTATTGTTCGGTGTGTAATTCAAATTGCGCATTATTGACTCAATATTCTCGTAAGTAAAATTGTCGGTTTCGATAAATCTGAACTCATCGCGCTCGAAATCATTGCGAGCAATCCTTTTTTTCGTATTCATTTTTGTGATTTTTTCGCCGATGACGTCGTTTGCGCGATTTATTACCGTGAGCTCTGTAACAGGAAATAGACCAGTATCAATAATACTTTTGAACGGAAACCCAATACCTATTGGCGGCAGTTGGCTAATGTCTCCAACAAATGTGATTGTGAATCGAGCCTTGAACATTTTCTGGGTCGTCATAATGGTGCTTATCAAATCTCGAAACACGAGCATATTTACCATGGAAGATTCGTCCATGTTGATGTGGATATGAGATTTATGAATATTTGTATCAACACCGTGCGTGTATTGTATCGACTGCATTTTGTTGATAAATGCATGTATTGTACTACAACAACCTCCACATTTATGAAGATTTTTGGCAGCCAAACCAGTTGGACCTAGGTTATATATGTGCAGCTTTTCATCGCATTTTGTTTCTTCCATATACCTATTTACCATCGTTAATATGGTGCTTTTTCCTGTACCAGGTGCGCCATTAATTATAGAACCTTTATACTTCAGCGCGTTTTTGACAGCCTCTTTCTGTTGCTCGTTGTATTCAATCGTTGAAGTATCACAGATAAAGTCCATTACTTTGTCGGTATCAATGTCTTCCGGTTCATCATCGTAAAATAAATTCAATATATCTTCACCCAGTTGTTTTTCGAACTGTATGAAGTATTCAGTTGTCACGTATGGAACTGCATGTATATTGCTCTTTTCCACAACTTCTCGCGTGATTCGATGTAAATATATTGTACGCAAGTTTTGAGTTAAATACGAAGTTGGTAGTGCAAAAAGCTGCTTGTATCGCGCCTTGACATATTCGAATTCCTCATAGAATTTGTTGAACTCCTTGATAAAACAATCACTCAGCCAACCTCGAACTACATCTTCCGGTTTCACTGTTAGATTCATATCGTTTTTTATTTTCATACATTTTTGGAAACGCAGTAATGTAACCTCCATTGTGAGGAAACAAAACGGATTCACAAATATATTACTGAGTAGATAATTGGTGACCCAAGCCACATTTTTATTCACCTTTAAATAATTCAGTATTTTCCCCACATTGTTAGAAGACACATTGTATTTCTCTAGCAATATGAATGTATGATTTATTTTTGATATTTCGCCGTTTAGTGCGTGTTTTATACCAAACGTTTCATTTTTCATTAATTCCAAAATGGATTTGTATCTGGATTTATATGCATTGAATGTATCCGTTTTTTTCTGTTGTTTCTCCTCCTTTGTTCGTTGGTTTGTTCGGGCGTTCATAAGTAGATGTTTTGATATACTTGGGATTTTTTGAATATATAAATCAATTTTTTATATATTTATTATTTATATGAAGATTACTAAACGTATTTTTAGAAGGACTAAAAAACGTTCTTCTAAACGCAAAAAGAAATACAATAAATCAAAGAAAACATATATAAAAGGCGCCAAAGGTGTCCCAGGCATTAATATGTCTGAAAATATGACGTTACACGAGGCATCTGAACGGGGTTTAATCAATAATGTCGTAGAGATAATTAGACAAAATCGTGGGGCAGTTAATGAGAAAGATAGTATGGGTTATACGCCTTTGCATATGGCGTGTCAAAACGGTCATACGGAAACAGCTATAGCTTTAATTGAAAGAAGGGCAAATAAAGAAGCGAAGACTGAAGATGTAGAAATGACACCCTTACATATAGCGTGTGATAATGGTCATACTGAAACAGCTATAGCTTTAATTAATAAGGGCGCAAATATTGAGGCGGAAATGGATTCCGGAACTACGCCGTTAGAGATTGCGTGTATTAAAAATGATATAAAAATAGTTAAGGCTTTAATTGAAAAGGGGGTAATTATTCCAGAGGATGCATGTAAGCATACTCAAAACGTAGAAATTGTTAAGATTTTAATTGATAAAGGTGCCAAACCGTCATTCTGTGTAACTGATATACCAGAAATAAGAGGTAGGTCAAGAAGTAGGTCCAGAGGTAGGTCCAGAGGTAGGTCCAGAGGTAGGTCCAGAAGTAGGTCCAGAGGTAGGTCAAGAGGTAGGTCCAGAGGTACAAACGACCTATAAGAAAACAAAATATACTATTTTTAGTTACTGAAATATCTAGTTCTGAATTGTTGTGGGGAAGCAAATAAAAGAAAAACCCCATAATTTACATACAACTTGTATATGTATGTAAATTTATACCGTCACATGTAGCAACTGTTTATTTATCGCGATTTCTTTGGCCAAATTGTGCATCACCTTCGGATAAAAAACATCGGTTTTGTCACCCGCTACCGACTGTTGATGCATTACAATACACCTATTTGAGAACTCTGAATCCATATTTTCATATTCGGGGTTGGTCTTCTTCCAATCTATCAGCGATTTCAGACTTTTTCTCGAGACTTCTTGTATAGCATCGTTTATTTTCGACTTCACAGTATGCTTCTCTTTCAACCATTGATTCTCTTCTCTTATATACATAGTCTCGCGCTTGACATCTGTACAGTGTATTGGTCGCTCTTGTAACGTTAATTGATTCAAATTATTCATCAAAATCTTTGTGATTCCATTGACAAAACCAAGTTGCGCATTGTTCTCCAAATCATCGCGCGTCACCTCAATGCTATTGATAAAGTCGGTGAAATTGACAGCGTTTTTACAATGCTCATTTAAGAACATGTTTATGTTAAAATGCGGATTATTCACCTGGTTATTGACTTGATTATTTATCACGATACTGTCGGATTTGGTGGTAGTCAATGTCATAAGTTGCGTCTGTAATTCGCGATTTTGTTGAATCAATTCCTTTACCAAACCCGCGTCGATTTTTTCACTGATTTGATTATTTTTGTGACAGGTGCGGCGATGTTTTGACAGTCCTGACGAGTATTGGTAAGACCTACCACAGAGGCATAAAAACCGTGACTGATTATCGTCTGGGGATTTTTGGGATTTTTCGTTATCCATTGTTATCCTTTTATGTTTATCGGTTGATAAGTGTTTATTATAATCTTTGTGACTAGACGTATTATAGTCACATAACTCGCATGAAAATATCTGGAGGGATTTTTGGGATTTTTCGTTATCCATAATTATCCTAAAATGGATAAAGAAAAATCCCTCGGCCATTTTCCGCAAATTTTTTTTCAGTCACAAATGAAGAATTATTTTTTCTGTGTTCAAAGCTTATACGAGTGAAGGTGATTTTTTGGAAGATTCATCGGCCAGTTTTTCAAAATTGGACATTTTAAAATGTCCAAAAATAAATTTTTCAAAAATTATTTTCAGGGGTTTTTTTCAAGGGTTTTTCTTGATGACTTTTTTAATTATGCTCTAGTAATTATCAAAGATTCTTTGAAAAATACATGATACTTCCGTAATAAATAATCAAGTATAATCAATCAATCGAAAATTAATGTTTAATAACTCAAAAAAAACGAAGGAAATCGAAGGAAATGGATGATGATTTTCTGACAAATCCGACAAAGAATACCATTGAAATCTTTTTCTATTTTAATAGTATATGCAAGCAATCATCGAGAAAATACAAAGGCATAAGGTTATCGCGGTTATATCTAGTATGTTGTTATTCAGCATATTATACATGTTTATCTCAGATAACGAATGGTATGGAGTGAATCGTATCAAAGATATTGTAAAAGATGAAGTAACTCGTGATAAAGTCGGTGATGATATAGAAAAGGGCAATGTTGTAGCTATCGAAGGTTTTAGTGAATTCTTTGCGAAAATCGATGAAACCGACAACAATATGGTCGAAGAAATTGACAAAGTAGAGCTCCAAGTGCTTAATGAATTAGACAAAAAGTCAATTAATAAATCTATATTTGAATATTATTTCAATCGACTATATTTTTCAATTGTTACCGGATGTCTTCTTGGATATGGCGACATTTATCCAATGAGCATTCGTTTAAAAGGCATTGTCAGTATCCAATCTCTATTAACTATTATTATAATTGTGTTATAAATCTAAAAAAATTGAATTGATTTTTAGATTTATCAAAGAATGTACAAAACCCAACTCTATATTACTATGGAAACTACTCACGTAACTAAGCTCTCTGCAAAATACGAAAAGTTTGTTGTCTTCAGCTATTGGTTGTCAGAACAGATGAAAAATAGCGAAAATAATACAGCGACCATTATGGAGTTTATTCACGGTGCAGTTCCCGAACAAAATGAATTCATGGACTCATTCTTTGAAGATTACAAGATTATCAATAAAAATTATAAGAAAGAGATGCGCGAAAGAGCGAAAGCCGCTAAGCCACCGCCACCACCAAAGGCACCCCAGGAGCAGAAGAAACGAGGTAGAAAGAAGAAGGAAATCGTCGATACTCGCAGTGAAGAGGAAAAGCTAATGGACCAGATAATTGCAAATGCACAGGTATAAATCACGCACAAATACACAGTAGAAGGCTTGCAAACATAGCTTTATCAAAATATACCGTGGAATACAGAATTTCGTGACCATAATACAAAGATTCAATTAAATAAGTTATAATTATCGAATTTTTATCACCAAAAATACGAATAAATCCGTTCATTATGATAAAATGAGCCAATAGACGCTTATATATCATATTTTTTTTAACACCTTTTTTTACCATGGAACATTCTAGAGCTCCAAGTAGCGGAACATGTATATATTCCAATATACACAGCGCATATAATATATCATAAAATCCATTCACTTTTATGACATGCTGAAACATAAATATACTCATAACAATAATTTAATATGGAAAAAATTGAAATGCTTTTTTATAAATAATCAAATGGTATAAAAACCATGAATACTAAGAAACTATCGACGAAAGATAACAAACTCTTCCATTTTGGTTATTGGCTCCTGAATGAAATATCCCCGGAAATACGCCAAGAGTACATGTCACGTTTATCCAATGTAGATAAACAAATACAGCTGTTTGACAAATTTTGGAATGATTTCAAAGAAACGGAAAAAACATTGAAAATAGAGGTAAAAAATGCTAATAAAAAGGAACCGAAGGAGAAGAAAAAACGCGGAAGACCTAGAAAGGAAAAGAGACCCATACTTTATGTCTGGGGTAATGAAAACGAGCTATTAAATAAGCTCATAGCAGAGGCACAAAAAGAAATTCAAGAACAATTACACAAGCCAGTAGATAAAATGTATTCGCAACCAGTCGAAACAAAGGATTGAATTCTATTTACATGAATGTTTTCTGGTCTTTCTTGCATGCTTTGGTATTTTCGTGTTTTTTCTTCCACTCAATACATCTACTACACTAGAAGGCGAACGAGATATTTTTTTCTCCATCATTCAAGTTATTCCAACATCCAAAATGAATAAGTTCTCTCATATATAGTAATGAAATAAAAAACTAAATATCTACATTCCTAGCTACATACTACATACTGCGCGCGACAAACTGGACAGTTCATACCTTGTTTATCATAGTGCGTGAATATACAGTCACCGCAAAATTGGTGACCACAACGCAATATCATTTTATTGGTGTTACCTAATGTTTCGAAACAAATATAACAATCCGTTGTTTCGACCGCATCGCTTTTCGTGACAAGGTCTTCCTTTTTCACGATAGCGTCTTCGTCGTCGGATTCATATTCTGAGTCAGAATATTCTGTCTCGGAATCGAAAACATACTCCGACTCAGATTCATCTGCCTGTACGTTATCAGATGAATTAAATAGCGTGATTCCAAGCGTGTTTCGCGATACGTCTACATGACCCCGATTAATGGCATCTTGAAGCGCAACTACTTGAATTCGCTCTTGACGAAGACGTTCCTCACGGAGACGAGCAATCCTACAATTCTCTAAAAACTTCAAGTAACATTCTTCACCGGCAATTTCATCGGTTATTCTGTAAATATGCAGAATAGTGTCGATTCCATTCAACACTTGTATATCAATGTATATGGTGTTTTCCGGAGAGTCACTGTCATTGAAGCGACGATTCTCAACCTTGTACATATGGTACTGATTACGTGATGAATCGAGAAGTGCATTCATGTCGTGATAACACTGGTATGCTTTTTTGGCAAGAGGTGGATGCACTGTCATATGTGCTCTATCTACTTCGCTCAAACACATCCAGCTATTATCCGCGAGGTTTTCCATCGCATAGGGGTGGTTTGTCAATTCGACACACCTGTGTATCATATTTGCTTCGCAGCACATATGATATAATGGTATGCGTTGCTCGCTCTCGAATTCACAATATACGCAATTGAACATCTTGATTATCCCAAGGTGGTGTTTATACATATCGACATTTATTGAAAAAATAAATCAATTTTTTATGAATTTATGTAATGTTCCGGGACTACTCCGCCATAAATATCCAGCACTTCTTTTATTACTTCTTCGCGCTGAATGTCATCTGTTTCGAATTCAACGCTGACAATCGAGTTAGAACGAGAACCGCGGAATTTGTCCAAAAAATCCGCCAATCCATTGGTTTCTCCATGACGGTCATGTTGGTCTAAATCGCCGGTAATAACCATGCGACTACCATCGCCTAACCGCGTGAGTAACATTTTCATTTGAGTGGGGAGACTGTTTTGCATCTCATCGGCAACAATCCACGTATTTTTGAATGTACGTCCGCGCATATATGCTAAAGGTGCAATTTCTATGGATTTATTCTCTATGAGCTCTGTTACTTCGGCTGGACTGATGAATTTGTATAAAATATCATATATAGGTCGTATCCATGGCGCCATTTTTTCTTCCAATGTCCCCGGTAAATATCCGAGGTCCTCGTCAGCAGCAACCGCCGGACGGGTAAAAATGAGTTTTTCGTATTTGCCAAATAAAAATTGTTTCAATCCATATTCCGTTCCGAACAGTGTTTTCCCGGTGCCTGCGGGTCCAGTCGAAATAATTATTTTATTGGCGGTTTTATTTAGGCATTGAATATAACGCGCCTGAGACTCATTTTTGGGTCGAGCGAACTTGGATTCAATCATGGAACGCTCTTTATTTGATAAATATTGGAAATTCTCAAAAACAGACTTACTCATTTCTTTCGCCTCCTTTTGCTCGTTGTATCGAGCAAGTTCTTCTTCAACATGACGAGCAGTCTGCTTCTTATTCCCTCTACGCTTCGCGTGCATCTAAAGTATGCCTCTAAATTAATATTTGTCTAAAATATCCCTAATAGCATAATTATTTTGTTGAAATGCGCAAAAATGCTGATAAAAATTGATTTGTTTTTTCAGTATGACTCTATAGTATAAAACCTGTAGCATCAATGATGGAAGATTACGACCAATATGTGGATATCGAGATGGGATATGCAGCCGAGAGACAAGTGGTGTTCCATCATGTTGTAGATATAAATGAATCATTTGTGGATTCATTCGAATATGACATGAAGCCAATGCATTTCTGGCCCTTGGCCTTTAACTATGTGATATATTGTATCCGCAGAATTCTTCGATAAAGATTTACAATAAAAATATGAAAAGTTTATGATATATATATATATATATACATATGTCATCCTTTTTTTATGACTTGTGTTGTGACCTTTATAATTTATTGTATAATTTCAGCGAGTACTGTATAGACCACCATATCAAAATATAATATGTAAAAAAATTGAATTAGATTTATACTATGTTTATAATAGTATAAAACATGGAGATCATTATTGAGAACGTTGAAAAGGCACATGCTTTTGTCCAAATCTTTCAGAACATGAAGATGTTGACTACTGCAATATCTATTATGCTGAAGGACGACAAAATGTATGTTCAAGGGATGGACGGAGCACACGTAAGTATGTTCGAGTTGTCGTTGATGCATACGTGGTTCGATAGTTACAAAATCGACAAAGAAGTGGTATTAGGAGTGAATTTGACCATTTTTGCGAAGATCTTAGGGACACATAAACCTAGTCAGAAAATAATATTTACACTTCAAAATCAAGATAATTTAGATATATCATTTGTGAGCGATGACAAAGAATTTAATAAAGATTTCCGTATGCCATTATTGGACCTAGACCATGAACTCATGAATATAACGGATTTTGACTTCGACTTGGAGTTTGTCATGGAAAGTAAGCGTTTAAAGAGCACCGTAGATGAGATGATTATTTTCGGAGATAACGTGAATATCGACTTTAAGGACGACAAAATTATTATGAATGTGGAGAATGAATCGACTGGTACGATGAATACATATATTCACATTGATGATGTCGATGAGTGTATCATTAGTGATGACGATGATATTCGATGCAGTTTTAATATTAAATATATGCAGTATATGTCGAATTATTTCAAGGTGGCAAACACTGTTCAACTGAAGTTCAGCAAGACATACCCGATGATGTGTAAGTATATTTTAGACGCAGGTGACGAGAATAATTACATTCGCTTCTATTTGGCGCCCAAAATTCAGGAAGAAAATTAAAAAGCTTCGAAATCAAAATCGTTATATAACCCGCCTGATAAAATGGTATATGCTATCGAAACATTGAATAAAAAACTATTATGGTTGAGAAACTCTATTTTTTGTATATCATTATAGTTGGAAGATTCCAGATATTGTAGCAACGTATGCCTTTTATATATTGAGGCATCGAAAATATCGTCATTGGTCTCGTTATAACGTTGGTCTATACCCATATATCGCGATTTAGATAGTGTGAATGGTATCAGTGAATTAGCAGGAACATTATCGGTTATTATCGATTTATACGAAGGATGAGTTTTCCATATCATACAAGTATTATACATACACATATTTTTTTCATATTATTATAAAAAATTGATTTATTATAATAATAAAAAGACTTGTATATAAAACATGACAATAATCAACGAAATAATTGAGGAGTTAGACTATTTTACGGAGTCCGATGTCATTATTGATGATTCGGACGAGGGTTCTTCAATTGATTACGAGTCTGACATAGAATCGGAGTTTGATTACATTGTCTCAAGTGATTTATGGGAAGAGATATTTGAATACGAGAATCGCATTGAAACACCTTTAGTACAAGGAAAGTATCTCATTGGTTTGCCGGGATATTTACGCAATACAAATGAGTGGCTCTATTTGTCGGGTATATCTCCTCAAAGTTTCTACAAATATAATTTCGATGATATTACTAAATATTTACAGGAATTTAGTCTATCATATGTCCATGACCCAAAAATACATATTATCAAGTTGGATATACGGAGAGATGGTACATGTAATGTGATTCTGAAAACATTTTGGTTGAAAATAATACAGCGCAGATGGAAGCAGATATTTAAAGCGAAACAAGAATATACGCGGAAAATGGGTCGCCGTGTGAATATGTATGCGCGCGAATTAGGGAAGCGATTCTATTGTCCGTCATTATATGGTATGTTGTCTGGATAATTACCAAAAAAATTGAAACGTTTATATGACAAGATTAATATAGTACAATACTACATTATGTCATATAAAATCATTTCTATTGAAGGTAACATCGGAGCAGGTAAAACGACATTACTACAACATTTACAGAAAAACAATACTAACAATGAAATTGTTTTTGTGAGAGAACCGGTCGATTTATGGGAAACATTCAAAGATTCCAATAATGAAACCATGCTTGAAAAGTTCTACAAAGACCCTAATACATATGCGTTTCCATTTCAAATTATGGCATTCACCACGCGAGTACAAACATTGGAGAATGCGATTAAAACCAATCCACAGGCGAAGCTATTCATTTGCGAGCGTTCATTGGAAGCAGATAAACATATATTTGCCAAAATGTTGCATGACGAAGATGGCATTGATGATGTTATGTATCAAGTCTATTGTCATTCCTTTCAACATTATTTGGCCGACCATTTGAAACTGTCCGGAATTATTTATGTATCTACTAAGCCACCAATAGCATACGAACGCGTAGGGAAAAGAGCGCGAACTGGTGAGAATAAAATCACAATAGAATATTTGGAACGATGTCATGAGTATCACGTGAATTGGATGCAAAATACGCAACTTCCTGTATTAGAATACACAGGAAGTGACGAAGCTCTATTAAAAATAGATATTGGGCAAATATGTCATGCTCTCAGGGTTTGAAACTAGATAAATATAAGAATTGATTTAATGATGCTAATATTTCGTCGCGAATACTGAGTAAATCCGAATCTTTTTCTTGGTGTAGAACCTTTTCGATACCCACTAAGAAATTGCGGTAGCTATGTATTTCTTTTTTTAATGCAGTGGGCGATTTCAAATTTCGTAGCGTTATAGATGTGTCGAATGTGGGGATTCTTGTTTGATATTTACCCAATAAAACCTCGATAAATTCGTCGATGTATTTATTTAAATCTTTGTACAGAACATCGGTTGCTTGATGTTTGGCATAAGAGTACGTTTTCCAGTGATAAAGCTTCACAGTGTTGAGCATTTTCATGAAATTAGTGACCAATTCTTCTTTATTTACTTTAGAAGAGTCCATACTATATATTGTAATTTAGTTTTTAATTTACAATATTTTAAACAAACTTAGCAATTTTCTTTGTTAAATATGCGACTAATGCAAATAAAATGCCTCCCCAAATTGTGTCGATTACAACAGTTGATGGTTTCCAGTTTTTCAACAACGCATATGATGTGGCTTCGTATACGCCATAAATTACTACACCTAAAACAAATGCGTCCATGTAGTTTCCATTTCGACAAAGAACAAAATAATTAATACCGATGATTAGAAAAAGATACGATAAAGCGGCTCCATAATAATCGAGTTTTAACGGTGATTTTTGAACGCTTTCGATTTGATTTTTGAATAAATCTTTGATAAGTGACAAATATATACTGTCAATAGAAAGTAAAAGAATTCCGCTTATAATCACTTCACTTACACTCATATATATATTTGTATATTTTATTTTGTAAATGCGGATTTTAGTGCGGTTTTCATATCGATACCATCTATTGCTACTTCTTTACATTCTGGGTCTCCCAATACAAATTTGCTGTAACTGAACTTTTTGCCATATGCGATTTTTTGCTCCCCCATATTAATGAAAAAGCCAAATAAGGTGACGACTATAATTAAATTCATACAAAAATATTGAACATATTCTATATACACATTGCGAAGTTTGTAGTGTGCATGGTCGGTAGGTGTGCGTTTGTCACTAATACGTGCATCATATTCCCTCTTCACAATATGAAGTGTATATACTATCGCAAATAGTACGAACACTGTAATCCAAAACTCATACTTCGCTTTAGCATTTATCAAGAAACAAATATACAAAAATAAACTGGTCATCATACCCGATATATTTGCCAATTCAGGAATAGCTAAAATACCGAAGAAAAACAGAATGAAGAATCCGAATAAATGCTTCAACAACATGTTATGTCGCAAAGCATGTTGAACTTTACATGGAAAAAGCTGGGTCAAAAAATTGGAAGATATAATCAGGATAAATATAAATATCGCGGAAAATAATTCGGCATTATATTGCGTATCTTCTTCAACATCATCTTCCACAATTTTATTACTAGATTCGATATGTCGTAATTGATACATATGTATAGATAATTATTAGATTATTTTTCATCATCTACTGCATTTATATCTTCTTCTTCTATTTCGATTGTCTTCAGCACTTTTTCTTCGGTGTTTTGTTGTTGTAAATAATTTACTATCGTTTCTGGTAAATTTATAATTATATTTGTCGGACTTTCATATGAAACCGAATATATTATTGTACTTGCGTCGAATTTCATAGTATAGTAGCACCACGTAGGTATATACACGACTTGGTTCTGATAAATTAATACGTCTTGTGACTGATAATTATGCGAAACATCCCATAAACACATTGAATCATCCAAATCTTTGTCAAATGTATGTATTTTCAAACTCAAACTACCTTGTTTCACAAAGAGATATAGACCACTTTTCTTCATACACCGTAATGGTGTATAAGCATCCTTAGCCCCCATTAAAATGTCATATGTATTATTTGACGAAAAATACGGCTGTATGAAACTATTCAGTTCGGAAAACTCAGTAACCAGCACATTTTTGGCAAAATCATGATTATTCATTGAATAATAGATGCCATTTTTATCTTTAGAAACCAATTGTTCCATACTAGTGTAAGGAATTGTGACATACTCATTATTGCTGTTGTCAAACACGCACATATTTTGTTCTTTATCAATAACGTCCGCACTTCGAAGTTCTAAATTGAACACAAACGGCTGCTTTAACTCGCATATTTTCTGCAAATCTTTGCGCGATGAGTATTCTATATCGTAAATTGAAAAACCGCTCACATACTTAAATTCGTTCATAAAATGTAAATATGTCAGAAGTATTAGAATAAACGTGAAAATAGTAATAAAAATATTCATATTTATATCACCTATTATATTTTCTATATATTAACGAAATATATCAACAATTATTTCTGGATGATAATTTTACGTTTCACTTCAGGGTCGATGAAAGAGCTAAATATTTTGTATAGTGTATCCATGATATTTGGCGGATTTAGGATGGTCAGTTCAATGAGACTGCTTGAGTAGTTGATGTTTTTATCATTCAAACATTTTCCACAAAATAGTTCAATGAGTTTTTTGTGACGCTCTGCTGCACTTATAGTAAAAGTATCTAAATTTATTATGCACTTGAATCCTCCGTATTGCTGAGTTAGTTTTTGAAATGTTATAACCATATTATGAACAATATGTTCGTAGTTTTTTTCATGACAAAATAGTTTGAGAATAGGATACTCTATAGTTACAGTATTGGCTTGAACAAGAATGCTGTTTCGGATTAAAGTGTCAAAATCTATGTTATTACACACTTGTTCAGCAATGTCCAACTTTTGAGATTTATTGAAAAACGTATTCTTTTTATTGTCCTTGTAATAGGTTTCACGAATTTTGTCGATGTCTTGTCTGATTTTATCCATATACACTATCCATGTTATTTTTTAAATGAGTAAATATAAATATTATTTACTCATGTAATTTCAATTCTTCTTTTTTCCCTTCTTCTTGCTACTACTCATAATCAATTCGTTGTCGTCAAGTTGTTCTGGCACCGGTTCCTCTTCTGTTACTAGTTCATCTTCTACCACCGGTTCCTCTTCTAGTACTGACTCTTCTACCACTGGTTCTATAATCGACGATGTATTCATGGTTACCGTCTGTTCTATTGTCGGTTCCGACGATTGCATTCTTTCGAATAGCTTCTCATTAACATTCATTGTAAAGCTCTGAAGCTTTAGCATATTGTCTTTTAATGAGGAAATTTCCTCAGCTAGAACCATGAATTTCTGATCCAAATCCGCAATATATTCAGAGAACTCCAATTGTTTAGTTCCCTCGGGTGTATTTACCTCTATTTGAAGAGAGGGCTTCGAAGCACCGACCGTTTTCTCGAGCGCGATAATCTTTGACTCCAGAATAGCCAAATACTGTTGTGGCGTCATTCTTTGAGGAGGCGGCGACTGTGCAACTGGTTGTTGTATAGGCGTCGGTGGCTTATTATCCGGCTGAGCACGGCGTCTTTTAGCAGCGGCGATTGAGTTCATATGAGAAAATGACTGAATTATCTCTAAATCATTTTATTAACTTTTAATTTAGTGAATATATTTTCTAAAAATACATATATATGGAGCTCAATCAAGAAAAAAAAGAATCTTCATTTATTAATCATGTATTTTCTAATAGCGATGAAGATAAAGCCGAAATGTTCAATGTTATACAATACGGTCTTTTAGCTGTTATTCCGGTGATTATATTGAACAAATTAGTACATCGTTTCATACCCGAGGCGGACCCGGATAAATCGTCGTTGGAACTTTTAGTAGAAATGGCTGTGCAAATTGTCTTGATATTCGTCGGACTAATTCTCATTCACCGTATTATTACCTTTATTCCTACTTACAGTGGTTTCAAATACGAGAACTTGACCCTGACAAACATTATTCTGGCATTCTTAGTTATTGTATTGAGTATTCAGTCTAAATTAGGACTTAAGGGAAATATTTTATTCGACCGTACTATGATATTATGGAATGGTCCTACTAAGGGGATGGAAGAATCAACGACCGCTTCGAAAAAGAAATCCAGACACAACGCCAGTCGTGCGGATGATATGGACAATGCCGCTTTTCAACAAGATATGTTCCCGCCTGCGCCAGTCGCCACATCTAGACCTAGTCACGATTCGGAACCCGAAGTTCAATACGAAATGGGACCTATGGCGGCTAATTCCATTTTAGGAGGAGCTTTCGGTTCTAGTTTCTAAATTTTTACAGCGTGAATATGATTTACGATGATATTGAGATATACCATACTTCTCAATACCTTCAATGTGTTTCTTGGTGCCATACCCCACGTTATTTAACAGGTCGTATTTTTCTTGTAGTTCTGGTTCCTTTTCGCACAATTCCGCTATATATGTGTCGTGTGTATATTTCGCCAGAATTGAAGCCGCGGCGATGAAAGAATATGTATTGTCGCCTTGTTTCACGGTTGTAAATGGCACTACAATGTCGTTGTGTTTAAATGACAAAAAGTCATTACCATCTACTACTGCGAACACTTCGCTACTACCCAGTTTATCTATGACATTGGTTATGGATTGGCGCATGGACTTTAGCACCGCTTGACGAATATTTATTTTATCGATTTCTTCGGCTTCAATGAAATCCACTGAGTACGCAATGGCATGCGATTTGATGTAATCACTGAGGTCTTTCATTTTTTTGCGCGATTTGATTTTCTTGCTGTCTTTCATCAGGTGGTGGTCGAACTCTTCAGGAAGAACTGCGGCGGCGGTATATAAACGACCAAAAAGTGGTCCGCGGGCACATTCATCGACGCCAATTTCGTATTTGTTAGTAGGGTTATGTTTTGTTCGTAACATATGTATGTATAAGGGTATTATATTTTTATATTATTCACGATACCACCCATTTTATACACCGGACTTCGCATAAAGCTGATTAATCTGCTTAAACTTACCTCGTGAATAATGAATATAAAAACAGTTTTTTATATTTATATTATGATTCCAAAAATTATACATCAGTTATGGATTGGTGAAAAACCTGCACCGACGAATCACATGGATACATGGAAAGAAAAAAATCCGGATTTTGAATATATTCGTTGGAATGAAGCGGAATGTATAAGAAGAAAAATGAATTTTGAATGTCAAGAGCGGATCGACGAAATGGAAGAAATCAACGGAAAGGCGGATATAATGAGATGGGAAATATTATATAAATACGGTGGAGTATTTTTAGATGCCGATTCAATATGTATTGAGCCTATTGATGATGTATTAATGAATACAAAATGTTTTGCGGGCTGGGAGCACGAAGAATTACGTCCAGGATTGATAGCAACTGGTACAATGGGATTTCCACCCAAACATCCTTTAGTAAAAGATACGATTGATTGGATGAAAGAAAATTGTGTAAATGTTCAAAAAACTGGGCAGCGGGCTTGGATAACAGTAGGTCCAGGGTTATTAACGCGAGTGTATAATACAGGAAAATATAAGGAAATGGCAATTTTTCCATCGTATACTTTTTTACCGATTCATTGTACACGTGCAGAATATAAAGGTCATGGAAAAATATATGCGTATCAAGAATGGGGGTCAACCCGTCAAAATTACGAAATAATGAATCAAATGGATTTACCGCCTCAATTTTTACCGCCTCCGCAAGAGAATAGAGTGTCAATTTTAATCTCAAGTTTGAATACCAAAGCAGCGTATTTACAGCAATGTTTGGAGTCAATAAAGAATCAAGAGGGAAATTTATTTATGGAGTTAGTATGGATTAATGATGGTTCAGATGTGTTACATACTGCAATATTGAAAAAATTATTAAAGAGATTCGAAGAAACAACGCGTTTTACAAGTGTTGTATATATGGAAAATGATAGCAATAAGGGGTTGGGATATACACTGAATCGTGGTGTTAACTTATGTAGTAATGAAATTATAATAAAAATGGATAGTGACGACATAATGATTCCCATGAGAATCATAAAACAATGGACATATATGGAAGAAAATCCAAAAACGAAGATATGTGGAGGTCAAGTGAAAATGTTCGATGATGATGGAAATAGCAGAGGAGAATCAAACCATTCATCTTTATCATGGGAAACATATAAAACAAAAAAGAGTCATTGGTTTATAAATCATCCGACAGTTTGTTATAGAAAATCCGCAGTAATAGAAGCTGGAAATTATGATGAAAATTTGAAGCAAATGTGCGAAGATTTTGAATTAGAATTGCGCATGTTGAAAACACATGGATATATATATAATTTCCAGGAACCATTATTATATTATAGATTACATGATAAGCAAGTAACTCATAATGGAGGAGAGGGTGGAAGAGATAAATGGCATTCTATAAGGGTCAATATAATTGATAACTTATTATAATATAAATAATATAAAAATTATATGTATATTTTTATATTGATGGAATTTTCAATTACCGATATCAAAAGTTATACGCAACATAATTCAGAATATGAAGATACAGCTTCATTGATGAATGAAATAGATATTCATAAAATGAAAACACTTGGTGCGCAAACAAAGAGTGGTGGAGATTGGGATAATTTATGGAAACCTGGTCATTTACATGGTAATTGGTTAGAAAATAATAAAGACATTAAAAGTGCAGTTGATATTGGGTCTGGAACGGGATGGTTTGTAAATTATTTGGTATCTCAATACAATTTCAATAATGTAATCGGTATAGAACCTTCAGATAGCGCAAAAAAAACTGCGATTTCTATATATCCAAATAGCGTTGATAAAATTAATTATATAACGGGTTTTGCAGAAATAGAATTGAATCGTATTCAATTAGAAACCCCTACTTTATTCACTACATTTATTGTATTATCACATATTGAAGACGCAACTGTTATAAAAATATTAGAAGCTTTAGATAAATGCGCCCCTGAAAATTCCGTTTTTATTTTCAACGAGAATTTCGATAATGAATTTCATATGAATTTATGGCATTCTAGGACTCGACAATGGTGGGAGTCACATTTACCAAATTGGACTATTACATATGATGAACGCCCAAGACCTGAATTACAATATTATAAACAAGGAATAATGGGAATTAAAAATAAAAATAGCAGTAATACTGCATTGATTGAGAAAAACAAGGAAAAGGTGAAAATAGCATTTCATGACAATCAGTTATGTGAAAGAGGGACAACGGTGTCACTTTATGATTATGCATATTATAATAAACATTACTTAGGAAATGAAAGTATTATTATGTATTATGGTAACGATCATAGAAACGTACCTGAAGTAATAGAAAAATTTAAAAAGGAATTCACATTGAGACCATATATCAATTGGAATCAAGATGCAGATAGAATTTTGAAAGAAGAAGAATGTGATATATTGTACATGCAAAAAGCGGGTGAATGGGATGGAAAAATGGCATCTGCTATGGTATGTAAGACAGTTATTCATTGTGTGTTTAATACGCAATATAAGCATGGTGATGTATATGCAAAAATATCTGGTTGCTTTGGAAGTGAAAATCCTGTTGTTAATTATATGGTGAATTTACCCGAGGTGAGTAGTAATATGAGAAAAGAATTAAACATTCCTGAAGATGCAATTGTATTTGGGCGTCATGGTGGAATGGACCAATTTAATATTGATTACGCTCATAAGGTGATTGATGAAATTACAGATAAGTATCCAAATGTATATTTCTTACTTGTGAATACAAATAAATTTTGCAAAGACAAACCGAATATAATTCATCACGGTAAGATAGTTGATTTGAATAAAAAGGTAGAGTTTATTAATACTTGTGATGCTATGATTCACGCAAGGCAAATGGGAGAGACATTTGGAGCTGCGGTCGCTGAATTTTCGGTAAAAAACAAGCCGGTCATTACATGCAAAGTAGGCTATGATATAGAACATTTGAACATTTTGAAAGAAAAGTGTTTTACTTATAATAATGAAAATGAATTATCAAATGTTTTCGAAAACTTCGTAACTAATTTGGATGAAATTAAAAAGAAGGATTGGAATGCATATATTGATTATTCTCCACAAAATATTATGGATACATTCAATGAAATATTCATTAAACCATGTATGAATAAATGATATAAATAAATAATTATCTATCACTTTATATTTTATGGATAAGGAAATAGAAAATACGTTTTTGTATTATGATTTTTTACCTGATTTATGTGATTATTGTTATGATTATCCTGATGATTATTATTTAAAACAAGGTTTAAAACCAAAACATCGTAACATCGTTTGGGGGCCCGACGATGTAAAAGAAGGTAGTGTTATATTTGTAAAAAATTTATGCATGGAAAACTTTTTTAGACAAATCTATCCTCGCATTAATAACAAATTTTTTCTAATTAATAGTCGTGCGGGTTTTGATATTGATATTAAATATAAAAATTATTTGAATGACGATAAAATTATAAAATGGATTGGAACAAATATTATGTGGACACACGAAAAGATATTTAAAGTTCCGATTGGATTTGAAGAAAATGAAAGACGTATTAATGGACCTGCTTCTAACAATGGTGCGCATGAAGGAGGAGACCAAAATACTTTGAGAGAAGCATATAAAAATAGAAAAAAATTCGAAGAAAAAGAACATAAATTATTACTCACTTGGTGTGGAGGAACACATCCAGTAAGGAATAATATCAATGAATATTTTGCAAATAAAGACTTTGTGAAAATGGCATCGAAACTAAAATTTGATGAATACATGAAATATATAAACGAATATAAATTTGTTTTATGTCCAAGGGGAACCGGAGAAGATACTCATCGTTTTTGGGAGACATTGTTATGTAATTCTATACCAATAGTGAAAAGGTCAGGTTTGCAAGATTTTCATAATAGATTTCCATGTATAATAGTTGAAAATTTTACAGATGTAAATATAGATTTATTGAACAATTTCAAGTTAGACAAAGAAAAAATGAAAAATGTTGATGAATATTTATTACTAAAAAATATAACAAAAACAATAAAAGAAAAACTGATAAAATAATATAAATAAAATATTTTATTTTATTTTATTAATGAGTTTATTACCATTAGTTGAAATGGCTTATAACGAGAAAGATATTGATTTAATGGTTGGTGTCTTACGTAGTGATAAATTAACGATGGGTGAAAATGTCAAAAGATTTGAAAATTTATTTGCCGAAAAATTTAATTTTAAATATTGTGTAATGGTTAATTCAGGTTCTTCGGCAAATTTGTTATCAATGTCTGTTTTAACTAATCCAAAAAGAAAATTACATTTAAAAAAAGGAGATAAAGTACTTGTGCCGTCTGTATGTTGGTCAACGAGTGTTTTTCCAATAATCCAAAATGGTCTAGTTCCTATTTTTATGGATGTAAATGCAAAAACATTAAATATAAATGCAGAAGATATAGATAAATATCCTGAAGCAAAAGGAATTGTAGCCGTTCATATATTGGGAACATCCACAAATATGGAAGAACTTGTAAATATAGCGGAAAAAAGAAATCTAATTGTATTGGAGGATTCATGTGAAGCGTTATCGTGTAAATATGATGACACATTCTTAGGAGGTTTTGGAGATATGGGTACATATTCTTTTTATTTTTCACATCATATGACAACAATTGAAGGTGGAATGATAACATGTAAAACATTGGAAGATTATAATTTACTGATATCTGCAAGAGCTCATGGATGGAGTAGATATGAAAATAAAACATATGAAGGTGTTAATAATAAATTTTGTTTCATCAATCTTGGTTATAATTTAAGACCTATGGAAACTCAAGGAATAATGGGAATAAATCAATTGGAAGATTTAGACACCAGAAACCAAATAAGATATGAAAACTATAAGAATATATCAAAAGCTATAACCCATCATGAATATAATTATGATATAATACACGGTGTCGAAATATTAGAAAAATCAAAGCCAATATGGTTTGCAATTCCATTATTCATTAATAATCAATATGTACATTTAGCAAAAGAATTTTTAGATTATCTAGACAAGAATGGCGTAGAAACAAGACCTCTTGTAACTGGTAATTTTACTCGTCAACCAATAATAAAAGAAATAGATGAAAATATTAATCCTCAGTTGTATACAGGTGCAGAATATATACATAATAACGGATTTTATATTGGTTGTCCAACAAACAAAATATATAGCGAAGAAGAAATACAAACAATTACTAATATTATATATTCTTTCAGTGGTTTCAATAAATTGATTAGATTTTATAAAAAACCTTTTAATATTGAGAAAAGCATACCGTATGTAACTGATGCTATACAATCGACATGGATCGCTGAATCAGGTTATTATATTGATAGATGTCAAGAAGAATTGAAAAAACTCACAAACTCTTCATATGTCATATTGACATCATGTGGTACTTCTGCGTTACATTGTATGGTGAAATGTTTGAAATACAAATATCCAGATTGTAAAAAAATTTACTTGCCAAACAACACGTATATCGCATGTATAAATATACTGTTACATGAATATGATATGAATATGATTGAATGTTTAGATGTTGATATCGATACATTAAATATTGAAGATATAAGTCAATTAGATAAAAATTCTGCATTATTTGTAATTCATAATGTGGGTGCAATAACAAATATACCTAGAATAAAAAGAGAACGCCCGGATCTGATAATATTCGAGGATAATGCTGAAGGGTTTTTGGGCGAATATGAAGAAAATCCTGCAGGGTCATATGGTATTGCCTCATCAATATCATTTCATATGAATAAGAATATAACATCAGGTCAAGGAGGAGCATTTTGTACAAATGATAAAGAATTATTTGAATATATATCTAGTTACGTTAAATATGGATTGACAAATGAGAAATTCAAATATAAATTGGTTGGTAATAATTATAAAATGTCTAATGTATTAGCTGCTATATTGCTGTCACAAATAGAGCAAATCAATAGCATTTTGCATGAAAAAGAGAAAGTATATAATTTATACAAAAGAGAATTAGAAAATGTTCCTGAGATAAGTTTTCAAAAAATCAAATCTGACACGAAAAATTCATATTGGAATATGATATTGAGAATAAAAAACAATACAAATTATGTTGATACAGAACAGTATTTCAAAAAGTATAATATTGAAACAAGACCTATGTTTTATCCACTGCAAAGTTTCGATTATTTGAAAGAATTGAAAGTACCTGAAAATTCAAATTCTTATCAAATCCAAAACGAATATATATATTTACCATTTAATAACGTGAAGGAACATAATATTGTTTATATTTGTAATATATTGAAGAAATATATTAAAGAATATATTCAATAACATATATAATGAGTCAATGGGGAAATCCTGTAGTAAAGTCCATAAATTTAAATTGTAATGACGATATGATAAATTACATTAATTCTAATTTACAATATTATCAATATAATATAATAGATATTGGTTGTGGTAATGGTAAAATTGTTTATGATTTACAAAACAAATTGAACAGAACATTCACATATACAGGTGTTGATTGTAATTCAGAGCTCATTAATATGGCAAAAAATGAATTCAAAGATGTGTCAAATGTGAATTTTGTCAATGAAAACGTTGATCTCGTCGATTTAAGTTTTTTTGATAATTATGTAAATTATATATTTTTATTTGAAAGTACGTTGTGTATGGTGAATAATCCAAAACAAATATTAAATAAAGTGTCAAAATTGACAGATGATATCATTTTGAATAAAACATGGATATACAAAGATAAAAATGAATATATATATGATATTCCCATGAAATGGGAAGGGATGACGAATGTTAGTAACAATTATAGGTTTTCCATAAAATATCTAACAGAAAATACAAATATGAAATGCAATGTTGGATTACTTCACACAAGTAATGATGACGCTGATATGTATAACCTATACTTAAAAAAAGACCATAATATGTATCCATATGATACATATAAATAATTATCAAAAACGTATATAAATATATGAATATTATAATTTATATATTTAATGAGTGAATTATTAATTAAAACATCAACCGGTGACGTTATTGATAGACTTACAATATTGAATATAAAATCCCAGAAAATTGACGATGAAGATAAATTGATTCAAATTGACAAAGAAAAAACTATTCTCAACGTTGAGTTAGAATCATATTTAAAGGAAGATACAATTCATTATTATTATACAATATTGGAAAGAATTAATAAGCATATATGGGAATTATTGGATAATGCAAAATACAATTGCAAAAATAGTGATGATGAATTGGGATATTATAGAGAGCAAGAAGATTATAATGAACGACGGTTTCGAGTAAAACGAATGATAGACAACTATAACAATTCAATGATAAAGGAACAAAAAGGGTATAAGTTGAAAAAATGTTACGTTTTGACACATTTAGGGTTAGGAGATCATATTTACCACGGAGGTATGATACGATATTTGACAACCATATACGACAAAGTTATAGTAGTGTGTTTGATTTCTAATTTGAATAATTTGAAACTTGTATTTGCAGATATTTTGAATATAGTAGAATTTATCACAGTAAATGAATATACTGATGCAAATCATTACAACCAAATAGCAAGTATTAAAAATTTTACAAAAGAAAATAAAATAGATGAATATTTTACGGGATCATATAGAAGGGATAAACAAGACCAAGTATACGATTATCCTTTCAGTTGGTATGATATAGTCAATATTAAATATTCTGTATTTTGGGATTATTCTTATATACCCAAACCTATTACTTGTTCTGAGATATATTCATTGGTAAAAGATATTAAATATGCTTTCATTCATAATACGTGTAGTGGTGGAAAAGTTTTTGATACAAAATTAGTAGAGGAAACTTTTAATATAAATCGTGAGGATGTATTTATCATCAATCCATGTGTGAATATATATAAACAAGAACATAAGTTTCATGAATTGGGCGAGAAATTTTTAAAATTCAAAATTTTAGAGTATATAACAGTAATGGAAAATGCTGAATACATAATGTTATCTGATAGTAGTTTCTTTGGACTTGCACATCATTTGAAAATAAAAACAAATAATAGATATTATTTTAATAGAGGATTTGATTACGAACATTTATATAGTGAAAAATATAAGTCAGAAAATATGGAGTCGATTCGATTTAAGAAAATAAATGTAAATAATGTTGAAAGATTTCCTGGACCATACAAACCACATGTGGAAGGAGGAGCAGAGAGTGTTAAAATAAGTGTAATAAATGAAAAATAATTTAAACATATATTCATGGTTAGATTAATATGAATAAGAGTTTGAAAATTATAAATCGTGGCGATCTTATTGGTAATAATATAATCGGTGATATTTTACAAATTATTATTGGTGATCTAGAACACTATTATATTAAAGATATTGAAGATACACTAGATAATAAAAGTGGTGCTGATATTAAAAATTCTATTTTCATACAAACATTGAATGAAGTTATCAAATTTATAAATAAAGATAGGAATGATAATAATATTATTGAAGATATCATCGATAGAAATGATGAATACTACAAATCGAATAACATATACTCCATTAAAAAAATGGCTTTAAAAGTTTGCATATTGACAAAACAAGATATTTTATCGTATTTTCGCGAAAAATATTATAATATTTTTCATACAAGTTTTGATAAATTGAATAACAAATATCATATTGATTACGATTGGAGTAAAATTATTTGTCTTCATTTGAGACTAGGTGATATCAATTACAACAATAGATTTGAATACAATGGCTCATATTCATCTAAATTTTATTTAAATAAAATAAATGATGATGTAGATTATTATATTGAAAGTGAAAAAATTAAATTTTTAGAAGACAATATACCATTAGAAGAAAAGAACATGAACCCCAATATTGATTTGTATGATGCACAGGCTCCAATTAATCCCAATATACTAATCTCTATTATAAATAAGATTAAACAGGAAAAACCCGAACATAAATTATTGATAGTAGCAAGTCCATATGGTGTAATACCTATACAATCTGACTATGTAATTCGTTCTCGTGATGAAAATAATGATATATATGCAATGATACAAAGTGATATTTTAATATGCTCCAAAAGTTATTTTTCATTAACCGCTGCATTTTTACATAAAGGTTCGAAAATATACTTACCTATGTGGGGGTCATTTGCTTCTCTTGGATTTACAAGCAAATATGATAAAACATCTAACATCGAATATTTTTATTAATATATTTAAAATTTATATAAACATAAATAATTGTATAAATTATATGCCTGAAATTGATTACGTTTCAAATTATTTAAGAAAGTATAATATACCAATTACCGGTATATTGCATATAGGAGCTCATAAATTTGAAGAAATACCTTGTTATAAACATGCGCAAATACCAGGTAATAAGATTATATGGGTAGAAGCAAATGAAAATATGATTAAATTACAAAATAATGATAATTTGATTATCTATAATTGTTGTATAACAGATAAAGAAGGTGACACTGTAACATTCAAATTGTCAAATAATACTGCATCATCTTCTATATTAGATTTACATGTTCATTCTAGAGATTACCCCGGTATAAAATTTGTAGATGAAGTTGTTATGAAGACAGATACTATAAAATCATTGTATGACAAAGAGAAAATATCATATGATTTTGCTAATTATTTACATTTAGATATCCAAGGCGCGGAATTGTCAGCTTTAAAAGGGTGTGGTGAAATATTAAGTAACTTTGATTACATTAATACAGAAGTTAATTTATTAGAAATGTACAAAAATTGTCCATTACTTGATGATATCGATAGATATTTACAAGATAGAGATTTTATAAGGATAGAAAGTGACTTTGGTCCTGGACCACGTAAAACCAAAACTGGTGAATGGCCTGGAGAAAGAGACTATACAATTGATGGATGGGGTGATGCCTTATATATAAGAAAATCGAAATTAAATCGTACAAGCATAGGTGAGAATAGATTATAATAAATACAAAATAAACATATAAAAATATATTTTCATTGCAGACATATGATGAAAATATATTTCAATGGATGGTTCAGTGGATTTGAAGAGAAAACTAATCCTGGTTTGCATATTGACTTCTTTTTGAATTTATTTGAAAAAGTGTATGACGAAGTATGTGAAAATAGTATTAATATCAATGAATGTGAAGTATTATGTGAATTTGATATGTTGATTGGTACTTCATCATTAGTAAACGATAAACAATGGAAACATACTTATTTATTTTCAGGAGAGTCTACGTTAAAATGCAATAAAAGTGACTATACATGTGTATTATGGGGTGAACGTAATCATAAAAACGTTGTAAATGTCCCATTATTCATTCCATATATTTATACTAATAACTTTGTAAATGTCTTAGAAACTAAAAACGAAATAAAACACATACCAAAGAATGATGTTTGTGTAATTATTTCTAATCCTCGTGGAAATGAAAGAACAGAATTTCTTAATGAGCTGGAAAAACATTTTAAAATATGTTATGCTGGCGTATATAAAAATAATATTGGTGGAACATTGAAACCGCAGTATAATACAGAGCAGTATCAAAGATTCGTGAGTAACTTCAAATTTATAATTTCCATGGAAAACAGTCGAATAGATACATACATTACAGAAAAATTAATAAATGGTTTGTTATCGAGTACTGTTCCTGTATATTGGGGGTCAGATAGGGTTCAGGACTATATAAATGAACAACGGTTTTTGAATTTATCAGAATTGACCAATACAAATGAAATTATTCAAAATATGAAATTTTTGATTGATAATCCGGATAAGTGGTTACAAAAGGTCAACGAGCATGTATTTCCAAATGAGGAAAATAAGTTAGAGCGAACTTTGGAAAATATTGCTAATGATATTCAATGTGTTTTACGTACGTGTAATTGGAATCATATTTCCCATATTTGTTGCGTGTCAAATCCAAAATTTGAACCTGAACGATGCAAAATGTTACACGAGTTATTTAAAGAACAAAATATAGATGAATGTTTCATCAAATATATCAGCCCTACGTATAAACATACAATTACACAAGAAATCTACAACCAACATATCAAATCACAATTAGTTCAAACAATGCGGCCTAACCCAATGAAGTATGGAGAATTGTCATTATTTTTGAATTATAAAGCGAACTTAGAATATATAGTAAAAAATTATAAGGACGGTATATTTCTACTATTTGAAAGTGATATTTTGGTGAGTAAAGATATACATAAATTCAATGACTTTTTAAATTCAGTAAAGGATAAAGAATGGGATTTGATACATGTCGGTATGTTTGATAATGGAATGTATGATATACCATTGATTAGAGGAATCACAGGGTATAGAAGAGATTACACTTTTGACAAAAAACTCATAGACTATATTCAAAAAAATACTAATCAAAATGAAAAATATATAGAAGATATTACCAATTCAAATGATAAATACAGATTAATACGGAAATTTCATACAAGGTGCGCTGACAGTTTTTTGTGGAAATATGATGCGGTTGTAAAATGCTTACAATGGATGAATACTATTGAAACGAATTATGGTAGTCCTTGGGATTATTATTTGATAAATATTTTCGAACGTGACATTGATTTAAAGCATTATTGGTCTGTAAATGAATTTTTCAAGCAAGGTAGTAATTTAGGTATCATAACAACTACTTTGCAAAATTAAAAATACGAATTAAAATATAAACAAATCATTATATTTTAATATATAAAATGAACAAAGAAATCATACTTTGTGAATTCTATGGCGGCTTAGGCGACAATTTACAATTTTCAACTTTACCTGAGGAATATACAAAAAGGGGATATGATGTATATATACATCCTAGAAGTGTTTGCAGTAATAAAGAAATTTATGATCTAGTATGGGGTATGAATCCATATGTAAAGGGAATTAAAGATGGAAATATAAATGCAGGAACAAGAACATGGTGGCCTTCTAATGTTCCACAATTAGAGGAGAATTCATTCATTGAAACCATGGAACTACGTCATGGATTAGAAAAAACCAATAAATATCCAAAAATATATTATGAACCCAAAATAAGAGATGAACTCAAAAATACAATAATAATAGACTTGAATAGTAAAAATGAAGCCAACAATATATTGCAAAATATAGGTAAATATAAAGAAGAAATAGCAAAAATAGTGAATAATGAATCAAAAATTGCTGTATTGAACTATACAAAAATAGGTTTCAATAATGCCACCTTTTTTGATGAATATGATGTTATAAATATTGATAATATATATGAGCTATGTGACGTTATTGCTTCATGTAGCAAATACGTATGTGGGTTTTCAGGTACAGCGTGTTTAGCATCAGCTATCAAGAAAGATAATATTGAACCAAATATTCATTGTTTATGTTATAATCGTGTACAAGAACATTGGTGTATATTTGGATTTCCAAATATTGATTATATCAATGTTAAACCTTAGTCGCCTTTATATATACGATAACTATCATTGTCATAATGTTTTGTAGATACTTCAAATATTTCGGAATCCTCTAGCGCTTCCATTTGATGTGGCTCTCCTCTTTCATTCGTAATGACATCACCAACATTTAAATACTCACTATGTGTAATACCTTTATGAATGTCGATCCAATTCAATATAAATTTCCCTTTATTAATATACCATGTTTCTTTTTTCTTAAGATGATAGTGCATTGAGAATTTCTTCCCTTTATCGAAACATAATATTTTTCCGCAATATTCGTCGTTATTAACAAAAATTATTTCTTTTCCCCACCCTTTTGCTACTACTTCCGACTCTTGTTTTTTGCTTATTTCATTCGTTGTTGGTACTTTCCAATAATCATTGACGTTTACGGACTTATCGTCAATATATAAATCATATGAAGGTTTACCTATTATTAATTCATCATATTTTATATTCCAATCTTTCAATTGTTGTTTTGTTAAGTCTTCGTGGTTTTTTCCACTACTGCTACCTCTTGCAGTCCAAATAGTAATTTTATTACCATCTTCTTTGAGTTGATTTATTTTGTTGATCCTTTCACAAATAGGTTTACTATTTATATAGTCGGACTCATTTGTAGCACATAACGTGTTATCCAAATCTACGAATATATTCATTTATAATATCTATTAATTTTTATGTTTAAATAATAATTAATCAAATTATTTTAAGTCAAAAATTAGCATTTAAATAGTACTTTCAATTATTATATATGAAAAATATATTGTTATTTGGTGACTTGATATTAGATGTATATATAACTGGTAATCATAATCGAATTGCACCAGAAGGTCCTTTTCCGATAGTCAATATAAACAACAAACAAACAAAACTTGGATGCTGTGGTAATGTTTTGTCTAATATTTCAGAGTTTTTCGACCATATTTATTTAATCACATGTTTCAATGAAAATGAAATCAATGAAATACAGCAATTAATTCAAAATAAAAATGTTACACTTATCAATTTTCATCAAGAAAATAGACATATAATACGAAAAAGCAGAATATATTCTAACACTGTTTGCTGCTGTAGATTTGACGAAGAAGAAATATGTAACATTGATTCAATAAACGAAGACAAAATAATCAAATATATTGAATCTATTATATCAGATATAAATATTGTTATATTGTCTGATTATAATAAAGGAACACTAACAAAGCAACTATCGTTAGAATTATTGGAATTGACAAACGAGTATAATATTATATCATTGATTGACCCTAAAACCAGTGATTTATCTAAATATAAAAATGCAACGCTATTGAAACCAAATAAGAATGAATTTAAAGATTGTTTGACATTCGAAGGCATTTCCAATTACAATGATGTTAAAGATATTGAATCTAAAGTTATGAATAAATATAATATCAAAATTGTCTTGAATACACTAGCGGAAGAAGGTATGAGAATATTTTTTAAGAATTCACATAATGAATTCACATATATTGATGTTTCCACTATAAAATCAAATGTGGTTGATGTTGTTGGGTGCGGGGATACCATTATTGCTTCATTAGCTGTATATATTGCGACAAATCATTTCAATTTGAAAAATATTTCATATGAAAGTATGTTACAGTGCTTATGCAAAGTTGGTAAAATAGCAGTTGAAACGTGTGGGTGTTATATATTAAATAGAAATCATTGGGACATGTGTTATAAAGGAAAAGAAACAGACCACACTGTCTTTACCAACGGTTGTTTTGATATAGTACATATTGGTCACATAAGATTATTGAAAGAATGTAAGAAACTTGGAAATAAAGTTATAATTGGTATCAACAGTGATGAAAGTATAAAGCAATTAAAAGGGGATGATAGACCTATAAATAAATTGCAAAATCGAATTGATTTTTTGAAAGAATTGAATATTGCCGATGAAATTATACCGTTTGAAGATGCAACACCTATTGAACTGATTAAATCAATAAAACCGAATATTATAGTAAAAGGTGGTGATTACAAAAAAGAAGATGTTGTTGGAAAGGACTATGTAGATGACGTTGTGATTTTCAATTTGATTGAGGGATATAGTACAACCAATATCATCAAGAACGTAAATATAAATTCATGATATCTATTCTGATATTAATGCCTTTAATTCTAATGACCTCGTGACAACAGATAATTTTTCTTGTATATATTCTCTTGGTTGATATGTTTCTAACTTGTGTGCAAATGTATCAAATGCCTTTTCAAATTCATTAGACTCATAGAAATATTCACCACATCTAGCATCCCAGTATGGTATAGTCGTACACGGTATATTTGGATAATTACCTCCCTGTTCTTGAGACATGTATTTTGTATTCCATACTAACAATGGCACATTACATGATAACGCCTCTTCTATTGCGAACCCTTGACTTTCATGAGCATCCAATATAATACCGTATTTACTTGACTGTAAATAATGTATATATTCAGATTCATCATATCGTTTCACATAGTCAAACACTCGATATTCTTCTTTTTGTTTTTTCAAAAAATTCGTGATCTGTTCCAATTCTTCGTTCTTGCGTCGTTTAAAATAAACGAACACCTTTGTTTTTGTGTTATTGTTATCGTTAAATTTCGAAGTATTCACAGGAAACGAAAATGAGTGGACCGGTAAAAATTGACGCGCGTTCATATTTATCCACGCATCAGTCGCCCATTGACTCGGTTGAATATAAATGGAGTTATTGTAAATATTATTTATTTGTTGTAGCATATTATTAGGAAATACTGAAAAGTGTGGTCCAAAAATGAATTTTTTATTAGGGTGACTAGCAGTATTTATAGGTTTACATGGCGAATAAATAATATTATAATCATTGATGTCTTCGATAGACCCATATTTATAATTCCAATGTAAATGCTTCAACATCGCCTCCAATGATTCTTTGTTTTTATGATGAAAAGACGAGTCCAATATTAAAAAGTTTATATGTGTATATATTTTATTCCAATTTTTAGGAAACATATCGGTCATGATTTTATTACCCTGAGCAGGTCCAAACCAATTATCAGGATCAGGATAACAAACGATTTTATTTTCGTTATTATTTAGATAAGCCCCCCACCAACTAAAACTACTATTTGCTATAATGTTATGGCGACATAATGACATGCATAATATTTGTTCATAATCTGGAATGGTTATATCGATAGGTATAAAAATCATATTTGGAAATAACTCTCTTAATCCAGTTATGTTATTTTGTACTTGGTCTATATCTTGCTGCTCATAAAAGTATAAAATATTCCAATCATTTTTATTTGTTTTATTCACCATTGTTTCCAATGTCTTTTTATAATATTCTATGTTCATTATAGGATGATGTTGTTGTATCTCTTTATAATCACCTATTCGAAAATGTAAAGAAATACACTTGTTTAAATAATAATCATTTCCATATTTTTCCAATATATCTTGTTTTTGTTTTTCTATACGTAATAGTTTATATATGGTGTCAAAATTACTTTCAAAATATTTGTATGATTGAAAATATCCAAAAAAACGAAAATCTTTCCCTATATCTTGAAAACATGGTATAGATGTAAAATGAAACGCAGGTTCTTTGTAAATGGGTAATTGGCTTGGAGTTGGTCTTAAAAATGGTTTAAGTGACTGAAACAGATTCATCCAATAAAACGGTCGGTCGCTACGTTCTTGAACTTGTTCCTCAAAATAAAAAAGGACTTTATTATCAATTGAATAGCTTATTAAATGAAAAACCTGGAATAATTGATTACCTAGTCCTCCCATAACATGAATTGTAACCATGTTTATTTTTAAATATGAAAACTGTTTATTTTGTTTAAATACTTGAATATTTATACTAGTGAAGATTTAAAATGGAACATCAATAGAATTCTGTCGTTGTTTGCCGATTTTGTTAATTATAATCGCGGTACAAAATCCATGCCCTCCAACATACTCATTTTTTTCAATGAATTCTCCAAGTTATCGTTACCATGATTAAACAAATAATCCGTTTTAGGACTTACCTCGTTTTTCTTTATTTGCTTATATACTGCATCAATATTCTCGGAAACCTTTTTTAGCTTTTCCTTATCATGTATCAAGTCTATTCCTGTCGGAACATGTTCAATCAATATCTCCAAAATAAAATACAATAAATACTTACGTTTCTTTGCGGTTCCTAATGTATATTTGACACAAAACAATTGCTTTGTTGATGCAATTATCGACGTAATCAGTGGGTTATTCTTCTTGTCTGCATAAATCGAAAAAAGCTCCCATAAAAGCCATATACTATCACGCTTATATTTATGCTCTACATCAATGTCTCTCAACTTACATTTACACTTTTGCTTCCGCTTTCGACAAAGTGCGTCGAATTCTATCAACCATTCTACCCAATAACACGCCTCTTTCATATTTGGCATAGGACCACCAATGTGGTACCCCAACTCATTCATCGCTATAAACAATTCTTTGGGGTCTTCCGCGTCGAAAATGTCACATGTATATGTCGTTTCCTTGGCTTTTAAACGTTCTTTCAACATAGTCAAATCGAATTCCTCGTCCTTCAATAATTTCACCGTTTGAAATGCCGGCTTCTTCACACTTAAACAAAGAATTGTCACTATTTCAGCGAATATTTGACGAATAGTGTAATTATTTCGCAGTTCCAGCACATAATTATAATGTTTTTGATTCATTATACTTCGGAAAGTATCATAACGTTTTACCAAATATATCGGAATTTTTGGATTCCCATTATGAATATATTTTCCGATAAACTCAAATATACTTTCCCACATTTCCGCATAATGTCCCGAGGCTATCATTTCCGCGGACCAATAACAAGATTCTTCTAAATTGCCTACATTCATGTGCTTGATGAATTGTTTTCGTACTTCACTGAGTTTGTAATTTGAAAATGTCGTACCGCGAAATGAATTCTCCATCCTTATATCGTTGAATTTCGCATTTTCTGGAACAGCCATATATACAATACAAAATATTGCATATATTTTATAAATTACGCACTTACAATGTAACTGGATAAATCGATTTTATTTGGATAAAGTTTATATGCTATGTATCCTAGTAATAAACCTATGAAATTAATTATACTGTCTCTCATGACATTTCCATGTATATATTTATTCATTTTTGATAAGTAGATTTCAAGATGTTCAAACAACAATCCAATAATAAAAACATGAATTATATAACTAGGCGCTAAATAGCCTAAGAGGAAATAATTTATTATATGAGATACACACCAAAGATTACAATTGTAAAAAATGACACGTTTCATAATTTTCAAGTCGGTTTTATTATAAATTCTATATACTAATGTTGTTATGAAATATATTATTACAAATAGGTATATTATAATTATGTTACTTATTTCTCTATTCATGTATATATACATAAATAGATTTTTTGACAATCGTTATTTTATGTAAATTGTAGTCTCAAATGCGATGATGATTTCATTTGATTACCTGCATTTTTCATATATAAATTCAGTAACTTATTGCTGTACTGTATTGGACTAAATATTTCTTTGCATGCAGCCGGCGTAAAAGTCAATTCTCCGAAATATATTGCATTATCACTAATAAATAAATCCACGCGCACATAATCAAACCTTTTACTCAACTTTCGAGAAATATCGATAATATTATCGAGATATATTGGCTTTGGTATATTTCCAAGGGACCTATGGCTCATTATTGACGCATTTTCTCGAGTCCATGATAAATTATATATTGTTGATGCTTGATTCACTTTGACACAAATAATATTTGCTGGCTCGCCATGGATACAGTGTATTTTGTATTCAATTGGTTCTATATCTATCCATTCTTCTATAAATAAATACGGTTTGATATATTTATAATGTGGTTCCTTACCATTGCTATAAACCCGCCGCATAATATTGTCAAAATATTGTTTCAAATCGCTATATCTCTTAATAAAATCTGAATGGCTATAAATCACACGCGTATCACCGGACCAATGACTTACCTTTATTACAAATTTCTCCGGTAATTGTGATATATCTATTTCATTAAAGTTATTATATGTCCCAAGGACTTTGCTGATATGTAAGTTTGATATATTCATATTCTTTATAATTTTTTTCATCTCATATTTGTTACTATACTTACCATATGTCATCAAATCTTTTATGTTTGGATTCACCATTCTTTGTTGTTTTAATAATGAAAACATATATATTCTAGTAATAAAAAAAACGCGCTTACTTCCTCTGCTTTCTTGTGTTAGACTTCTTTGCAGACTTTATATACTTCTTTGCAGACTTCATGTACTTCTTTGCGGACTTCTTTGCGGACTTCATGTACTTCTTCATGAACTTAGAAAACGACATAGGTAGCGACAATTTCACCATTATACATTTATCTGAGAAAAAAACTTTGTAATAGTTATAACACTTGTTTATCTAGCTCAGGCAAAGTATTTTCATCGTATTTCGTAAAACAATTCACATGAGTTATTTTCACATGTTGAACCTTCTTTGGGTCAATAATCTTATCATAATTTCGAACACGCAATGTGTATGACATATGAACATTAAACTGATTAATTTTACTTATTATTATATTCAAGAAAAGACCACTGTAACCTGTTATATAATACATCAAACTTATATGTTCATCGCGTAATAACATATTATGCATTACCTGTAACAGTCTAAATTTTGTATCTAAATATTGATTTTTTTTCTCTTGTTTTGTAACCGTTAAACACATCGCTGCTAATTTTTCGAGTTCTCCTTCGGAAAAGGGTTGGGGTTTTGCAAGATGAATACATTTCAATAAGTAATGACAGACGCAATCGGCTAAACGTCGAATCGGTGATGTAAAATGACAATATTCGGGCATTCCAACTAAATCATGTGACGATATATTAGACAAATATTCGGCTTTAATACCATTAAGTATGATTTCCTGCAATAACTCCGGACCGGAAATATCATCATATATTTTTTCTAGCCATTTACTTGCGTCACAACATCGGAATATTCCTGTATTTAAATTCAGTTTCAAATATTCACCGATGAAAGAATTCGCAAATATCGCAAACTCACCAATCATTTCTTTCATCTGCTTTTTACCTTTGCAATCAGTTGTCAAATATACATTATCGTCATCATATACTGGATAAGATGCATTTACATCACTAAGCTTCACGCCCTTAGTCACAATCGTCCTTTTTCTCTTAAGCGATTCACTGATTTTTACACCTTGGCCAAATACTTCATTGTTACCTATATCTTCAGCTGCTTGTTCGTATGTATATGCATTACACCTTTTAACATAGACCTTGGAAAAAAATAGTTTTACTTCGTTGATGACTTCATGTGTTTCCATGTCGATTTCACATACGATACTTATTGCCTTTTTAACACTACCTATTTCGTCTCCTTGCAAACTCGATAAAGATAATACTTTATGATGCATCATATGAATTGGCGGACGGTTCGAAGGATATTTCGTCGTAATTCGATTATATATATCATACCATAAATTGGAATGTAACGGTATGTATTCAGTAGGGTCGGCAATATGTATAGCTAAGTACAGTTTGTCACACTCGGTATAAATACTAAATGCGTCGTCTGCATCAGTACAACCAGGTGGGTCAATACTGTATGTACTATATTGTGTCATATCTACTCTATCTAATACACTGTAATCGTGTAATCCAACATCGCCCTCTAATTCTCTATCTCTCTCAATACTTCGTTTCTCGCCATATATAGGTTCGACTATACGTGTATATGTATCTTCATATAAAACATTACTCATATACACCTTCAAAGATTTAAAATGTCACCGTCAAACGCCAAAAAAAATGATTTATATATTTGTATATTTTTACGATTATGTAATAATACGCGGGGCAACATTGATGGTTTGTAACTCTTGAAACAATAACTTATTTGCATACGGCATTTCGACTAAAGAGAAGTCCGTCTTATTGTCACAAGTTCTACACTGATATATCGTGAAATCATTCTTCGTGTAAAAGTTGTTACTGGTGCCATCATTGTATGTAGCTATCATACCGCATTTCTTACATACATGTACGCTGTATTTGTCCGATACGTCAAACAATCTCTCCTTGCAAAACCGGGTTGCGCCATGAGATATCAATACGTCACGTTCCATCTCACCGACCCTTAAACCACCTGCCCTTGAACGCCCCTCCATCGGCTGTCGCGTTAAATTCACCATTGGGCCACTCGCTCTGCTATGTACTTTATCATTCACCATATGCTTCAACCGCTGATAAAACACCGGTCCTATGAATATACTCGTTTCCATTTGTTCTCCGGTCAATCCGTCGTACATTATTTCGTTACCATAACTCTCGTAATTCAATTCACTCAGTTTCTTACTTATCGTATCAATATCTAAATTTCCGAAGCTCGTTCCGTCACCGAATAAACCCAACTCTAACAACACCTTACCTAATAATGTTTCTTTCAATTGTCCGATGGTCATACGAGACGGAATCGCATGCGGATTGATGATAATGTCCGGGCGCAATCCATCCTTTGTATATGGCATGTCGCACTCCGGAATAATATTGCCACAAGTACCTTTTTGTCCATGACGACTGCTGTTTCCAACTATACATGGAGGCGATGAAGACGTTTCACGCATATAATACGTATGTGAGCTAGGCATCTCGATACAATATACTTTTCCATTGTAATGCTCAGTATATTCGCTCTTTGATAAATCCCTGTATTTATTGATATACGGCTGGTTATCCAGATGATTCACATGCACCGAATATATTGTCTCCAAGCGATTGCTATTATATATCTCGGTTTCTTCGACATGAGCACTCCAGTTACTATGTAATGCTAATCGAGTCATTTCGTTGGCAATATATGTCTGATTGGTGTAATATATTAATGGCTCATGACTCTCGCTATATAGCATATCCATTATAGTACGGCATTGATTCCTACTCATGTTCCAGATATACTTCGGAAACCGTTTGTGGTAATTCATCTGATAAAAGTGGGTGTATATGTTCTCATTATCGATGATTATTTTCCCGCTGTTTTCCACTTTATGTTGGATGTTCATTTCCTTCAACAATGCGACCATTTTATCGATTTTATTCATATTAGACACATATAGATGTACGCATAATGTGCGCTGGTGTAATTTACCGCAGTAAATGTATGTGGCGAACAATGTCATCCAACACTTGGCAGGTACTTTGAGATTCTCAATAAATATGTCGGGCATATCTGCGTTCTTATTTGCCATGGTCTTCTGAAACCGCGCGGTCTTATTCATGACATCTTTGGCTTCTATCAAATCATATTGTCTTACATTACCCAGTTTGACATACAATTTGTGATTCAGCGTACATACAATGTGCAGATGTTTCGACTTCAAAACATACATATCATCATCGTGTTCATAATTATACAGCCTCGTTGGATATTCGTAATGCAAATTTCCAGATTCATTCAATGTACATACTTTATGCTTCATTGTGACATGTTGAATTTCCACCCAACCCTTATTTGTCAAAACCTGTTGCGTAGGCAGAGCGCAGAATTTGTCACCATACGTCGGTTTTCTGTGTGCCCTAACACGCACCTTGGCGAAATTGTATCCATCTCCGTTACGTTCCGTGTAATTTTTGTCGATGTAGGTCTCTTCCGATGTACTAAACACCACACTCTGGTCTTCATATTTTATCACCTTTGTATGGTCATTGCGATTTTCCTTGATTGGAATGGTCTTCGCTATAATTACGTCGCGATTTTCGACCAGTGTATTTTCAGGAATGAAACCGTCGGCATTCAACTTGTTATAATTGCCAAATTTTATGCCCTTTGTCTTCGTAGGGTCGGGCTTACAACGTAATATCTCGTCGCGAATAATATTGTTATCTTCATCGCGCTCCGTATGATATATAGTTGCGCCGAATAAACCGCGGTCAATCGACCCCTTATTTACCAGAACACTATCTTCCTGATTATAACCCGTATGCGTCATGATAGCCACATGAATTTGACAACCAGATGGAATACGATTGAGCTGCAAGAAGTTCATTAATCGCGTGTCCACCAATGGTCGCGACGGATATGTCAAAACGTATGATGTTTTATCCATGCGCTCATCGAAATTCACTGCATATACACCAATCGCCTGCTTTCCTTGTGCCGCTTGATATGTGTTCCTCGGCGCCTGATTGTGGTCAGGGAACGGGGTACAAGAAGCCATGACACCGAAAATAGTGCTGGAATGTATTTCACAGTGTGTATATAGCTTCAAATCCACGTACTCGTCTTCATCCTTTGATTTCATGTATATTAAAGCCGTTGATTGTTCGTCCGGGTCAATGTACTCTATCACCGACTCGTCCAATTTTGTACTGACCAATAAGTCATTCCACGATAAAGTGTCGTTTGTCAGTCGGTCGATAATATCAGATGTTATCAATGGCTTTCCGTCTTTTATTCGCAGAAGAGGTCGCATGAGTCTTCCGCCGTCATTACAAATTCGGATTTCGCATTTGCGATAGTCAAATATAATTGATGTGTAAATATTGATGATTCCGCGATATTTTTTGTTTTTCATTTCATTGTAGAATTCGACGGGATTCTTCGCCATACCCACCCAACATCCATTTATGAACACTTTTACGTTGTCAATTATACTTTCGGTTGAAACGTCCTCCAACTTATCAATATAATCTTTCACAAAAACGTACAGTGATTCACTACTTGTCGGGATAGTAATATGTGCCATATAGCTGATTGCTTTTACTACTCCAATCGACTGACCTTCCGGTGTTTCAGCAGGACATAGAAATCCCCATGTTGTATTATGTAGTTTGCGCGGAGCAATCAATTCACCGCTTTTTTCTAACGGTGTATTGATTCTGCGCAAGTGACTCAATCCGGCCATATAAGTCAGACGATTTAAGACTTGAGCTACTCCCACCTTTGCACTGTTCATTTGTTTTATGCTGAAATCGCCCGTCGCCAGTGCGCGAACAATTCCATTCTCTATTGTGGTGGATTTAACAAGTTTATATATATTTGTCATATTGATAATATTTTCATAATCCTCGCTCGAACGCCATGACCCAGTGTTTATTTCGCGGATGACTTGCTTCTGAATTTCCTTCACCATTTTATTGAAATAATTTCTGTAGAGATTGTTCAATAATGTTCCCGACAACTCAATGCGCTTGTTCAAATATGAATCCCTGTCGTCTTTTTGACGCCATCCCAGGGCTGTCTGGATTACTTCATTCACCATATATCCGAGGAAATACAACTTCTTTTCCTTCGTTTTACAATGCGGAAAGATATCGTTCTCCAATATTTCTACCGTGAAATCGTGCTTCTTTTTCGCACCAGTTTCTTTATCCACATACAATGGTGTGTACATAACCGAGCTTATTATATGTCTCAATGCATCTTCCTCTGTTAAATATTTATTTGCGTCGATAATTGAAGCTTGGACAAAATTCAGTATCTCTTGGTACTTGGGACTCTCCAAATCATAAACAATGTACTTACATATTTGTTTATCACTCGTAATACCAAAAGCTCTGAATAATACCACCAATTCAATCGGGTTTTTAATTCTCGGTATTGTCACGTAAATTCCGTAACCAAATCCGTTGTTCTTATTAGACACCAATACTTCGAAATTCTTCGGGGAAATACACTTATGGTCCGGTACCGATTTTATTTCTCCATAACATAGCCATTTTGTGGTATTTTTGCCATCGAAACAATAAATCCGGTTCTCCGCCGCTCGCTCCTGACCCAACACCGTTTTTTCAGAACCCTTGATGACAAAGTATCCTCCTGGGTCCATGGGACATTCTCCCGTGTGCTGTGGTGAAATGTGGTCCATTTGAGACAACGTACAAATCGACGACTTCACCATTATCGGCATTTTCCCGATATTTACCTTTGGAATAGTCTTCTGAATAAGCTTCGGATTGTCCATTTTTTCTGTATTTCTTATGATATACTGAATGTGAATATCGATTGTCATTGTCGATGCATATGTGAAATTACGTAACTTAGCTTCCTTTGGAAGCATTGTCTTCGTAGCTCCATTATTTTCGTGGATTTGTGGCGGATGCACCTTGAAATTATCAAAGGACAACAGCACTTCCAATAAATATTTATCATTTTCTTTTACATAGTCATTTTCCGAGTGGATGACGACTGGATTGAACATTTCAATTGTACGCTTGATTTGACAATTCATAAAATGATTGTACGACTCGATTTGATGACGTACCAAGCGGTCCAAATGCTGTCCTTTGAAATAAGACTCGATTATGGAGAATGGTTCCTCGTCAAAGTCGCCCAATTCGCTCAATAAATCATCGGCATTGTTCGTAGTCATTTCCTTTTCCAGTGACATTTTATTATTAAACTCAAATATGTGTTCCATTTATATTTATTGAATTGTAGTAAATAAACGAATCAATTTTTTTATTTACTCGGACATATTGAACTTTATCTCAAGAAATTGATATAAATAATACTCATAGTATCATATAATCATGAATAATTTTTCCGACTTCTTGGACGGCTACAAAAATAAACGCGCCGACTATAATGAACTCGTTGAACTCATACGCGTCAATGATATTGATTATAAAAAAATGCTTCATTGCTCCAATAGCTCGCTGTTTTCATATCATATTCGCACCAATTATAAAGGGAAAAATTACGACAAAACGTATGATGCATGGTCCAAAAAACATGAGGTCAAAGATATTCAAATTACCGAACCTAAACAAACCATATTTATAGACTGTTCTGTAAATTCATTGAGTGACTTGATTGATATTACAAACAACCATATATATGATAAGAATTTTGAATACAATATAAATTTAAAAGCATTGCATAATATCAAAGCTGAACTTGTATTATTAAATAACATGATTGGCATGAAAGAACTCAAACACAACGTCATAAACCAAGTGCTTTATTTTCTACAGAACCTACACGTTTATAAAAATGATAGCGATTATAAACACACCATATTGTATGGTCCTCCAGGTACGGGAAAAACCGAGGTTGCCGAAATAATAGGGAAAATGTATTCTAAAATGGGTGTTTTGACACGCAATGTATTTCGCAAAGTGACGCGGAGTGACCTTATTGCCGGTTATTTGGGTCAAACTGCGCTCAAAACAACGGACGTGATAAATAGTTGTTTAGGCGGTTGCTTGTTTATCGACGAAGTCTATTCTTTAGGTACAGATGAAAGCTATTCCAGAGAATGTATCGACACCTTAAATGAAGCACTAAGTCGGCACAAAAATAATCTGATGGTTATTGTAGCCGGATATGAAGATGAAATCAAACGCTGCTTTTTTTCAATGAACAAAGGTCTCGAATCGCGATTCATTTGGCGGTTTCATATTGAACCTTATAATCCAATTGAACTTTTCCAAATATTCAGGAAAAAGGTGGAAGATATCAACTGGCAATTATATGAATCTATCGACGCCAAATGGTTTGATAAAAACAAGGATTCATTCAAATTTTATGGTCGAGATGTCGAGATGTTTTTGTCACATGTGAAGGTTTCTCATTCACGGCGAGTATTTGGGTCAAAAGAAGACAAAAAACGAATACATTTAGCGGATTTACAAGCCGGATTACAAAGCTTTACAAAAAACAAACAAAAACCGGTTGTTTTCAACCATTACATATAATGGGGCATAATTCGTTACTGGTATAAATATTCATTTTATGTTCTAGTTATTATTATATGAGTGAGAAAAGGATTATAAAAATAAATGAAGATATGTTTAAAATTCCAAACAAAACACGAAAATCTAAACCACCATCAACTACTAATATAAAAGTAAAAGCGCCCAAAAAGGAAGAAAAATCACATACTTTGAAGCGGAAATTATTACAAATCATCCGAAATAAACAAAATGAAAAGGTGAAAACACAATACGACCCTAAATCGGAAGAATCTGTGTCGAATTTTGAAAATGATTTCAATTCGTCTTTGGAATATTTATCCAATCTACAGTCTAAACAACCGCCGAAATTAAATGGCACGATTAGAAACTATAATCCGTCACATGAACATGTGAATTTAGAGCTCCCGGCTGAACTTGCACAACATGATGTAACTTCGTCCCTAATTACTCCGCCACCAGTTGTAACACCAGTTATATCATTACGACAAAATGAAAATATACCGCCTACGCCACAATACGGTTGTATGAAAAACGGTAATCTACCCACTTTTCGCACGTGGAAACGTACTACACAGAAAAATTATGAGCCAATTATAACACAGAAGGCTATCCATGCTCCCGTTCAAATTATACATACTCCGGTTGAATCCACGCCAGTTGAAGAAAAGGTGAAGAAACAGAAGAAAATAATTCGACGTAACTTCACAATCGGTAAATCCAGAAACAAACCTCTATTATCCGTCCTCGTGTCCAATCGTACGCTCCGGAATAGAACTTCGACGCAACAAAAATTACTTCAACAAACACCCATTGAAGATATCAAAAAACATCTCATTAAACGCGGTTTTATCAAGGTTGGATGCATTGCTCCGAACGACGTGCTTCGTCAAATGTATGAATCTACCATGATGATTTGCGGTGATGTCAAAAATCATAACCAGGATTATTTATTACATAACTTTCTTCACCAAGAAAACCACTAGTATTATTCATATAAAAACAATTTTTTATGAATAATTTATATGTCTATCGTAAATGATTATTTGGAACTAACTCATAAATATAAGGAAGAATACGGCGACAAAACCGTCGTTCTACTACAAGTTGGCGCTTTCTTTGAAATATATGGCTTGAAAACTGACAAAAATGAAGTATTCGGTTCGAATATTGAAGAGGTATGTGAAATTGGCGAGCTCAATATTAGCGACAAAAAAATGACGCACACCGATAAATCTTTGAAGAAAAATAGTAATCCGAAGTGTCATGTGTATAACGTTATGATGGCAGGATTCAAAGATTACAATTATGAGAAGTATGTCCAGAAACTACTCAATAAACAATACGTGGTTGTAGTATATACACAAGAAAAACACGATGACTCGACGATTACACGCAATCTGGACTGTATTTATTCGACCGGGACTTACATCAATGCTGATAAAAATGAAAAATTATCCAATAATATCGCGTGCATATGGCTTGAACAGTTCAAACGACAACACCAGCAGTACATAGTCTATGGTATTTCGGTGGTGGATATTTTGACCGGAAAAACATATATTTTTGAGCACGAAACGGAATTTTCATTGACACCGACCACGTTCGATGAACTGGAACGCATCATGAGCACGTTTTGCCCTAGTGAATTAATTGTTGTATGCGATTTTGATAAAAAAGATTTGGAAACCATAATGGCGTACATAAATAGCACGAACGTCATGACGAAGTACGTTTCATTGTCTAATGAAAAAGTGATTAATTGTTCGAAACAGAAATATATACATTATATTCTGGAACAATTCTTTGGCAAAGACTGTGTATTTCAGTGCAAAGAATTCGATAATTATGCTATGGCTACGCAATCATTCTGCTTTCTACTGAACTTCATACAAGAACACAATTATTCTTTGACATTACACATCGATTTTCCATTTTTCAACAATCATTCGCAAAGAATGGTACTTGCAAACCATACCCTTCGTCAATTAAACATAATTGGCGACGGACAACATTCCGGCGTACTCAGTTCTGTGTCGAACTTTCTTAATAAATGCTTAACACCCATGGGGAAACGACAATTTGCGTTCTTAATCACGAATCCGACGTTCGATAAAGATTCATTGCATCATCAATATGACCAGGTCGAAATTTTCTTGCAAAGTTCGTGCGTGGATGATTTACGGATTTCTTTGAGACATGTCAAAGATTTGGAGAAAATCATGCGATTAATTGTGTTAAAAAAGGCATATCCATGTCATTTATTTCATATTTATCAATGTATTCACACAGTTGAACAGATAAAACGTATAATTATTGACAACAACATTGACGGTTTTGATATAAATGTTACCAATATATTGGAGTTCCTTGAACATAACTTTCATGTAGAACCATTACAGACGATGAACTCTCATTCATTTGACGTGAATTTTATCAAAGAAAATGTTTCCGAGAAATTAGATTCACTGATTAACGAACAACGACTCAATAATGAACTATATAATGGTATATATTCATATTTCAACACTATTATGCGAGTAAATCCCCGCGATGCAAATACTGAATTCGTGAAAAAACATGAAACAAATAAATCAGAAAGTCTCGTTTTGACAAAGAAACGTGCAAAAACCCTTGGATCAATACTAAAAAATGATACTGTCACCATTTGCCAACACACGTTTAATCAGAATGAGGTTGCATTTAAAAGTGCAGGGTCCAATAACGACGAAATATATTTTCCGCTTCTAAATCAAGTACTACATAAACGTATTACATTACAAGAACAAATACAACGCGAAATTGGCATCATATACTTCGGATTTCTCGAACATATATCCAATTATTTATTGAAATCAATCAAAGAAATGAGCAATTATTTATGTAATATTGATATTCTTTGTAATAAAGCACATATTGCGAGAAAATATAATTATTGCAAGCCGAATATTCGCGAACATTCGCAGTCATTTGTCGAAGCCAAACAAATGCGTCATTGTTTGATTGAACAGCTAATTAACGGCGATTATGTCACCAACGATGCATCGTTAGGAACGGATGCACAGAACGGAATGCTATTGTACGGTACCAACGCTGTGGGAAAAACGAGTTACATACGTGCAATTGGCATCTGCATTGTATTAGCTCAAAGCGGTATGTACGTACCATGCTCGGAATTCACATTTTATCCATATGAGTCTATTTTTTCGCGCATCCTAGGAAATGATAATTTATTCAAAGGTATGTCCACTTTTGCCGTGGAAATATCCGAACTACGTGTAATTCTACGTATGGCAAATGCGAACAGTCTTATATTGGGCGACGAAGTTTGCAGCGGCACCGAAACTGAAAGCGCATTGAGTATTTTTGTATCAGCATTAATGCGAATACATGACAAACAATCATCGTTCATTTTCGCCACGCACTTTCATGAGATTCTCAATTACGATGAAATAGAATCTTTGACAAAAATGCGAATTTATCATATGCACGTATTCTTTGACCGTGAAAAACAAACTATGCACTATGAACGTCTCCTGAAGGAGGGGGCAGGTACTCGTAATTATGGTCTTGAAGTATGTAAATCGCTTTATGTCGATGAGGAATTCATGAATCAAACTTATGAAATACGCAATAAATATTTTCCGGAGTCTCGTGGTGCTCTGAGTTTCTCTTCTACCAAATATAATGCAAAAAAACTGAAAGGTATGTGCGAAATGTGCCAAAAGGTGTTGAGCACCGAAGTCCATCACAAGAAGCAACAAAAGGATGCAAATAAAGATGGATTCATTGACTCCGTTCATAAAAATCACGTGTCAAATTTAATGAACTTGTGTGAAAAATGCCATCAAAAGGTACATCATGACTAAACTACACCATTTTACTCGGTTTAATTACATTTTCTTTGGCAATGTTGTGTATTACTTTACTGACCTGCGGATAATTCGCGAACGACGTTGATTGTTTTTGCATGATGATACACTTATTGGAGAACTCCGAATCTAAATTCTGGTAATCCGGATTGGTTTTCTTCCATTCTAACAAAGAACCAATGCTTTTACGCGATACGTCTTGAATCGCGTCTCTAAGACGCTTATCGTTCTCTTCTTTGAGCCATTGGTCGTGGTCTTTGATATACATCGTCTCGCGTTTAGCATCCGTACAATGAATTGGACGCTCATATAAGGTCAATTGACGCAAGTTGTCGATAATTATCTTCGTCATTCCATTGACAAAACCAAGTTGGGCGTTATTTTCTAAATCATCGTGACTTACCTCTATCTTCTCAATGAAATCCGTGAAATTAATCGCGTCTTTGCACTTCTCTCTGAGAAACATCTGAATATTGTAATTGTTTTGTGTGTTGTTGATTACAATATTTTCTTGCTTACTTTTTATCTCGTTTAGCATCTCCTTTTGTTCATCAATTTGGTCTTTTTGACTCTCTAGCTTCTCGTTTTGTGTTACAAGTAAGGTTCTTAAGTCCTTATTTTGTATAATCAACTCGTTAATCATGCCAATATCTATCTTACTTATTTCGTTTTTCACTATGAGCCGTTCCTCATGTTTATCTTTGACAAAACACTTCTTGTTATGTTTCCATAATCCCGAGCGGTTCTGAAATTTTCTATCGCAAAATTCGCACTGGATTTCATTTTTTAGGACAATTTGGTTTCCATTTGTTTCCTTGAGGTGTTTTCGGGTCAATAAATGTTTGTTAAAATCTTTTTTATATGACGTATTATAGTCACAAATGTCGCATCGAAATATTTTGTAGGACTTTTGGGATGAAAAAGTTTCCATTTTTCTTATATTTTGGAAACAAAAAAGTCCTAAATTGCCTCCGAATTCCGAAAATTCTTATGGTCACAAGTTATTTTTCTCGTATTTTTTTATGACCATTATGCTTTCTTTCTAACTTTTTAAAAAAATCGGAAAAATTAATTTTCTTTTTTTCAAAATTGGACATTTTTAAAAATGTCCAAAAAAAAAATTCCTGGGGATCAATCTCAAGGGTTTTTTTCAGGGTTTTTATAAAATACTCAATAATATTCTCTAATAATATCTTATAAAAGCATAATGAGACTATTACAATGGTTTCACATGACGATTTTTTACAAAACAGTCATAAAACACCAAGAGGATTTGTTGTTTGTTCATCGCATGGAAAAACCAATGATTGAACTGCTGGATTTGGAGAAGCTCAATCGAACTCTTTCAATGAAGTATAACGAAACGGTTCCAATAGAAAAGTATCAAGATGATTTTATAGTACATAGTGATTTACCAAATGGATTTTTATCGTTTTTTACGGATTTCTCACTCCTGTGGCATACAAACATATTCCCTTGAAACCGCGATACTTTGCATCTTTCTCATGGTAAAAGCAAGCGATGAACCACTGTGTCCTGGATAATTCTTATTTATCATCTCCTGAATCGACATTACTCGAGGGTGTTTGCACATAAAGAATCCCCCTTCACCTGGGTCATAATTCTCCAAAAATTCCCAAGCTTCCATATTTGATATAGTCGCAAATGCACTTTCTAACATGACGCGCTCGTATTCAGGATGGTTTGCAAATCTCATGATGCTGTGTTATTATGTGATTTATAATAAAGAATAATTATAAATCAATTTTTTATCTTATATACAATTACCAAAGCATTTACCATCATAGAAGTAATAATCTTTTACCGCAATTTTTGGGTCATTGTAATTTTCTTTCATAGTAGGTCCATGTTCATCTCCGGTAACGCATTTGGCACCTCCTAAAAGAACGCAACATTGAGCAGAAGCACATACTTCTTTTTCTAAGGCGTTGCAGATTATTTCTTTTTGACTAGTATCATAGTTGGCGTATGAACAAAATCCAGACAAAGCTTCATTACTCTCATACATTGGTTTGGCATTACTCACTAAACTACTGCGCGTTAAATATACGCTATCTTCATATGTTGGAACATATGCTCCTGTAACATAAGATACCGTGTTGTTTGAACTATAGTACATATTATCGTCCAAATAGTTGATACCCATTAAATTGTCCGATGTGTCTGATGTATAAACATTATCTGGGTCATAATCCGTTGTCTCGTTACCATCTGCGTCGGTAATAGTTGTACCATAATATTCGCGCTTTGTTGAGCAAAAATTGTATGATATTAGGAATATGGTTGATATAACTATAATTATTATGATTATTTTGGGAATGGTTGTTTCACAATGATTCATATATAATAATCAAATAAAATTGATTTGAAAAAATAAGATATATAAATATATATAAACCATGATTATTCCTATTAAATGTTTCACATGCGGTTGCGTTTTAGCAGATAAGTACAGGCTGTATTTGACAAAGGTGCGGGAAATGAAGATGCGAGATAATAAGTCGCTTACTAAAGTAGTTTATTTGACTAACAAACATATGGATAAGAGTCCGGAGGGTATTGTTTTAGACGAATTGCAGTTAAAAGACCCATGTTGCCGTCGTCATATGTTGACACACGTTGATATAGAATAATTATATCCTACAAATATATATGGTTCGTAAAAACGCCACAAGAAGAAAATCGATGAGACGTGGAGGATATAATTACAATAAAAGAAATTCGACTACCAACAAACGTAAATCCGGAAAAGCTAGAAAAACACAAGGTGGGTCCGATTTTTTACATCTTAAAGACTATTATCCTTATAACATGAATGTGAATCCACTTCCTGTATCTACAACTCAAGGTGGAAAACGTAGCAGACGCAGAAAAGTGCGTAAGGTAAAAGGTGGCAATCTTTTGGGGAATTTTAGTAATTTCGAATCAGGTAAAGCAATCTTAGGTACGGGGAATCTACTTGGCGGTGCCGCAACATATGACATATTAAACGGCAGCCCACCAACTTCCAGTAATCCCACATATCAACCCAATTTATATATGTAATCTCGCAAAAAAATCTCCAAACACTATATAATGAAGTTGATGAAGAACTTATGTACCCCTGCTTACGTGTATTTACTTCTTTCGGTCATTTTTTTGGCTGTTAGTACAGTACAAAATTATGGCAACATAAACACATATTGTTTAGGTGAAATGAGTTGCTCTGTTCCAAGCACATTCTTGGTTTTCTTGATTAAGGCGATTTATGTGCTCTTCTGGACTTGGATATTGAACCTCATTTGTGGTGCTGGTTATAAGAGCATTGCCTGGGTTCTAGTTTTATTACCTTTTATGTTATTATTTGTATTATTGTTAGCATTATTGTTTCAATAAATAAAAAATTGATTTAAAATATACTTATATATTATATTTTATAACAATGGAACCGAAAATTAAAGCAATATCCGAGGAGAACCAGATATATAAATTCACATTGTATGATTGCAATGTCAGTATAGCCAATGCGTTGCGTAGAACAATTCTGATGGATATTCCAATGGTTGTAGTTCGTACTGAAAATCACGAGACGAGTGACTGTACTATATATAAAAACAACGGAAGGCTACATAACGAGATTCTAAAACAGCGTCTCAGTTGTATTCCAGTTCATATAGGCATTGATGAATTGGAAAAGTTGCCGGGAAAATACGTCCTGGAGATAAATGAAAAAAATGACAGCGATACAATGATGATTGTTACGACGGAACATTTCAAAATTCGCAGTAAAGATGACGAAAATGACTACTTATCGCGCGAAACAGTGCAAAAAATATTTCCACCTTTTCAATCCGAACACTATATCGATTTCTCCCGATTGCGACCCCGTATTAGCGAGAGTATTCCTGGAGAAGAGTTGCACTTAGTGTCAGAGTTCTCTATATCAAATGCACATGAGAGTAGCATGTTTAACAGTGTTAGCAAGTGTGCCTATGGTAATACACCCGACTTAGAGAGAGTGAATAAAGTATGGGACGATGTAGAATCGAAATTGAAAAAGGAGCAAATGCCCGCAACTGATATTGAACTTAAAAAGAAGAACTTCTATTTACTAGATGCTCAGCGAATATTTGTAGAAAACAGTTTCGATTTCGCAGTGAAAACCGTCGGTGTTTATGAAAATTCGGTGATTGTGAAGAAAGCGGCCGAAATATTGACTGTGAAATTCCGAATGTTTTCCGAAAGCATTGATAATAAACTGGTGAATGTCTTGATGAGTGAGACGTCAATGGACTATTGTTATGATATATATTTGGAAAATGACGATTATACAATGGGAAAGGTATTGGAATATTTCCTATACACAATGTTTTATGAACGGGATAAAGTTTTGTCATTCTGTGGCTTTAGAAAGCATCATCCACATGATAGCCATAGTATTATTCGCATTGCCTTTAATAACATCGCCGACAAAGACATGGCTCTGCAGTTGTTAAAGACCGCCAGCGAAGAATCTAAGAAAGTATTCGAAAAAATATATGCTATAGTATAATATGAATCGACCATTGAATATAGATCAAAAATTATACATGATACAAACATCGAGATTACTGAAACTATATAGTGACCTTGGACAGTATGAAAACGCCTTTTTTATGTTGATAAAGGCGCTCAAGAATTTAGAACAAGATGAATATGAACCCATTTGGCAACCGTATATTGACTCCTCTGGCAATATAATAGCGGATGATAATGAAAAAAATTGAAACGAATTATATGTTAATTATTAATAACATATAACACACATGGAGAAACGCGTGAATAAGAAAATTGAAGTGTATGTCAGCGATTTCAAAAAGGAAATATGCGAAAAACTTAAGGACTCTGGACTTACTTCAGGAGAATTATCGAAACTCAACGAATTCATATTTGAATACCCTCGTTGTAGCATCGAAAAGGATGAACTAGTCAAGCGTAAAAGAGTAAAAAATTCAATTCCGGTCGACAATCGATGCTCAGCGAAACGTTCTGATGGAGACCAATGCACTAGACGCAAAAAGGACGGACATGACTTCTGTGGAACCCATTGTAAGAGCGTCCCCCATGGTCTGGTAGGTTCCAATGATGCCGCTCAAAAAATCGAAATATTTACCCAGGATATTGCCGGAATAATCTACTATATCGATAATGTCCAAAACGTCTATAAAATGGAAGACATCTTACAAGGCAGCGATTCGCCGGCAATAATCGGGAAGTATAAAAAACAAGGGAACAATTATATTTTATCAGATGAACTTCAGTTTTAGTCTTGTGGCTTAAATTTCAAAACCTCCTTCTCTTGTACCTCTCGGTTTTCATCGATGAATTCCGTTAATTCATGAGCCTTTTCGAGATTGTTATAGTATTTGGACAATATATCGACCAGATTCTTTTTTGTTATTGGCTTTTTTACATTTTGCTTACTGTACATAAGTTTCCCATTCTTTATGCTGAATTCATCTATTTCATTTTCGCGCATTGTTTCGATTAATGTAGTGGAAATCTCCTTTAGAATTTTTTTACGCGTGTTTTCTTCCTTCTTTAGTTGCTTTATTTCATTGTCGATTTTTACCCATCTTTTGATATGTTCGATTATTTGTGCTTTTTGGTCCATAGTTATATATAATATATATTTTTAATTTATTTGTTTTATATATATGTTTAAAAAATCTACACAAAGAACCCAAAGAATACAAAGTCAAACCAATCATGTTCAACAAATACCGATGATGTTTAATCTTAATATGCGACCTGCACCGGTGAATATTACACCGAGTGTATTGGTTGAGCCAAAAAAAGTCGATACCTCTGCGACGATGACATGGGGAAAACCTATTTGGTATTTTCTACATTGTTTGGCCGCAAATATAGATGAAACTGTTTTCTCCTCAAAAAGAACTGATTTATTAAAAGTAGTCTATTTGATTTGCACGAATCTCCCGTGTCATATATGTTCAGACCACGCGAAGGGTTATTTAGATAGTATTAATTTTAATAATATCAAAACCAAACAAAATTTAATTCAACAATTGTACTTGTTTCATAACTCCGTAAATGCTCGAAAAGGGTTTCCAATGTTTTCTGAATCCAGTTTGAAAAAATATGAAGACGTACATATGCAAAGAGTCATAATCGATTTTTTACGGGCTTATAGTAACTCTAATAAACTCAATATTCACAGTTTTTCTCGTCAAAGCACCATAAACTACGTACGAGGCTGGCTAAACGCCAACTATAATAATCTATGAACATGAAATTAATTATTTACCATACGGCATCTATATTTACTCCTTATTGGACGATCGCATATTTCCTTTGAGCTCACTCCCACAAATAACTGCAAATCAATGTATCCAGTGCCAGATATGATTGCCCACCAAATTACACCACCAAGAAGACCAATTATAGCTGATATAAATATTTTATCAAATTTGGAACAATTGTTTGTCATCTGAAAATATGACTCGAAACCAAACATTAAAGGAATGATTATTAATGCAGCTATATTGTTAGCCCAAAGATTATTATCCGCTATTATGGAAAAAATGTACCAAAAAGTATAAGATATTGTTAAAATACCTAGAGGTATTATGGAAAAGGGCGCGCTATCAGAACCAATCGAATTTACTGCACATTCCGGACGGTAGTTGCCATCGGGAGTCATTTGAAACATTTTGCCAATGGATAAAGCACATATACATGTAAATAATAGACCGGATAAATATATCAAACCTCTAATATCTTGATTAAATATTGACATCATTGTGAAGTAAGATACAAGCATAAATGGCGATAACCTTAAAAATAGATATATTACTTTTGCGATATTGATGTCCATTATATATATATTTAATATATTTTGATATCGATATAAAACCTAATTTCTATATATATGTAATGGGCATCCCTAGCTATTTTTCATATATCATCAAGAAATATGAAAAAACTATCATGAAAACTCCGGCTCATGGATACTTTCAGAGCTTATTTATGGACTGCAATTCCATTATTTATGATGGACTGCATAACATTGAGTATAACGAAAACCATGATGAATATGAACGTCAAATCATTGCGTTTGTCATCGAGAAAATAGAAGATTATATTCATTTAATAAAACCTTCTAATACGATTTTTTTGGCATTTGATGGAGTAGCACCATTTGCTAAAATGAAACAGCAGAAACAGCGTCGGTATAAATCCGATTTCCTCAGCAATCATTCCGGCAACAAATCGAAATGGTCTAGTTGCAATATCACACCTGGTACCGCATTTATGGCCCTTTTGTCTAAAGAGTTGGAAATGTACTTCAACGATGCGTCTAAATATTCTGTCCGTGAGCTGATTGTATCGAGTTCCAATGAAAATGGAGAAGGCGAGCATAAACTCTTTCACCATATTAAGAAAAATGACTATAACTCCGACACCGTGGCACTATATGGTCTAGATGCCGACCTCATCATGTTGTCCATTTTTCATATTCAAAATACGTTGAATATATACACCTTTCGCGAAACTCCCGATTATCAGAGAGAAGATTTCGACTCCGACTTTTTGTTTCTCGATATACGCTATTTATGTGACCGTATATTAGACGAAATCTCACCTGAACATGAAAAAGAGCGTCTATATGATTATATTTTCCTGTGTTTCTTACTAGGCAACGATTTCATGCCGCACTTTCCTGCGCTAAATATCCGCACCCATGGCATTGACACGCTTTTACAAATATACGCGAATGTTCTCGGTAATAAACATGGAAAATATTTTATTAAAGACGGTAAAATAGTATGGTATCATTTTTATCTTTTTATAAAAGAATTGTCGAAGAGCGAGCATGAGTTTTTAACACAAGAATACGAAATACGGAATAGACATAAATATAAGTCTTGGGCAAATTGCGACGAAGATACCTTTCTGAACAATGTTCCGATTATTTATCGAAAAGAAGAGACGTACATTATGCCGAACGAACATGGTTGGCAGAAACGGTACTATTTCGCCCTGTTTGACACCGATATCAATGAGAATGTTCCGTTTATCAAAGACGTTTGCGTAAATTATTTGGAAGGTCTAGAATGGGTTTTTCACTATTATAATGGCCACTGTATCAACTGGAAATGGTGTTATAAGTACGATTATCCGCCGCTCCTTAATGATTTGGTCAAGTATATACCCAATTTCGATAAAACGTTTATCAAAATCGACCAAGATGCATATTGTAGCAATTTTCAACTACTTTATGTTGTTCCTGGTGGACAGTATAATATATTACCACAACAGTTGCGCGAGTTTATAAATACGAAAAACGTGGATTTTTTTCAACAATATGAATTTGGTTGGGCATTTTGTCGCTACTTCTGGGAAAGTCATGTCAAATTACCCATTACCGATGAAGCACTATTGATTAAGCGGAATGCGGATTTGCTGCGCATTTGAAAAAATCATCAATCGTTTCGGAATCTGATATGTTCTGTACAATGTTTGCGTAACATGTATTTGATTTCACGATGGATGCAATGTTTTTACTATATTTTTGCAATGATTTCTTATTGTAATAATGACACAACATCTCTTCTAACACTGACTTTTTTATATAGTCCATTTTTATCGTCTTGTCTATGCGGCCCACACGTTTTAGCGCTGGGTCTATCGACTCCAAATCGTTTGTCGTGAAAAATACCAGACTGTTATGTAACTCGACAATCCCATCCAGCACATTCAATATATATTCTAGATTTAATTCGTCGCTATTTGCCCCAGAGTTTATCGGTACTAAGAAATTATCTTCGCATATTTTCTTCAGTTTCTCGTCACTCAACTCCATTGTTTGTTTCGACCCCGCTTTAGATGCCGTTTTCAAATTTTCGCGCGTTTTCAATATTTCACTGCTGTTTGCGTCGAAGTCCTCAAATACAATCACCAATTCACTTTGTTCATATACCCGATTACCGATTTTCAATGGACGAAAAAGAGCCACGAATTCACTACATGTTTTCAACTTTGACCATGACACCAATACACAATGACGACCCGTGTGTTTTATAGTGGATTTTATTAGCGACGACTTTCCACATCCAGGAGGACCATGTAACATACATACACCTTTGAACGGCATTCCATAATGTTCGTATTTTGTCATATCGACGCTTTTACATGTGGATTTTATGAAAGGCTCCAAAAACTCGATAAACTCTGTTTTTTGTTCGAAAAAAATATTGTCGAATGACTTTTTAGTATTGAATGGCGTCTCGCTGAATGAAATAGATGTATAATCTTCGTCGTCATTGTATGATTTCTTGTATTCGAATACAATTTGCTCGTATTTGCTTGTGTCGTTCTTATACTCCTTCTCTAAACGCGCGACGAAATCATTGAGTACTGACGCTTGATTTATCCCTTTTTTGAATATTCGATAGACATACTTTTTCGATGCATACAGCGATTTGTTCTTTTCTTTTTCGTCCTTCTCTTCGGATACTGAATCATAAATGACCTCGATACTAATGTCCTGGTCCTTATCCACTTGAATTACTTGACTGTCTTTTGGAATCAAAATGAAATCCGATTTGTTTATATCCAAATAATTTGTATTCTCGAAATTCAGTATTTCTGTCATGGCACTTATCTTGTCAATGTGATACTTTTTCAAATGATGATTGATTGCGTGGAAACGCTCGCTATATAGCGTTTTGACCATGGATTTTTGATTATATCCAGAATAGAGTTTCAAGTGAAAGGGGATCACGATGGACGATGTGTTGTACTCATTTGTCAAATAATACTCTAATGTGTCGTTTATATGTGCAATTATATAAGTCGGCGTGGCCTTGTATATGGCGTAAATGAAAAAAATGATCAATATATATGGATTTGTAGGTTCTGTCATGTATTTTGTCATTAATGATGCTTGTAAAATATAAAAGGCGTCCATTTTTATATTTTATGATAGGGAATATTTATATGGTTTTCACAACTTGTAGAGTTCGAAATAGAAATATACTGCGATAAACAATATTAATAATGCTATATTTACCGCGACAATCGTCGATAGTGACTGATTGGTCATATATAGCGTGATTAACATCACCAATACTGTAAGCGCTGTACCTACTACTGCATGTCGCGTAAAGGAAAACATTGCTTCGCGACTTTTTTGCCACGTGATATATACTAAATAAAAGTAAAATAGTGGAACACCCCATAAATAAGCAGTTATGTTTAAATAACTGGGATGTGAATCATATATCGATGCGAAATATGAAAATAGTCCCACTAAAACGGCACCAAAAAAGGCATCTATTAATATTTGCTGATTCATATATATTAGCATTATTAAATATATTTTCGTCGTTTGCCATAAACGAGTCATCCATATATTTTGCCATCGTCTAATTACTTGCGAAATCCCTTGTTGAACCCCTTCGGGACAATTTGCTGTTGGCTCTTTGACCCCGTGCGTCATGGCTTTATGCGCTTTCTTTCGCCATAATGTTTCTGGTTTTTCGTTATTTTCTCGTTATTTTGTGTCTTGTCGTATTTCGGTATTTCCAAAAAATCACTCATTGTTGCGCGCCTTCCCATATCAGACATTGCTATTACATTTATAAGACGAATTGTATTTATATTTATTACGGTAACAAATATAAACCTATTTTGATTCTTTCTTCTCCGAATTTACATGTTTCTCAGTCGGCGCATTGTATTTATATTTTTCTTTTAACTTTTTCAAAGATTCTTCACCATTCTTCAAATTACTTGACATGGTTTTCAATTTATCTACTGATGTATCATTTTGCATTGTACTTATTGTATATAAACCTTAATTAGTATTTATCAAATCAATCTTTATCACTATCTTTGCCAATTCAATAATTATTTTAATTTCTTTGGAATTGCTTTACTTACTGTTTTTCTCGACGAATTTTTTTTTCTAACTGATTGGTTTACAGCTCTTTTTCTTCTAGTGGATTTCCCTTTTTGAGAGCGTCTCTTCGTTTTATTTATTATTATTTGTGTATTACCTTTATTTGCAGGTTTGGATTTTACAGCATTAGAATATTTTTTCTTTAATTCCTTTACTGTGTTTTCTCCGTATTTTAAATTTTCAATCATTTTGCTCATAGCTTCTTTACCACCACCTCGCATTGTACTCGCGACATCCTGGCTTCTATTAAACTCTCTCATCTTATCAAAGAATTGTTTATGAGAATCCATGATGGGAGCACATTCTTCAATAAATGCACGGTTCCCTTTTCTGAAGTTGATAACCCATGCATACATAATCTCAAAATTACCTTTAAAGAAATATATATCAGTATCATTTTCTGGTGTGAACATTTCACCATGTTGTAATTCTTCAATTGTATAATCGTCAGTAATAACAAAGTTGCGAGCATTTCTATCGCGTTTTAAAAAAATGTCTGGTAACCATTGATATGCCTCCCACTCCATTGGAGTGTAATCTGCATTATCAGGCAAGGATATCAGTAATGATTTTATTTGTAATTTAAATTTTTCATAATCGTCGCTAACATTCCAGTCTATATAATGTCGGGCTTTACCTGTCATACCAAAATCTAATAAAAATAATTTACCATAATATTCCGATAGGCTTTTATTCGGAACACCATCTTTAAAACATTGAGTACTATTCGGCAAATCCGGGTGATAAATGATATTTCGTTCATGTAGGTCCCCGTGAATTAAACCAAGTTCAAGTAAATCAATCATGTAGCATATTATTTGTGAAAAATTGAACATTTTTCTTGTTGTTGGAACTACGGAAGAAGACATATTATCCCAACCGATACTAACAGGAGGAATAGACATCATCGGCATTACAATAAGTCCAAGTTTAGCATTAGACATTTTAATATTTTTAATAATCTCTCCAAAAAAATATTTACTTAGTTTGTTATTGGGATCCCTAAAATTATAACAATCTCTTAACCTCTTAATAACATGTAAATCTGTATCTGATAGAATTATGGCCTCATAAATAGGTAGAACAAATGAATCTAAATTATTATTTGTCTGCTTAAAAATACTTACTTGATGACTACATTCATCTACAAATTCGTCAATTTCACTAGATTCAATACGTCTACTACCAATTCCTACATCTATATCCCAACTATCTACAAAGTCAGCTAAAGGAATAATCTTTAAAAATATAGAATGGTTATCAGATTGTTGTCCTGTTAATAAATGGCTTAGTGTTAAAAATTCAAATGGTGATTGTATTCCTGGTTCTGTTATTTTATATGTTAATCCAACCCCATATGAACCATGATTTACATATGACCCAGAAGAGCGGGCAGTACATTTGCTTAAAAAATCAGTAAGAAGTGTATTACTCCCGAATTGACGTCTAGACAGATAATTACTTATACGATTTCTATTATAGTGTTTTGCATACCACATTGCATCATGACCAGCATTACTTTTAATATCCATATCCGCACCTCTCTCTATCAGAGCTTCGACTGTAGATAAACCATCACTTATACATGCCATGTGTAACGGTGTCATACCAAGATTATTCTTCGCATCTATTTCCGCACCCTCATCTATAAGAATTATTGCCACTTCGGTAACATCATTCATACACGCCATATGTAACGGTGTAGATTGTTTGCTATTCCTCGCATGAATGTCTGCACCCTTAGCTATTAATAATTCGATGATTTCTTTAGAAGTACCATTCGTCAATGCTACATGTAAAGGTGTTAAAGAACTATTTGTCATATTGACATCCGCTCCAGATTCTATACATTTTTTCACTTTTTCTATATCTTCACTGTCAATTGCCTCAAATAAATTCATTTCTTCTAATGCTCTCTCTTTTTCTCTCCGTTTATCTCTACTACGACTACCACTACTCTTTCTAGGTGGCATATATATTATATTATATTGTATTATATTATTATCTAAAAACTCTTTGTAACAAATATAAACCTTAATTACTATATATATACGTAATGAGCAAATATATAGATTTACATGCTATTGCTGAAACAGTCAATGAAACCAACGAGCAAAATGCACATGAATCGACACAGCATGTTGTATTCAACAAACCATATTGCGGCCTTTTGCATCTCGATAAATCTTTCGGTATTCGCGGTAAAAAACACTATTATAAATGCGTGCCATATGACAAAGACGTACCGAATTTGATTATACCCTATGAAAAAAAGCTCGGATTCTCAAAGAAAACGGAAAATATATACGTTCAATTCCAATATACCGATATTGTCGCTCGCCCTCCCAAGGGGACGCTTTTGCAAAACTATGGAACGTGTGCCGAAGATATCAACTACTTTAACTATTTATATGAGGCCAATGACCTGAACGTCAGTCACAAGAAAATGAAAGACGTCCTTCATTTACAAACGGAATCCTGCGACCTAGAACGTATTTTATTTCAATATGACAAAGATTACGAAAAACTCGACGAAAAATCATTCGTTTTCAGTATCGACGGCGCTCAAACGCGCGATATGGACGACGCATTTTCCATTGAACGCTCTAATCATGGATATAAAGTCAATATATTTATTACCAACGTACATATATGGCTTGACCATTTCGATTTCTGGTCGCACATAAAAAATATGTTTTCGTCCGTATATTTACCTCACAAAGCCCATTGGATGTTTCCACCAGTATTCAGTGAAAAATATTGTAGTTTAATAGAAGGGGAACAAAGAATCGTCGTAAATTATTCGTTTTTAATTAATAATGAATGGAATATATGTGATTTTTCCGTTAGAAACTCGTTGATAAAAATAAACAAGAACTTCGTTTATGAAGATGAAGCCTTGTTGCGTAACCCGAATTATATCTTTTTGAATGAAGTGACAAAGAAAATGGGAAATTCCGTTGAAAATAGCCGCGATTTAGTGCAATTTTGGATGGAAAAGGTGTGCGGTTTTGTCGGGGATAGGTACAACAAGGGGATTTTTGTTCGAAGACAACAAACCTTAGAACAAATCGTCGGAAACATCGGACAACCATTTTATTTGCGGTCAGGTGATTATTTACAAGTGACTTCGCCTTTGCGCAAAATCGTGGATTTAATAAACAGCATATGCGTGGCTCAACCGTCGCTTATACCGTACATAGATTATGTGTTCCTAGATTTTGACCGACTGGAACTCACACGGAAACGGACGAAGAAAGTAGAAAATGGCTGCAGATTATTACACTTATTGGAGTCATGTGGTGAAATCGTCAGCGATGTTGAGTATATAAAGGACGACTATTACAAAATATGGGAACTGGGTAAAATTGTCAAACTGACTGAACCCAATCCAGTGAGAATCCAAAGATTCGGGAAAAATATTAATATATCGTGAAGTTTAACGTTTTTTCCTACTTCTTTTTGCACGTCGGCATTTTCTTCTCATTTTTGTCCGTTTATTGCGTTTATTTAAACGTTTATTTCCACCTTTAGGTCTTAAATACATAATTTCATACCACATTTTACAATTATAAGGCGCGTAATGTATTTCAGTATGTCCTTCGATATATACATATCGCGCTCTTAAAATTATATCCAAATTTTTTTCAGAAGAAGCTATGAAAAATTGCAATTGACTGAAAATTGTATCAATCGCTACAAAATACTTTTCATTTATTTTTAAATATACTAAATTATGATATGCTACGTGGATACTCATACCTACATCTCCGTATATTTTTTGTATTATTGCAGGCGTAACACCCGGCCTGCCATTATATGTTATTACAATTTGACCATTTACAACACCCTCTATGTTTAGTTTATTACAAACTTTCAAAGTATTCTCTACGCAAGCATTTGCCTTTATCAAATACAGATTATTAAGCTGCTTTGTCACCTCGGATAATTTATCATTCAAATCTTTTGATTCTAATTCGATATAATCTTCATAGACATAAGTTATAATTGCATATGACTCTATTGATTTATATGCAAATTTTTTTTCACCTATTTCAAAGACACCATAACTCATTTAATATAAATATAGATAAAAATTAAATGTTTTTTCAGTATATGCCGATACGCACTAAACCTTCATTTTCGATTCGTTTAGTTATATAGAGTAAAATATATAAAGATTGTTTTTATATATAGATTAATGTATAATATTTTACTATTGTCATTTTTTTTGTTTATTTATGCTCATGGTAATGAGTACAAACCAGTCGATGAAGTTGATTTAACAAAATATATGGGTCATTGGTATCAAATTTATGGAGATAATTTCAATGCTCTCTTCCAAGGAAATGGAAAGTGTTCAACCGCAGATTATGAGCTGCTGGAAGATGGAAAGGTATTTGTTACTAATAAACAAATAAAAGATAACTTACAAGATTCTATTACTGGATATGCTTATTACAAAAATGATGATTGCTGTGGCTATTTGACTGTAAAATTAGATGGTACGCCAGAAGCACCTTATTGGATCCTTGAATTGGGTCCAATAGTTAATGATTATTATGAATACTCAATTGTTTCAGATAATCTTGCGTTGTCTCTTTTTGTATTGGCACGTAATGTAGAAAATTTTTACAATAAGTATAACTACAACGTACTTAAATCATTAGAATCATTTGGATTTAATAAAGTTTGGAACACTCCGGTTGTTATGAATCAAACCGATTGCGACTATTTTTAATGATTATGTCTGACAGTTATATTTATTCCAATTGTTACAATAAATGCAATACTTGCTTTTGTAAAAACCATAAACGTTTATTAAATTTGTCTTACAATCTGTACAGAAAAAATCACCGCATATACAGCACAATTTATCGTTATTGAAAATATCATATCTATTACATCTTTTGCATAATTTTAGATACTCTGTAATGTATCGTAAGACATATTCATCTATCATTATATATATTGTAATAGAAAAAAGGTACATTATTTTGAATAAAAAATTGAAATGTTTTTTCCGTATATGCCGATACGCACAAAACCTTCAGTGTAATCATGACACTTTACCAAAAACTCTTCAAAAAGTTCCAGGAACGCAGCGGATATTCATATAAAAAACACCAAGAGGAAGGAATGCTCTGGTGCATAGAAAAAGAAACAACGAAACCCACTTTTCAAGGAACATATGGCGGATTCATCGCCGACGAAATGGGATGTGGTAAGACATTTATGATGATTTCCCTAATTGTATGTAACTTTGTACCCCGCACATTGGTTGTTGCTCCTTTGGCACTAATTAATCAATGGGCACAAGCAATTCGCGATATTACCGGCTACGACCCACTTATTTATCACGGACAAAATATAAAAACACAATCGCAACGGCTACCCACAGCATCCATTATCATCACTACATATGGCGTACTATCCAACCATCACGACTCTGACGGAGAATTGTTCCGCCGTAATTGGAACCGCGTGATTTATGACGAAGCTCATCATATGCGCGGAAATAAAACCAAGAAATATGCGGCGGGTCTAGCGTTACCAGCGCGCGTAAAATGGCTGGTTACAGGAACGCCCATGCAAAATAAAATGGCGGATTTCCATAATTTATGCAGTATTTTGGGAATTAAATCGCGTAGCGAGGACGTAACCAGCGTAATACTGAGACGCACCAAAGAAGGCGTTGGCATCAAATTGCCTAATCTAATAATAGAACAAATCGAGGTCCCATGGGCGAATGCGGAGGAGAAAGCGCTGTATAAAGTGCTTGACGATATGAAAGACAGTGGTATTACTCGACACCCAACGAATGATTTGTCACTCGAAAGCGATAGTAAAACGCCGATTGTACGCGAAACCGCTGAATATATTGAGTGCGACGATGAACTATGTGACATGTCAAATATTTCACATAGTGCGGAACCGAAAATTGTGAGTGACTGCGAAGAAGCAGACATCATTTTCCCATCTGAAAACACCGCCGAGGAAATGCACAATCTAGTTCGCTCGGTATTCGGAAAATTTAGACTTCCATACTTCTTGCGCGCCAAACAAATGTGTGTATGTCCAAACCTTCTGCAGTCATTGGAGCGGAATATTAATCACTGCGGTCTATACAATAAGAGCGCAATAAAACGCGCCATAAGGAACACCACTAAAATCGACCAGGTTATTTGCGATATCTTAGAGAGAATACATAACGGAAATAAGAAGATTGTATTTTGTCATTTTCGCAAAGAAATGGAGTTGATATATGAACGGCTCATGAGAGCGGGCGTAGATGTCGCAGTTTGTGATGGCCGAACACCTAAGAAAGTGAGAAAAGAGCTTACTATTTCACCTCCGACTGTTCTGATACTGCAGAACCAAATGGGATGCGAAGGACTAAACCTACAGCGTCAAAATGAGATGTATGTAGTGAGTCAATTGTGGAATCCAGGTCAGGAGTCGCAAATGATAGGTCGAAGTTATCGAATAGGTCAAAAAAAGGAAAC